ACTTTTTTGAGAAGTTGACAGTCCAGTTCTTGAATCAGGACGATTTTGTGGATTGGGTCCGGAAAGAAAAAAGAGCAAACTTCTGTCCATAATATACTACTAAATGTTTAGAGTATATATTATTTAACAGTAAGTCTTACTGTAAATCGCGAAGGTTTAATTGTTCTTCGTAATCAGTAATATCAGTTACTACGAACTGAAATTTTATGTTCGTAATATCATGTAAATTTTCGTTTTCTAAATCATAACTGTAACCTGCATATAAAGTTACTTCGTATTCAGATTTATGAAAACAATTACCCATTTTGTCGTGTACATACAAATTTATAAAATTGATGTTTTTGGCATCATTCATAAATTTTGTCATTGTATCAGTATTCAAATTAACATTCAGTGTTAAAATACCATTTTCAATACCAAATTTAGTAATTTCATCTGTAAAATGAGCTAGTAAATTTTCTGCTGAATGTACTCTAATTTCATACAGATTTTTGTAAACAGGATCGCCTGTAGTATTTGCTGCTTTTGTGTTTGAAAAATGTGGTATCATGTTTAAAAGTCTTTTAATAGTTGTGTAAGATCAAATTCGTGTATACGATTAATGATCTCATCAGGTGTTTCATCTGCTTCAAATTCATTGTGGAAATATAATAGATTAAAATTGTGGCTTTCGTTTAATAATTCTTTTATGCTAAATAATTTAGCAAATTTTTTGGTAACATCAAAATTAGGAATATAATAGATGTCTTTTTTCTTTTCAATAGCAAGATTGAATTTTTTAAGAATAAGTATTTTGAACAAATCACTACCTGCTAATTCAGTTTCAGATATATCATTTTCTTCCATCATTTTTTTGATGTCAATGACATATTTGCCTCTGATTTTATTAAGTTTGACATACTTTGCAAATTTCTTTTGATTTTTACAAAGTACTAAGAAAAAATTTAAAGGTTTAAGAGGCATAATCCTTATTCAGCTAATAATTTTATTAAATCCGATGATATTTTAGATAACAAAGTTTGACCTCCTTCTAAAGTAACATGTGGGATATTTTTAATAATGGAAAAATCTAATTCACCTTCAACTGAAATTTTATTTAAAGCTTCTGAAAGTTCGGGGATATTAGAATAATGATTCACATAAATTTGTTTTAATTCATTAGTATATTCTAATAAATTCAAATCACTATGACGGTTGTATTTTACCATTTTTAAATCAGTTCCCTGATCTTCAATAATAATGTACCATAATTTTTTAGGATTAACTTTAACGTTTTCTAAAAATTTTAAGGCTTTAACAGCTTTAGTATTGTTGGGGAATTTTGCAATTTTACCCGTGAGTTTTATTCCTTGATTGTCGTCCATTTAATTAAGTTATAGGTTATATATTATCCAAATTACTTTCCATGACGATTAAAGTATTTAGTATGTGTATAATAAAATAAATTACGTGTAGGTAAAATAGTTTCCATCAATGTAATCATCATCTTATTCACATCTTCCAAGAATGTTGCAGTTGTTTCATTTTTATATAATACAGGTGATAAGGATTTAGGTAACATATTCATTTGATAATCATATCCTTGCTCAGGTATAGAAGTATCATGTTTATGACGTACTGCATATAATTCAGGAATTTCGTTATATTCTTCAATAAAGTTACTCATAATTAGTTAAGTGTCTTACGACGTGTTTTTTCAGATAATATTAATACATTCACTGCTGAAAATTTACCACTAGCAGGAGTTAACGAATATTCATTATTATAACGATCTTTAAAACCACCACGTATTAAAGGTAGTTCTGTTTTATCAATTAAAATATCACCTAAAACATTATCTAACCCTAAAGTTTTTTGATTGTTATAAGTAGTGCCATCACTCATAATAATTTCAGTATCTTGAGGTTTACGACTATTTAAACGTTGAAATTGATCAGCTTTAATAATAAATTCTTTATGATAATTTTCATTTGCTTCACTAATGAAATCTACTGTTACGGAATCGACATCACCAATGCCATCTAAAATTCTTACTAAATCAGAAGGTGGAATACGATCGCGACGCATTTGCATAATAAAATAATCAGCAATTTTATTTGTAATTTCGTTGATTACGTTTGTTTCTACAGCATCGTCATAAATTCTAGTAGTAACATTAATTGCATATTTACGAATCACTGGGTCAATGATTTTCACCTCATTTGTAATGACTTGTAAAGCTTCGTTAGATAAATAAGCCAAAATACGACTCTTACCATCTTCATCTAATATGAATTTATCAGTATCTATATTGAAGTAATTAATATCAGTATCTTTGCCATAGAAACGACGAATATCAGGTATTAAAAAGATATTAATTAAATTATCACCACCTTCAGTTAATAATAACTTACGCATGATTACAATTTCATCTAAATTCTTTTTTACTAATTGTCGTAATGTTGAATTGTTATCAGAATTGTTCATTTTATTCAACATATCTGTATTCTGTTTTGCTAACTTGTATAAATCAAGTGTCAAATTAGGATTACTTTTCTTAGATGTATAAACATCAATTACTGCAAATATTTGTAAACGTTGTAAAAAGAATTTATATTGATCAGGACCTACTAACACAAAATTAGAACTTACAAAAGGCATGATAGTTTTTAAATAACCTGCTGTATCACCATTAGTACCGTATGTGATTTTAGTATTCACATCAATATCAAAAAATTGATTTGTATCGACATCATCGCCGTAAAAAGTTTTAGGTAAATCAATGAATGTAAATTCATTTAATTGCGGATCGACTAAATTACCGTTTTGACCATCAGTTACTAAATATTCAAATGTAATAATTGAACCTAGTGGAGGTGCAAAACCTTCATCTCCATTACCAAATAATAAATCAACACCACCAGTAAAGCCTGTTAAAGATACTACTGCTTTTTCATTCGGTAACATATCAAATTTATGTTTCTTGATTTGAATTTGTTCTGAATTAACAAAAACTTTGTATTTATAATTATCAATGTCTTTACCTGCGGGTGCAGGTACTACATACGATTGATTACGTTCACCTGAACCTGTAAATGTGATTTGTTTCCAACTACCTTGAGCTACTTGTAAAATAATTGGATTTGAAGCTGATAATGTATATGTTAGTTCTGAATCATTTAAATTCAAAACATATTCTAAATTGTTTTTCTTATTTTTTAAACGTTGACGATCAGTAAAAGTTATTTTGCCACCTTTAATTTCTTCTTGAATATTTATACCTGCTTTTAATTTAATTTTAAGACTACCTTCGGCACTTTTACTACGTGTAGGATTGTATTGACCAACACGAGACCATGCACGAACTGTTTTTTCATTATTGTTTAACGGATTGTTCATATCCAAACTTTGTTGCACACTTTGAGTATGTAACATATTCAATTGAAACAATTGTGTTAAGGTACTCAATATCTGTCCAAATGGTGACGCTAAAGTGAAAGAACTATCTGAACGAGAATAGACGCTCTTTAACTTAAAGATGATTTGTTGATATAGTTTTTTAAACGTTATCTCCGTTAATTGCATAGTGATAGTTTTGTTTATTTATATATTATAAGCGATCAATTTTTACATTATAACGTTGATCAATTAATGTAATTGGAATATCAGTATCTGACATACGTACGATTGAAATTTTATAACCACGTAAATAAGTAACTTGCGGTTTCATTTTTAACGTAGCTGTAATATCAATCAATGTTCCTTGTGGTAAAGTTGATACTGAAGTTAATGTATCGTAGTTTGCTAAGAAACTATTACCTGTAAAGTTAATATTCATTAAAACATCAATTCTGGTAACGGGACGAATATAAAATTTGATTTTAGCATTAGTACCACCATTGTTAATTGTAAAGATACCACTGAATGTACCATTTAATAAAGTTTTAGTTGTTAAACCTTTACTATGAATTAATTCAGCAGAAATAATGTTACCACTTGGATTTGTTGTATAACGAACAGTTACTTCAATATTTGAATCAAATACTGATAATGCTGAAGGTGCACCTGCTGTTGTAATGATTTGTGTTTGAACAACATTAGTTGTCACAGATGAACCATAACCTGTACCTGAATCAACAATAGCAACATCAACAATACGATCTCTAACATAAGTGGGAGTTGTTTCAAGTTGATATTGACTTGTTAAATCTAAATAACCTGAAGCACCATTATTTGGGTCTTCTTTCACATGGAAATCATTTAATAAAATTCGACTGTAGACAGGTAAATTAGTTAAGTCTTCTTCAATAAAAAATGAAAATATACGATCAGTAGTATTCGTTTTACTGTATTTCAGATAACGAACATGATATGAAGGCATTTCATTTAAGATGTTACCAAATTCATCAGTTGAAGATGAAGGTGTAGGTGCAGGATTATTTAATTTTAATACTGGCAATGAAAATGTACCTAACAGCTGTTTTAATGTTGTTGTACCATCATTGTAGTTGATATAAATATCTAATTTTTTATCATTAATAGGTTCATTTACTGGATTTACAATAGCAACAATTAAATCATTATTAATTTTAGGAATTACTAAAATATCAATTTTCTGTTTGAAAAATAAATCTTTTTCGATTACTAAACTTAAATTGTCTAATTTTTTAGTTGTATCATATACAGGACTTGGTACACGATTGTCATTGTTATTAACAACAACTAAAAAGTCTTTACCATTAACAACATTAACAGTTTTTTCAGTTACATTAATATCTGTCAGTGTATTTACGTTTGTAAACTCTACAAACATATCTTTTGTATCGTATTGATATACATAACCATATTGTTTATCGACACTATCAAGACGCAATAAAGGTGGATTAACAGATGTATCAAGACGTGGAATAATTGTATCAGAATCACCTATTTGTAATGTTGAGTAAACATTCAGTAGATTTTCTAAGTTACTCATACGCTGACGAATCGTTTCCAAACTTTGTTGATTATTAACCATACTGGCTAAATCATTTACACGTTGTGTTAAATATAAATTTGAATTGACAAAATTTGTAATTTGATCGTTAAAATATGTAATACGAGTTAAAGCTTCGTAAAATAATTCCATTCCAAATAATGAATAAACTTTATCTGGGTCAAAACTTGGAGGTGCAGTATCAGAATCAATTGCGATGTTAGTATCTAATGACCATGTAAATGAATTACCATCTTGTAAACCATTTGCAACTAATTTTTGCATGTATGGGATTCTTTCTTCAGGATATACTAAATCGTTTTCAGGATTATCTAAGAAAGTAACTGAATGTAAATTAGTTGCTGACTTTGTTGTATTACCTGTAACATCTTCAATGGTATAATACCACAGAATTGCGTTGTATTTGAAATCTTTAGGAGCAATATTGTTAAATGCTGTTCCACAAAATTCTGCAAAAGATTCGATTGGATAAATATATGAAGATGCTTTTGCGTAATCAGCAATGTTTAAATTTAAAACAGCACCATCAATTAATGAACCATCAAATGTTGGATAACGTAAATTATTTAATGTTGAATTATTACTTGCACTATTACCGTAGTAATTACCATGACGACGAATAATGTCACCTGTTTGTGTTGTGTAATGTGTTGTTGTATCTAAATGTGCCCAAATATCACCCGGATATAAAGATGGGTTAATTAAAATTGGATTATTTGGATTTTCACCACCTTGAATTTCTAATTGAATTTCAGCAGGTAGAATTGGCCATGATGAATTAGGTTTATAATTGTTATCGTTTTTAATGTTCCACAACGCGTAAGGGATTTGACCATGTTGATGTGAAATATATGCAAATGTTTCAATGTATGATTTATCAGGAAGTTGTACATTATTTACTCCACCAATTTCACCTACAAATTGTACAAAACGTTCATAAGCATTATAGAGTTCTAAATCTGTTACAGTACCAAAATCACCAATTACGACGTCACTGTCAACTTCAACAACGATTTTATCATTTGTTGTTGAAACAGTTGTTACACCTACAACTTTAATTAATGATGTAGTTGCTGTTGAAGTATCATCATCGATTGCACCAATATTAAGTACAATCCAATCTTGTGGTTCTAATGTTGTAGAAGCTGATAATGTAATTGAATAATGTATTTTACCACCAGGTAATGCTGGAAGACCACCTAAACCACTGTTTCCCGATACTACAGCAGTAACATCGTATACAGTATTGCTACGTTCTTTAAATAAATATTCACGATAGTGATTTGTATTTAAATTGGGTCCGTTCATGTTATATTTTGAATCAGCACCAAAATAATCGTTTGTTGGGTCAGCAGGTTCAAAATCAATGATACCTAATTTCTTTGCCCATTTCCAAAAGATTTTTTCAGTTGTAGTTGCAGGTTCAAAAGTATCGTAATAGAATGTTGTGGAGTTGATTTTACTGTTACGAATCACTGTTTCATGATTTGCAACATAATTACGTAAAGATTCAACTAAAGCAGGACCTAAACCACCCGCAGGTGCAATAGATGAACCACTTTGTTCAAATGTATCTTCAAAATCTAATACATTTTTTGTTAAGTCTTGTTTAGGAAAGTTAACTAATACAAAATGCGAAAGACGCATTTGATAATTATCATTCTGATTTTTAAAATTTTCATCCTCGGCTACTGACGGGAATGTATATAATGTGGTTCCGTTAACTTTAAGAGGTTTAAAGGGTGGTGTTAGCATCTTATTCGATCGATTTTTTCTAAATTATATATTAAATGGAAGTTTATACGTTACTGGAAGATATATAATTTAAGAAATAACATCAAACTTATGACATCAATCAATAAACGATTAAAAGACCTATTTTCTGCAATGAAGAAAATTACTGAAGTGTACTACGAAAGTCCTGAAGGTAAACAATATAGCGACTATGAAATGTGGACATTAGGCGTACAATCTAAATATCCAGGTGCAAGTATTGTACCTGAAGGAGACACTGAAGGTGCTTATTCTGGACATACTTCAGTAGGGTACTGGGACCATCAAATTCAAAATGGTATTGTATTTGATTTAAACGTAATTAAAAAAGAATCAATCGATAATGCTACATTTCAAGCAACTGACTTTACAGAAGATGAAATTAAAAACATTCAAACAATAATGTCTGAAGCAAAATTAGATTTATCAGGTATTGTAATGTTTGGACAATACGCATTAATTAAATTCGAATCAGGTGTTGTAGAATTAGTAAAAAAAGAAGATGCAGAATTTTCTGACTTTAAATCTTTTACAGATTTTAATGACATGATGAAAAATTTAAAATCTTCAATTCCTGTAGAACAACCTACGTTTGAAAATAACGCTGGTGGTTTTAATATTGAAGGCTTCCTTCAAAATATGGCGCCTTATGTTAACGACATCAATAGTTTTGTTGATTACGATGCAAATCAAAGTACGTATTTTGTTGTAATTCCTTTTAGTGCTCTTAAATCAAAATTAGAATTTGCAAACACACCTGCAACATCAGATAATAAAGATGTTGCAAATAAAATTATAAAAATTGCTGAATTATATCCACGTTGTTTATCATCTCATGTTGAATGGGCAAAACAAGAAATACGTTTAGTATTTACAGATAAAACTGCTGTGAAAGAATCTTTATATACTGCAATGTTGTTAGAATTTGTTGAAAAAGATTCAATGCGTATTCGTGATATCGTAACAAAATCAAATACTGTTACTGCAAATGGAATAACAAGTAATCAAGCTAAACAAATTCAATTAGCATCCAATATGGCTAAATCAATTACAGATAAAAACAAAGCTTTTGATCGTGGTCAAGCTGCTGTAAGTATTTTAGGTGCAGATTCTGAAATTGCACAAATATTTTTTAATCGTGCAAAAGAATTAGGTTATCCTGTAGATTCAGAATTATCAAAACCAGCAAAAATAAAAGTATTGCCCGGAAGTAAATTACCACCTGATCAACAATATAAAAACAAATACAAAGAACAAAGTTTAGGTCGCCGTAGAGGCATTTCAATTTTACCTTGTGGTAGTTTAAATTTAATTTCAGGTGACAACAAACATTTTAATGTACGCGAAAATGGTAGTACAATTGAAGTTTGGAATAGTGGTGGAAAATATAAAGCAGTAATTACTGCAGGTACAAGACCAATTCATGAAATTGGTGAACGCGCACAATTTGTACATGATCAATCACCATCGCGTGAATTATTTTCAGGTGTAATGGTTGACTATATTATAGCATCATCAATGGAAGAACTTATTCCTTTATATGGTAAATCAATGATGTGTTACGTTTATAAATAATTATGAACACATCTATTAACATTGCTTCAACCCCTGATTAAATCAGGGGTTTTTAGTTAGTAAGATATGAACAAAATAAAGTTAAATGTTATTGCGTTGATTATCAAACAGTTAACTAAGTTACATTTTTAAGTTACATTAAAAATGATTATATTTATAGTAAATTATTCGACTATGAAAAAAGAAATTTATGTCATCACTTCATTAGGTACTGCAATTTTTGATTTGCCTGATAATACTATTATTTCAGTTGAAAAAGATTTTCCTATTAATTCACGTCATTGGGAAAAATGCAAATTGTTTGAATTTGTTGAAGAAAAACTTGATCGTTTGGACAAACATGATATTATCAAACGTAATACTCGTTGGATTGCAAAAGAAACTGAAACACCGATTATCACCTCCATTAATGGTCCTTACATTAATCAAGGTAATTTTATTATTCCTAATTATAAGGAAGTCGTTTTAGAATATAAACTTAAAATCGAAAAACCAAATGAATAAATTAGTGATTTACGGCTTTATCGGCCTCGCATGTTACCTTACATATACTATTGGTGGTCAAGCAAATGATTTTCACAAAAGTAAAGGTAAACAAGACTTTGACAAAATTATCAAAGTTGAAAGTAAGGATATTTCCGAATGTACAATAGCAACTAACGAGGATGTTGTTTTTCATCCTAAAGATTTGGAAATGTATTCAGAAATGGAACAGGGTTGTACTTATAAAATTTGGACCAACGGTACCAGTAAAATAAATTCAATTGAACACGTAATTGATGACGGTTGTCAAGCATATCTACCTGATTCAGCACATAAATTTTAAATTATGATAACAGACGGACACATTGGGTACAAAAAACTGGAATATGTTTTAGAACTCATTAAACAAAAGAAAAAATTTGGTATTTATACTACTCATAAAAATACACAAATTATTATACTTGATACAATTGAGTCACAATTAGAAATGTATCAACCAAAATACGATCGTTTACCTTGGAAAATTCTTGAAGGTAAAAGAATTGCTACATGTAAATTAATTTTTAATTCAGAAATTGACGAAGTATCAAAAATTGATACTTCTAAATGGAATAACAAAAATCAAATATTAATTTACGAACCTTATAATTACGGTCGTCATTATTCATCTTCAACATCATGGTAAAAATAATAATTATATGTGTAATGATAACTTCATGGTTAATTGCACTCACATCGACCAAATGGTCAAAAAAAGCATTTAATATTGCTATGTTAACAGCAGGTATAATTACGTATTTAACAATAATGTTTTGTTTTATTTTATGAAAAAAAATCCACGCAAAGAAATTTACACAATCGAGGCAGTATTAAAACATGTACGTCCACACATTCCACGTGAACCTAATTTAGTTATCTTCGATGGTGACGAAATTGACATGGAGTCACAGCGATACATACTGTTTAAACGTGATGGTTGCAAATGTATCAAATGTAACCTTGAAGGTGCATATTTTGCCAAAGAAAAAAGTAAAGGGCAAGAAGATTGCAAACGTTGGCATTTTAATTTGTATGGTGTAAAGGACGGTAAAGAAGTTTTATTCACCAAAGATCATATTCAACCACGCGCAAGTGGTGGTAAAGATACAATGGATAATTATCAAGTGATGTGTAGTATATGTAATAGCCAAAAACGAAACATCACCAATGAAATTTTTATGGGTATAAATTTTCTACCTACAACTAATTCTAAAATATCAGAAACAGAAGTTCAGGTTGTTCTTAATCAAAAGGATATTATGAACTTAATCACTGCAATACGACCTTCATTGGAACATCAGCAGTATTTAAAATTCAAATGTTTAGGTGAAGAAATTTTAGAAATTTGGAATTGGAATATCGTAACACTTTCTGTGTTAGATTTATTAGACCTCTGGGTCTTGTACAATCGAATTAAATCTTAAAAGAAAAGGACCAAATAAATTGGTCCTTTTTAGTTAATTCTGTGATCTTGTGTAAGCTTTTAATATGTGTTCGTTTTTATCGTCACCTTTCACATAGTGTTTATAAAATTTTTCTAAATCTTTATCCTGATCTTCTGTTGCTGTTTCATGAAACGTGAATTTATAAAATGGATCGTTTTCAATAAACCAAATCAGTGCGGATTTATCGTATTCAGGTTGATCTTCAAGAGGTTGTTCTGATTGTGAACTTAATTCATTTCCTTGAGTTAATTTTGTAGCATCTTCTAAAGGTAAGTGTTGTGTTAATTTAGGATTAAGTAAATCTTCAACATCACATGGAAATTGATGTGCTTCACCTAATACTTCAAATTTGTCATCAGGTAATATTGGAGTAGTTTCGCCATTATCCCATTTCACTGAAATAATATCTGCTTCTTCATCGTGTTTAATAATCGTACCTTCAGTACCTGCAGCGATGTTTTCTACGTTTTCTTTAATTGCAATTAATTTGATTTTTTTACCTTCTAATTTAGGCATCGGTGGATTTAAATGAAGCAATGCTTTTATTTTTTTCCAAAGTTCACCATTAATAGTTGCTGTATCAATGATACGACCATTTAATTTTACTTCGACACTTAACGCATCTTCAATGGATAATGTTTCCATTACGGAATCAATTTTGTAACCTAATAGAGTCGCTTTTTCTTTGAATTTAGCAGCAATTTCATTATAACCTAATTGTTCTAATGCGTTTGCTTTAATCCATGTTCCTACAGGGTCTTTTGACGCTCCAAGTTCTTTTTCGAAAGCTATTAACATTTCAGCTTCAGGGGCAAGAGGATGTTTTGTAACAATCTTAGTAATTAGTTTATGGAAATGTTCGACTTCACTTTGTAAGTCATTTCCTATCTTTTTAAAAGGTGATTTTGACAATTCTTTGCCAGTTGTGCCTTTATCTGGGCCTAAATTTGGTTTTTTCATAAATTATATATTAAACGAAAACCCGCACAAATTAATGTACGGGTTCACAAATTTACAGCGCTCCTGGGAAATTACTCCGTGGACTGTTGTCGATTTGACTCAAGGTTTCTGTTTCTTTGTAGTTACTACAAACCTTTTTTCACTTCGTTTTTAAAATCTATCGTTGATGATTGCGAATTTTTCCCGTAGGTTCTTTTCCAAACGTAATCGGCCATGATGAAGGCGATTTTTAACTGTTTGTAAACGTTGTTCGGGTGTTTTACCTAATTCTTCACCTAAGATGTCACAGATTTCATTGTAACTCTTACCTTTCACATCGCTTAATTCGATGATGGTGCGATATTTTGCATCTAACTTAGAAATTTCTTTCATAGTTTCTTTGTACTTCACACTCATTTTTGTACGATAATCAACTGTATGTTGTACAGTATCTTCTGCCGTGTCCATTTTGTGTTTTAAGAAAGAATGAATCGGATCGTAATTAGAATCTTCATCAGTATTTTCTGCTGATAAATCTACTAAAATTTCTTTTGCGTGATCTTTTTTGTACTGATAAGCTAAACGTTTAGCGATTGTAAATAACCAAGTACTGTATTGATATACAGGATTGTATTGGTGAATTTTTAATAAGCTTTCCATAAATGCTTCATTCGCAATTTCTTCACAGTCCATATCAGTAATATTAATACCCTGAATATTCCAAACTAATTTGGGATAGTACTTAGCGTAGTAAGTATTAAAATCGTGTCCTGTAATTTCTTTGAATTTTTGCTCGTACGTAAGGTTTGAGTCTGTCGTGTTGATTAACACATTGTTTGCTTGTTGCTCAGGTGCCTGAGCGATTAAAAATGATTCCATAAATTGCCTTTAATTCTTTTTATTGCTGTTTAATATATTATATATTAAAGTTTTACTGATTTGTTTAAAGTACTGCAAATAAAAAGATGTTAGATACTACAATAAAACAAATTGAGGTAATTAGTTTCAAAATTTATAAAATACTTTACACTTAAACTAAAAGTATGATTTTCAATATAATTAGTAATGGAATCAGAAACAGTTGCAACGTTAGACATTGAATATCTTAAACATAACATCCAACAAATATTAGATCGTGTTCATACGAATCCTAATAAACGAAAAATCAATGCAAAAAAACATGATCGTTTATCCTTTGCTTGTCCTATCTGTGGTGATAGTCATAGTGACAATAAATTAAAACGAGGCCATTTATTTTACAACAACTTATACTATAAATGCTATAACGAAAATTGTCGTAGTACCTTTACACGTTTATGTAATGACTTTGGTGTTCATTTAGACCCTACTAAAAAATTAGCACTCATTAATTATATTGATACTAATTTTCATCGTTACAAACAAGAAGACGATGATATGATTATGGGTAATATGACTAAACTCATACCCATGGAAGATTTACAAGCATGGTTTGATAGTGGTAAAGGTGGATTAAAAGGATTTCAACCTGTGCAATTTGGAAGTGCTGTATATTGTTATTTATTAGATCGTGGCATTCCTAAAGATTTAATCACCACATTATTTTATGAAGGTATTAAAGAACTAGGTCGTTTTTATGAACCTACGGTTGTATTTATTAATCGTATTGGTGATAAAGTTATTGGGATTCAAGAACGTAACTTGAAAAGCGGTATGTACCGTAAATTCAAAATTTGGACATTCAAAGAAATATACGAAAGTATCTATGACACTGAAATGGACATGATAGAGTCTATTTCGTATAATAAATTAAGTTACCTATTCAATATTTTGAATGTTAACTATGAAAAAGAAATCACAATCTTTGAAGGTTATTTAGATTCGTTATTCATGCCGAATAGCATTGGTGCTGTAGGTGTAAATACTGATTATAAATTTTTAATGAATCATGATTTAGAAATACGTTTTTTCTTTGACAATGACGATGCAGGTAAAAAGAAAAGTCAAGAAATGTTAAAGAAAGGATATAAAGTCTTTTTGTGGGAAAAATACATTGACGCATTAGCCAAAAAAGAATCTGACCCACATGCATTTAAACGTTGGTTCAATACAAATATTAAAGACTTAAATAAGTTAATGTTCATATTACCTACGCATTGGAAGGAATTAAATATATACTTCAGTAAAGATGTATTTGATACATTATACTTAACTTATACTAAAAAGAAAACTAAACCTGTTTATGAACCTAATATTCATAAACAGAATTGGGATAAACAAATTAAAGATTTATGGAAGAAACAATAACAGAAGTAACAACTAAAAAACCTATATTCTATAATGTAGAATTAATTAAATGGTATTTTAGCAAAGGTAAACACATCTTAACTGATGGAGAAAAACAAAAAATATTTTCAATTTTATCTTATTCAATTTTAGAAGACCCATACATTTTTATGCGTGTATTATTGTATATTGCAAATACACGTCGTAGTAATGAAGAAGAAATTGCTTACAAAATATTAATTCATTTTATAGGTACAATGTTTCCTGAAATGTGTATAGCTAATTTAGATTTATTCATGAAATTAGGAAAAAAAGATGATATTCTGTATTTCATGCAATGCAATAATATTACGCAACGTGTAGTTACATACATTAATCATAAAGCAAAAGAAGATGAAGATTTCAAAATACTTTTAAATGGTGAAGTAATTGGAATGCCTGTTGATCGTCAAATTAGATACAAACCTAAATTCAAAAAAGGTCATCGTTGGGATGTGTTTTTAATGAAAATTTTAGATGATTCGTTATTTAACGGAATTACAGTTTAATTAAATCTAAAAGTTTGCGTACGTTTTGTACGTGCACTACCTTTATAACCATTTGTTGTCGAATCAGTTGTTGCATTATAACCAGTATTATAATAAAACCATGTTACCCAATATTCTACAATAACTTCAACGTTATCAGTACCACCAATACTAAAATTAATGGGTGCACCTCCATGAGGATGCTGAAATAACATTAATTCTTCGTTCGTAAAAATTCCTGCAGTAATGACTTGGTCCATACGATCAAAATCATTCAACGTTGAATTAGGTTCGTATAAAAAGATACGTGTAATTGCACCAAAACCTGAAGTATATGTTTTTACGAACACACGTTCGATTTCAATAAAACATTGTGGGACTATCGCTGCAGGTGCTCCCATTCCATTATCTACAGTACCTACAATTCTTAAAAATAATTGATCGTAATTACCATTGGTGATATTTACAGTTGCACCATCATTACAAAAAAATGTACCAGGTGAACCTTGAATTTTTAAACGAGTTGTTAATGAAGCTGGAACTGCTGGGTCAGGAAATTGATTATCGTAAGGTGCTAATAATTGTGGAGCTTCATAAATAGTTAAATTGATTTCACTAGCTTCACGTATATGAGGAGCTTTAAAATAAGGAACAGTATGAATATAATTCGTATCAATTGTATTCAAATCACGATAAGCTACACCTTGATCGACAAAAGGAAAATCTGCATCATTACCTGGTAATGTAGTTGCAGTGTTACGATTATCAATTTTAGTATCTAATGTACCACCTGCTAAATAATCAGCATATAAAATATCATCTCTATTATTAGTACTATTCCAATTACTTGCTGTTAAAGATAAAGACCCTTTATCATGTATAACAATAATATCAGTTGTTGTTAATGGGTCTTGGATATTTTCAGATGAAGGTACATGAAATTTCTTAGTAAGATTTGTAGGTAAACCTAAGACACTGGAATTAGCTGATTTGCCAATTGATTGCGATTGATAAATTACACCATTACTTGAATTATGTAACAAACCTTGCATACGATTCGGATTCATTTTATATTCAGGGTCACCTATAGGATTCGATGCTGTTGTCCATGGAGTATTACGACCATTTCCTAAATACGCACCTTGAACATAAGTTAAAGCACCACTAATATACGAAGGAGTAATATCACGAGTAATTAATAAATCCCAATATACTTCATCATGTAAATACATCATTCCACTTAAACGACTATTGTATAAGAATATTACATCTGTACCTAAATTTCTTGGTATACATATTGTATCATTCATACTACTATTTTGAATAACTCCTTTTTCAATTAATGTATAATCAAATGCACCATACAATGGTGTTATATTTCCATAAATACGTGAAAATGTAAATGTTGAAGGACCTGCAATGTCTTGATCAATTTGTGCACATAAAGTAATATATGCAGATTTACCTTTAGAGGAACCATTAAATGTATTGCTACCCTTTAAAGTTACTCCCTTAACATAAGCTTCAACAATTGTTGAATTTTCAATTACTAAATCAGGTGTCGTGAAATTAATACTACTATCAAAATAAGATGAAATGGAAGTTGCATTCGTGAATTTACCAGCTTCAAATATATTTTGAGTTAAATGAATTTTAAGATTTGTAAAATCATAATTAGCAACGGGATTTGCTGTTTTCCAAGCTGTCCAATCTCCACCTGTAGTTACACCTGGAATATCAAATACTATACTAATTACAGCACTATTAAATGTACCAAAAGTATATGACATTGCAGCAATCGTACCTGTAATATGAGTTAAATCATAATTAGCAACACCTTCAATACCTGAAATGTATACTGTGCTTCCAATTGCTGTATAATGATTGGCTAAGACTTCATATTCAACTTGAATATCAATTTGTTTTAATGTAGCTGAATAGGCTACGGGTGTAGCATTTCCAATTTCTAACGTTAATGGAATAAAGGTGTTGACAGCAGCGCCATTTACGAATATCTTATCGTTTAAAGTATTTACATTACCAACATAACCTGTGCCAATAGTAATTGAATCCATTTGATTGGCTAAAGATTTAGGGAACGTGTTATCACCTAATTTAGCTTTATTAATTGAAATATTATTTAAAGCAATGTAGCTATTGTTAGGATTGGAAAACACACCATTGTTTACAATAATATCTGATGCTGTATTGGTAATTCTTTCAAAATAATTATAACCATAACCATCGTTATTATTACCTACTGATACAGCAATACAATAAAATGGATTACTGTTGAAAATATAACTGCCATCTTCAACTAATTTAATTTTAGATGTAGCTAAATTACTTGCGTCAGTTTTAGAATTAATTTGACCTTTACTGATTTCAATATTTTTACCTACGATATGATTAATTACTAAATCTGAATTAGACACAGTACCTGAAACAGCACCCTTATTATTTAATTTAACCGTGTGATAATCATTTCCAAAGATACCATTATTAATCGTACCTTTTTTCATAATACCTGATGTGAATACAGCTGTTGCTACATACACAGCTTTTTCCATTGTTGTCGTATAACAGTTATATGCTTTATTTGTGTTATCAAAAGGATCGCCATAACGATTATTTGCACCTGAACCGTAAGGATAAACAACTTGATTAGTATTAAAAGGGACATCACCATTATATAATGGCGGATATTCAATTACAAAACTATTACTATTAAAAATAGCAATTACTTTATAACCTGTATTAAAATCTGCAAAAGGGTCACCGGTAGAATATAAATTTTTGTTACAATTGTCAAAATAACCCCCGACAATATATACTCTATCACCTACAACAAACGAGTGGTCTAATTCAGTATAAAGCTGAAGATGACCTGCTGTATCTAAACCGTATTGATAACGATTTGCATAATTTACCAGTTTTAAACTCTTGTCGAAACGCATAAAAAAAATCCCTTTAGTTATATATTAAACTAAAGGGATTTTAAGACTTAGAAAAGATTATTTCGTTTTATAGAAATTACCTTTTTCTAATTTGTATGCTTCTTCTGCTTTTTTTGATGCTTCTAAAGCAATTCGCCAAGCTTTACGTGCTGCTTTGATTTTTAATTCTTTTTCAGAAAAATCAACTTTAGGTGCAGCAGTTTCTACTTTATACACTTTCTTGTATAAAAAATGTAGGAATTTGTTGGCTAACGCCATTCCCATTCTTTTCGTTTCAAGACGAGTTAAATAGTTACGTAATACTTTTTCTTTGGATTTGCTTTCAAAGTTAAGATTCAAGTTAAAGATTCCTGATAGAAATCCTTGTTTCTTTTCTTTCAAATCACCGATGATTTGATACTCTTTGTCTGCTGCGAATTTTTCGATTGATTCGATCGCTTTTGCAACGTTCTTTGAAGTTGCTTCTAATTTAATTGTTTCCATTTTGTTTTAGTTTTTATTTAATTTAAATTTGTTTTTAATTGTTCGGTAAATAAAACTTACTATGGACTTCGGTTTGAATTGATCTACTGCATGTTTTTCATGGTTGGTTATTTTTATTGATTTATAATTGTGACCCAGGTGGGGTTCGAACCCACAACCGGTGCGGTTAGGCGCCGCACTGCTCTGGCCAGTTGGAGCTACGGGGTCTTGTTGTTGTTTAAATGCTAATCGATAATTCGACGTGAATTTTCGTGTTAATTCGCCTGGTTCAATGCAAACACTTGTTGCTTCATTGTTATAATCAGGTTCATGAAATAAAGAGTAATGAACGTTATTCTTTTCCAATTTATCGACTAATTTCATTAATTCCATTTCATTTGGAACTTCTAAACAAGCGATGTAGTTGGATGTATCATGCCAATCTTGAGTGATTTGACGATGAGTTAAAGAAAATTCAAATGCCGAATGTAAGGACTGTGCAATAAATGCACCGGGATTCGGGAGATCAATTCGAGTAACTACTACTACTTTGGGATTTACAATCTACTTTTTCATGGTTATTTGTTTTACGTTTACAAATTTATATATTATTTTTTATACTTCCTTAGTCAAAATGTTTAAAATATGTTAATTTTGTTTAAGAATCATGGCTTGATAGGTTGTATTGTTTTTTCCATTTTGATGTCTAAAAGGAAAACCGTACAATTCATATCCTTGACCTAACATTTCGTTAACTTTCTTTTCTAACTTATCTGTTACATCGTCTCTAACAATTATATACTTTTGTTTCGACATTTGAAAATTATTTGTATACTGTTATCATTTCTTGATAAGGTCGTACTTCTTTGGAACAGTCTTCCCAATCACCACTAAAATCTACACCATCATACGATGAATAAAAACCACTTATTTCAAGATACACATTATGATCAACAAAATGAAATACTCTTCTGTAATCAGAACCACGATCACTACCGCCTTTGGAACCATCTTCCATTTCAACAATTTTGCCGAGTCCTAATTTGTCGTATTCTTCTTCATTATAAAGATTATCAAATCGTTGAATGCTGCCGTATTCTGATTCTTCGTAATCATCATCGATTTCAGCTTCATTTTCTATATCGCGCAATTTAAATTTAATTGCTTCAACAATTTCTGCAAATGTTTTCTTTGTTCCCATTATTTTAATTTTAGAAAAATCAAGACCCAATTACGAGTCTTGATTTTATTTATTCGTATACAGTAATTGTACGTTGTGAAGGTTTTACTTCAGAAAGACAACCCCATCCATCATAAAATTCAGTACCATTGTAAGACTGATAATAACCTGTTACTTTCACGTACACGTCATGTTCCACAAAGTGATACACACGTTGCCAATCAGAACCTTCGTCTTCACCGCCTGAATCAGCTTCGCTAATATGTTTACAAATACCTAACCCTAATTCTTCTGAATCAAAGTCGTGCCAAGCAACACGTTGTACTCGTTCTAATTTATCTTGTAGTATTGCTACTATTTCGTCGTATGTTTTCATTATTCGTATACTGTTACAGTTTTTTGTTGTGGTTTTACTTCTTCGCAGCAATCCCAACCATCGCTGAAGTCAGTACCTTCGTATGAAGAATAGTAACCTGTTACTTTGATGTACACGTCATGTTCCACAAAATGTTGAACAATATACCAATGTGAACCTTGTTCTTCACCGCCATGTTGTTCAATTTCTTTAATTTGACCCAGACCTAATTCTTCATCTCTGAAATCTTGATGTGCAAATTCAGATACTGAATCCAATTTGTCTTGTAAAATTACAAGAATTTCATCGTATGATAACTTACCTAATTTCTTTTTAAGATCAATTGGTGTTTCATACACAGTGACGTTTTTCTGGATAGGTTGCACGAACTCTAAACCTGATACGAATTCGTTGTCACCATACGAATCAGTAGAAATTTTCAATTTTACGTATACATCTTCGGCTAATTTGTATACTTCATAACTTAAGCCAGAGTCACCTTGTGAACCTTCACCGCTTAAAGTTTTGATTACTTCTTCTGATACGCGTTTATCTTTACTCCAACGAAGTTGTGCAAAACTTTTAAACGCTAAGTTTAATTCTTCCCATTTCATGATTGATTTGTTTTATATAGTTATTATTTATTTTTGTAATTTCAATGTAGTTTTCCAATGTAAACAATAAAGCAAACAAAGGACAATGATTAATGATAAATTTCTTAAGCATTTTGTCAAATGCAACACGATATTGCATTGTTCTGTATCGTTCCCACGCCATCACCATTACTTCTTCACGGACGAAATTCAATTTTTGTTCGTGTGACAATTGTATGAATTTATTTTCATCTAATTCAACTTCAGCACCATCTTTTAACACTAAAGTGTAAATAGGAACCGGATTGAGAATTTTGTGAATATCATCATGTTGATTTTCGTTGTAATTAATCGCATTGTCGAAAAAATCTTCTTTTGACATTTTCAAGTCACTACGTTTATTTTTGGAATGATATGTATTCCAATACTTATATAAAGTAAAGAATAAATTTGTATCAATTTTACAACCTTTTTTCAATAAAAATTGTAAATCATACATGTGCTTATTCCAATTAATATCCCAACATAAATGAGACGCTTTAAGCGTACATAAATGATCAGGTTCTAAGATCGTTTTACCAGTTCCATTGTATAGGTCCATTAAAACTTTATTGGGTAGATATTCAGTGTTTTCAACACGATTTACAGTTGCAATATCTGCATCAACGATATAATCAGTATCTTTGGGTTCACGTGAAAAATCACTAAACCAATGTTTAATGGCTGTACTGCCAATCAAAATTTTATTCATTTACGATTCTTTATTGTTTTCAGGTAAAATAACTGCTTGGTATCTAAATCCATCTGCACGAAAAGGAAACCCATACAAGACATAACCTTTGCTTAAAAATAAATTTACTTTTTCACTTAATTTTTCAGCACTGTCGCTATTTAGTAATAGATACACCTGTTTTACTTCAGTTACTTTTACTTCACTCATTTATGAGAAATTGCTGTTAAATATTTTAATTTGTAGTGCTGATTTAAAACATCTCCTAAATCTTTACCTTCGTAACCTTGTTGTTGAAATTTTTTCGTTGTTTCAGTAGAAGGACGGAAATCAACTAAATATTTCAAGTACTTTGAATTGTTCCCAAAAGACAATATATCTTCTGGGTATAATGAACACGATTTCCATTGTTTATAAAATAATAACGGATGAAACAGTTTAACATGTACATCATCTGCATTACAATAGTTCAACAAAAAATCTACATTATTACAAATCACAGTAGGAAATTTACGTTCAATTAAAATTCCTTTTGCAATCGTAGGTACATATTTGCAAATTGCTGCAATCCAACAGCTAAAAGATTTGATTTTATCGTATTCCACAAAATCAAGTGCAATAGTGGGTACACTTACAAAAATTGTTGTATTTAATTTGCTATTGAATAGTAATTCAGTTGTATATTTTAAATCAAAAGATGATGAATAAATAGTAGCTAATTCATTATAGATACGTTCGTATGTAACATTTAACGACGGATCATCCTGAATTGCTTTTAAGGTAAATTCTTCAATTTTGAAATTTAAACGTGCTGCAAAACGTATTGCACGAAGTTTACGTAAATTATCTTCTTCAAAACGAAAAAAAGGATTACCTACAGCGCGGATTACACCTAACCATAAATCACGAATACCACCTACCAAATCAATTACAGTATTTTGACTGATGTTGTAAAATAACGCATTGATTGTAAAGTCCCGACGTAACACATCATCAAACATTGTTACACCAAATCTAACTTCAGTATTTCTGTCAGATGTGTTATTTAAATCTTCGCGAAATGTTGCAATTTCGTATACAACATCATGTAATACAACTGCAACGACACCAAAATGTTCACCTTGAAGTTGACATTGAATATTGGCGCGTTTCATTAATTCAATCACCTTGTTAGGTAACAAATTAGTACATAAGTCATAATCTTTAGGAGTTTTACGTAAAAATACATCACGTATACAACCACCCACTAAATATAGTTCATAACCATTTTCTTCAAATATATTTGCCAATTGACGAATATCAGAATTGAGATTGTGACGCAAGTACCATTCAACTTGAAATTTGAAACGTATTTTATTTAGTTTGAACATTTTGCGTAAGTTGTGTAAAAATTTCTTGTACTTGTGGATTTAAATTTTCTAACGAATTATTATGAATTACGAAATCAGAATTTTGTATTTTAAAATCTTGAGGTAATTGTGCATTTATTCGTTTATAAATATCTGTTGTAGTTAATTCAGGATTACGTAATAAAATACGGCTAATTCGTAAAGTTTCAGCAGCGTCTACAGTAATTATTTTATCGACAATTTTTTGATGATTTGCTTCAAATAAAAGCGCTGTTTCATAAACAATGAAAGGATAAGTTCCTTTAACTGAAGCAACAAATTCTTTAAATTTACGTTCAATGACAGGTAAATATAATTCGTTTACTTTCATTCGTATATTAATATCTGAAAACATTAAATCAGATACATATTTACGATTTAATGAACCGTCAGTTAAATATGCTTCTGTGCCAATAATTTCAATTAATTGATCTTTAACTTCTTCGTTTGATTCTTTAGCACTTTTATCACTATCAAAAATAGGACAGCCTAATTGCTGAAATATTTTTGCAACTGTTGTTTTACCACAACCAATACCTCCTGTTAAACCTACGATCATTTATTTTTTAGGTGCTAATTCTCTGAATTTATTATTTGTGATTTTATCACCGCCGTTTAAATTTGAATCTTCTACTAAATTAACTGTACAACCATTTACAGCTTCAATTAATAACATTCCATCGACGTGCATTGATTTTTCTTTGACTATTGGATTTTCTTTGATCTTTAAACGAGCATCGTTAAAATCTTCAGCAACCACAAACATGTTTGTGTGACATTCGTAAGTTCCACTACTAACTTCATCGTAATATCCTAAATGTATTAAAAATAATTGTTTCATTTTATTTGATTGTTATTACAATTATATGTTTAATCTAAAACAAATGAAAATATTTACTATATAAACTATATGATAATTTTACTTTACATTTTAATTGCGCATCTTTCATTTATCGTACTTCTTAAACAAGGAAATGTGATTAGTGACAAACAATATTTTGAATCATTATTTTGGTCATATTGCTGGCCTTTTGATTTATTTTATAATGGTAATCATGCACCATTCTACGAACGAATGGATAAATGCGTTCAGTATGTTACTGATATTAATGAAAAATCACGTAATTTTTTATACTTTGCATTATTTGGTATAGGTGAAGAAACGACTAATTAATTCAAATTTTTTGTTTTCTTCTAAAGTATCACCGTGCATATAATATGCACCTGTTTCTGCAATATCTTCACAAATATCTGTTGCTGCATAAGGTGACACAAAATCGGGTATGATCATCCATTCAAATTGTAAATGTTTTTCAAACCATGCAGTATTTTGAAAATATAAAGCATGCATAATTTCATGATACAGAACTGTTTCAATATCATCATCGCCACATTTAGCAGCTATATCAATTGCTGATGAAGGATGTCCTGTATAATAGGTCAAACCTACAACATTATCACCAAATGATGACCAACCAATTAACGAAATACTACTAATACATTTTATTTGTTTATCACTAAAATGAGTATAGATGCAATTAGCTAAACGTTCACGATATTTATCGTATTCAGCAAATTGACCATCTACATATCTACTATCATTGCCATTTCGAAATAGTGCACGAATATTATTTAAACGTATCGTATCTTCGTATTTAATAGGTTCAGGTTTAACTTCGATTATAGGTTCAGTTATTGGTCCTTGTGTAGTATCAATTTGATGTTGAGGAACAAAAGGATTGTTTTTAATCCAACTTTTAATTTGCGGATTGATAGTAAAGATATTAAAATAAAAAGCCACACCCAGAAGTATGAGTGTGGTGTAGACAAACGTGTGAATAGTTTTCAAGAGATATTGTATTTAATTAGTCGCGCTAGCAAGAATCGAACTTGCGACAAAGGCTTATGAGACCCCTGAGATACCACTTCACTATAGCGCGGTATTTAATAATTGAATTGCTTTATCAGCTAATTCTTCAGTTAAACCTAAATATGAAATAGGTTGTATAAAATTTTTTAATTCATTGTAGTTACTAATTCCTTGCATTTTATCATCCAGAATCACGTAATTAGACCACTGATTTTCATCCAGCCAATGTTTTATTTCTAATCCTCGATCAACTCCCCAGATAGGTGTAATCCCAATCACATCAACACCAACACCATTTTGTAAAAAGATATTTTGTAAGTCGTTTATATTAGGCCAACGTACTCTCCAAGTAGAAGTTACTACACATTGTGCATTTGTTTCATCTACTATTCGATTATATTGTTCAACACATTTTTTACCCCATGTTCGTTTACTATGACCATAAAATGGAAATAATACTCCGTCTATATCTGTAAAAATTATGTTCATATTCTATCAAAATACTTAATCCAACTTTCTAAATCTTCGTATTTTATATATGTTTTGTTTTTATTAATTGTGTGCCCAATGTAAAGTTTGTTATCGACAATATAAATTCGTGTGAATTTTCTTGTGTAATAACCAATGTCCTCAACAAATTGCATCATCTTCATTTTCTTTGGAAAATCAATTTTGACACCATTAATTCTAATATCGTTTGATTGTTCCATGAAAGAAATATTGGATTCGAACCAATGGCACTAATAAAGGGGTTCATGTATAAATACAATCGGTGCTCCTTGTTCATGTTGCATCCTGGACCAAGCACACAACGTTACCGGCTTTTCCAATTTCTTGTAGGCAAGCCGGGAGTTGAACCCGGATTCCGAACTTATCAGGTTCGTGTGCTAACCGCTCTACTACATGCCTATATTATTTTAAATATGTATCGTGAATAACGTAATTATCTTCACATTCTTTATTCCATAATTTTTTAATGTCTTCATCTGATAAAGAATCGACATCAACATTATTTTCGTGGATGTAATTATCCAATTTTGAAAGCATAGCATCTCTTTTTGTTTTATAGACACCTCTTACGCAATCCCATCCTGATTCAGGATTTGTTACAACATATACATTCATTTTATTTAAATTTTAGTGGGCATACCTGGAATCGAACCAGGGTTACGACATTATCAGTGTCGCGTGCTAACCATTCTACTATACGCCCTTTTAACAGCCGAACAAAATTGCACCTTTGTCTAAGTTCAGTAACGCTATCAGGTGCGCACCTGCTGAACATTCTATTTAGGGCTGCTTGTTAATCAAAGTCAAAATCTATTCCGTCATCTGGAAAATCAATATCATCAAAGAGATATGCAATCCATAAAAAACCTTTTTTATAATCGTTAGTCATTACACCGATCACTAATGCGATAAAAATGTAAACTAATACACACCACAAAACTATTTTCCAAATCATAATTTTAAATTTAAACGTTTGAGTCCCTAACAAGACTTGCACTTGTTTACCAGGTTTTGCAGACCAGTGTCATAACTATTCGACCATAGGGACATTTAATTGAGCTGGTGATAGGACTCGAACCTACGATGTTTGTTTACCACTTTACAAGAGTGGTGCAATCGCCACTATGCGACACCAGCATTTTATTGTTGAGCTTGGTGAGGGATTCGAACCCCCGACTGGATTTCTCCTCCTGATTACAAATCAGGTGCGTTAGGCCACTGCGCTAACCAAGCATTTTATTTTTGTAGGTAATGCTGGACTTGAACCAGCTTTAAGTGTGTATAAGACACCTGTGCTAACCCATCTACTAATTACCCTAGTATGATGAGCTTTGTATTCGATCTTTGTTCATGATAACATTTTTATTAATAATTTTTCTTTGTCGTACTTTGCTTTTGTTTTTTCGTATTCTTCTTTGGTAACAGAATTTTTATAGTTAGTAGAATTTAATCTTTTTTCTAAAAATTCTAAATATTCTTTACGTTGTTGAATAGTTACTTCTTTTTTCTTTGCCATTTTATTTCACCTACTTTTTTAGCTTCATGTACATTATTTGCTTTTACAAATTGTGATTTTGTAAAATCTCCCCATTCATCGTTAGGATCGTGATGTCCTTTCTGACCAATAGCAATTGAATATTCATGTGTAAGTTTAATAAATAAATTTCCATTTACTGATTGCCATACATCGTAAATGTTTAAATCAAATTCTGTTTTCTTCTTCTTTGCCATTATAAAAAATATTTGTTGGGACTATAGGAATTGAACCTATTATCTCTACCTCATACGGTAGCGTTTTCACCAGCTAAACTAAATCCCAAAACATAAGTATTATGTGCACTAATATTTTATGTTTATTATTACCTTCCGATAATAATTGTACCCATACTCGGACTCGAACCGAGACACCCGAAGGTACTCGTTTCTAAAACGAGCGCGTCTACCATTCCGCCATACGGGCATTTTAAATAATTGGTTGGATTCGAACCAACGAAAAGTTTTCTTGTATACTGACTTTCACAGTTAACTTCCCTTCTATGGGAATACCTTGCCACCTCAGTCATCAACCATTTAGTGTCCAAGAAGGGAGTCGAACCCTCATGCATTTCTGCGGCAGTTTTTGAAACTGCTGTGGCTGCCGTTACACCACTCGGACATTTTTTAATCTTTTTAATTTTTTGTTTTTAGAACAATATGTCTCTGTCTGCGAATGACAGTTAGGACAAAGTATTCTTAAATTTTTTAATCGATGATTTGTTTTATCTCCATCAATGTGATCAAGTTCGCAATTAATAGGTTTATTATTCCATTCATCAATTTCACATTCTTCACATTTGTTAAGTTTTAATCCTTCTTTAATTAAACGTAATTTTAATTTATACGTAGAATATTGTGGATGTAAACCTTTAAGAATATCTTTTAATTTGAATTTATGCAATTCATATTCATAATCTTCTCTTTTAATTCCTTTTCGTCCTTGATTAGCTTTATAACAACCTAATTTCTTTGCCAATCTAATAAAAGGATTTCTATTCAATCCTAAAATTTCTGCAGCTTCGCGCATTGTTTTTGCTTCATTGCATACTTTTATAAATTCTGTTTCATTCATAATTTATATATGAATTAACAGTAGTCATGTTAGAAATTTATTCTAACATGAAAGTAACCCCGACGAGAGTCGAACTCGTACGCCTTACGGCACAGCATTTTAAGTGCTGCGTGTCTACCAGTTCCACCACGGAGTCATTTGGTAGTAGCCCTGGTGGGACTTGAACCCACACGATCTTGCGATCAACGGATTTTAAGTCCGTCGCCTATGCCAATTCGGCTACAGGGCCATTTAAATACAATATGTCAAAGACCTTACAATTATAAACTTTACTAAATCGTCGTAAAAACAAAAGGACCAATTTAAATTGGTCCTTTGTAAGTTTTATTTAGTTACTAACATTAGACCATAGAGCAGTTACATAACATTGTTATGCAAATAATCGTAAGTGTTAATATTAGTGTTGAAGTTTTCATTGATAAGTTATATATAAAAGTTTTTGTTGTTTGTTTAATTAATATAGTACAATTATAAGAATATTTTTTAATTCGTGAAAATTATTGTTTATGAACGTAATTAAAATCTTGTAAAATCTTTATTGTTTTTGGGCTTAATACCCAATCTAAATTTCTGACTCCAAATTTCGCCGATAAATTATCATAGTCTTGGCGATGTTCCATATTATACATTGCTAAATTCATTCTGCCTGATGCTGCAAGTTCTGTGTAATGTTTTATATCGTCAAAATTAAATTTGCTTATAGCACCATATACGACATCGTATACTTCAGAATATGTTTTAACGGGTAGTTGTTTTAATTGAGGATTTAAATTTAAAATAGTGTAATACATTTGACCACACTTATCAAAATCATCTTTTTCCCAAGCTTTAAAAAATTCATTTGCAAAAGTATCTGGGTCTGAATTTAATTTCCAATCAGTATAAATAGAATCTAAACCAATTTTAAGTCCTAATAAATACGAAGGAAAATATTGTTTACCTGTTAAACGACCTTCTACTATTTTACGAAATTCGTTAATAGAAGTAATCATTATTCGTTAATATTATTTACTTCTGTTTGAATGTACATATCAATCACGTTAATTCCATTATCAAATGTTACAACGTTATTAGTATATAAAGTAGGAACAGCTTCCCCAAAATTTTCACCACTTTTGTATTTTAATGGAAGTTTGGCTTGAATAGCATTGTTGATTTCTTCCCAGTGACGTTTAACTGCACCTTCTTTAACTAAATTTTTAAAAATAGTAAGATTAAGTTTTGCAACTTGTTTAATTGTATTATTTAATTCAATAACAACAGCAGAATTACCTTCACTTTGTTTCATTAATTTTTGCAATGTCATTGTGATATTTAATAGTTGACGACTAAAATCACTTTTACCTTCATGTGTATGAAAACCTCTTCCACCTGCAGGGTCTAAATCATTGTCATCAAATGCTCTTTCATCTTGACTATTATCAAGATCACCTAAATCTTCACTTTGACTATTATCAAATTCGTCGAAACTATTTACAATTTGATCATCAACAATTGTTTTACCATTCATATTTGTATTACAAATAATATAATAAGCATCTGTATCATTAGTAATGTAAAGTTTTACTGCGCCTTGTTTTGTAAAATATGATTCTACTTTATCAAAATCATAAGTTTCGTCACCTGTTATATCTTTCATAACACCAGGAAGTTCATCGGGTTCACGTACATCCATCCAATATAAAGAATCCGTCATTTCACCCATTGCTGATGCAGCTTGGTTTATTACTTCTTCCATATCAGGAGTATCATTATAATTGTATTTAATGAAATCACCTTCAGGATATTTATTTTCGTATAATTTGCGAAATTCGTTAATAGTTGTTATCATACTAGTATATATCAAAATAGTAATTTCAGTCAAAAATAACGCCTCAAAAAGTTTAATATATACTATAAATACGGATAAATAACTTATCCAATAAAAAGAACAATTATCAATATGGTACCACATTTTTCAAATGTATTATCGCATAATCAAAACAACGAACCTGTGTATAAGGCATTATTCGAAATTACTTTCGATTTACCTGCAACATTAGGACGTACAACTGAAGAAGTTCGGTTAATGTTGGAAAATGCTCGTAATATCTCTTTACCAGTAACCCCAGATATTGAGGTTAAAACACAGAACTTTAAATTCAGTACACGTGCGTATGTAACGTTACCGACTCAAACACATATCGCCGATTTTGAAATTAAATTTAATTTAAATGAATCTGAAAAAAATGCAGTATTTGTTTGGAATATTTTAAAATCATGGTACGATTTAGCATGGAACTCACAAACAGGTGAAACACATACTAAACGTGAAATGATCGGAAGTATTATTGTAAATCAACACAATAAAAAAGGTCAAGTAATACGTCGTGTTACTTATCATAACTGTCAAATGATCGGCATTAGTCAAGTCGATTTAGATTGGGATGCACCTACTGAAATTCTTGAATGTTCTGCTAAATGGTGTGCAGATTATTGGGAAGATTTATACATCGACCAAATTTAATTCAACTACTAACTTACAACTACAAAACCTTCGTAATTATATTACGAAGGTTTTTTCTTGATGCTATATAATATAGCACTGACAGTAAGTTATTCATCACTGATCTAGTCAAAGCTGCAGACTGTCTGAAATGCTGATAAAAGTTACAAAAGTTTAACTATTTGATAGTGAACTAGTTACATTTTTTATAGTAAATAAATTTTTCTACTACACAAAAAGGACGTATATTTGTAGTGTTCAATCAATACATTATAAAACTTAAAATTATGGCAGGCGGAAAAAAACAACCAATCAAAAAATCTACTTCGAAAACAACTTCTAAAAGTAAAACTGATAAAGTTGTTGTTGATAATACACCAGTAGTAGTAACTCCTAAAGTTCCACAAAATTTAGGTAAAAATTTAAAAGAAACTGTAAAATATTATTTATCAGTTTTAGGTGATACCAAAGAAATTACTTTTGAAACGGCTGCATCTAATTTTTGTAACGATATGGGGCCATTAATTAATAATCCAATTTTTGGCAAAGAACCTAAAGCCGAAAAACAATTAGTATCAACCTTTTCTTATTACATTAAAGATTTAGGTTTTGATAAGGATTTAATTTTCAAAGCACCTGAAGTTACTGTTTCGGAATTGGAACGTCCAATGCAAAGCGAACCTGTTCCTTTTTTAGCCGAAACAATTGATCTTGAAAATGTTGACAAAAATTTATTCATACCTTTAAAAACAGGTACTGCTTTTGATCTTATCGCTTCAAAACGTGGTGGGGTTATGAAAGGTACAGTTTATATTCTTTCAGGTGAAAGTGGTGCCGGTAAAACTACAGTTGCGACTAACATCGCTGATTACATGAAGGAACAGGACGCAACACTTACTGATTGTTTTATTTCTGCGGAAATGGACAAAACAGATTGGACAGAGGAATGTTTCGATAATCCACGTCTTTCAAAAATACCTACAATTTTCTTATTAAATTATTTGGACGCTCCTAACTACGTGGACGTTTTAATTCAAGGTTTAACATCATACAACTTTGCTATCCTCGATAGTTTCGAAGTAGTAATTGATCAATTAAAAGATCGTTTCGGTTGGACTGCTAAAAAAGCAGAAACTGAATTACTAAATATTTTACGTGCAGCCGCTGCCAAAGGAACTACAATCTTTTGTATACAACAATATACTAAAGGTGGTACCTTTGTTGGTTCCAATAAAATCAAACACTTAGTAACGGGGATGATGTTCGTAATGTGGGACAAAGATGGTGACCGTTATATTACTTTCGTAAAAAATCGTCGTGGTGGTCACATGGTACAGAAAAAATTGTACTACACAAAAAATCTTGAAACAGGTCGTTTGGAATTTGACCTAAAAAGGTTTGAATCGGAACAAGCTTTACGTAATGTTAAACGTGCGGAAGCTGCAAAAACTCTTGAAGATAACGGTTTACTTGACCCGGAAATTATTGAACGTGCACGCCAATTAGTTGAAGCCCGCGATAACAGGAACGAAATGAACAGTACTGATAAAGGTTCAGGTTCAATCATTCCTAACCAACAACGTGTACTTTCTAACGACGAAGAAGAAGAGGAGGAAGCAGAATAATCACAGTTATTAACATTGCTAAAATAATGTAAAATAAATTTTTTTAATTCAAAAATAATACCTATATTTATAGTAACAAATTAAAACCAAATAATATGCAATTCAAACCAACAGATTACGACAAATTTAAACAGTACGCACTTGAGAAAGGTGTTATACGGAAAATCGTATCCGTATCCGAACTGGATTTTAAAAACGCTGAAGTTATGTCATACAATGGAACTGATTTCATTGTAACACTCGACGCTTTTAATCAGTTCGTAAAACTGTTAGGCTTAAGTACTGGAGTTATGAAAAAAGTTGAACAAGCTTTGGGTGAAAAAAATTCCCAACAACTTTTGGTCATGATGAAAGCCGCAATGTCTATGAAAGACGAAAAACACAAAATTTGTATGCTGATCAGCCACGAAGGAAAAATCGTAGGGTTCCGCAAATCAAATCAAGTTGTATTAAGCAACAAAGGTTACATGGCATTGTTCGAAGAGGTTATGAACAATAACCCAGGGATGCAAATTAAAAACATGGCAATCACCGAAGGTGGTAACCTGGAGATTTCAACACTGAACAACAACTGGCAATTCAACGTTGCAAAACTCAACGATGAATTTTTCAAATCAGGTCTCACGTTTGTTAACACTCCCGGTGCAATGATTGTAAATCCTTATTGCGAACGTTTAACCTGCACCAATGGTAACATCGTAACTGAAAAAGGTATGTCCTTAATCCTTAACAGTACTGAAGAAAGCCATTTAAATACATTCTTTGATCAGGTTCGTAACCTCAAAGGTGCATTAAATGTTGAGGATAATATGAAACAACGTATTGTGAAAATGATGCAAACATCCGCTTCTCTCGCTGAAGCATATATGGTTCGCCGCACCATTGAAGCAAACGTTATCAACTCCGATTTTGATCGCGACGTTAAAGCAACGATTGAACATTTGGTTCATACAAAATGGTTGGAAGCACAATTCAAAGCTGCCGGTCATGATGTATTAACAATGGCAAACAGTGATCTTGCAAAAATTCGTACCGATATGAATGTTTGGGAACTGGCCAATGCGTTAACGGATATCGCATCCAATCCTGCTAAACACGGTGTTGCTTTTAAACATGGAGTTAGTTCTATCTTTAATATGCAACGTGAAGCTGGTGCGTTAATGTTCAAAAAACGTTACGATTTCGAGGAACCGTTTACTCAAATTTTCAACGCTCCTGCACAATAAAAACTTACCTGGTTTTAATACCTGCCAAGGTTATTGATTGAACACCCAGGTTAGTAAAAACCCTGCCAATTGGCAGGGTTTTTTGCATTTATAAGGACATTAACGAGTTCTTTTAATATATACCTATATGGAATATAAAATTGGTTTAGAATTGTCTTACGAAGGCAAAACTGGTATCGTTAAATTCACGGACGAAGATGGTATTTTATTTGAATCAGGTAACAACCAAGAATTTATCCCGTATTCAAAATTGGAAGGTTTAGAACCTGTCCGTACAGGTGAAATTGTGAAACTACAAAAACCTAACGAAGAATCCTTTACAAATACTTCACCAAATAATGATGGTGATATTGAAGGTGACTGTACAGTATGTAAACAAAAAGCTGTTGTTGTTAAAGATCATATATGTCAAACGTTATTAAATATTGATTTAGGTAATGATGACGATTATGTTCCTTCATTCGAAGAATTTCAAGAAGCACGTAACATTTTTAAAGAATTTGATCAAACACAAATTGATCGTATGAAAAAGTTGTGGAGTTTTCAACATGCAAAATATCACAACAATACTTTCTTCGTTAATATCATGAAACAATTAGAAGAAAAGAAAAAATTATCCCAACGTCAATACGAAGAATTACAATACTTATTAGACAATGGTCGCAGTAAATATGAAGCAGGAGTGCTTACTACAAAAAACTAATGATTACCTCAATTAACGAATTTAGAAAACATTTAAACTCATCACCTATTAATGAAATGAGTTACGCATCTTTGCAAGGTGAAATTGACGCTTTAAAATCACAACTTGCACAATTATTTGCAGATCAAGAATTAGAAGCAGGTCAAAAAGGTGATCAGTGGACAGACGAAGATGCTAATCGTTATGGTGCACAAATGGCAAAAATTGAACGTAAAATTGAAACACGTCAAAATTATATTAATCGTTTACGTACTGGCGTTAAAACTAAAAAACATTTAACTGTTGGTGAAACTGCTTTTTATAAAAACGAACAAGTTACTGTATTATCAATAAATTTAAATGATAATAATGCAATAGTTGTAAAAGGTGATGTTACTGTAAACGGAACACCTTGTCAAATTACTAATATAGAAGGCGATAACATTTTTGTAAAAATGAATGGTAAAAACTTTGCACAAAAAGTGAAAATCGATCAAATCGAAAATATAATTTCAGCAAATCTAAACGAATTAAGCACACAAGCAAATAAAGAACCTCGTGCACCAAAAGAACCCAAAGTAAAAACAAATATGGAAGTTAAACAAGCAATTCGTACATTGACAAAAAATATGGATAGCGTAAAACCTTCTATTGATAAATTTAAAGACAGAAGTGCTGAACAACAAGCAACTATCTTTAAAACACGTTTTAATATGCCTGAAGATATTTCAACAATCGTTGCTGCTCTAAATCAAATGGGATTAATAACTGCAGAACCTACTGTATAATGATAACTTCAATTAACGAATTTAGAAAATATCTCATTGCTGAGTACAATAATTCAGCAATGAAAGATCATTATAATAAGTTAATTAATGATGGAAGTGAAGAACAGGAAGCTTTATTAAATACTGCTTCTTGGTTTGAAACTACAAAAGATATTGTACATCAAGCTTTACAAGATGCTGCAGGTACGCACACAATTACTGAATCAATTAATCCTGTTGAAACACTAATCAGAACTGAAATTTCAAATAATTTTGTTGATTTTTTGTCGTGGACAACACCAATTGTCGAAGATCATTTTAATAAACCTAATTTAATTGTTGAAGAGGATTTTTGGGAAGATATTTTACAAGATAGTAAAAATGGTACCATTTCTGAAGATCAAATTAATCAAGGTTTATGTAATCAATTTGCCTTATACATTAAATCTAAAATACCTTCAGTAGAAATTGAAGGTGATGTTACACAACATGTTGTTGTAAAATACAATAATTTATATTACGATTCAGAAAATCCTGAAGGAAAAAATTCTGTTGCAGAATTATATTCTGCAGAAGGTGAATTTTTTAAAAATAGAAAATTAACTTAACATATCACGAAAGTTATCAATATATAACTCTTCGATTTTTTCTACTACAAATTCTAAATCATCAGTTTTCAATAAAACTTCATGATCAGTATTATTAATAATTTCAACATCCAATACTTGATCGTCGTATGTGTATTTTAATACACATCGATATAAATCAAATAATTCAAAATAAACGTAAAAATATTCTTTAGTTGGGTCAACATAAAAATATTGACAATAAGAATTTATACGTTCAATACGTGTATCTGCAAATTTAGTCAAGCACATACGTCCCCAACCAATATCAATTATTTCACTACTAAAAGTTAAATCTAATTCTAACATGGTACTTCAGAAAGTGTTTTTATTAATTGTTGATAGCCTTCTATAAATTTATCTGACCATTCATCTTTCACAATTAACGCATCAGCTTTTAATAGTCTGTTTAAATCGTGAAGTGCAAGTTCTAAAGTTTCTTTAGAAACATATCGTTTATTAAATCCCATTAATTAAGTATCTTTTGTTCTATATATGAAAACGAACTTTTATTTACACTGATGATTCGATCAAAGAAATGTTCCTTTAATTCACTGTGATGCACAAGGAATACGTTTACGTTTCTTTCATTCGCAAACTTCTTAAATAGAATTAACATGTCATCAATTGATTCAACGTCTATCCCTGCGAAAACCTCGTCTAAGAACAATACATTAATGTCACGTTTCAGTCGTAACATTTTAATGTATGCTAACATGATACATAAATTTACTTTACGTGCTTCACCTGTACTTAATGTATCAGAATCAATTTCTTCGTTATATTGAAAAATATGAGCATCAAAGTTATTATCCAATTCAACTTTAAAAGGTTGTTTTAAATAGCTTAAATCTTCAGATATAAATTCATTTAGGGGACCTACAATAGAATCTATAATTTCACGTTTAATACCTGATTCACCCCAAATTGGTAATAATGAATCGTACACAAATTTTAATTTCTGTACTTCTAAATATTCTGATTCTTTATCTTCAACTTTGTTGGTTAAATTATCAATGTTCTTTTGAAATTCTTCTGTTGAAACATCTTCTTCTTTGACAACTTTAAGAGTTTTAATAGTTGCTTTTGTTTGAGTTAATAAACTCAACAACTCATTATACTGTTGATTAGTTTCTCGAAATTCGTTTTGTGAATTAGTAAGTTCTTCTTTACCTAATTGTAACTTAGACACAAGCTTAGACAATACTTTATTTGTTTTGTCTAACCTTTCTTCAAATTCAGGCAATAGATTCAATTCACCAATTAATAATGTTTGGCATGTAGGACATTTACCTGATTTAAATAAATCAATTTTAATGTTAATTTCTTGAATATCACGATCAATATCCCGTTTCTTTAAACCTAGTTCACTTAACTTTGTTTGAATATCATTGATATAGTTTTGAAGTTCTTCTTTTGATTCTTCTAAATGAATAAATTTATCTTTATTGTCTTCAATAATTTGTTTCAGTTCAGCAATTCTATTGTCGTTATTAACAATTTTCTTTTCTGAAACACGGTTAATTGTATCTTGCAGATCAGTAATGTTTTGGCGATAAATAGCAATTTCTTTATTAATTGAATTAAAACTTATATCATTGTTTTTACTTAATTGCTTTAAAATTTTATTCAATTCGTTGATTTGTTCCAAATTGAATAATTTATCTAATAAGATACGTTTTTCTTCAGGTGATAATGATATAAAATTTTTAAAATGATTAATATTCATTGAGATGAAACTTTTGAATGTTTTAAAATCAAATCCTACTTTTTCTAAAATTTTATCGTCTAATCCATTAGCTTTACCAAAAGGTATTTTATCAATTACTAATTTTGATTTCAAAGGGGATGAAAATGAATCCATTGTTCGCTGAATATACAAATCTTCATCACTACTATTAAAATCAACTCCCACTTCCATATTTCCATTAATACGATTGGGTAGAAGTTTTTGACTTAAACGTTTACCTTGCCGATTTAATTCTTCTCCAAAAATTGCTAAATCTAAACTTGATAAAATACTACTTTTACCTTTCCCGTTACTGCCATATAATAAGATTAATTCACCTTTGTCTTGATTAAGAACAATCGTTTCTTTAACAGTTCCGTAACTTTTGTAGTTTTTAAACCACCATTCTTTAATTTTCATATTTTAAAAGGTCTTCGTATTTATATTTGTTTAATATAGCTGCTTTCAATACATCATGATCAATTAATACATTATCAGGTACTGTTACAAAACTTGCAGCTGTAGGATGTACAAATAAAATGCATTCAAATGTTTTTTCATCAATGATAATATTGAAAATGAAACTTTTTCCTTGTATTTTTGTGTCATTATTCACAAAACCCAGGAACGATTGAAAATCGACGTGTATTGTCATATTATCTTATATACGTCAATTATTTAAAAGTTTTAATATATAATTCATGATACAATTAATTAAATCCGCTTTTATTTCGATCAACAGATTGATCGTACGTTCAGTTACTACTGATGAAGTTTCGGCTACACGTATTTCAAGTTATTTGATATTAGCACCGATTCAATTAATGATTTTTGTAGTTGTATTAATTGAAATGTTTGAATTTGTCCATTCAGTTTGGACAGGTCATAATTATGTATTAAGTAACGAATTTATTATTACTTTTGGTATGGTGTTATCACATCACCTTGCAATATTGTTCAGTAGAGGTAAATCACAATCACGTGAAGAATTAAAAGGCAGCAGTACGACTACTACATCAACTACTACTGAAACAGCAGAAACTACTACTGAAGAAACTTCAACAGAAGAAAAAACTAAAGTATAATGGCAACAACGAGTGCTATCACAAGTACTACCACTGCAACTATTAATCCTACGATTAATGTTCCTATGCCACTAAAATCTGGTATCATTTTATAGTTTATTAATTACTTTTTTAACTTGACCATATTTTACACATGGACAATCCTGAACAGTAATTGTCGTTAATGCATTTACAGCATCCACAAATTTTATATACATGGCAGGTAATTGTTGTAATTCAGAATTGAATTGATTAGATTTGGAAATATAAGTTTTAGGAATTTTATTCTTAAACGTATAAATACAATTTACTAATAATTGACGATTAATATATTTACGATTGTCTTGTTCAAAATGTTTATTTTCTAAAATAGAACGTAAAAATTGTTTGAATTTGTAAATAACTTCGTTAGTATAAATAACATTTGTTAAACCAATCACGAATGAATCTTCTTCTGAAATTTCAAATTCATGATCTTCTTCAATAATTTTCATTTTTTCAGCATTCGATTTTCCATCTAAAATGTAGTATTCGTAAGTGTCCCAAATGAAACGGGAAATTAAATCTGATGGTCGTACTTTAATAGTCATAGCGTTGTTTAATGTCTTTTTGTATTTGTAAATGTATACGGTAATTTTTGTCGAAATTTTTACACATTGTTTGAAATTTCTCAACTGTTAAAGCTTCGTGATAAATCCATTCACCTGAAATTGTTTGTGCTTTTAAATGTCTTTTTAACAAAGCTTCTACACCATACGCAATTTCACGATTATCAATTTCATAAGTCGATAAAAATCCTACTGCATTGGGATTGGCTAATTTGATTTCATTGAATCGTCGTTGTAAATTGGTAGAAACACCAATTTTCCATTGCTGGACTTCACCAGCTTCAGAATACAACAAATACAACATATACATGTTGCTTATATTACTGTAATAAACGAGTGTTTAAATTTGATGTATAGAATGTCTAGTTTCTTTACTAGCTTTTACATAACAATCATTACCAATAAACCAAATACCTTGTTGTCGTTTGGACCAAATTTTACGTTGGTTAATTGTTCGGATGAAAATACCATCTTCAGGTATATCACTTGCTGTGTTTATAGCATTCCAAGTATATTTACCAAATGCTATAAATAACGTGGTTGTTTTGCCCTTAATTGAATCAATCCGATGAAAATCTGAATGACGATGATAAATTATTGAACCGACTCGATAAGTGTAAGATTTGCCGTTTAACAGTGTTTCTGTATAACCTCCTTTTAATACTATGCTAACATAATTAAATGGATGATTATGAAATAATGTACTTTGATCTTTATCTAAAATAGTATGAAGACGTATATGTAATTTCCCGACATGCAAGAGTGTAAAACGCAATAAAAAATTTTTAATGTTTCTATAAGATCGAAACATTTTCATTTTTATATGTTGTTTTTAATTTCGCGTTCAGCATCTTTTTTCTTTAAATCTTCACGTTTGTCGTAATTTTTCTTACCAGTACAGATATGAATATCTAATTTCCAAAAACGCTGATGATTTTTATATAAACGGCCTGGGATGCACGTAAAACCTTTCATCTGTAGTTTCTCACGGATTTCTTCCATTTCGCTCTTATTCAGTAATAATTTACGTGGGCGTGATTCAACAACAGTTACTTTATCATTCAATATATGATTTGCTAAAGGTGTAATCATACAACCTAATAAGACAAAATCCTTCCCGTCAAAATTACAATAAGCAGCATCGATTGAACAGTTGTGTTCATTGAGTGCTTTCACTTCCCAACCTTCTAACATGATTCCTGCAGTATACTTTTCATGAGTATGATACAGAAAATTCAATTTTTTAAAGGAATACGTGGGAATTACCTTTTTTACTTTTATTTCTTTACCCGCGTTTGTCGTTGCCATGATTTATATTTTTAATTTTTGCTTTTCTAATTTTAAATTTTGCTTTAATTTCCATTTCAGCTTTCTTAATATCCATCCACCCATGATGATTAATCCATCGTAAACTCCACCAATGTTGTTTATAGTGAGGATAAAACCACAACACACCTTCAGGTGAAAGTTCGACTACTATTTTGCATTTATAATAAGTCATACTTTAGTAACATGGATTTTAATACTGGTTCATTAATATCAACAGTAAACAATTCTGTTTTGTTTTTAGTTAAATTTTCACGATGAATAATTTTAATAATGTTAGGCTTCCACCATTCAGGTAAAAATTGTGGATTACCATATTTAATAAAATGATATTTCCACAACACAATTAAATTAACTGTACCTACACGAGATACAATTACTGAATTGAAATCGTAAACATCTTTTAAATATTTACTTTTTAATTGTTCATCAGTAAAACCAAATTTATTACGTAAATGTTCTAATCTACCTGTCATGATAATTTGTTTATCAATAGGCAAGGAATCGTAATGTCGATGTAAACAATTATACATTGATTTAGCATCAATCCATGCAAATTCAATATCCTTAAAATTATCATCTACAAAATCTTTAAACAGACGATTTTTAAAATCATTTGCAAAAGCTTCGTATGAATCATGAATGTCACGAGACAATACAACTAAATCAGTTGAATTTTTATCCTTATATTCACGACTAAAACATTGACGATATTGTGTAGGAACTACATGATGTTTAGTTAACAAATCTGTAGAACCTGAAACGACACATTTATTACTACGACCAATTAATATTTCTGGTGGGTCACCATATCCTTTCGGTTCAAAAGATAAATGAATATCTGTATCAGATGTTTGCACACCTAAATTTTTCTTAAGATACCAATTAGCTTTTTTCTTACTACAAAAGCACATCAAGGTGCCATCGGGATGGAAGATACGAAAATTATCGTAAGGTGCTCTGACTAGAGCATTGTTATGTTCTTTTAATTTAACTTGTTTCATACAAATCAATATTTTTTGTATTACTTTATATATGTAAGGAATTTATGTTCCTTGTAACCTCGGGTCTAATTCTGGGTGTTCTGCCCAGTTTTTAAGTACATCATTAATTTCACCATTAGCATGTCTAAATGCTTGAATTAATTGTAATTCAATTGCTTCATGTGGCATTAATTGATTTTTTGTTTCTTTAACAGCTAATACGCATAAACGTTTATTACGTTCTTTTGTACCCATTAGCTTAACTTTATTTAATAGCTTTTGAAACATCTTATACAATTATAAGACTTCTCGGTAACGTTTGAAAATGTTTACAATATTTTTTGCGTCATCAATTCCACGATGTGCAGTACCTTGAAAATTGAATTTTTCAAATTTACATGCTCCACCTAAACCAATGGGTTTTTTGAATTTATTAATTTCACCATGACGATGTTTTAACGAGATGTGATTATTATCATTAATGAATTGATCAATTATATCTTGTGAAAATTTATTTAATTTCAAATCATCTCTAAATTGCCGTTTGTCATAAAATCCCCAACTGACATAAGTAGGTTGTTCATTATCTTTACGTGCCCACGCAAAAAATTCACCTAACACAAAAAATGCTTCTTCTGCATTATCAATATCATCTTGTGTTATCGTTGTAAGTTCATTACAAAATTTTGAGATGTAAGGAAATTTTGTAGGTTTTAAAAATTTGCTAAATTCGTCAATGACTTCACCTTGCTCATTTAATTTATATGCACCTATCTCAATGATTTCATTGACGAAGCCTCTAGGTTTTGTTTCACTGTTACTATTTTTATCGTAACAAGTTGCTTCAAGGTCTAATATTATGTATGTTTTCATAGTTACTATTATATACATTGTAAATGACAATGTTTCAAAATGGGTATAAAGTGGGTAATTTATTGGGTATATTCTTACACAAATTGCATTTTACTTTAAAAATGAAAAAATAAAGTAAAATTTATTGAAATTAACCTTGTTGATTATCAACTAGTTAGCTGATTTGACTTAAATAATTGTTTTAATTTAACAAAATACTTTGTAAAATGCGATTCTACGTTACAATTAATGTTTAAATTTGTAGTAACATAAAAACAATAAACTTAAAAAACAAAAATCATGGCAACTCCAACAAAAAGCAAAAGGACAGCAGCAAAACGCAAAACTGCAAAAAAAGTATCGCGTACAGCTTCCACTGCAAAACCGAAGGGGCGCACAAAGAAAGTAAAAGAACCCACGCATCCTGTACTTCATAAGGACCACAGGTACCTAACAGTAAATGGTGTATCTGTACCTAAAAGCCGCGTCGCCGTAGAAATTCTCAGCCGTTTCGTTGAGAAAAAGAAAATCAAGAACCTAACCCAACTTACGGAACAATTCCCTGTGGAATTACATCCTGCTGGTTTAATCGTTCCTGTCGCTGAAGCACGCAAGAAAAACGAAAAACGCACACGTTTCAATATGGATGAACTTATGACCCTGGGCGGAAAAAAATTCGCTATCTGCAAAGAGTTCGGTCATAACAACATGACTCCATTGATCAAAGCTGCCGAAAAAAATGGTTTCAAAGTACAACGTGTACTTAAAACTAAAGTAGCTGCTTAATCATTGATTAACTTGCAAGGTCCTGAATTTCTTCAGGACCTTTTTTGTGTTATTTAAGTTTTCGTTTAATTTCCTTAATACGTAAGAAAATTTCTTCACGTTTCATTGCAGTATTTTTGAACTGCTCCAAATGTCGATGATCATTGTAACATGTTATCACATCAAATAAATTTTGTGTGCCTGGACGTTTTCTACAGATAAAGAGAGTATCATTCGATTGAATGATTGTCAACCCAAGTTGTTTGTATTTTTCATATAGAAATAAAATATAGCGAGGTGCATCATCAAAAATTTTAGAAGTTATATCCTTACCTGCACGTAATTTTGTCAACATTTCTGAAAACAAATTCTGTTCAGTAGAATTTAATCCTCCACGAATACGTTCAACATATCTTTCACCTGCGTGATGAGTTATAAAGAAATTCATAACTATTGTTGTGAAAAATCGAATTTTGCAGAAACTTTACGATGTACGTAATTGTTATCAAGTAATCCTAATTTATGCGCCTGATCTGAAATTTCAGATTGTGATAATGTTTCGTGTTCAAAGTTATTTGCACGTTCCATTAAAAAATCAATTTGCTTTTCTAACAAATCGGGTTGTGATTCAATGTCAGGATTTTCAGAAATAATACCAGCACGGAAAACCATTCGTAATTCTTGAATATCAGCATCGATACTTGCCTGTGTGTGTTTTGTTTTATTGTCCATTTGTGTGAGTGTTCTAACAAATATATGTTTTTAAAGGTTCATTTGAAAACATTGTTCAAAACATATTTAATTTATTGATTATCAATCAGTTAGGTAATACGTTGAATTTCAATATCTTGTTTAAAACAAAACAGGAGTCATATTGGATAAGGATTCCAATTCAGCCTTGCAGGACATGTAAAATTCAGCTTCTAACTGCAAACGATTAAACCAGTTATGGAAATAATTATCCAATTCTAAACTACGAGGATGTGTCCCTAAATGATATAATTCAAAGTCTTTTCGATTTTGAATTTTATCAGCTTTCAACATTACGTTTACATCTTCTAAAGGACTTAAACGAATATCATCAAGTAAATTTATAGTTCTGTGACTTAAATATTCATTAGCAACGCTTCGATATTCAATTGCTAATATAAGTGACTTGGCGTCTAATTTTTTTAAATTCTGTGAATTGAAATTTAGTTCTAAATCCACATCACTTTGAAATAAAGGATGTAAAATATAACCTAATTTCGCTTCAGTAGAAGCATTCAATTTATGTAGAATATATAAACCTTCATCGATATGATTCATCAATGACACACCGCTACGCATTGTTGTTTTATCGCCGTACGTTGTTTGTATAAATTGATACTCTTCAGTATTCGTTAAACCATTTGCCAAAACAAAAGGAATTTTTTTATGTCGAAAATATGATGCTAATTCACATTGAGTCGTAGTGATCATTTTCACGTCATAACCAATTTCAGCACATTTTTCTAACCAAAGTTTAAAAAATAAACCATTACCTCGATGTTGCTTTAAAAGATATAAAGCATAATACGTATGACCTTCATATTCAAAGATAGCCCACATCCCACGCATTTTAGGTACTTGCACTAATTTTGTTAGTTTAGCACCCGTGTGTGCAATTTGCAAAGCACGATTACGTAAATAATCAATTGCGCCTTCGAGGGTATCTGAATTTAAATTGAAACGCATTTTAATCGATGTTAACACTTTTTGTTTCAGGTGCTTCCAATAAATTAACTGTCATGATGCCGTCTTCTAATTTAGCCGTCACAACTTCATCTTTGCCAATAGGTTGTTTAAAATCAATTACGATTCCACCTTGAGGATTTGAACCTACAACAGTTAAGATACCATTTTTTACATTCACCGTAGCATTTTCTTTTTTAATGCCTGCCATGATAATAACGTATTTGTATTTTCCATCAACAGTAGGCGTACGATCGTAGCCTTTAAGTTCTGGGAAGATTTTTTCTTTAATTTCGTTTACAAGTTTAGTACCTTGTGTAGTCACTTTTTCTGCAATATTTACACCATGATTTTTTACAAAATCTTGTGCATCTTTTGCAAATTTATCTTTACTGAATCCGAACATGTCTTATAATTTTATAAGACAATTATATGCTTTTACATTTACATGTAAAAACCGTCAGTATTAAAAATTCTATCAGATTGAGTCGTTCCAAAACTTTCATAGTTAGATAAAATTTCTTCACCTTCTAATATATCACGTGCAGCGTATGTAACATACTCAGTATCTGGGTCCAATGTATTAAAATTTTCTTTAGAATGATTAAAAAATCTTGCATTATCCACACAAAGAAAATATAAATCATGGTGTTTATATGCATAAATTTCAATAAATTGTTTTTCTAATTCACTTAGTCTTTCAAAATCTTGTTGTGTATAGATACGATCAACCGCTGTATTTAATTCCCAAATTTTTGTTCCTTTAGGAATGAACTGTGCTGCGAAACAACCTATTCCTGCATTGGGAATAGAACTGACATTTAATTTTGTTTTAACTAATAAACTCATATTTTAAGATTTAATAAAATCAACACTTTCTGAATAATATCCATTGCTTTCACCATACCAACGAATTGTTACATGACCTTTAATTGTCGCAATATTATAAAACGTCCAAGTGAAACTATCTTGATATTCATAACTTACTCCTTCAGGATTTTCACGACTCACATCTTCACTTGCTTTTAATATTGGACTACCCATTAAATCATCCAAATCACCTGCAATATCTTCAATTGAAACTGATTCACAACAATCTTGTGAGTGATACATTTTATACACAGTTTCATCGTTACAATAAAAAATCATTTCATCACCACGATTATCAATCTTATAAATTATTTTTCCTATTAAATCCTCAATTGAAGTTTCCATTGTAGTTATATTATAAATTTTTCAAAAAGTTTATTGTAACTTCGTTAACAAAGAAAGGTTCTCCTTTTCCTTTTAATGTTTTCATTACATGACCTACATATAAACCTAACAGTCCTGTATTACCATTCTTATAATCAGTTAAATATCTAGGAAATTGTAATACAAATTCCCGCAATATTCTTTCGATTTCTTTTCGTTGTAATCCACACAAACCTAAAACGACTAATGACATCTTTAACATTTCATTAAAGTTAGTTTCACATTCTTCAATTGAATTACCCATTGCAATGGGTCCGCCTTCGCCTTCATATATTGCCATAAAACGATCTTCATCAAGTGTTTCACCACTACGATACATTGTACATTTTAATTCTACTTTTGTCATCCCATCAATTGTATTGGGACGATAATGTATCATGCCAGTATTACTATTTTTATAGTAATGATCTAACCATTTTTTTTCTATTCTATTTTCCATATTCATAGCTGCCCCACGAGGATTCGAACCTACGATTACCTGAGTCAAAATCAGGGGTCACTGCCAATTAGACGACAGGGCATTATATTTTGTTGTCCCACCAGGATTCGAACCTAGATCGAAGGCGTATTACCGCTCGGCGTTCAAAGCGCCGTGTTCTGCCAGTTAAACTATAGGACATTATAAAAATCAAAAAGCCTGATAAAACAATTATCAGGCTTCGTGTAAATTTGTATTAATTAATTCAACAACGTGTCTGACAATATTTTTAAATATTGTTGCTGCTGCCATTGTGAATATGTAATTAAAATTTTCATTATAGTTGAGCGATTGAGGAGAATCGAACTCCCGTCTTTGCCTTGGCAAGGCAATGTAATACCATTATACCACAATCGCATTTGTAGTGAGCGAATGAAGGGAATCGAACCCTCGTATCCTGATTGGAAGTCAGGTGTAATACCATTATACTACATTCGCATGTGGCAGACATCGCTTAACTGCCGAGAAGTGTACCTTTTCTCTTCGAAATTTCTTTCGCGGTTTTTGTGGAGCTTAGGGGAATCGAACCCCTGTCCGTTGAGTGCAAATCAACAATAATAGCCTCTATACTAAAGCCCCATTTTTATTTGTTCAGCTAAATAAAGATAGCTGTGTTGTTTCTTTTACGATCAATAGCGTTGTTAAAGTCTACTACTGAAGTTTCATAATCGTCATCATACATTCTGACTTTCATTTCTTTTTTGTTTATTACGTAGAAAAAAGATAAAATTACTAACACATATTTAATTCAATTAATCATTTTGTTTATTTTTATTTTGTAGCCCTTATAGGATTCGAACCTATGATCTCCTCTTTGTAAGAGAGGCGCTTTAAAACCAGCTAAGCGAAAGGGCCATATAACAAAAAAATCCGAACTGTTGGGTTCGGATTTTTTAAATTTCTTTTGTTATTTCATTAACATAAGTTATCCGGACCGTGTGATTTCCACACCGCTGCTGCGCCTTGTTGCCCGACTACTAATATGTTATTGAAGTTTTTCATATAATGTATATATAAATAATTTGTTGCTTTGTTTAATAATATACTACAATTATAAGAATAATTTTTTATATGTGAAAATTATTATCCTACTTGTATTATTGTTTCAGTATTATTATCTATTAGGTATTGTACATCACCATCAGGTCCACCAACGTTGTTAGTCATTAAAGATTTATGTAAAGTAATAGTTAATGTATTACCTGATAAATTAAAGACACTGTTATTCGCTGCAGAAATACCTAAATTTCGACATTCACTAATATTTAATGAAGTTAAATTTGTAGCACCTGAAACTAAAGGTCCGATAATTGTGCGGCATTTTGGAAATGATGCAGATGTTAATAATAAAGCATTTGAAAAATTAGATGCTCCTAAATAATGACATTCAGGTAATGAAATTGATGTTAATAAAGGTACAGTAGTAAAAGCTGAAGCACCAATATATCTACAAAAAGGTAAAGAAACGGAAGTTATTGCTGCGCATAAATCAAAGACAGTATCTAAAAGTGTACGACAATAAGGTAAATTAATAGTAGCTAATGAAGTACAACCACTGAATGCTGCAGATGATATAGTCACACATTGTGGGAAATTAATAGAAGTTAATGACGTGCAATTTTGAAATGCATTGTTCATAATTGTTGTTAGTAAAGGTGCATTAACTGTTGTTAATGCTGTACAACCTGAAAATGTTGATGCAGAAATTGCTTTACACATAGGTAAATTTAATGTCGTTAATGATGTACAACCTAAAAATGCTGATGCAATAAACATAACAGCTTTTGATAAATTTACTGAAGTTAATGATGTACAACCTTGTACTGAATTACCACCAACAAATACACATCTAGCTAAATTTAATGTAGTCAATGCTGTACAATTAATAATTGCACTACCACCAATATTTGTTACTGCATTTAAATCCAGAGTTGTTAATATTGTACAACCTGAAAATGCTGTACCGTTTAATTGAACAACTTGTGATTCGTCATCTACAAAAGAAATTAAATGTGTATTATTTGCAAATATACTTGTTTTGAGTGTTATACCTTTTGCACCATGTAATGTTACTACATTGCCTAATACATTTACACTTTTTATTAAACTTCCATTTGCTGTACCTGATTGTAATGTAAAAAAAGCATTCCAACCTGCTACATCCGATGCGGGTGCGTTTACTATATTATCGTATGTTAAAATCATATTATATAATTGTTACTGTATTATTTGTTTGTAAATATTGAATATCACCATCAGGCGCACTTGAATTATTTGTTAATAAAGTTGCTTTAACTTTTAATGTAATAGTATTTGCTATATTCCCACTAAAAATTGTATTATCACCTACTGTTGTACCTAAAGTTTTGCAATTAGAAATATCAATGTAATTGATACTATTTGAGGTTGAAAAACATGAATTAGGTATTGATTCGCATAAAGGTAATTCGATTCTTTGAAGTGACACACAGCTTTGTGCAGCTGCACCTGTAATAGATACACATTTAGGTAATTTTAATTCATGTAATGAATAACATGCTGCAAAAGTAGTACCAGTAAGAATTGTACATTTAGGAAGAGATACATTTGTTAACGCTAAACAAGATGTGAAAGCTCCTGTTACAGTTGTACATTCAGGTAAAACGATATTTGTCAATGCAAAATTTTCATGAAATAATGAATCACCTGTCATTGTTACTAACTTAGGTAAATTAATTGTAGTTAATCCCCACATTTGATAGAAGCCATTTAATGCTGCATTCGTACATTCCGGTAAATCAATTTCAAATAATAAAGGACTTTGGAAAAAAGCGCTTTGTATTATTGTAGTTAATTTAGGCAAATATACACTTGTGCACATATAACATCTACTTATTGCACCTTGACCTAAACTAATACATTCAGGTAATATAACTTCTTTTAATGAGACACATAAGCTAAAAGCATTCAAACCTACAGTTGTAACTTTAGGGAAATTTATTGTTTCAATAGATGAACAATTTAAAAATGCACTTGTACCTAATATTTCACAATTAGGCATTTCTACTCTAAGTAAACTATAACAACGATTAAAATCTGCTGAAGATTTAATTTTAGGTAAATATACAAATTCTAATGAATGACAATCTACAAAAGTATTTACACCTGTTATTAATTCAGGCATGTTAATTGTTGTTAATCCTGTGCAACCTGAAAAACTAGCATTAGTTGAAATTACTTTAGGAAAATTTATTGAAACTAAACTTAGACAATTAGTAAAACTTGCGGCAATCGTAATACATTTAGGAAAATCAATTGAACTTAATACACCACAGGTATTAAAAGCGGATGCAGCAATACTTAAACATGCAGGAAATTTAGTAGTAGTTAATATTGTACAACCTGAAAATGATGATACACCAATAGCTGTAATACATGCTGCATAATCAATGCATGAAATTAAATTTACATTATTTAAGAATAAATTTAATTTAGTTGTAATATTTGCACCACCGTATAATCGAACAGTATTACCTATTACTTGCACACGTGTGAATGCAGTACCTAAAGTTGGTAAATTAAACAAAGTATTCCAATTGGCTAAACTTGTTGCAGATGCGACAGGAACGTTTGAAATATTATTCCATATTAATTCTAAATATCTACCTTTATTAAAAGGTACTGAATTGGAAGGAGCTAAAGAATTATCTTGATATAGAGGAGAAACAATTACTGTATCGCCATTAATTATCCGTCCTAAATCACGATCATATATTTCGTTACTAGGATTAAACGTAGAAGCAGTTGTGATAGTAACTAATTCGTTACTGCTACTAATATCAGTAGCTACAGGTTTTTTAAAAAATTCAATTTTACTACCACTCCAAATTGATTGATAAGCATAGTTTAAATATTTAAGTTTAGTTTTCATTATAGTATATATTTTTAATTATATTTTATAGTTACTTTATCAGTTGTTTCTAAAATATATTCTGCGTTATCTTTCCAATTAAATACTGTTTGAATCCCGCTTATAGCAATTTGTGCAGTATAAAATTCTTTGGGTACAAACACACCGTTCACATATACTGCATGTGTTAGTGTCACAACAATCGGAATTGTGATATTGAATGAAACATTTATTGTACTATTACTAGGTGGGTTAAATGAATATTCTAATTGAGCAACCACAGGTGGAGCTATCGCGGAACCTAATTTGATTAATTCTTGACGTAAAAGTAAATGTGCTGCTTTACAGTCATCGCTACTACTAAAATCTAAACTAATTGTTTGTGATTCTGATTGTTGTTTAATATAAATCAATACACCTTCTTGACGAATTGTACACGTCGGATCACGAATAATATGTGCAAGTTGTCCACTTACATTACGTATTTTAATGATTTTGTCACCTGGATTTACAGATAAAAGAAAGTTTTGACTACTGAACATATTATGCTGAAACTGTTAATGCTATATTTTTTGTTGTTGTATTGGAACCACTATCAACCATTACAAAACGTACTGTATAAGAACCTGTAGCAGTAATTGCACCAATTGGTGCACTAACGTTATCTAAAAATATAACATCGCTTGTTAATACTGTCATTGGACCATCAATATCATCAATTACTGATACTATAAATCTTGAAATCGCATCTGCTTTAGAGAATGTACCTAAGTAAGAAGCTAATGATAATGTAGCTGTTAATGCAGGTAATGTAACATGACTTGTAAATTTAATTTCAGGTGCTGAGTTAACTCCTGTATCACCTGCATATAAAGTTAATGTTTGTACAGTTGTATTTGTATCACTATCTGTAACAGAGAATGTTACTGTATACGTACCTTCAGTTGTAATATTTGCAACAGTAGTTCCATAAATATTTTTAAAGACAACTGATACGGAACTTAAAGGAATGAAATTATCTTCATCATCTGTTACATTCAAGATCGCTAATACTTTAGCATCATTCGCTGTAAAATTATGTGAATAAGAAATAATATTAATTGGATTAATTACACCACTTACAACGTTTGGATTGAATACGAAAATTGGATTCGGATTAGTTGGAACAGTGGCTTGTGCGTCAATTGTCACAGTCTGAGTTACTACGTTATCAGCTAAATCACTAATTGCGATTACTGCTGTATAATCACCAGGTGCAGCAATAGTTACTAAATCTGTATTATTAATGTCTTTAAACGTAATATTGGCAGGGATTGCAACAATTACACCATCGCGAGCATCTGAGACAGATGCGATTGCTTCAGTAATAAAATTAGCTTTTGTGAAATTTGAAGGGAAATCACTCATATCAATTGTAATTTCACCACCAGTAACATTACCTGTATAAGTTATAACTGGTGCAGTTGTATCTACAGCTGTAGGCAATGCTCTTGTACTTGGGTCTAATAATACCCAATTGATTGCTGAAAGTGCTTGTAATGTATCATATTCAGATATAAAATCTAATACTATATTGTTGTCACTAGCTTCATCGATGATGACACGATTTTGTCCAATCGGACGACTTACATTAATCACGTCAGCTATATCGACAGTAGTTACAAGTTCATCATCAGAATTAAAAAATGCAAAAATACCTGAAGCTACTTCATTAAAAGTATGTACATCATCGTATGTTAAACCATTTAAATAAATAAATGCACCTGAATCGTTTAAATAATCGTTGCTTAATGCACCAATTAAAATATCCAAAGTTACTGTTGCATCAGGATTGGGATTATCAATTAAAATATTAGGAATTGGATTACTACTAGTTCCTGTAAACATTAACATAGAAGTAAAACTCCATTTTGCGTCAGCTGATGGTTGAAATTTCCATTTCAAATAATTTTTTGTTACGTCAGCTGAATTATAACTTGCGTATATTGCAATAAATGTTGTTTTGATTCCTAACATCGCTGATGATAGGATATAATTTGTCTGTCCCTTTGGTAAAACTACCTGAACACGTTGATATTGTTCATAAGGTACTTTAACTTGACATAACGCCATTGTTGATAAAGTATTTGCACCCGAAAACACTTTTAAATCGGTACTTTGAAATCTGATATTCTTCAGAACGGGTTGAAAGATGGAATTTGATGAAAATATTGTCATATTTTATATATTATAAATCAATGATAGCTAACCTAAATATTTTAATATATACTATAAATACAAATTTTTGATATGAAAAATGTCACTGAGACTACTGTAAATTATACAAGCAGTTTAAAAACAAATACTTCTGTTGAAGAAATTTCTAATGTTAAATTTAAATATGACATTAAATGTTTTGATGCTGAAGGTAATTTAAAATGGGAAGAACAAATTCACAATTTAGTTACAACAGTAGGAAAAAACGATTTAATCGATAAATATTTCAAGGGTAGTGCTTATACTGCGACTTGGTTTTTAGGATTAAAAGGTACAGGAACTGCTGTCGTTGGTGATACTTTAGCATCTCATGGTGGATGGGCAGAAGTTAATCCGTACGCTGGTAACAGACCTGCAATTACTTTTGGTACAACATCAGCTGGGAGCAATACAGCAACTTTAATTAGTTACACAATCAATGGTTCTGCAACTTGTGCAGGTGCGTTTATTTGTTCTGTAAATACTGGTACATCTGGTATTTTATATTCAGCAGCTGATTTTTCTGTTTCTCGTGCAGTTATCAGTGGTGATACTTTACAAGTAACACCAACTGTAACAATGACATAATTTTAATTTTTAAAACAATACTATGCGTAGATCAATTGAACAACTTGTCACAACCCCGTCGACATTAAATTATTTAAATGAAAGTGCTTATGATTCTACTAAATGGAATTTAGGAAGAGGAATAGTATATAATAATGGTGGAACAGCTATTGATAAATATGTCGCACCTCATTTTGATGCTATTCGTCCTATGGAAGAAAGTACAGCCTTTCCTGTAGTTTATGCATTTCCTTATAATTTTTCATCTACAACAACATATCTATTTGGTGTTGAAAATAATACAACTGCTGCTGCAACTCGTCGTGTTCATTTATGGACAGTAAATCGCAAAACAGGAGCTCGATCATGGAACGGCTATATTACACTTACTTTAGGTTCGGCAACTGCACATACTGTTAGAGATTTTAAAATAGATGTAAAGAATGAAGCTGTAGGTACTGTTGCTGTTTCAGGTACTGCTGTAACTGGTACATCTACACAATTTGCAACTAATCGTGTTGCTGTTGGTGCAAGAATTGGTTTTGGTTCTACAGACCCAACACAAATATCTACATGGTATCGTATTTCGGCTCGTGCATCTGATACAGGAATTACTTTAGGTTCCAGTGCAGGTACAATTGGTGCAGGTACGCCTTACGTGATTCAAGAATTTCGTCCTATTTATATTGCAACAAATGCAACAGGTACAAATGGAGGCGTACATTACGCAAAAGGTATTTCAATTGAAGATTTTGTAGGTGGTGCTGGAACAACGATTTCTTTAGCAGTTGCGACAGATGATCTTAAAGCAGTATACTGGTTAAAAGATGCTTCAACTGTATTAAATATTACTGCTGCTGGTGCAGCTTGTGATTTTGCCGCTGCAACTCCTACAACGTTGACAACTTACGTTTTAGATTTAGTATCAGCAGGTAACTATAAAATATTCACATATAATTTACGTGCAGCATTAACTGTTGCATCAGGTATAACTACTAGTGCATTTGTTCTGGCAACTGGTAATCAAGCCTTTACGGGTACAGGTTCACAAAATAGCAATTTAGCAATTGGTACTGCAGGTCATGGTACAGGAAACGGTGTGAAATCAGTTTACTTTGTAAGTACAACTCGTGTAATGCGTGCAGCTGTTTCATTAATAACAAATGGTTCAACAACTTGGAGAAGTGATGAAATTATTGAAATTACGCCAGGTGGCGCTTCAACTTATGCTGTGACAGGTGCATTATCCACTATTGAATATATGAGTAGCAACGATACATTTATAATTGGAAGTACACATTCTGGAGGTAACTTTTCTTATGTGACTCAATATGTCGCTTCAGGTGCTCAATTTGGTCGAATGTTTGGACGTGATTTTAAATATTTAGAACAATCTTTAAAAGACAATAACGCTCCTACAATATTTTCTAATCAAACTACTGTATGTGCTTATGTTGATGCGGGTGGAAATTCTTTATATGTTGTAAAACAAGGTACAACTATTACAACTAATCATATCTATATTATGGCTTTTGGTGCTGATATGGATTACGCAGCTACAACTCAAGGTCGTTTAATTTCACCTGAAATTCTTACTCCTAATGCACTTAAATATTATAGAGGTTTTGCAAATCATATTTGTTATTTAGGTAATAATTCATTAGGTAAAACTTTAGAAACATATCGTATATATGCAAGAACTGCAAATATTACAACTGATGATACTACAGGTTGGACATTAATTGATGCTGCAAATGATTTATCAGCATTTGCGGGTGCAGCTTCAATTCAATTCGCAATTGAATTTAAAACAATAGGTGAAGTTTGTACACCATCCCGTATTTTAGGACTTAACTTAGAATATGAAGATAACACAACTGCAAGTCAATATGCATTATCAGTAGGTAAATCAGATTTAGCTAATAAACGATTTGCATTCTGGTTTAAAACAGCATTTGGTGGCACTGTTCCTAATTTACGTATATCATTATATAATGCTGCAACAGGTGGTTTATTAGTAACTGATACGTCAGCAGCTGCTGCAAATGGTACTTGGGAAAAAACAACTGATGGTTCTTCATGGTCAGCATATAATACAACTGATCGTGGTAATGCAACAACTTGGATTCGGTTTACACCTACAAGTATTGCAGATAACATTCAAGTTGAAGCATATTTAACTCTTGCATAATGCCAATTGATGATATTGTAGGACATCCTACAGAACCTGGAGAAGGACAAATACAAAGAGGTAACATCGGTACAGTAACTGATGTTGTAGCAACACAACTAAATACTGAAGAACTGGGTAGTAAACAATTACCTAAACCCACATTACTTATCGCATTATAATATGGCAGCACCCTATAATCCACCTAACAAAAATCAAGACTTTCTAATACGTATCGCATTGGAAGATTTCACTAATCCAGGTAGTTTTAAAGCTAATCCTACAATTGCTGCTGGTGATTTTAAAGTTACAATTGATGGTGCAGCATTGACAAATTTATCTACATTACCTTCAGTAAGTCCTGCCGGTTCAATTTTAGTACTATTAACTTTAAGTGCTGCTGAAATGAATGGTGACGTTATTACAATCGTAGGTATTGATCAAACTTCTCCTAAAGAATGGAGTGATTTCGTTATCAGTATTCCAACAACTTAATCGTATTAATTTGGATATTGTATAATATATAATATATCCAACATGGCGTACATTAAGATACTTTTTAAACAAGGCTCAACATCTTCCTTCACAACTTATTCTGAAACTATTACAGAATCAGTTGCAACCTCTGATGCAGTATCTTCATCAGCAACATTAATTAATACTTTAGCTGAAACTGTAGCATTAACAGATTCAAATGCTAGCACAGTAGTATATCCTAATATTATCAACGAATCAGTTACTTTAAGTGATTCTGAAACATGTAACCTTATATTACCTAATACTTTACTTGCTACTGTTACAGTAACTGATTCACATGCAAGTATTGGAACCTTGAATAATATCTTAACAGAATCTGTTGTGACAAGTGATTCTGAATTATCAGTTGCAACGTTTGTTAATACTTTAAATCAATCTGTCGCAACAACAGATTCTCATGTAAATACTGCTATTTTTCCGAATACTTTAAATCAATCTGTTGCTGTAACTGATTCATTAATAGGTAACAAAATTACATCTGATTTGTTTACTGAAACTGTAAATCTTACACATTCATTTACTAGTATCATTACTTCAATCAATACATTGTTAGAAAGTGTGTCGGTTACTGATTCACTTAACAGTCTTAGTATTTTATCTAACTTATTAAACGAAACTGTATCTTTAACTGATACATTATTACATAATCATGTATTAAATAATTTATTACAAGAAACTATAACTACATCTGAATTTTTAAATATAGGTACAATTATTAATTCATCTTTAACTGAAACAATTACTGCTACTGATAATCAAAATAGCGTACTAATTTCAAATACGATTTATGACGAATATATTACGGAAACAGTAAATACTTCACACTCGTTTACTTCATCGACAATATTCAATAATACAATAAGTGAAACAATTAATAATACTGATACTGTCACAGGAACATCTACAATGAACAACGCTGTAGTCGAAAATGTCAATGTGTCTGATTCATTCCAACATAATACTATATTATCAAATGTTATTTTAGAAAACTTATCATTGTCTACTAATTTTTTATCTACTATATTATTTAACTTAACGATTAATGAAACAACATCGTTATCTGATAGTTACATAAATACGAATACAGTTGCTGCAGTTATTGTAGAAAACGTTAATGTAAGTGAAACAGTTAATTCATCTGTAATTTTTTCTAATACAATAAGTGAATCAACGTTACTTACATCAAATTGTACTTATTTAATTGTTTTAGAAGAATTTATTAATGAAACATTGAATGCAACTGATTCTTTAAATTCAATTGCGACATATAACAATTTAATGAATTATGCAACATCGTTATCAGATGTTGTAAATCCTGGTTTATTATATCGTTATCGTATGCATGAAATAATTTATCCTACGTCTAAATTTAAACCAGGAGTAATATCAAACAGAAGTATTACAGAATATGTATTACCTACACATTCAAATAAAACAATGAACAATGTTTATTCTGAAACTATTACAAGTTCTGTTTCAGCAACAGATAGTATAGTAGGAGGTAAATTATATCAAAATGATATTCATGAATATATGCTTCCAAATCATTCATTTACTTCTAAATTTACTTTACCAAATACTAAAATGAATACAATTGTAACAATGAATGATAGTGATAATATAAATTTATCACTTAAATTCAGTATAATTAATTGTAGTTTAAATAAACATTATCAATCTGTAATAATTCAACATAATCAACCTTTGATAAACATATCCATATTAACCGAATTTACTGAAAACATTAATCAAAATTCAGCAAATTATTTAAAAAGTGAATATAGATGGTCATTTGATTTAATTACATGGTCAAAATTTGTACCCACGTTTAAAGACATGCGTAATTTTCCTAAAGTGAATTTAGGTAAAAAAATATGGTTGCAAATTAGATATACTGCTGTAATTTCTAGTACTCAGCCCTATTCAATTAAATTAAATGAAATAAACATTAAAGGGATTCGTAAAGCAATCTCTAATATATAAACTATGCCAGATTTCCCAATACTAATCTTACCTGATCCGCAAATATATACCAATGCTGATACTTATAAAGTATTTGCAATGCATGATTTTGAAGTAAATTTAGCTGTGGGTGATGCTGCGAATTTAGAAATATTATTTCGTTATACTCAAACTCAAGGTCGTTCATGGTCACCTTGGACAATAATGACTGCAGCTAATTTACAAAAAGCTAAATTTGATCGAATGAAATTCGTGAATTTTGAATTTAGTTTTAAAAATTTACAAACAGCAGAATTACGTTTAAACGATTTAAACTTAATAGGTGAATTTATTAATGTATCTGCTAATTATCAAACAACTGCCAAATTTGGTTTAAAGACTCAATGTCACCCAGGTGAAGAATGTCAAACATGTAAAGATGGTAGTTGCGAAGAATGTCAAAATATCAATCCTATCATTACACCTTGGAGTGAATTAGGTCAAGGAGATAATTGTAGCAGTGGTAAATGTGATGGTAGTAAATTTGTCAACTTAAACGATCCGAATTTATGGATGCGTCAAATTAATACTTACAACGAATTAAATAAATTTATCAATGCAGCAAATTCATGGAAAGTCACTTATTATTTAACTGACCCTGATGGTAAAGGTATTGATCATGTAATGCATGAACAAACATTACACAATTATATTGTACATAAAGATATTCAAATCATTGTACCTAATAATCAATTCCCAGTAGAAAATGTTAACTTTACGAATTTGGATTTCGATTTAATTCAAACATTTGAAGTTCATATCTTAAAAGATGATTTCAAAAAATTATTTGGAGTTGAGTTTCGTCCTAGTAAAAAAGATGTTCTGTACATGTGTGCATTGAATCAACTGTGGGAAATTGAACAGATGTTACCTCATCGTGGTTTTATGTTAGCTGAAGTTTATTGGAGAGTTATCTTGAAAAAATTCAGCGATCGCAAAGGTCGTACTGCTGCAAATACATCTGCAGGTCAAGCTGCTAAAGATTCAATTGATGCTTTAATTAAATATGCATCATTAGATTCCTTGTTTGAAATTGATGTGAAAAATGATATTAAAAAAGGTACAAAAGATATTTTAACTGCTCCGGGTACAACTCAACAATATACACCGACAAGTGAAATGAAAATACGTAGTAATATGACAAAAAATAGTATCATTACATCTGATCCGATTCAAAATTCTTCATTACTGGTTTCTAAATCATGTTATCAAATAGCTATTAAGAGTAAAGATGTTCATACTGTAGAATATATACCTACTGATCGTCGTTTAGGTTTAGCTGATAACAGAGCAATTTCATTCTGGTTTAAAACTACTGACTTCAATCCTGATTGGGATTATACAATATTTAATAACTACGACTCAGCTAATAGTTTAGGTTACATGATACATATCGTAAATAACACGTTGTTGTTTACATTGAACGATAATACATTTACTTTACCTTTACCAGGTTTTGAAGCAAATATCTGGTATGCATTCTTAATTAATGTCGATCAAGTACAACGTAACGTGGAATTGGCTGTCTATAAACGTCAAGCTGAAGATGGTTCTACATTATCTAATTCTCAATTAGTATTGTTCAATAAGTTAATCATTCCATGTACACCTGATGAATTTATCCATACTCAAAATATGTACATTGGTGGCTGTAATACACAAGTTAGTCAAGGTAATAGAAACTACTGGATGATCACAAATATTAGAATTTATACTGCTTTAGTACCTGTGAATGCTACTCAACGTCAAAATGCTTTAAATGAAAATGTTGTTACTGATTCACAATTTACATTACTTGTAGATAATGCAGAAGAACAATTAATTCTGCCAAAATATGGAAATTTATAATATATAAACTATGATAACAAAACTAAAATTTTTAAAACATTTATTTGATAATGTATGGGATGGAAATTATATTTCTTTTTATAAAAAACCTATTGCTTCAAGTCTTGATACAAAATCATTAAAATATAAAATTTCGACTAATAATGACTTAAATCATGGTGACGAAATTTCAACAAAATCTAATATTAGAATTATATCAACCGTTGAATCTGAAGTTGATTCATTGTACATTAATGGTATTGCACCAATTAGAAGTATACCTTTCAATAAAATTATTGATTTGTTTTCTTTTGGGGATTTATTTTATGATGATTTTTCACCTACTATAGGTACTTATACTGATGCAGGTACTTCAACACATGATATAACATCTGGAAATTTAGCTGTGGGTGGAGGTAATGGTTTTCCTACTAATACAATTAGTATTTCTGAAGTTATTTGGTCAGGAAACAATTGGTATTTCGAAACAGAATATGAACACACAGCTACTTCTTTAAATGAAACTGGTGTATGGTTTGCATTACGTTCAGTAAATCCTGCTCAAGGTGAAAACATATTTTTCGGTTTGTATTTTTTTGAAGTTGCAAATCAAGTTAATGTTGACATATTTGGTACTAATCCTTTACAAGGTCAAATAGCTAGAAGTAGTGGCAAATTAACCGTGACAGGAAATCAAAGAGTTAGATTACGTGCTGAATTTGTAGAAACTACATTAACTGTTACTGCTACTAATTTAGTAACTTCATTATCACAATCAGTTAGCTTTACATACAATTATACAATTGTTGGTGCTTCTAATATTAAACCGAACATTGGACAATTACAAATTCTTCCGTCTGCAAATATATGTAATATCAAATATTTGAAATTTGGTACTGAATATTTTAAGGGAGTAGAAGTTTTATACATTGGGGATTCAATCACTTCAGGATATTTTTCAGGAGCAGAATCAAATAGATTCCAAAATTTATTTGCTGTACAAACTAATAAAAGTGTCGCAACATTTGCAGGTGCTGGAGATAGAAGTTTAGAATTTATTAATAATACTCATTTAAATTTATTATTACAATTAGAACCTAAAAAAGTTCATATTTTATTAGGAACAAACGATATCGCAAATGCTTTAGGTGCAGGTCCAACTACAACACGTTTACAGACTATTATTACTGCATTTTTAAATATTGGTACACAAGTATATATTGGTACAATTTTACCTCGTAATGGTATAGATTTATTAACAATCAATTCTAATATTAGAGGTTTTAGTAACGTAACTGTAATTGAATATTACAACACGATGGAATCATCTCCTGGAAGTGGAAATATTAATCCTCTATATAGTGATGATGATATTCACCCAAATCCTATAGGTAACATTTTTATGAAAAATTTACAAATAGCTGCTGGCTTATAAAACAACAAATAACTATGAAGTAAATGATTTTAACTCTACTGATTATATCAATTCTATTTTTCTTTGTTATCCGTTTATTGGATGCAATGAAATCAGGTTGTTTCTATGCTGCATCTCGCCAAGATAAACCACCCTTACTTAAAAAGTATATGAACAATATACATTTCTTACAGACGCCTATCTGGTACTGTGTCTTTGGTGTCTTTGGAATTTTATTGTTTACAATATTTTACTTAATGAACCCAGCTGCAATCATCTTAAATTTAATTTCTGCTTATTTAATCAGTCAAGGTACTTCCACAATGTGTGGTGCTTTATATCAAGGTTTCATTAATGTAGGTTGTGGTCTACCTTTTATAGATGAAAATGAAAATCGTAAAATGGAATTAGCATTTCCATTCATTAAGAAGACTTTCTGGATTAAAAGATTTTGGTACGGCAAACGTAGAATTTATTTAGCCTTTGTAGGTTTAGTAATTATAGTAATAGGTTTACTTTTACAATTTAATTAGGCTGAGGACTAACTATTGTATTGATTATTTTTGCTTGATTTTCTGGCTGGAGTAAAATATAAATTTCAATTTCGTAAGGACCTACTGCATCCAAACTATTAATAGAATCATAACCTTCGTTCAATAACTGTTTTCTTACTTCAGGTACATATACCCAATCATTTAAATTGTCACCATAATACGGACTATGTGCACGAATGTACTCCATATCTTTTTCAGATACATTCCATCCACCATTTGGATGTGTTTCAATTGTAATATCTAAACCTGCACGACGAATCAATTCAACAAATGCTAATGAATTTTCTTTATTAAACATTTTATAAGGATTGTTAACTTTAAATTCAATTTCATATAAATTGCCACCATTAGCATCTTTATGATGATATGCAAAATCTAATGCTTCATCTTTATCTAAACTTATAAATAAAGGTCCACGTAAAGGACCTTCAATTAAACCACCATGATAACCAATAAGTGAATTATTAATAGATTGACGATATTCGTTAAGTGTTGTAATCATTATTTTGAACCACAAGTATGTGGAAAACTTTTTCTGGATTTAACTCCATGTTTCTTATTACTACAAGCTCTGCAGTAATTTTTCTTTGATTCAGTACCAAATACTGCAGCATGTACAATCACTTCAGATGCAGTCATAATGTAATCATACAATAATTGTTCGTTCGGCGTCATTGGTTTTAATTCCATTAGAATAATGAGTAATGAGTTTTAAATAAATCAATACAATATCTTGTAATTAAATCGTAAATTACTACAGCATTAATTTCGTTCAACTGCAAAGCTACGTTCTGTGCTTTCTTTTCTTGTTCACTGCCATCAGTTGTAGGTTCCATTTGATGATAGTCGTAATTCATTAAAGGTAAAATACAAATGTGATATTTACGTGTGTTACCCTTATTACAAAAAATAGGAGTTAAGATTTCAGCTTGAACATTTGCATTTAATTCAATACCGAACTCTTCTTTTAATCCACGACGTAACGTATCCATCGGCTCTTCACCTTCTTCCATTGTTTCTGACATGATCGTAACATATTTTTCAACGTTAGGATTTATTAATTGAAAAGGTGGAATAGGTTCGTAACGTAATAAGATTTTACCTGTTTCTTTTAAATAGGGAATACACACGACAGAATCTTTTTCCTCTACAACACTCCACCCGTCAACTTCAATTACTTTCATAAATTCGTTTTCGTATAAAGTTTTCGGTTCTTGTTTGTTGCCTTCTAAATCGGCTCTTGTTAAAAATTCCATGATTATTATTTACGTTTTTCAAAATACCAATTAAACCAATAGTAATTTGGTTTCTTCAATAAGAAGATAGTATCATTGTTTTTTATTTTTATTGAGTCTTTATCACTGTGTAATACTTCGATGATTGAACCTTGAATGATTTTTTCATATTGACCTTTTTCATTTACTGCCAATACTTCTTTTGCTAAACATTTATAAATTCCTGTCTTTGCTTTGAACCATTCAAAAATTATATTTCTTAATTTACCTGTCAATTTAATTTGATCTTCAGTCTTTAATGTACTAATCTGTTCGCAGATAAAAGTTGGTGTATTGTATACTCCCACGTTTTCATATTTACCCCACAGTTCTTGTTCGTTAAACTTGAATTTCAGATATAAATTAAGACCAATACCCGTAGATGTTGGTTTCATTTTCTGTATCACAACTTCAGATATTTTGTATTCAGTTATTTCGTCTTTGTTTAAATATGCTTTAATTCCATTGGGAAACGTCTTCTTCATGATCGCATCCATGTAGTAGTAATTATTCATTTGCTGACCTCGTTGAGATGCAACTGCACTACCACCAATTGCTGACCATTGTGTTAAGGGAACACCATTAATGTAATAACGACCAACACTTAGAATGTCACCACTCATTTTTTGAATACCATCTTCAGGATTTCCTTCGGGCTTTAACCAACTTGGAATATCGATTGTAGGGTCAGATGCTGGTGGAATTTGCGAATAGTTTGGATTACTTATCCCACCCACAGCATCATAATTACCTGCATTATTGCTAGGTCCTTGAATATTTTGATTAGTCGCACCTGTTAGAAAAGGATTTAACCAATTTTCCAACAATTTTTCTTTACTTAACAGGAATTTCATGTATTATATATTAAATATCGAAAGTGACCTTACAAATCACTTTTATTATTATTTTTATAAATATTTTTAATTATATCATATCTGTCCCAAAAACTTTCGCATCTAAGCTAAACAAAGTACAATAATCAACATATATAGTAATAGTGTAGATTTTGACGTTGCAAATGATGCTGTAAATGACGCTGTAAAATTCCCTTAAACAAAAAACATAAATGATCGATATAAGAAGTGTGACTTCAATCAAATTTATTTCGCCTCTCTTTTCAGATATTTATACTCGGAAAATTATTGTATACAAAGGTACCCGTTTAAAATGTCTCTATCTCATTCATTTGATCGATTTATTCCTGAATCGATTTAATTCTTTCAATAAAGACAATATTAAATTAAATTCTCGAGTCTTAAAATTTTTGTATGGTGGAACATATACAAAATATATTGAGTATTTAACCGATCATCAATTTATTTATCTGTATAAAAATTATTCAGCAGGACTGAAATCAAAAACATATCGTCTTACAGAAACTGCAAAACAAGCATGTAATTTAACCACGACAATTGATATTCCGATTAAATTTCAAATTAAAACACAAGATGTAGATGAGAATTTTAACGATAATGATACTAATTTAAAAACGAAATTGATTAATGATTTACGACTTGTAACAATTGATATTCGGGGCGCCCAACAATGGATTAACGAACATATTCATAAAGAAGATAAAGGATATACTATGAATCTCATTAACTGCAATAAGATAGCTGTTGGTGACATATATTATAGTTTTGATCGTTACGGGCGGTTCCATACAAATTATACAGTTTTAAAGAAAGAAATTAGAACACAATACTTAACCTTTGGTGAAAGCAAAATCAAAGAATTAGATATAACAAATTCGCAACCTTTCTTTCTATATATCTTAATGAAAGAATCTGGCTTTAGTAACTTTCAAGGATTTGATGAAGATGTCTTAAATGGTGTGATATACGATAAAATTAAAGACGTAGCACAGATCACACGAAAGGAAGCAAAAGTAAAAGTGTATTCAGTTTTATTTGGGCGTAATACAACTAACACGTATTGGAATGAATTATTTGGTAACTTGTACCCAGCAGTATTTAAATGGATTAAAGATTACAAATATGAAAACAAAAGTTATAAAATCATTGCACGTAATTTGCAAGCGATTGAATCAGATTTTATCTTTGGTAATTTGATACCTAAAATTTTAGATTATAAAGTTGATTTGCCCTTGATTACAATTCATGATTCGATTATGATTCCTGAAGAACATTATGAATGTGTGAAAGTAATTTTCAATAAAGCGTTACGAGGTTTAATTTTATAATGCAGCAATCGTTGTTATAACTTTATCAGCAATTAAATCGTAAAGGAAATCATTTGGATGACGACCATCAGGTGGGTATATACCTGAGTCAAGCATGTCTTGATATGGATTTACCATTACAACTCCTTTTGCAGTTGCGACAACTTGAGCAGCGTTGATAAATGTTAAGTGACGAGCATTTGTTGCGGGAACACCTACACCGTAAGCTAAATAATCATTCCAATTTAATTCAGTACATAAGAAGCCAATAACTAAAACAATTCTATTTAATGGCCAACCCTTACTAATTGCAACATCAATAATTTCACCTAATTGTGTACTGTATAGAGTTGTATTATAACCTGCAACGTTTAAACCACAATCATTAATTGAATAGCTTATAAATAAAGCACCCATAGACCCAGGTATATATGTCGGAATCGCATTACGATTTTCATACATATTAGGACTACTGATTGGATTTAAGGGAGTACTATTTTCTAACGTTGTACCTTGGACAGCATAATTTACTTCTGTCCAATTTTTTGCAGTTGCAACTAAACTACTCCAACGATTAGATTGTACACTAGCACCCACACCTTCAGTTGTTGAATCTCCAAAGAAATGTGATTGTTTATTTACACGACCTAATTTCAATTGATAATCAAAAATAATATTATAATATAAATTTGCTTCAGATGGTGATAAACCATCTAAAAAATGACCTTGTTGTAATTCTTTACTATCAAAGAATCCTGGTGTACCACCATTATTTAATGCACCATAATAAAAATTAGAATTTAATACAGTTGCAGCTTGAGTAGTTGTACCTACACTGACACCTTGACGGTAGCCTGTGACTTGAGTAGCACTTAAAATATTTAACCAATAAGCACCTAAACCATTTGCATCATTTGCATAAATAGTATAATCATCTGTTGTAAAATGAAAATGTCCACCATAATTAGAAAATACTGCCCATGTATCATCGTTTCCTGCATTTGATGCTCCCAATTCTACTCCTGATGCTCCTAACATTGAACCATTAAAACGTCCAAAGTTTAAATTACTAGCATTTAAATCTGTAGGTTTAATACCAATATCTCCATACGCATTTGTACCATTAGGTCTTGCACCTGTACGACTATGAACCCAACCACCTTGAAAGTTAATTTGATAAGTTGCTGGATTTTTTAAATTGAATTTATGTGTAAAAGCAGTACCACCTATAATCGGATGAAAAATTCTTAAATTTTTATCTGTCCAAAAATTTGTAATAGTATTTAGTGTTCCTTGCCCTTTAAGTTCTTTTACTAAATCTGAAATTATTGTCCATAATTGTGCACCAGTTTTTTCTTGAGGTGTACCTGTATAAAAAATTGTTGAATCATTAGGAATACCTGTTGCAGTCATAAATGTAATTGCGTCAGAATCTAAAGGTTCAATATCGATTTCTTTTAAATAGGGAATTGATTTAATAGGAGCAATTCCATTGCTATATAAATTTTCAACAACTGATGTTATTCCTGATAATTTTCGAATATTATCTTTTAATAAAATTTCACTACCATTATTAAATACCATATCTGTTGAAATACGGTAACGTAATGATTTAGTTTGTAATGTAGTCGCAATTGGCTTTTTAAAAAATTCAATATATTCTCCATCCCAGATAGAATCAAAATAAGTTTTAAGAAATTTCAGTTTATTAGTCATGTCATATAAGGCGTTTAATCCTATACTATATATTAAGTTTTCAAAAAAGATTCGAAATACATATAATTGTATCAGATATGTCAATGATTAACCCTTATGAAAATTTTGAAATGTGTACTTCCCCAATAATCCGTGCTTTAGAACGAACGTGGGATAAAAGTAAAAAGAAAAAATGGGATTGTATTTACATTGCAGTCGACATTCACGATACAATAGTGTACGGAAATTACGATACAACGAAACTACCAAAAACATTTTGTCCACAAGCAAAAGAAACATTACAATTCCTTTCAAATCGTAAGGATATTGTATTATTTCTATATACATGTAGTCATAAACATGAAATTGTCAAATATGAACAATTTTTTAAAGAAAATGGCATCACTTTTCAATCTACGAATAAAAATCCAGCAGTTTCCAGTAATGATTTAGGTTGTTATGATGATAAACCTTATTTTAATTTATTATTGGATGATAAAGCCGGATTTGATTGTGAAACAGATTGGTTTCATATTTATAATTGGTTTCACAAGAAAAAAGAATATTTATTCTAATGCAAATACAACTCACAAAATTTGTTCAACGTCAATGGGACAAAAAGTTCGCAGGAACAAAATTGGACATGTGGCAAGAAGATTTCATTAAACATGTAAATGAATTTTATCCAGATATTAAATCTGAATTGTATTCATCTCAAAACGATTTTTGTAAATATTTATATTTTGAAAATCCTTATCCTTCCATTAAAAAAGCTGTTATTAAAATTGATCATACAATTTATCCTTACATTCAATCAGGATATAGTTCTAGGACTCCCGAAGAACTCGCAGTATTAAGTAGATGGGTTTCATTTCCACATAAAAGTTATCCACTCCCTACAGCTGAGTATATTGGTTTAGTCTTATATACTCGTGAACAATTATTAAAAGAACATAACGAACAATTTCCACCTGCTGATTATAAATCAAATTCACCTTGGTCAGATAAAACTGTCATGATGCAACCCACTTTTGAATTGACAGAAGAATGTGAATATGGAATTGTTGCAATTATGGGTTTAGGTCAACCTGAAATGGACCCAATGCCTCCAATCACTCATTTGCGCAATGCTTTAGGTGGTGTCGAAGGTGGAAATGGTGTACCAATTAATAAAGAAGAATACGAAAAAAGTGTGAAGTTCTGGTCAGAACACATACTTGTTAAATAGAAGCTGGACAGTCTTCTCCCTGTCCCTCGCCAAATAAAAGCAAAAAGCCAATCCGAAGGGATTGGCTTTTTAGTTTATAAGTGATGTTTTTAATATATAACTAAAAATACACTTATTACAATGCTTAATGGCTTTTTTGTAGATATTATACCTGCTGCAACTCCAGGTAATGCCAATTTTACTTCTGATGCAGTAAATGGTTTAAGTTTCAATTGGGTTGCTGTACAAGTCGTTGCATCTTCATTAGATACTGGTGATGGCGCACTTAAATTACAAGATAGTTTAGATGGTACTAATTGGAATGACATTCCGGGAGTAATCACTGTAGGAATTGGTGCATCATCGAATATGATTCGTTATACAACTTTTACAGGTGCATATATTCGTGTTGTATGGTTAAAAGGTACTAATACAACGGGTACTGTAACAGGAAAATTATTATTTAAGAAATAATGAATAATCAAATTAATATTGATCAAGCATCAAATAACACCTACGGTACGTTTACTCTTAATTTTACGGGTAATGGTGCAGGATATACTGCTGGTGATTTTCTTGAAGCTATAAAAACTGTTACGATAAATGGTTTAGGTGGTAAATTCATCCAAATAATTGATGCATGCTATTTAAATTCAGCAACAACAGGGGCTTCAATAAATTTAATCTTTTGTGCTTCCTCACCTGCTGGAACCTTTAATAATAATTCTGCTGCAAATATTACGTATGCAACAGATGTAATTCGTGGTGTTGTTCCAATTTCAGGTGCAGTTTCAACTGCTGCTGGTGCGACTCCTGGTCATACTTCTGCAGGATTGATGAATAAAATTATTTATATTGATGCAGATACATTTTATATTTTACCTATCACACAAGGTGCAGCAACAATTAACTCGTTAAATATACGTGTAACATATAAAATCGTACAATAATTATGGAAACTTATCATATCTTACAATATTCACTCGTTGGTAGTGGCGTAAATTATTTATCAGGTGATGCTGTTGATACAGTAAAATCTGTAACAGTTAATGGTTTAGGTGGAAAATATATTGAAATACTTGATGCAGTATTACTTAACGCTAACGCTTCTGCTGTCAATATGTCGGTTGTATTTTTTGGTTCAGTAGTTCCTACTGGAACTTTTACAGATAATAGTCCAGTAAATTTAAATTATGTTGCAGATATTTTACGAGGCACAGTTACAATTTCCAGTTTTATTAATGGTACAGGTGCTTTCATCGCACACACAGGAACAGGAATTACGAATCGTATTGTTTATATTGATTCTGATACTTTTTCAATTTTAAATATTGCACAAGCGTCAGGTACTGTAAATAATATGCAAATTCGTATTACTTACAAAATTTTACAGTAAAAATCTATTTGCTTTGATATATAATCTATGACTATAGATCAAGTATTAATTGCCGCAGGCGCCGTACTCACTACCTGGATATTTAATAACACTAAATTAAAAGATGGAATCACTGATTGGTTCGTCAAGTTTATTGGTCGTGATAAATTTGAAATCAAAAATCATACAGTAACACAAACATTACGTGCATTAAAATTCGAATCCAAACTTACAGAATACGATAACAAACTTAAAACAGAACTCTTTCATTTCTATATTGAAGTTGTATTAAATACAATGGGTGATCTTGTGAATAAAATTCTAAGTGATGAAACAGGTCTATCGTTAGAAGATACAAAAAAATTAATTAAAAACATTATGTACGATAAATTATTGTACATCAATACTGAATTAGATACAAAAATTAAAATGCCGGATGCATTACAAAACAAATTCGATCGTTTTACTAATTATCTTAATATGCAACATACGTATGCGATTGAAAACGCATTACAATCCACTAGTAAAAAAATCTTATTAATTCAAGTTTTAGATGCAATTGAAACTAACAGCCGTTGGTTTTTATTCTACAATACTGAAATGTTTGATAATTTTAATGGTCATTTTGATTCAATTACACGGAAAGACGTATTCAAACGTTAATATTTAAACATTCATATTTTTCAATCATATAAACAATAAAATATTGATTGATATGAAAAATTACGAATTATTCGAAGTAACACAACGCTTAGGTACAGTTCTACCTACTTTGGAAAAATTGAAAGGTCCTAAATTCCACTATGCTTTGTTAAAAAACATCGATCTTCTACAAAAAGAAATCGAACTAATCCAAACTAAAGGCAAACCTTCTGAAAAATTTCTAGAATATGAAAAAGCACGTGTTGCTCTGTGTGAACAATTTTGCGCTAAAGACGAAAAAGGCGAAAATTTAAAACGTGACATTGGGAATGGTCAATTTGAATACGATATTGATACTACATCTGAATCATGGAAATTAGCAATTGAAGTATTAAAAAGCAACAATAAAGAATTAATTGCTGAACGTGATCAACAAGTTGAAATGTTTAATCAAATGTTAGATGTAGAATCTAGTTTAACGTTTCATTTAATTAAAGTAGAAGATTTACCTTCAGATATTAATGGGGAACAAATGCAAGCTTTGAAAAATTTTATTCAAGACTAATTATTCATATAATTGTAATATGGATTTAGTAAAAAATAGTAAAAGAATGTCGAAACTTCTTCGGCATGACCCACATCCTTTAACAATGGATAATAAAGGATGGATGAATGTGAATGATTTAATTAATTACTTACATATCACTGCTGAGGATTTAGATACGATCGTGCAAACGAATGATAAGAAACGTTTTATGTTTAATGATGATAAAACATTGATTCGTGCAACTCAAGGTCATAGTGAAGGTGTAGCACCTGATAAAGAACATCAACAAATAAAATTAGCAACTCAAGGTACTATTTTATATCATGGAACTGATGATGTGACAGCTGAATTAATAAAGAAAGATAAAATACTCCCAGGTAAACGACAATTTGTACATTGGACTGCTGATCGTTCATTGGCAGAGAAACGTGCTAGACAACGTCAACAACATAATAAAACGTTACCGGTTCTTGTTACATTACATGCACAATCATATTTAAATGGTAAGGGTAAATTATATTTAGCAGAGAACGATGTGTATCTTACACCTGAAATCGAAGGAACTAAATTAGGTTTCATTTTTATTTCTGGTAAATAAAGTATATAATTGTAATAACTAAAAAACGAATCTATATGTCATCTATTATCTTCAAAAAAACTGCTTCAGAAAAAGCGACGTTAAAAGTAATCAAAAGAAAATTCAACATGGAAAAACGTCATATTCCTGCTTACAATGGTAAAAGGGGGATGATGTTAGGATTAACAATCAGTTCGTCAAAACTGGATTTGTTTAGCAAAACTGATAAAACAGTTTTCATCAAATTGAACGAATTGCTAAAAATGCAAGAAACTGTAGAAGCTTTATCTTTTAACTAATAAGTTCTAAACAAAAAAGCCGAATCAATTGATTCGGCTTTTTTTATGCGTTATGCTAATTATTTTTTAGGTTTAACTACAGCAGTTTTCTTTTTCTTATCTTCTTCTTCTTTCTTTTTCTTTGCTTCATTCATTTTTTTGAATTGTTCAAATGAAGGACAAAAACCTTCTGCCATTTCGTCGTCTGTGATTTCTTGATTTTCACCTTCGTTTCCTTCACCTGGTTCAGGTGTTTCAATTGGAGGTTGTGAACCATCATCTTCAGGACTTGAACCTGTATCATCAGGATTATCTGTCGATGCTGTATCTTCTGCTGAAGGCATATCTACTGCATCAGGTGCAGCGTTTGCATCAGTTGATTGCGCAAAAGTATTATTGGATAATTCCTTACCACTTGCATCTAATACTTTAACAACCATATTTGTGTCTTCAGTATTAATTTCAATGTCGAAACCGTTAATCTGTATTTTCATTTTAAGTATCTTAAATTTGTATAAAGTATATATTAAATAAACAATTACGTTTTTCAAGAATATAAAATCAAAAATACTATCATTCTTATGACCAATTTTGATAAATTCGCAAAGAATCGAATTTCCAGTACAAGTTTATCTCATTATAAACAACGACAACAAAAGATGTTACCTTCAATGTTAACACCGATGGTGATCGAAGAACGCCAATCTAATTCATCTATCATTTCAGTCTTTGACCGTTTAATGATGGACCGTATTATTTTCTTAGGTGAAGAAATTGATGATTTTGTAGCTAATACGATTAATGCACAATTATTATTTTTAGATAACGAAGATGAATCATCTCAACCAATTTGGTTGTATATTAACAGCCCGGGTGGAGAAGTTTATTCAGGGTTAGCAATATACGATACAATGCAAGCCATAAAAACACCTGTGTACACTTGTGTGATGGGTCTAGCAGCTTCTATGGCATTCGTATTAGGTGTAGCAGGTGAAAAGAAACATCGTTACGCATTAACTCACAGTAGATTGATGCAACATCAACCTTTAGGTGGAATTAGTTTTAGTCAAGCATCTGAAATTGAAATTTATAATAAAGAAATGCAAAATTTACGTACTGATTTAGTAAAAATAATTGCTAATCATACTAAACAAGATTTTGAAAAAGTGTGGGCTGATTGTGAAAGAGATAATTGGATGACAGCAAAACAAGCTGTGGAATATGGAGCAATTGATAAAATAATTACTAAATTCTAAAACAAATTAAATACTTTTTCATATATAAGATACAATACATATAATTGTATTAGGAAATTCAATACTTGTTATTGAAACGTTCATTAATTTTATGGGACTGCTTGGATTTGATTAGGTTCATTACTGTCGTAATCAGCATGTAGAGATTTGTTAGAATACTCTTTAACTAAACTTTCAAAAGTAAACGCAAACTTAAAAAATAGCTCAGTTCATAACAGAATTGCAGCAGACTTAGGTTACACTGCAGAAACTTCGGTTTCAAAAGCTACTCCTGCTATGGTAGCTGAGTTAGTGTAACAGTCAACTCGAAAGAGTCGTGCACCCAATTAGCAAACAAAGATAATAATTAAATATCTGAAAAATTAATTCCTGCTTTTTAGTTACATGCCAAAAACTAAATATGTGGACGTCCAGAAATGACAATCCTAAACATGTAGAAAATTATAATCGTTGCACTTACTACAGGGGTTCGATTCCCCTCAGTTCCACTGATCTCTCGTTGTAAGGACACCTCCTTTAGACTTACAGCATAAAACCCTAACGCTTCAAAAACGTTAGGGTTTTTTATTTTAAACTATCCAGTATTAAAAGCATATAATTGTTATGGATAATAAAGAAAATAAACAAGGTTACGTATGGGTCCCTTGGATTTCAGTATCTGCACCTTATGTAATAGTTTCCGATAAAAAAAGAACTCGTAAAGTTTGGCAAATACCGTTTCATAAACGTATAATTTATTTAATTAAAAATTTATTTACAAAATCAAAACAATTATAATATGCTAGGAGCAATAATCGGTGACATCTTAGGGTCTCGCTTTGAAATGAAAAACAACAAGTCAAAAGTATTTGACTTATTCGATATTGAGTGTCACATGACAGATGATTCAGTATTAACAGTAGCAGTCGCAGACGCATTCTTGCATGGCAAAGATTACGCAAATACTATTTATCGTTATGGTAATAAATATCCTGATGCAGGATATGGTGCAAAATTTCGTGATTGGTTAAACAACAAACAAAATCCTCAACCTTATGGCAGTTGGGCGAATGGTTCAGCAATGCGAATTAGTGCACTCGCTTGGTTAATTGATGATTTAATGGTTTTATTAAACGAAGTTAAAAAATCTGCTGAAGTAACTCATAATCACATTGAAGGTATCAAAGGCGCACAAGCCATTGCGACTTGTATTTTATTAGCACGTAAAGGTTATAGTAAACAACAAATCAAATTAAGTATTGAAACAATGTTTAAATATGATTTGGATAATACTTTAGATTATTATCGTCAACAAAAATTTGACGTATCGTGTCAAGGTTCAGTACCTCAAGCCATTGTATCTTTTTTAGAATCAACAGATTTTGAAGATTGTTTACGTACAGCAATTTCTACTGGTGGTGATTCCGATACTGTTGCATCTATGGCTTGCGCAATTGGTGAAGCATTTTATGGTACAGAATCAATTTCTAATGGTACCGCAGCATACATTGAAACATTCATAATACAACATCCACATTTTATGTATGTTCTTAGTAAATTTTATCAAACACTTCATGAAAATTCTCAGTTATCTCAAGCAAATTCTTAATTTTTTACAACCTGCACATTTACAACATCCTCAATTTCAATATCGTTTTGAAAGAGTTAAACCAACTAAATCAAAACAAATAATTTATGTTGATTTAGATGGTGTTTGTGCTGATTATCGTAAAATATATTTATCCAGATTAGCACATGACCCGGATAACAAATATCCTCAAGCAACTTATGGTTTCTTTATGGAGATGGAAGAAATCAAAGATGCAATAACAGCCGTAAAAACATTAGCGGAACATTACGATGTGTGGTTCTTATCAGCGCCATCGCATAGAAATCCTATGTGTTTAGCGGAAAAGAATTATTGGGTACGTAAACATTTTGGACCTGAATGGCCCGAACGTTTAATATTAGCGAATGATAAATCATTATTACGTGGAGATTATTTAATTGATGATAATGCTACAGGCAGAAATCAAGAAAATTTTGAAGGTGTGAAAATCTTATTTGATACTTTTAATCCTATTCCTGCACATATTACACAACAATATATAAAATGTAAAAATTGGATTGAAGTCATGGAATTTTTCATGTCCCAATTAGCACAAAATAAAAAGAATACGACAATATAATGATTGAAGAATTATACGTAATTGAATGCGAAAAAAATCCTGTAGTTGAATATCTTGAACTTACAAAAACTGAAGAAGAAACTGAAAATTCATTCGCTAAACTTACTTTACAGAAACTGAGCAAACAAATTTTCTTTCCACCTACAATTTATGAAGTGGATTTGAAATCGTATGTTGCACATTTTTTAAATACAACAATAAAACCTGATATAGATTTAATTGTCGATTTACAAAATCCCAACACAAATGTACCTTTTGAAAGACGGGTATCAATGTTAGTAATTAAAGCTTCAATGCAAATTGCAGTAGAAGGCCGTCATAAACCTGGTAACGTAGTTTTGTGTAATTCTAAAGTTTCAAAATTATTAACAAGTACTGTTACACCTGATATTAAATTAGTAATAAATGAATTTGTTGATGATAATACTTTATATGTTATCAATAAACACGAACCTTATGTAGCTGATAATAAAGACAGAGTTTACGCACCCGGATATTATATTTTTAAAAATTCAGAACAATCAGTAATTAGTAGTATTGGTTTATTTCCTGAAAGACAAATAAAACGAATTTTCATAAAATGAAAACATACAAAGGTAAAATAACCAAATCGATCGTAGGTAGTGGAGTTCTTGTGTTTGGTTCTAATACTCAAGGACGACATGGTAAAGGAATTGCAAAATTAGCTTTAAGTGATTTTCATGCAATTTATGGTCAAGCAAAAGGAATGCAAGGTCGTAGTTATGCGATTATTACGAAAGACTTAACCAAGTCAGAACATCCTTCAATTAGTGTTCAATATATTATTGAACAAATTAAAAATTTATATTTGTTTGCAATTGAACGACCTGAATGGAATTTTTATGTACCTTATTCAGGTACAGGTGAAAATCTCAATTCATACACGCCACAACAATTAGCAGCAATGTTTGCACAATATCCAATACCTGATAACATTGTGTTCGAAGAAACTTTTGCACAATTAATCAGAGAAATAAAAACTAACTCAATATTCTAATGGGAGCATTCGTTATTATACTTATCATTCTTTTAATTTTAGACTAAATGACATTATCAGATCGACTGATTAAAAAAACTCGTAAACCACATTTATGTTTAATGTGTTCACGTACATTTCCTGCCGGTTCATCTTTACGATATTGGGTGGGCTTTAATGAAGACAGAGATTTTTGTCATTCATATTGTTGTCTTACGTGTACCGAAATTTTAAAATATAGTCCTGAACATAGTTTCCCTGAAGATTTCGTGAAAGAAATGTTAGACAAAAATGAAACTCCAGAAATGTTACTCGACACAATACTTAAAATCAAAGAACAAGTTGACAACAGTACACAATCTAAGAACGGAACCACAAAATCAACCTACCGATATTTATATTGGGAGGGGTAGTATTTACGGTAATCCGTTTACACATATTAAGAACAAAGAAACTAAAGCTCAATTCGTAGTAAAGACACGGAAGGAAGCACTTGAAAAGTATCGTGAATATGTACTACAGAATCCTGAACTGTTAGCCAAACTCAGTCTATTAAAGAATAAACGACTGTTTTGTTTTTGTAAACCTAAATCATGTCACGGCGATATAATTGTTGAATTGTTACACCCTAAACCAAGTTTATTTTAATGTGTGTAACAAAGTATTGCCGAAAGCCAGGTTATCGTGGTAATTATTGTCATTCATGTCAAAAACGACGATATAAAGAACGACATCCTGAACGATATGCGTATGGTAATTTAAAGCAAAATGCAAAACGCAGAGGTAAAGAATTTACATTAACTTTTGAACAATTTTTAGCATTTGTAATTAAAACAAATTACATGGTAAGTAAAGGACGTTTCAAAGAAAGTTATCATATCGATCGAATTGATGAAACTAAAGGTTATACAGTTGATAATATACAAGTTATCACAAATACAGAAAACATTCGTAAGTTTTTGTCTTATAATTATAATGAACAGGGCAAGCCATGTGACTTTAAAATGACGAAATCAGTTCAATTAAAGGATGAGGATTACCCGTTCTAAATTAATATATAAATCATGCAGCAAAGGTTCATCAAATTGACTACAGAAAATGCAGTTATCACAAACACTAAACCCATTGAGAAATTTTTGGCTTCAACATCCTTTGATTGGTTGTTGAATTGTGAATTAGACAATGTGGAATTAGAAATTAAGGATAATATTCTGTATTGGAAAAAAGGTGTGATGTATTGGGGCGATTGGAAATGGGGAGTATGGGAAAGTGGCGAATTTCGTTCAGGTACTTGGCATGGTGGTATTCTGTTAGGTGGAACTGTGAAAGCAAAATGGCTGAATGGCGTAGATAAAACAAAACAAACCAATCAGCAGGAAAAAGTATAATAACTTTTAGCTATGAAAAAAGTTAAGGATGTTGAAAAATTGCTTTACAAAAATGATTCAATATCTCTAGTTCGTATCGATGATTTACTTCATCTTTACAACGATGTAGTTTCCTACAATGAGATATTTGATATTTTGATTTATGGTATTAAAAATAATATTAAAGATGAAGATTTTTGGAAAATAAAGGTAACTGCTACTGATATTAATAATGCCAAAATGATTAACTTAATATGGTATTTAAGTGGAGATAATAAAGTGTGGACAGATAATAGAATCTACAAAAAAGATTGGGTCGACATGTTAGATGTATTTCATTTACATTTAGGTGAACGTATCCATAAGATATTGAAACAAACTTCGTTAAAAGAACTTAAAAAACGAATGATGAACAGAATATCAATTGAAGATTTTTATGAAGTCGCAATGCAACAAAATTTAGTTCATAGTAACGAAACAACAATATAATGACAATACTAACAAAACAAAGATTAACGGAATTGACAAAAGATGCAATGCCTAAAAAAGAAATTTCATGGGTTGACCTTGATCATACATTAATCTTAACAGATGCTAAATGGTGGATTCTGGACAAGAACAAACCTGATACATATTTGTTTCGTGTTTCACAATATGAAGGTACATTAATCCGTACAGGTTTTCATAAAGGTGACAACTTACCTATTTATTATAATGGAATTGGTGGATTTTTAAGTAAAGAAATTTGGGATAAAATCCTTAAAATTAAAAAGTTTACGTTAGAAGACATTGGTGTAAGTTATCGTGAATATACAGATGAAAATTTAATCAATGAACATCTAACCAATTGTATATTTTTTATTGAACGATTCAAAGAAATTAAAGATCATACTGTTAATATTCTTACAGCTCGTGGCAACAAAGACGGTCACAAAGGAATGATTAATGTAATTGAAACAAAAATGGCTGAAAAAGGTCTTAAATTACACGAATCCTATTTTGTAAATGACCCCAAACAAATTAATTTTGGAACTAATTCTGCAGAAAAGAAATTGTTATGTATCATTGAAAAAATTGTAGGATATAAAATACATGATTCAGAATTTACACATATCGTCGATGAAACGTACGATGTAAGTAACTTTTTTGATGACGAGGATATAAATATTAGTATTTGTAAAGATATTAATAAATTCATTCGTTTCCTATTAGATAATAGCGAAGAATGGCTACAAGAAAAAATTAGAGTTAGTTTAAATAGCCGTAAACCTATTTTACGTACTCATTTAATTAATTCAAATGAAATGAATCCATTTTATACAGAAGAAATAAAAATAGAAATATAATGTTAATTGAATACGAAATAATTGATATAACAATAGAATCAGCATTTGCACCACAACTTGGTATTGCTGAAAGATATAAATAGTCGCCCTGATCAAGTGGGGCACTTAGGACCCGTTATAGTTAACGGTACAAATTATTTAATTAATTTGGAAGACCAATAGAATTCGCTACTCTATTGGTTTTTTTTATATTGTAGATGTTTTTAAGATTAGTAGTTTTGTAAATTGTGTAATATGTCATAAATGAAACGTTTTGTTTTAATATATATCTTAAAATAAAACATTTTTTATCAAAATGACAAAAATTAAACACTTTAGAAATATACCTAATACAAGATCATCTCATTCTGAATATGTTCTGAATCACAATGAATTAATAGAATATTCACAATGTTATAATTCTATTGATAAATTTTTAGGTACAGTAAGTTTTACTCCTAATTCAAGATATAAAATAGCATTATATAAATATCAAAAAGAAATTATTGATCATTATCAGCAATATAGATATCGTATTGAAATGTTTTCAAGACAAATGGAAATGGATAAACTTATGGCTGGTGTATATCTTTGGCAAATGATTTTTAATCCTTCTTATAAAATTATAATATTTGGTTTTAATCGTGATTCAGTTGCAAAATATTACGATGATATTTTAAATTTATATAAAGGAGTACCATATTATATGCAACCCGGATTAATAACATTAAGTAATGCTAAAAAAATAGAATTTGATAATGGGTCTTGTATCGAATTTGCAGTATATAAAAAAAATATAGCATTAGGAAAAAACTATTCAAATTATATTTTTATTGATGCAGCATATTTTTTACATTTTGAATCTTTTTTTAAATCTATTTATCCAACAATTTCAGCAAGTAAAGATACATCAATTACAATCAATTCGACACCCAATGGGTTAAATTATTTTTATGATTTAGTTACAGGCTCTGAATTATTCGAAGGCGATCCTTTAAAAAATAGTTTTAATTGTAAACGAGCATATTGGTTTGAAGTTCCGGGTCAAAACAACGAAGAATGGAGACTTAAAACAATTAAAGATTTAGGTTCAGAAGAATTGTTTAATAGAGAATATAATTTAATGTTTGTAACAAGTAATAAATAGACCTATCAAGGGACTGCAGTTCTTGCAATATATAAAGTTATAAAATCAATCTAACTATGCAAGAAAACGAAGATCACTTAATGAATTTTATCAAAGATTCAGAGACAAATAAACCCAATCAAATGCAAGAAGTTAACCAGAACATGGAACAGTTCGGTAATAATACTCGTCAAAAAGTAGATAAAATCGAAGCTACTTCTGATTGGTTAGAAATTCCTTTGCATTATTTACCGTATAACAAATTTTACAAACCAGGAACACGAATTTTGTTACGTCCAGCAAAAACTGCCGAAATTGAATCCTTTGCAGTAATTAACGAAAAAAATGAATATGACGTGATCATGAAAACTAACGAAATGTTAGCTGCGTGTTCACAAGTATTATTTGCTGATGGTACAAAAGGTAGTTATCGTGAAATTCAAAATGGTGATCGTATCACGTTAATTATTTTGATTGCAAAGATGAGTGCAAAGAAAGGACGTAGTATTTCAAAAATCATTACATGTGATTGTAAAACAGATGTAACTTTAGAGTTCATTCCTGCTAATTACGAATATGCTACTGAAGACGAAGATATTGCACCATATTTTAATCCTAGTTTAGGTATCTATGAATTTCCTTTAGAATCAGGAGCGGATGTGAAATTAGCACCCCCAACAATAGGTATTCAAGAAGATATTAGTAATTATATTTTCGTACAGACAATGAAAAGTGGAGGTAAGAAATTACCTAACTTAGCATTTATGCAGACAATTCCTTCAATGAAAGCAGGTTTACGTGTTTCTAAAAAAATGACACCTGAACAATTAGAACAAGAAGAATATAACTTTAGTAAAATGAATAGTGATATGTTTATTTTCGCCCACGACGTTGTAATGAATAAAATGGATTTTGGTGTAAAATCTGTGAAATGTTCATGTCCAAATTGTGGAGAGGAGGTGCGGGCCGAATTTGGCTATCCCGACGGACCTAGAGCTCTTTTCATTGTTCCTAATCCCTTTAAACAATTTATTAGACAATCAGTTTGAGTTCATGATGCAAACTCACCAACAAAATAGTGAGATCATGAAGTTACCGTATTGGAAATTTGAATTGTTCATTGAACGTTTAAATAAACGAAACGAAGAATTAGATAAACGTAATCGTAAAGAAGCTGAAGAACAAAAGAAACAACAATCACAAATGGGAAGTTTAGGAAACGTTAATCCTAGTTCCTTTATGAATAAATTTAAAAGCCCTAAATTTTAATAAATTTAGGGTTTTTTAATATATACAGATATAAAAACATCTAATCAGCACAAATGATTACAAATTTAAACGATTTCCGTAAAAAATTAAATGAAAATCACATGGATTTTCCAAGCCCTGAACAAAATCCGTCTCCAACAGACAATCCGTCTCCGGCTGAAAATCCAAGTCAACAAGAACAAGTTGATAATACTGTAACTTTACGTAATGCTTTAAATAATTTATTAAAACAAAATGATCAATACTTTATTGAAATGTATATTCGTGGATATAATTTACACAGTGGAGGAGCATCCGAACATGAAACTGATCCTAGTTTTTTAAATGGTATGGTTAGAGAATCACGTTCTGATATTAGATATGTATTGTCTGAATTTGAAGAATTTTATGAACAAATGATGGCAACTGAAAAATTTGACATTATTGTTAATGATGGCGATAAATTAATGTCTGCATGTGCAGCATACGCAAATGGTGCTGATTTGTTAGATTTTGTTCATTTAGAAAAAAGAATGATTAAAGAAGGAAATGCTACAGTAACGATTCCTGGTGTGACAACTACGGAACAATTAGCAGCACATATTATGCAAGGAGTACAAAAAGCAATGGACGTATTTACTGCACAACAAAAAATGCCTAAAATTACTGTATCTGTTAAAGGAGAATATTTAAATGGATTATCCCAAACTTTTACAGAAGATGAATTAGGAGTATTTAAACACGGTGTTAAACACGCACAAATACAGATTAGTAATGCATCAAAATTAAATATTGAAGAATCAGGTATGGTTGGTCAAATCGTTTGGGGAACTTTTAGTTTACGTTATGAAGTTCTTTCAGGTGGTAGTAATGGAGTTCCTTATATGTATACTGATAAAGATGATCAGTTTATGTATGACATTGCAGCTAATAAATTTTTTACACGTAATGACTATTTTTCCTCGTTAAAAGAAAAACGTGTTACAGGTTATAATACAAAAAGAAATGTTAAATAATAGAATAATATTTCACATTTAAAAATATAATTATACAATTGTAATAATGATCACGAAAATCAAACAATTCATGTCTTCAATTTTTGAAAAAGCCATGTCATACGACGATGCTAATAACATCATTGTAGTTCGTGAGATGACAAAAAAGGAAATTAAAATTGTATTATATGATCATGTAACTCAAGCTATTCATGGTTATATGTGGGCAACTAATTACAAAAACGAATATTATATCGTTGAAAGAATTGGTGCAGATAAAGGTTGGGGACCATTTTTATACGAATTGTTAATGCAGTCGATTTATCCTTTAGGTTTGAAACCTTCAGAAATGATTCGTCCTGAAGCAATTAACGTATGGAAAAAATTTCAACAAAATCCTAACATTGAAACTCAACCTATCAATTCAACGTCATTAAACTATGCTGTCGCATGGAAGCCTGATGAATTTGCTGAACCTATCGTAGGTGCACCTGAATTAGGAATTATTAATCAGATTTATAAATTACATCCGTATAATTATTTCCGACCTTATGTGGAAGAATCGGAACAAATTATTAAAAATAACAATATTAGTAAAACGACAGTATTCAAACACGCATTAGATTTCTTTCAATCAAAATATTATGTTGAATCATTTGTATTAGAAACATTGAATATCCCTAATAAGGACATTACTGACAAGTATTTAATAATAAACAAAGAAAACAATACCATTCAATTTTTAATTCAAGATAAATCAAAAATTTATGGTTATGCTGAATTAACAAATGATGGTAAATATTATCAAACTAAAAACATTGCAGCTGAATCAGGATGGGGACCTTTCTTATATGATACAGTAATGTTAATGTTAGATAAACCAATTCATCCTTCTGTATCATTAACAACAGATTCATTTAACGTAATTAATAACTATTTACATAATCGTCCTGATGTCATTAAAAGTTTATATCCAGGTAAGTTATATAAAGCACTTGATTATAATAACAAAATGACTCAAGATGAAAAGTATTATAAAGTATTGAATTATACTTATACTATTCATAATACTGAACGTCGTGAAAATATCACTAATTGGTATAATCAATCATTAAAATTCGAACAACAACTTACAGCATCACTTCCCAATTGGAAACACATACGTTTTGAACAAGCAAAACGTTGGTTTAATATGCAGTATTTATCTGTCGCAGCATAAACAAATTTTCATAGTAATTATATAAAGCATATAATTGTTATATAAAATTTACTATGCCTACTTCCAAACATCGCAAGAAACACAAAGTTAAAGTTAAACAACGTAGAAATAATATTGCTCAGCAAAAAAATGCTTACAATAAACAACTACAACAATACGAAGACCAAGTTGCAAAAATCAACGAGCAATACAAAGAGCATATTGCGGCAGGTGGCAAACCTGAAGATTTTAATCCTTTAAAACAACTGTTGGGTAATTTACCTCTTGCAGAAGAAACTGCTGAAAATGATACTCCTGCAGACTTTGAAGGTAACAGTTCTGGACCTGAATTTGAAGATGCAGTTGAAGTAAACGAATCTAACAATGAAGACTAATATGGTCGTATGCGTTGATGGTGATGGTCACTTTCATGTGAATCCATTAAATCAACGTCATAAAGTAATTGAATCCATTAAAAAGATTCACGATGGTGATTACTTATCAAACATGTTAGATGAATTGCCAGAAAATTTCTTAACCAATTATTTAAACTTTACAGCTGAATATTGGAAAGAAACAATCGCACAATTTGTACAGCGTGGAACTTTAGAAATTATAGAAATCGAAAATGCATAAATTAACACTTTACTATTCCGTTTCCAATGGTGGTGACGGATCAGCTTATCCACAATTTTCATTGAATGAAGAATTAGTTGATATTCATCAAGAAATACAAAACGAATTACATGGTGAAGGTTGGGGAGAACCTTGTACAGGTTCAATTGAATTGGAATCAGAATCACCTATTAAAGTTTCTCAATCACAAATTTCAATTACAAAAGCAAGTTTATTGGAAACAGTTGAATATTATATAGCAGATTCTAAAAGAGAATCTGTTAAGAAAATTGCACAGCAATTCAAAGAACAAATTGAAAAAGTAATTGAATAATGAGAAGAGGACTATTAATAGAAGATGACATTGACGGTTTAAATCGTGCCAAACGTTGTGCTCCTAACAAAGAAACTTTAGATGTATATAATGCACCTGATATTGAATGGACTTGGGTAAAAACTTACGATCAATTTTGTAAACACTTACTCAAATTTGGCATCCCAGATGTATTTGCATTTGATCATGATTTAAGTGACGATAGTTATGAACTTTGGCACAAACATGGTGGTTATATCAAAGAAGATATTAACTACGAAGAATACAAAGAAAAAACAGGCTATCACTGTGCACACTTTTTAGTAAATTTGTGTATGGATAGTAACATTAAACTCACAGCGGAAGTATATTCACATTCCATGAATACAAAAGGGCGTGAAAACATTTTAGCATTAATTAGTAACTTTAAAAAACATCAGTAATATGAAAAAGAAGTACGAATGCCTTATGGCTTGGTTAGCAGATCACAATATCAAATCTAAATCTTCACGGTAGTGAAATTAGAAGATTGGCATATTAAAGCAATGCAGTGGTCGAACGACCATGACGACCATGTGCAAGCTTTAATTAAAAATGCTAAAAGTTCTTATCCTCCCACTTTAAGTGAAGATATAAACAATCCTGCTTTATGGAAAGCAGAACATTGGTTATGGTTCATTACAGCAATATCAAGTCATGACGAATAAAAAATTCAATAACAAACCTAACAAAATCTATAAAACTGACAACGGTCATTTATGGCATTCACGTTCAAATGTTGTTGTAGGTCATGTTCATGCATTAGTTAACGATGGGTCTTCAAAAGAATATTTAACAGAAGATGATTTTTATGTGTTGGTGGGAACTCGTGGTACAGGGAAACATAAAGGATTTTATAATGTACCTTGTGGTTATTTAGATTGGAGTGAAACAATCGAAAATGCAGTTTATCGGGAAGTATTTGAAGAAGCCGGAATGTATTTACCTGACTGGGAACATAAGTTCTTATACAGTTCGAAAAACATGCCTTGGTTTGTTAATAGTGAACCTTCAGTTACATTACAAAATGTTTTATTTCATTGTGGTATCTTATTAGATATTAATTCAGTTGAAGAATTACCTAATGTACATTTAGAAAATATGGAACCTGATGAATGTGAGAACATTCAATGGATAAAATTAAGTGAAGTGAGAACCATTGCTGATAAGTTCTGTTTTAATCATCATGAAAGAATTTTACAATTCCATAATCATTACACACCTTTACTACAAAGTAAAGGACTTTTTTAAAGAAACGGATGTCAATTTAATTTTGACTATGGAGATGACAGGTGATACCTAGCCTTATGTCTTGTTTAAATACACAGTAGATAAGAAATTGAAAATCCGGTGAATGCTCCACTATTCCGGGAACCCTTAGTCGCACTGACATAACACGAGCTTAATCCGTTTTCTTTTTTAAAGCAGATTCATCATCTGCTTTTTCTTTGTCTTTCTTTTTCTTTTCGCGGACTTTATCCTCAGCGATATTCTTTTCTTGATTAACTCCACGGATACGTTCGATAATATCTGTAGCATTCATAATCATACGATTCTTTTCGTCTGTCTTGACTTCAGTTTCTTGTACAATTTTTGTTTCTTCGTTTTCCATTCCGTACTGTTCCGCGTATGCTGTCCAATACTTTTCACAGGCATCGAGATGCTTATCACAACTTGTTTCATGATTGACTAATGTTTGCTGTGCGCGCATGTTGGTATCAAATACTTCTGTTGACATATCTCCACTATCAATAGCTTCTTGTAAAGTAATAAAATTACGTTCCGAAGTTTCAATCAATAACAATAATCGTGCATATTTATCAATTTGTTTATCGACTAAATCTAATAGACGTGGACTCTGTAAAAGTTTTGGACTTTTAATATAAGTCTTAACAATGTTTGTAATTACTCGTTGTGCGTAAACTAAATGTTTAGGTTTTTCATCGTTATAATAATCAACTGATTTAATGTTTTGACTTGCAGGCATGATGCTGGGGTCTAATAACATATTATCAGTATTCAATTGCACTGGGTCAGAATCCAACATTTCTTTTAATGATTGTAATCGTTGTTTTGTAGGATTTTTAGGTTTTTCAACTTGACCTGCAAAATAAACAGTATTCTCATCTTTAGGAGTTTTAGGTGTTTCGTCTTCAGGTCCTAATATTTCGTCGATACTTGGCATTATTTTTTCTTTTTTAATTTTTTCTTATCATCACCATTATTATCTGGGAACAACGAACCCATATCTGTCATTACATGTCCTCGATGATCTTCTTCCCATTTGATGTTAGGATATTTGGCTAAATCTTGAAACTTAAAGCTATAACGATCAATGTTAGTATTGTAATTTAATTGTTCTTCAATTTTAATTTGTATCTTACGAATTAAATTATTTAAATGTTCTAATGCTACTTCATTAATAATTCCAATTTCTTTCTTTTGTTCATGTTGAAAGTTACTTAATAATATCTTAAACAGATATTCTAATTTAGAATGTTTGTTCAATAATTCTAAAGTTGTTTGATTTTTAATGAGTGCTTGATTTACACGGAACTTATCTGTATTAAAAAATTCAGGGACAGTAAAGATAAAATTTATAATATTATCTTCATTCTTTGCACAATATATATTAAACAATTTTGAAATCAAATTGATATAAATTATATCACGACTTGTACCTGAAGATTCGACAGTAGATAAATCAATTGTCAGTAACCATTGCATGAAATTGAATAGTAGTAAAGAATATACATCACTAAATTCAGAGTCAGTCTTAAGCTGCATTTTCTGATAAATAGGATTTAATATTTCTAAAGTTGATTCTTGGTCTTTACCGTATCGCATGATAATTTTTTGTAGATTATCATTAAAGGTATTATTTTTAAGAAATGACGACGATGTTGCTGGGTTTAAGAGTTTATAAAAAAACTCAGTAAAAGTAATATTCTTAAAGAACAATTGTATATCTTTTTCAGTTGTATGTAAGAAGTAATTGATTGCATCTAATTGTTTTTCCATTAATTTACCACGATAAATGATAGGTAAGGTATCGACATCAAATAAATCTGCCCAAGTTTTAATTTCATCGACATTATACACGTATTGTTTTGCATATTTACATACACATGTAAGTATTAAATGATTTTTAGGGATACGATCATACTTAATATTTGCAGGTTGTTCGTCTGGAAAATATTCGAATCCAAAATAGTAATTAGGGCGTAATAAATTTGTAACTTCGTCAGGTAGAGTTAATAGGTATTGATAGGCATATTTGTAATATTTTTGCATTGCCATATCAATCATGTTGATCGGATTTTGAGTTACACCTTTGGGACGTACTATCCAGTTGCCATTGACATAATTGACCCAGATTTTGCTGCCTTGAACTTCTTCATATACGATCAGTTCGTTGTTAGTGATGAGATTTAAGAACTTTTCGGGTTCTAATTCGGTATTTCTTTGTAACATCTTTTGTTTTTAATGTTTATTAATAATATATATCTTAACATGAGTGTCACATTCCCTGAAAATTTTTGTATAGATGCATGGCATCGTGGTGAACGAAAGATTAAAGTTGATCAATGTCACCAAGACTATACGTTAATGACGAATAAAGATAAGTTCACTAAACAAGGAAACGAAATTTATTTGAATGGAAATTTGTTGACAAACATGCCCAATATTAATCCTGAAGACTTAGCACGTATTTATAAGTACTATTTGAAGAAAAAAGGATATAAAATTTACGAATAATATATAAATCATGATAACTAATTTAAACCAATTTAAACAACAATTAGAAGGCAAAAAGGAAACTGATGCGCAATTGGCTAATGATATAGTTATGGTGAAGAAAGATACTTTAGAACCTTTAAATCCTGAAGAATGGGAAATCGCTCAAATCATTGATGTGATGACTGATTTAAAAACAATCAAGAAAATTGAAGAAAACAGTGGTAATAACGTCAGTATGGATTTAACAGTGAAGGAAGTTAAAATTGGTCAAAAAATATATTTAACAGCATTACTGAAACCTAAAAATAAATCAACAGCGTATTCAATTGGAGAGATGGGAGTTATTGCAGCACGAATAACAGATATTTTTTACGGTTTAAATAAATTAAATCAATTACAAAAATCAGGCAAATTAATTAAATAACATGATAATTAGAACACTTAAATATTTTAGAATCATTAACGAATCAATATCATTGGTACCTTTTAGTACGAATTTATTTTTGTATTCTAAAAAGACTCAAACTTTTTCTGCTGAAATAGCTGAACTTCATAGTGCTAATGTAAATTACATGGCAGGACAAAAACAGATCATTTTAAAAAATCCGAAAACAGGAATTGAAATGACATTTGATTGGTATAAAACTGACAAAGATGGCAGCAACGAAGATACATACGGATGGAGATATAAAAACAAAGAAGGTAATATTTCTGTACTTATCATTAACGACTAATGATTACTTCTATTAATGAATATCGTTTGATTTTAGAAATTGGTGAAGCAACTATTTCAGGGTACGAATATACAATATCACCTTCTGTTTATCCAAATACTTTAGAAGCAAAATTTGATGCAGATGGTATACTTTATACAGTGATCGGCTGGATTAAAGAAGATGGTAATGTAAATCAATTATCAATTCATTTTTATACAGATCAAAAAGATTCTGAAGGTGAAACTAATCAGCACAATCAATATAAAGTAATGACAACAGTGATTACAATCTTAAAAGAATTTTTAATTTTACGTTCAGACATTAATCAAATTAGTGTAGTTTCAAAAGATAAAGAAAACGCCAGAAATCCAAATCAACGTTTAAGTTTATATTTAGCTTATGTGCAAAAACAATTACCAAATTGGTCTATCAAAAAATTAGATGATAGTCACGCAATTCTGACAAAAATACCTGAATAAGTAGTTACTTTCACCCAATATATAACTTTACATGAATTATATTGGAATCGACACATCACTTACATCCACAGGGATGTACATAAAAACTCCTGAAGGAGAATATTATTTTAATTATAGAAACTCTTCTAAAGACTCTAAATGGCATAAAACATTGTCATACGTAAGATATTATGACTATATCTTGCCTGAAACTACAGAATTTAGTGATGAACAAATTGTAAAATTAAAAGCTTACGATGAAGTAACTGATGCAATTATTGATGACATGCTATCAATCTGTGACCCAAAACAGACAGTTGTTATGACAGAATCTTATTCTTATGCGTCAACTGCTGGACCTTTAATCGATTTAGTAACTTACGCAACATTATTACGGAGTAAAATTATTCGTAAAGGATTTTTAGAACTTATTGTAATACCACCCACATCTTTAAAATCACGTACAGCACTGAAAGTATACGGTCCTGGACCTTTAGTTGGTAAAAAAGTAAAGAAACCTACACCATCCCGAAATCATTTAGGAATCCCAGGGGGTAAATTTCAAAAACAAGATATGTTATTAGCGTTATTTGAATCAGAAATTGATATTCGTTTCAAACGTTCCTTAGAATTACATGCAGCAGAATTAGTTAAAATGAAAGGTATACCTAGTCCTATTGGAGATATTGTTGACGCCATCTGGCTAGTTGAAGCCAATCTTTAATATATAAATTCATGATCACTTCGATTAATGAATATCGACAAATTTTAGAATCAATCAATGATGACTTAATGAAATTAGCACAGCAATTTCAAAAAGATCATCCGTTGCCTGCTGACTGGGAAGGACCTGGTGATTGTATTGAAGAAACTGCAGCATTTATTATGTGGGCAGAAACAAAAGGAATGTCAGGTAGATTTGTAAAATTGTGGGGAGCACCTTTGCAAGCCAAATTTGGTGCAGCATGGATGCATAGTGTAGTATTAGACACAACTTCAAATATGGTGATTGATTTAACTCATGATCAATTTGACAAAAAAATTCCCATCAGAATTTATTCAGCAGAAGAATTTAAAGAAAAATGGCCGGTAGGCATTGATGAAGAAGGTAATTATATAAATGAATCACATGAAAAATTAATGACGACTGTTGTTAACAATGGTTATTCATATAGTATTTATAATTCTGAGGCTGTTGATTTTACTGATCGTTATATTTTAATTAAAATATTAACTGCTACAAAAGAAGAAATAGGTTATTTAAAATTATTAGTTTTTACACAAAAACATAATGCAAAAATACAAAACGTTTCAGTTAAATCAGAATATCGAAAAAAGGGTATTTATACTGATTTATTACTTTATATAGCTACATATTTAATAGAACATAATATTGCATCAGGTATTATTTCTTATGGTTCAGAAAGAAATTCAAATTCAGATTTATTTTGGGAATCTTTATTTAAAAAATATCCTAATCGAATAACAAAAAAGTATGCTGATTATATTATAAAATAATGATAACAACAATTAACGAATTTCGTAAAATATTAGAGAAAACAAAAAAGAACGACGGTGTCGATCTGGTAATTGTGGATGTTCAAGAACAATACAAAGAATATTTTACTGAACGTTATTTAGTAGAATTAAAAGAATATTGTAAAGACTATACTCGCGTCTTTCAATTATGGGATAACAACAAAGCACAAAAACCTGATTACACATTTCCCAATCAAGTAGGAACATACGAAAAAACTTATGGTTTACAATTAGATGTTAATACAGGAGAACAATTCTTTACTCCTGAAACCTGGCCCGCAATCAAAGCAAAGATCGAAGCAGTACCTAATGAAGGTGATATGTTTGAAACGATTAACAATGAAGCTTGGGTGTGGATAGATAATAAGCATCATTGGTTTTTATGTACAAAAGAATTATGTAAATTATTTAAAGATTTTGTACGTCAAGAACGTAAAATCGTGCTGATTGGTGGCGCTGCAAACGAATGTTTGCAAGATATTATGGTTACAATGAAAGCCTTTGGAGTCTCAGTATCTTATGACTTACAATTTGTCTATTCCAAAGATGGTAGTAAATTTACTAATATGTATCAACCTACTGAAGAAGATTTACAGGCTATTAAAGATAAGGAAGACAAACACCTTAAAAAGAAAGAAACTAAATCTACAATTTAATTGATTTTTCAATGTTATTTAATATATAATTTATGACAACTAAACTTAAATATCTTAAGCAATTTTTTGATTCTTTATGGGATGGTGATTATATAGAATTTTTTAAAAAGCCAATAGCTACTGATATTAGTCATAAATCGTTGCGTTATAGAATTTCTACAGATACAGAATATAATAATGGTAGTGAAATAATCTTAAAAGATAATATACGTATCATAAATGGTGTAACAATTGTTGTAGATAATTTATACAGTAATGGTTTTGCACCCATAAAATCAATACCATATTTAAAACAAATATCAAATTCTTATGATAGTGATTCATTAAGTTATTTTAATGAATTACCAATACAACCAACATCTGAGTATAAAAATGTTATAAATAGTACAATTATTTCTCTTAAACAATCTGCCAATTTTTCCAAAATTGATCGTTTAACATTATATTGTTCTGAACAAAGAGAAAATGCAGTTATATCATTAGTCAATCCAACATCTACTCCGAGCGAAGAAGTGGGAGGTGTTTCGTGGGTAGCCTTTAATGGCTATAAAGGAGGTGACAATACAAAACATATAGATTCTCATTATAATCCAGTAAGTGATGGTGTAAATTATACACAAAATTCTTCTTGTTTTTTTATATGGTCAAAGGAAAATGTTTCTGATACTGGTGTAGATGGAGGTATTCAAATAGGTGAAACAGGTTCGGGAGCTTTTGTGTTTTCAAACATAAGCGGCACATTATATGCATCTATGAATGATAACGTGGCTGGCGGTATCACTATCCCAATATCAGGTGCAGGTCTTACCACTATTGTAAGAACAACAAGTACAATAGTACAAGTTTGGCATAATGGTGTAAAACTTATTGAAACAACTGTCGCTTCTACAGCATTACAAAATTTCAATTTTTGGTGGTTAGCTTTAAATCGTGAAAACGTATCTGCTTTTCCTAGTGCTCGTGAATTAGCTTTTACAGGTAATGCATCAGGAGATTTAGATCAAGTATCTTTTTATAATACAATGCAAGAACACATGACAGCTATTGATTTATTACCAATACCTCCAGCACCTCCTGATCCCGGTATTAGTGATGTAGTTGCTAAAATTCATTTTCCTTCTTTACTTGATGTTTCTGGAAATGATTATCATAGTATTTTAGGAGATTCTTTACCCGGTGGAATAACTGCTCCCTTACAATCAGGTGGCAAAACTATTTTTAATGGATTACAATCTATAAAATTAAATGATAATTTGCCAATAACTGTATTAAAAAATCACACACAATTTTTTAATATTTATTGCGAATCACCTGAAGAAACGCAAAATTTTCTTAATTTAGGAACTATATATCGTATGGGTAGTTGTGTATTTGTAGAAACTATAGCTGGACCTCTAAAAAGAAGTATGGTTGGTGGTGTATACTTAGATGAAAATGCTACAACAGAACCAGTTTATGGTAAATCTCTCCCTAAATTACAATTAGGTAATAACACTATTGGTATATCTTTTAGTGGAACAGATGTCATAATATTTATTAATGGTATTATTAGTAAAATAACATCGAATAATGCTTATCCTGCAACTGGTTTAAGTGGTTGGTTTGGTGCTTGGGTTGGTTCTGCTGCTAATAATTTTACTCTCCCAGCTTATTATAGTATAAATGATAATGAACATTTATGGATTTATGATTATTCTGCAACAGCTGTTGAAATGCAAGTAAAAGGTAATGCAATGATGCGTGAAGCTGGAGTTTCATTAGTAGTATTTGAAGGTGATAGTATTACATTAGGCTATGGTGTAACTACTAATGCAAATAATTGGCCGTCTGTTGTTACTCAATATCTAATAGATAACACTGACAAAAAATGGGCTTCGCTAAATATTGGCGTGGGTGGAAGAACACTAGCCGCTGCTGCTGCTGCTTGCGATCAAAACAATTACTCAATTTCAGGAAACGGTATTTCACCTTGTGTTATTAATGTTATTGCTCCTGCTCAAGGTGAAGGGGTTTTGAATGTATATAATGTAATGATGGGGATAAATGAAATAGCTAATGGAGCAACATTAGGTGCATTACAAACATCATTAACAACTCTTATAACATTTAGAAATAATCAAGGATTCGATTGTTATGTATATAGTATAACACCTGCTGCTGAATTAGATGGTTCTGAAGAATCTGTAAGATTAGCATTTAACGCTTGGTTACCGACAGTTGCAAACACTTTAGGATTTACATTTGTAAATGTGTGTGCAAATACAAATTTAAACAGTCAAGCTTCTAGTGCTAATACAACATATTTTACTGATGGTATACACTTAACGGATTTAACATGTACAAGTATAATTGGTCCGATGGGCGGAGCAGCAATAGTTGCAGATATTTAATAAATTTTTCAAAGTTTATACATTAAACATTTCTATCACTTTCTTCATATAACAAGCATGAAGAAAACATTACTCTTTCAACTAGCAGGTTCTTTAATCATGTTATCGTTTACATTAGTATTTCCTACGTATGCTATACAAATAGCACTCGCTACTATTATGGGATATTTATTAGAAATTATTTGGAATCAAGACCATAAATAATATGATAAATAAAGTAACATTCGTCTTAGATCGACCATTAATTTTATATTCTCCACCTACACCAGATTTAAATGTTGTAGACATATATGGTTTTAAATTTATTGAAGGGCACATACCTGCAAAAGTATTAGTATTACAAGATTTCGATGAACCTTTATTTACTTTAGGTCACTGTTTACATATAAATTTACAAAACAAATCTTTTGATTTCGATAATTGTCTATTTATTCAAAAATTTGACAATAAAACTATTATGCAATTTGAAAATTATTCAGATTCTTATGTAAATAATTTTCAAAATGATTAAACTTTTTTATAAGAACGCAATATAATAAGTAACACAAAACAAACAGCAATAAAAAGAATAAACAGCAAAACAAATGGCAACAAAACAAACAGAACAAAACGATGAATTATTCGGTGGCGGTAGTCAGGAACAATCATCTTGGTTAGACAAAAAACCAAAAAACGACGACGGACTTTTACGTCCAAAGTTAGAACAAGGTGAAAATGGAGTACGTGAATTAACAGTACGTATCTTACCAAATTTACAACGTAATGGCAAAGTAGGGCCAACAGCGATTGAAAAATCGATCATCTACGCAAAATTCCCAAACAATCCTGACCTTCAAGGTTATTTCGATTCTTTAAAAGGAGTTGGAAAAGAATGTCCTTTAACTAAGACATATTGGTTGTTGAAAAATTCAAAAAATCCAGCAGACAACGACAAAGCTGCATTAATTAACTCAAGCAAAAAATATTACGCTTATGTGTTAGTTACTGAAGATTCTCAGGTGCCTGACAATGAAGGTAAAATCTTTATCTTTCCTTTTGGATTCAAGATTTTTGAAAAAATCAAAGCGCAAGCAGAGAAAAAGAAAAATCCTTGCAAAGTAGAAGATTTAACTACAGGTAAAGATTTAACTCTTCGTATTAAAGAAGTTGGTGGTTTTTATAACTATGATACTTCGGAATTTGAAGAATCAGCACCTATTACGTTTGGTGGTAAACAATTGGAAGTTTCCAGCAATGGTAAAATTTCTACAGAAGAACGTAATCGCGTTACTGAATTTCTTTTCAGCCGTACTCACGAATTGGAAGAATTTGCAGCAAAAGATTGGACTCCTGAACAATACGACAAAGCAAACAAAATCATTGCTCTGTTAACAGGTACAGGTTACGATGCAACATCTAACATCGCTGATTCAAAACCAGCAGCTAAACCTTTAACATCTTCAAATGTTTTCGGTGATAACGACGATGACGATGAAGACGAAAAACCAGCAGCTAAAATGAAAGCAGCTACAAAATCTGAACCAGATGCTTCAACAGCAAAGAAAAAAGCGAAAGCTTTCTTCAATGACGAAGAAGAAGAAGGAGCATAACTCACTCACTAATACGATTTTTAAAGGTGGCAACGTAATGAAAATTATGTCAAACGATAAAACTAATAATTTTATCGCGGATCACTACTCGGTACAGTTATAATAGTCCTAAAGTATTAGTACGTAATAAAAACCATTCTACTCAAATTAGAATGGTTTTTTGTTTTAAACAAACCCAATTTATAGCCATATATATTTTAACATGAATAATATTAATGACATCTTAAATAAAACGTATCAGCGTATCGGATCAGCAAGTGGTGATACATTTTACGCTCAACAAATCGACGGAGAATTCGTAATTTTCAGTAATGGTGCAAGAATTAAATTGACAACATTACTAGCAGATTTCCAACCTATTAATAGTAATGGAACTGTAAACGAAAGTGTCCAAACAGTTAATACACCTGATGTAAATCCTGACACTTTCTTTAATTCAACGACACCTTTACCTCAAGTAAAAACAGTTGACCAATTAGTCGAACCCACAGTTGTGCCTTCAATGATTGATGGTAAACCTGCACTCAATACGCCAGTCACAAATCAATTAGGTGGATTAAATTTAACAGAAGATAATACACAACAGTCAGGACTTAATTTAACGAATACACCTCAAGCAGCTACACAAACAAATCGATTACCTGAATGGGATAGTTTTGATCGTGTAAAGAAAACAGAAGATGTTGAATTAAACGTAACAATCAATATTAGATTACCTAAAGCACGCCACATTGAATCAATTAATGATATGTACGAAACATCTTTCATTGCATATTTGGCTAAACAATACATGGCTGACCCAGGAAATATTCAAAAACAAATTCGTGAAGCAATTGAAGAATGGGTAGAAATTGAAATGAATGGTGGTAAACCTAAAAAGAAAAAAATTAGTAAAACTATTAAACCGAAAAAAAATAAAGGTTTAAATTTAGCACCCACACCTAAAACTGTAAAAACAGAAGATGTGCCAATTGTGCCTATTGGCGGTTCAGCTGCATCAATGTTTGGTCAAGAAATTGTAAAAGATGTTACAAAATTAGCAGTCATTGCAGAAGAAGAACAATACATTGCAGCAAAAAAATATTTCAGTAAATTAGAACCGAATCATAAAGATTATTACCGATTTGAAGGAATGATTAATTTATGGGAAGATGAAAATACAAAATAATTATGGAAATCAAAAAAGAATACGTAGTAGAAGCGAAACGCATTATCGTTCAGTATCACGAAACAATTGAAAACGTAACAAAATTCACGTTAAAATTAGAAGTTGCTAAATCAGAATTATTGAATATGCAAAGTGATGTTGAAAAATTACATACAAGTCCTGGAACAGATTTGTTGAAACATCAACAAACGTATGAGATTATGTTAAAGTACGAACGTACAATTTCAGAATTACATAAACTGTTACAACCTTATGTAGATGCATTGGAAAATATTAAAAAAGACAGTAAGGCACTCTATAAAGTCTTATTGGAAAAATATCCAATGTATGACGAAAAAGGATTACAGGAACAGTTATTTGCACAATTAGACGAAATGAAAAAGGAAAGTTAATTAACTTTCCTTTTTTTTATGTGTTCCAATCTGATCTAGGTTTAACTTGTCGTTCGGCTCCTTGATAACCTGAAGTTTTCACTTTTTCAAAAAAGCTTTTAATGAATTTAAAACATTCACGAGCATCTTTAAATTCTTTTACGTCTAATTCATTTTTATATCCTTCGTATTCAAGATACCAAACGTTATTACGATGATATGCTTGTGAAACTAATGCAGCATCTTCACTTACATCAAAACCTGTAGTACCAAAAGCAACTTCACCGTTTTCATCATTGTAAATATCCTTAAAATTAATATCGCCTTGATAAGGTTTACCATTAAATTGGTATAATTTTCCGTTTCTAATAATTGGACTGTAACCTCCATCGTATCCCATATCCATATAAGAAGCTTTTGGGTCAAGCTTTTTAACTTGTTCATGTAACCATAAAGCTCCCATTAAACCATTGTACTTAATTACTTCATCAACAAATTTTTGTTGATCAATAGGAATTGTGCCATTATTTGAAATAGCAGATAAACTTTCCTTTAAATAATCTTTAGGAAGTGAGTTGCGAAATTCGTTTATACTTGTTATCATAATTATATTACTGGTTCAGGTGCGTTTGTAGGAGGCGGTGGTAATTTATTTGTATTAGTTTTATTAACTAAATAAGTACAATATTCATCAATCGTTCTGTTTGGACCTAAATAAGATTCAAAACGATCTGAATCAATCATATTAAGTTCAAAAAATTCTATTAGTTCTGCAATTTTTTCAGCAGCATTTTCAGGTGTAACTGTATCTAAAATTGCATAATATTGGTCTTGAATTTCACCATCTTCAGGCATGTATTTATCCATCTTCCATTCAATTTCTGAAAAATCAATTTCACCTTCTTCGTCGTCTTCGTTATCTTCATCGAAATCATCATCATCAAAAGATTCTTTAATTTTTTTCAATTCACTCCATTTTCTTTTAGGAGTTTGATTATTTAAATAATCGCGAAATTCGTTTATTGTTGTTATCATAAGATTATATATTATTAAAGCGTATCAAAAAATCCGGGAATTACTGAAAATGTCTTCTTCGTAATATGACTTACGCCATATCCACTATGCCACATTACTTCGACCACAAAATGTGGGTCTACAAGCTTATTTACAGTGAAAGACGTACCCAAAGTAATATCGTATTGATAATCCTTCAAGATTTGTACATTTGGTAGAGAGTCTAAAGTAACTTGTAACCAATTGGCAGAAATCCCAGGCTCTTCATTTAATGCAATTGAACCCGTCGATTTATAAGTCGCACCATTGTGATATACAAAACTGTTAATCGTATACAATAAAGTACCATTCCATTCTTCTAAATAAAATGTACGAATATTATATTCGAACCAATCAACAGCAGCTGCTGCGAAAAATTTAATACTTATATCGTAGGTATCACTTCCCATTGTGATAGGTTGTAAATATCCTGTTGCTTCAAAATCTACAGGACACGCATATTCTTCAATTTTAAAACTACGTGTCATATAGTTTTCGTGCTTCATTATTAAATTCTGTTGCATTTGATATTTACCATTAATATCCAGAATTTTAGTACCCACAGGTAAAATATTTTCAGTTAACCATTTCTTTAATCCTAATAATTTAGTCTTTACTTCTTCTAAACTATAAGCTGAAATAAAATTACCTTCAGTATCAGTAATACGATAATTTAAACTAAATAGATTTGTTTTACGATAACCTTCATTACGTAAGTTTTCAAATGCTAAATTACTATATTGATAACCTTGAGTTGTTTTATCTAATAGTTGTAACAATTCCATATTAAATATCTGACCAAATTTCTTAGATTCAGGATTAATATTTTGGAAATATTCAGTAAATGATAAATCATTAAAGCCAAAGAAATTAATTGCTTGAATTACTGATTTATATGCACTTAAATTATTAAAAATTTCAGGATATATTTCTAATAATTCCTTACGTTTACGATTCATGAATATCCAATCAATACCTTGTTCATTAATATCGACTGATTTGAAAATATAAAAGTCTTGTAATTTTAAAATATTTAAGTTACGATTATTGATAGCAATTTTAAAACGTTCATCTTCTTGTTCACTTTCACCATAAACATCTAAGTAACATACTATTTTAGGTGCTACTGTCATTGTCACTTTTAAAGTTCTAAATTCAAATAAAGAATTACCAAATTCGTCATAATAAGGTAATGTCGTTTTTGATACTTTCTTTACACTTATTTCTTCTTTCACATTAGCTGTAAAATAAATACGGGTTAATGTTACTTCTTGTATAACGTATTTTAATCCTGCATTATCTAATGTTGCAATTTTTTTATCGTCACTATTTATATCTTCAGCAGTAAATTGAATAATTTGTTGAGGTTTAAATCCTTGTTGTAAGAAATTTAATCCCATAATATTTTGTATTTCAACGTAATTTTCTTTAAATATCCACAATTCATCAGCTGATACTACTGTATCATCTTCTGTTACAGGGTCACCACCATTTGTACCTACGACATTACTTGATGTTGCATCATAACTTACATCTTCGATCATTGATAGATATAATCTGGCTTTTGACCATGATTCGTAAGTTGCGTTATAACCCATAAAAACTTGTAAAGGCGAAGGCTCCATTGATAAATCTTCTGATTCATCTGTGAAAGGTAATTCGTATTCAATTATATCAAATACTGTTTGTTGTTTTGTGGGTTCAGCGATATATTTGAGTTCCTTGTTAGGCTCTTTAATTAATTTTAATTCTGTTTCACCATTATCACCACATAAAGGTTTTACTCCACTATATTCAGGAAATCCGTCACTCCAAGGTTGTAATTGGTTACCTGAAAAATCGTATAAGAAAAAGTCGTTAATCTGTGTACTTTTCCAACTCCAACTTAATTTAACTTTATTGTTAATGTCTTGCAATCCATTTTTAGGAAAACGTATAAAATAATCTGAAATAATATTAATTGTTTTATAACCTACGCCTGATGGGTCATTCCAAAATGCACCTTGATATGATAAATGTATTGTATCTGCTTTCAGACCTAATATGTTATAAGATTTATTTTGAGGTAACTTTGTTGCACCTGAAATTGAAATCTTTTGGCCTGTTGAATAAAAATCTAAAAAGTTATATGTTCCACTATTTACTTTAATTTCGTTTGCACTAATTAAACTTCCTTGCGAATTAGTAGCAAATAATGTTTCATAGACTGATAAATCACCTGATTTAGGAATGTAACCTATATTATAAGTTATATCGAACTCCATCAGTGGGTCTACTATGTCAAATGATATTAAATTACTTACATTCGAAACAATAATTCCAAACGTTTTTAATAAATTTTTATAACTTGTAACCCAATTGCCTACAGTTGTTGCATCATTCGTATTAAATGGTACAACATAGTCGACACCATTGATTGTAATTAATAATTGAGATTTAATATTGTTAAATTCAATATCTTTATACTTAATATAAAATACAGCACTATCACCCATATCCATATCCATAATAATAGAAATGTTAGGATATTGTGCAGCAACAGTCAATGTGTCATTAGCAGCATTAGTAGTCGATAAAGTTAAATCAATTCCTAATAAAGATAAATTAGCTTGATGTGCTGTAATGAAATCAGTAGTTGTGTTACTGATTGTAGTATCGAAATCAACATCGTATCTTTTACCATTAATAATTATATTTAAACCAAAATCATCAATCGTTGAAAAAATTATCTTGCGACTAAATATTGTGCTATCCTTTGTTTGATGTTGTTCAGAAGTTAATTCTTCTTTAACATATAAAGGAGTAACTTCATATACATATCCGGGTATTGTGTATTGAGTAACAGTAACACCTGTAATTTTTTGTACTTTAAGTGTAGTAAAGTTATCAGTATAATCAGAAGTAATTAATAATTCGTCAGTATCTTTTAAATATTCTAATCTAGCTCCACCTGGTAACGAATTTAAAATGTCATTATATTGATTAACAATACTCCAATAAGTTAAAGGTAATGAATATGTATTGTTATTATCTAATAAAATATCTTGAGTAATAATAAATTTGTTAGTTGCTAAAAATAAATAACAATCAACAGTTTGATTTAATAATGAAGTTGAATTGACAGTAATTACATTGGTAGTAAAATCTAATGCTGTAATTGTCAATGTTGCTTGATTTAATGCGTTAACAGAAGCAGATTTAATTTGAGCTACAATTGTATCACCCACTTTTAAAAATTTAGGAATATACGTTACAGTAATTGTATCATTACCAAATCCACTTTCAGTAAAGGTTGTATTGCCATTGTGTAATAAGATACGGCTAGTTTTAAATTCAAATTCTAAATTTAATTTATCACCTGCAACAGGAGAAAAAACGTTTGGAGCTAATTTTGTATAAAAACGAAATCGTGTCTTTGCAACATTATTAATTGTATATACTCCTGTGTTATCACTACTATTAACTAAAGAAATCTTTTTATCAGTATATAATTTAGCGTTCAAGGATGTTTCATTCCATGTAGGTTCAGGATTGTCTACAGCTGAGTTTTGATTCGCTGAAACGTTATTTAAAGGTAATGAAGTTGAAATACCTGAAACTTGATAGGACTGTTGTACTTCAATAACATTCATGGGTGTAATTTTTTTACTAGGACCCGCAGTAAATGCAGCTAATGCGCTATTGTTAGTTGTATCTGTAACAACCAATACGCGACCCGGTTCAACTGCTAAAATTTTACGAGCATTAATTTCGGATGAAATTGTTGTATCGAAATCTGTACCGTGATATGAATTTAATCCTTCAAAATATATCCACATTCCTGTGTAATAATATTTTTCAATATCTGTTGCATAAATCCATTTGGTTTTATAAGCTGAAGATAAATTAACTACTTGGATGTTAGTAATTAAGAGTGAAGGTGCATTGTATTTAGGATATGTAATGAAACCATTTGTGTTAAAGACTTGAAATCTGTTTAATTCTGCTTGAAAGGTACTATTAGTACCAGGTACTTTTTCGAATAAATAAATACCTTGAGTTTTAAAAGTATCGATACTGTTACGGTCAAAATATATGCTACCGTTTAGCATATCACGACTTTCATCGTAATTTAAGTTCATTTGATACCCTTCTTTGTTGAAGAATAATAAGTCTTTTACATCCATGCTTTATATATTAGATAAGTAATATCCAGTATAAATTTTGAATGTTTTAGTCTTCTTGATCGTGTTTTTGTTTATTTTTCAACCAATTGTGTAAAGTTTCATTAGCTTTCACACTGTAAAAATGTTTCTTAGGTGTATTAAATAACCAATCGCAATTGGTTGCATCGATTACGTCAGCTTGGATGAATTTTACTTTAGCAGCTAATTGTCTATTGACTTTAGATTCACCTGCAATCACCCAGTATTTATCATGATATTTTAAAAGTTGAGGTAAATTTTGAACCATGAAATCAGAAGCATCTAAACTAAATTTGGGTGCGACGATGAATTTTGTTTTCACATCTTGTAATTCAAAATCCTCTCCTGCACGCTGAATACGATCAACAATCGTTTTACTGTCTAAACCGAAAGGTGGGACATTATCAGTGTAGTTTCTAAATTCAAATAAGGAAAGAATCATACTTTATATATTAAAATCCTTTAAACTTTCAGGATAAAGATCAATATAACTTAAAAACTTAGTAAAAATGGGATATAAATCAACTGATCCGTGCTTACAAAAAGCTTTCGACGATGAAAGATTATTCGTTTTAATGACTCGTGATATTACTTCACCAAAAGTTGTATGCGAATGGATTAAACAAAACATTGATATTCAACCTAAAGAAAAACTTTTAGAAGCATTAGAATGTGCCATTGAAATGAGTCGCCGATTCCGTGAAATGAATGATCGTAAAGAAACGATTAAAAATAAACCTACAAAGTTTTTCGATGAAACAGAATCAGAATCCAAAATATAATGATTACATAATCATAAGTAGTTATAATAGAGAATACGTTGTCAAAACAGTTAAAGAATATTTAGCAAAAGGTTACGAACCTTTAGGTTCACCCTTTTCTTTAGGAACTTCAAGTGATATGCATCAAGCATTAATATTACCTATTCATGAAAAAGAAATATGAAATAATTTGTCATAACGAACGTGAATCATTTGACAAAATAATTACAACTTATTTAAATAGAGGTTGGGAATTAGTAGGGAGTTTAAATATGACAATTGCTCCCAGTGGAACAGCATATTTTTCACAAGCAGTAATTAAAGAAACAGAAAATTAATGATAGCACAGAAACATAAAATATATTTAAAAATGGCACGTGATTATTCACAGATGTCAAAGTGTCGCAAAATTAAAGTAGGTTGTATGATTGTTAACAATGGACGAATCGTATCAACCGGAGTCAATGGTACTCCTAAAGGAACTTGTAATTGCACAGATCATTTTTATAACTATAACGATGAACAATTTGCAGCTGCACATAGTGCTTGGAGTACTGAACATGAAGTACATGCTGAAATGAATGCACTGTTATATGCAGCTAAAAGCAATGTTGAAGTAACTAGTGATTGTATTTTGTATTGTACTCACGAACCGTGCAATAATTGTTTAAAACATATTGCAGTTACAGGTATCAAGCAAATCTATTACATTGAAAAATATTATAATAATACAGCTGACAACAAATACAAAATCAACATCACTCAATTAGAGATTGACGAGGACCCAAGTAAAGATATGGACCCTAAAGAAATTGAATTGATTGAACAACTAACAAAAAATGGTAGTTTAGATTCATTATTTGATATTGTTAATGAAAAGTTGCCGTTAAACGTTGACCCAGATTTTTTCGGACATATTCGTGGTAAGTATCAGTTATCGCAACCTATTCCTATAATTTTAAATGGCAGAAGAATATTTTACGAATACGGCACAGTAACATTAAACGAATTAATTAAACTGTGTGAATTTCCTTTGACTGAAGAAAATCGTAAATATTATCGTGCAGATTATCGTAAAAATACAGAAGAAGAGTTTAAAGACATACCTTCAAATAAATGTTTGATATTACAAAATGAAATGCAAATAAGATGTTCAGGTGCAACTCCAGTATAAATGGCACGCCAAAAAGATATAATACAAGAAACTTTAAATTCTTTAGAAAAGGAAGAATTGAGATTATTTCATTCGTATAATCGGCATGCGTCATCTCAATTCAAATTAGATATTCTGAATAATTTAGTTCAAGTTATTAATAAAATAGAAATTTTAAAAACAATAAACAAATGAAAATATTAACAGAGGAAGAATTAGATCATTTCAGTGGCAAACGAAATCATTGGTGTATTGTAACTTATATGGGTAGTTACACACCTTTTTATTATATGGGTTGGTTTGGAGAAGGAAAACCAGCAGTTACTATTGATTTTAATAAGGCATTAAAGTGCCATTCCAAAATTGCAGCTAACATTGTGCTTGAAGGTTTAAAATCATGTTCAGGATTTGATTGTAGTGATTATAAAGTTGAAGATCATGCCTGGTTCGGTGCTGATATTGAAATGGAAGTACGTTCGAAAGGTAGAGAAGGAAAAGAACTTTAAACTATTTACTTTAATAAGCATATAATAGTAACTCTTAATACAAATTATTTAACAAAATCAAAACAATGGACAACATTCATGTAACTCCTCCAACTGAGGAAACAACAGAAATCGTATGTATCTTGGACCGTTCAGGTTCCATGCAGCATTTGACTACATCAACAATCGAAGGTTATAATACCTTTTTAAAAGATCAAAAAGCACTTTCAGGTAAAGCAAATTGGACATTATGTTTGTTCGATGGTGGTAATTATGGTTGGAAACCTGATCATAAACCTTACGAAATTATTCATGCAAGTGTAGATATTCATTCAGTTCCTGAATTAACGAATGAAGTATACAACCCAAATGGTGGAACTGCCTTGATTGATGCAGTATGTAATACAATTAATCAAGTATACGAACGTGTAAAAAACGATCCGAATGCTAAAGTAATCGTAATGATAATTACTGACGGTGCAGAAAATGAATCGAAAGAATTTAAAATCGAGCAAATGAAAGACATGGTGAAAGAACGTGAGGAAAAAGACAAATGGGCGTTTTTATTCTTAGGTGCTAATATCGATGCATTCAGTGCAGGTCATAATTATGGTATCAGTAAAGGAAAAACAATGGCATTTAGCGCAAATACTGCGGGAATGAATGCTGTGTACTCCAATCTTTCTGCATCAACTAAAATGTACCGTAGCTTCAGTAAACAAGATTTAATGGACGATGTTGTGAATACAGATAATTTAATTGCTGACAACGGCGAAGCAAAAGAAGAAGATTTAAATAAATAATAACATGTGCGGGAATTGTGAATACGAACGCAAAGAATTTTTCAAAATGGAATTAAACGCAATAGAAATAAAAAAAGATTTGTATAAAAACAAATCAGTAGCAACTTTACATCGCTACGAATCAGGTAACTTATGGTATCGGATTCAAACTTCATTTGGAAATTTTGAATTTCCTATCTCTGTAACTCAAACAGATAATGTTATACATACTATCAGTATTACAGTTACAAAAGAAGGTACTAATACAGGTGAAATGAAAACATACGATTTACATGCAAAAGAAACGAAATTGAGTGCTGAAATGATAGTAAATGTTTAACTGACAATGATTTTTTATATTGGGTTGAAGAACGAAAATATAAATTTCATCATGGCGGTTGGTATTTAGGTGGACAAAGTGTAAGTCATATCAGAACATTTCAAAAATTATACGAAAAATATATCGATGAACAAGAACACAAAAAATGGGACACCTTCATACGAGGATTTGGCCAAAGTAATGGGCGAAATTCGTAAAAAGCACAGCGTTAAAGTAATAATTCCACATAATCCTTTAGGTTATAGTGACGAATACAATAAAAAATTAGATCAACAAGCACGACAAACTCATAATGGAATTGTCATTGTTGATCATATAATCTTATTAAAATAATGGTAACAGAATTTAAACCACCACACAAAGAAACATATTCATCTGACAAAAAATACATAAAATTATTTTTGGCAGGTTCAATTGAAATGGGTAAAGCCGATGATTGGCAAAATGCTGTTGTAGAAGCATTAAAACACCGAATTAAAAACCCAGATTTTGAAATTTGTATATTTAATCCACGAAGAGAAAATTGGGATTCTAATTGGGAACAATCAATCGACAATCAACCTTTTAAAGATCAAGTTCAATGGGAATTATCTCATATTGATCGTTCAAAAATACTTGCTTTTTATTTTCAACCGGGAACAATATCTCCTATTTCTTTATATGAATTAGGAGTTGCATCAGTTTCAAGTTTCGGAAATAAAAAAGATGTAATTATTTTGTGTCCTGAAGGTTATCATCGTAAAGGAAATGTCGATGTATCAGCTGAATGGTACAATATGCAACTTACAAAAGATTTTGAAGATTTTATCAATCACATTGAAGCAGCAATTCTTCATGAAATAAATCAAATTAAAACTTTTGGATATAACAAAAATGCCGATCAAATTTGATCGGCATTTATTTTGTTGTTGTTTAAATTAATTTATTTTAAATCATTTACATATTTAGTAATTACTTCCAAGTAATTGTGACCGAATCCTTTATTGTTACTATGAATATGATTTAAAAAATCCACGATCGGTTTTACTTCACCACCGTATAAAGATTCTTCAAACATGTATAAAATTTCATTAGGGTCGTAAGTTCCTAAAGTATTAACTGCACTTCTAATAACTTGTTCGTTACGTTTTAATGCTTTTAAAACTGTAGATTTTAAATTTGCATTGGTATCAACTTTCGTAAGTGTACCAACAATGTGACTATTAAGACCTAATTGAAACTTTACATATTCAACAGAACATTTTGCGGATTGTTGATTGGGTCTGTCAAGTTTCACAGGATTTTTATGACAACCTGGGTCGATTCCTGCAATGATAAATGTTTCCATTTTTTTACCTTTACCTTTTGCAGTAAATTGTTTTCCTAATAAACCAGGTAAACCGTATTGCGCCATTAATTTTTCTTGTGCTTCAATAACTCCTTTAGGTTTTTCAATTTGTTGTACTTCAACTTTTACGGAACAGCTTCCTAAAGCTGTATAAGAAATTCCACCACCTTGCATTTTCAAATTATACTTTGTTGCAACACTCTGCACAGCTGCTTCAATTTCTTTACGTAAAATTTCTAAATCGATTTTGCTACTTAAATTTAAATTTTCCATTTTGTTTTGTTTTAAGGTTAATATTGATTGACACTACATAATTAATCATTTTATTTGACATAATGACCCATATCCCTATATAAAGGCATGTTAAAAGTTGCTATAATAAAGTAACTTATTGGTAATCAATCAGTTAGAAAATAAACATTTTTTATGACATAAAAAATGTTTAATTATGTAGTTGTCAATCAATAACTTACTATTATGTTTAAAGAAACAATTTACACCACAGCTATTTTTAATGAAATCAGGGACGTTGTTCGTCGTCATATTCTCATTAACGCAAAAGCAGGTTCAGGTAAAACAACAACAATTATTCGTTCGTTGGAATTAATACCTCATAATGAACCAACAATATTTTTAGCTTTTAATAAAGCAATCGCGGATGACATTCGTGCAAAAATTCAACCTTTGAATTTAAATCATGTAGAAGTTGCTACTCTGCACAGTTGTGGTTTTCGTCAAATACGTAAACAATACAGTAATGTAACAATCAACAAAAATAAAATATCCAAAATTTTAATGCAAGCCAAATTAACTTGGACGGATGTTTTACCTGAAGAAATTGATTCATATTGTAGTAGAGTTGAAAGGTTGGTTGATATGTTTCGTTTTGCAATGCCACAATCAAGGGAACATGTTCTTGAACTTTGTGAAAAACATGAAATTGAATTATTCAACGGAGAAATTGAACGCGCAAAAGCAATTTTAATTGCATCCAATTCAAACACAAAGGAAATTGATTATATGGATATGATTTATTTCCCTGCACACAAGGACATGCGTATTACTAAATACAAAAACGTATTTGTTGATGAGTGCCAAGATTTAAATGCTGCACAACATAAATTATTAGAAAAATTGATCGACCCAAATGGTGGACGATTAATTGCTGTTGGTGACCCAAATCAAAGTATTTATGGATTCGCTGGTGCCGATGTTGATTCATTCGACCGTCTTCGTAATTTGTTTCCTAACACTGTGGAATTACCTTTATCCTTTTCTTATCGTTGTCCAATCGCAGTTGTGGAACACGCACAACAAATCGTTGCCGATATTTTACCTGCACCTAACGCTAAACAAGGAATTGTTCGTTCAGGTAGTTATAAGGAAATAGTTAGTGGTGATTTTATTCTTTGTCGTAACACTCGTCCTTTAGTTTCATTATGTATGAAATTTTTATCCGAAAGTAAAAAAGCAACGATTAAAGGTGCTGATATTGGACAACAAATGGTGAACATGATTAAAAATACCAAAACAAAAACCAACGAGGCTTTATTTAATCGTTTTCAACGCGATTTGGATAAATTAATCGAAAAAATGAGAAAAGCATATCCGCATAAGGATGCTGAAAAAATGGTGCAGGTTGTAAATCTTCAGGATAAAATCGGTGCTTTAAAAGCTATCGCACAAGAATGTAAAACTACAAATCCTCAGGAAGTTATTGATACTATTTATAGTATCTTCACTGACAACGTTGAAGGTATTGTACTTTCAACTATGCACAAATCAAAAGGTTTGGAAGCAAAAAATGTTTTCATCATTGAACCACAACTTTGTCCTGCACCTTACGCTAAACAACCATGGCAACAAGCCCAGGAACAAAATTTAATGTACGTTGCAAGGACACGTGCTAAGGAACAATTAATTTATGTTCACGATTGGACAGCGGATGAAACTAAAAAGAAAAACTTAACTGAGAAATTAATATCAATGAATTTACTTAACGAAGAAGCAGCATAATGAAATACGAAGGAAATAAACAAGATTTAGTAAGCTTTATTGCAGAACGTCTTACAGGTGAATTTTATATTATAAAATTCGAAAATAACAGTTATGATTTATCTGGGAAAGGTAAATACATTTATACTTCAATTAAAAAAGCTACAAAGGCAATTGAATATGTAATGTATTGCAATTTTTGTCAAGGTCATTATTGGCATAAAGGTAAAAAGAATACATTTGAAAAAGAACAAGGTTGGATGAGAAATTCAGGTAAAGTTGACATGTCTAAAAACGAATTTCAACAAATGGCCAAAGATTTAACCAAACAGCTTTTAAGTGATAAAATATTTACAATTGAAAAAATAAACCTCTAAAACAAAAAATCATGATAGCAATAATCGTAACAATCGTTTGGACCATAGGTTCAGTATTCTTTTTAGCACTCACATATTTCTTTGATGGTGCCTGGAAAAAAGAAATGAAAATGCCTTTGAAATACATCCTCAAAGTAATCGGATGGCCTTTTTATGTCCTTTACAGGATATTCAGTAAATGGTTATTCAAATATTTTAGAAACGGTTATTACCGTAAATAAATAAAACATTTGATAGTTACAGAGCCCAGATTTATCTGGGCTTTTTTCATTTATAAGTAATTAATCTTATAATTGTAATATCAAATCAAAACAAACATGTTAAAAAGTGAAGTAAAAACAAAACTCGCGGCAGTAAAAAAAGCTATCGCTGAAATCGAAAGCAACGAAGATGAAGTAGTCGCTTACGCAACAAGTAATAAACATTTGCCGAGTGTGGGTTATATCCACGAAATCGTTTCCTATACGGAACTCGCAAAAGCACACAATGAAATCACCAAGAAATCAAACAACGATTTATCTGCTTCAGCGAAAGCATTGGGATTAACTGATGATGAACAACCTGAAGAAACTGTGAAAATTTTAGGCTTCAAACCTAAAACATGGTTCAGCGACATCAACAAACGTTTAAACGAACTCCGCACCAAACATAAATTGGAAAAACTTAAAGCAGCCGAAGCGACTTTATCGAAACACTTATCCAGTGACGATAAATTCGAAATGGACACTGACGGCATCGACGCTTTATTAGTATAAATACTTCGCCTCCATGTTGGCTTCCAAAGGATCGCATTCTGTAAAAGGTTTGCGGTCCTCTTATTTATTTTCATGGCAGTAACTTCCAAAGCCGATGTAGAGTACTTTAAATTACCTAAAGACTTTGCATCACTTCATAATTTAAAGGATTTAATTCAATATCGGCAAACGACTTTAGAAATTGAAAAAAATCTTAAACAGTACGAAAAGAATCTCATTAAATATACTGAAACTTATTTTACTTCGTATACAATGAATATTGACGAAGTACTGTTGTATGTTGAAGATATTGAACAGTATCGTGTATGTTTACACGGTAATGATATTGCTTTATGTACTAAACAAAATTGGAAACACAAAGGTGGCGATGGTAAACCATATACACATAGATATAAAAGTATTGAATGTTTACAAAATGTAATTAAGCTTTACAAAAAATACATCGACAAAAATCATAAATTGTTTTTAGTCGATACAGTCAACAAAAAAGTCGAAATTTGTTATTGGTTAATACCTCAACCCGAACCTAAAAAAATAACAAAGAAAGAATATTTAGAAAAAAGTGGTTCGTTTTTTGAATATGAAGGTTATGATGATTCAAAAATAATGTTTAATCAGCGTGAAGCTGATTCTGACGAAGATATACTTGACCCTAGTTATACAGGTTCGTCATTTTATCCTCATGGTTATACTTATAAAGTAAAATCAATTAAAGGTAAAAATATTTTAGAAGTTACAGCAGATTTTTACAGAGAATATAGCGCATACGAAAGTAAAAGTAATGGTTTTGGTGGTAGAATGACTACACGTTCAGCACACGGCAAAGACACTCATCATTTTTGTATGGACACCAATAAATATTTAGGTTTTCAATCTAAATTAAGTAGTTATGGTGAAGAAGATAAATCAAAAGGTATTTATTATGGAAGGGATTAATTTAAAGAAAGAAAAAAGCATAATTTTACCTAAAAGTAAAAAAGCTATCGTTAAAAAGGGAATTAATGTTGACGAAAAATCCATCCAATTACCTTCTGACTTTGATTCGTTACTTGATATAAGAGATTTTGGTAAAACTTATAAGCAAGTTATTTCTTTTATTAATAATATTAAAGAGTTTCAAAACGAATATTTAGAAAATATGATAAAATCTAAGGATGAAGTATTACAATTCATCCCTGAAAATCATTTAGATAAATACAATGTTTATTTACAAGACAAATTACTTTGTAAATGGAATGATTTAGACATTAAAAATGTACAAAATAATATTGTTGATCAGTTACGACAAGAAAGAATCTACTATCGTAGGCACTATGCAATTGAATTAGTAGGATTAATTTCTCAAAATGATAAAATATTTTTAATTGATACTGTAAATAAAAAAATACAATTATGTTTATGGTATCGACATAGTCACAGAGAAACAATTCAGGGTTGGATGTATGGTTATTTTTGTAACTTAGAATATTTAAGAGATTGTTATAGTTTTGATATTTTGCCTGAAGAAGATTTGTTTCGTATCTCAGTAAAATTAAGACGTAATGGTTTAACAAGTGCTTCAGATATTGATGCATATAGAAAACAAGTGCCATATTTTGAATCTGACCGTCTATATGGAATAGGAAGTAATGGTGGAAATGAAGTTTACGATTTTTGTATGAAAACAAATACATTTAAAGGATATAATGAAAAAGAAAGTCAATACAGTTGGAGCAGCAGCTACAGAACGTTTAAATACTAGTGAAGTAAAATTCATTTCAATTCCCACAGATTTTCATTCACTTCACGATTTGAAAGAACTGATAGGTAATTATGATTTAGTGACTCGTCTTACTGCAGCATTAAATAATTACAATGCTCATTATTTAGATTCGTATTTAATGAATATGGATGAAGTTTTGCAATATATTCCTGAATCTGAATGGCCCTTGTATACAATTCATGTGCGAGGCAGTATATCTAATGTTTGTAAAAGCCAAGACTTTACTTTGCAATATTTAGAAAAAATACAAAAAACAAAGAAACTAGAATACGATTTTGAAAGGGAAACTTTAAAAGAACTCAATCTTTGTATAAAAATGAATTATACAAGATTTAAAATAATCCCTCATCAGAAAGATATTGATCATCATAATAAATATTGGTTGAAAGAAAAAGGTCCTTTTCAACCTAGTTATTTTTATCAATTTCCTATTGATCAATCATTACTTAGATTTTTCAATTGTAAATACGAAAAAAGGGATAAAACAGAAAAAATAATGTTAATTGATACTATCAACAAAATTGTTGAAGTGTGTCCATGGGCAGCTAAGAAAAAATTTGAAACAGATACATTCACCAAACAAGAATTTACTTTAGATAAAGATAAAAATTTAACACTGAAACAACATTATACAGTTGATGATCATTATACTATTGGTGGTGTTTGGATTAATGGTAGAGCTAACGGATATTTAAGTGGAGGACAATCCTTTCCATATACAAGAAACGGATATGAAATGTATAAATTTTGTACACGCACTAATAAATTTTTAGGATATGAATTTGGTGCAGAAGATAAACGTAAAGAATGGCAAGCTTATAAAAATGCATGGTAAAATATGAATTATACAAGACACATAGTAGCTGACATGGACGAATCAATGATACAATGTTGTATTATTTGTGGCAAAGTGATAAACGATTATCGTAACGTGATGGTCAGTCCACCTACAACAAAACTTGAAGGTTATGCAGCTGGTGAAATTTATCAGTCAGGTTATAATCCAGAACACACAACAACTATTCCACCCAAAAACGTAACAATCAATCATTGTAAATGAGTAAGAATAATTTAAGAAATATCGTTATTGATGATTTACAATTCAAATGGATTGTAGATGTTAAGGACAACGGTACATATTTACGTGTATTTATACAACCTAGTAAAGAATGTATCATCAATAAGCAAATATTAAATGAAAAACTGCCTATCACACCTAGTTTAGTTAAGAATGAAATCATGTCGAATTTGTACGGGTGTGAAGGTGGTAATCATGACATTGTTCCTATGTTAGGTTACGAAAATTCTTTCATTGGTGAAGAATGTCGCCAATGTGGTGCAAAATTTAATAACAGAGGTGAAAGGATTAATTAAAATATTTATACTTCTTTGTTTTACATGTCAAGGTCAACAAGATTCGATTCGTCGACCTATCACGTTAAACTTACAACTTGTACAAGAATATGAAGATACTAAACAATGTGGTTTTGTTTTATCAGGTGTAGGTTTTTTATTTACAGGTTATGGAGTTTATAGTAAACAATTCATCCCAATTACTTTCGGTTCAATTATCTGCGGCTCAGGTATTTTTATATTCACTTACAATCACAACAAATTTAAAAAATATTTACAATGGATAAAAAAGAATTAGAAACAGAATTAGAAGTAATTCAAAAAGCTTTGGACAAATATTCTGATGTCGAAAAGCAAATAAATGAATTGAAGAAAAAGAAAGCAGCTATCAAAAAAGAACTCAATAAATTAACTGAAAAGGATTTAACCTTTGAACAGAAATTCATCAAATTTCTAAATAAAAAAGGTGGAGTTGAAGAAGATTACGTACCAGGTGATCATAATGGTTTACCTAAGTTTGGTAAATTAATGACTGCTATTGATTCTGATTTTCATCGTCATGAAACAATACATATTAAAAACGATAATCCTTTTTGTGATGTGTGGGACATTGTTACATACAACAATGAAATGACAGTTGAAAGTTTTAACGGTCAATATTATGCTAAAGTAACAAAAGAATTAGTAATGGAAGCAGCTGAAGAAGTTATGAATCACAATCTGAAATCTTTTAGATACGACTGGTAATTAAAAATAAAAAGCATATAATTGTATCATGGCCGTTAAACCTATAAGTCCCAAAGAAATCATTGTCGATTTAGACAAAATTATACCTGAAGCAGTTATTCAGGCAGTGAATAATTTGCTGAAGGAGAAATATCGTGGAGGTACTGTAACGTTACAACAAAAAGAAATCACAGCTGCAATCCGTAAAATCGATAAAAAATTGACTAATGAAATTTTGTTTGATAAACATTATATGGATTTTGAACCTATTTTTAATAAAGCAGGTTGGAAAGTAACTTATGACAAACCAGGTTGGGACGAAGATTACGAACCACATTACGATTTTAAACCTATCAAATAATGAAAAAACGTAGCAAAATATCTTTCTTACCTATTAATATGTTTTGGTGTATCAATGATTTTTGTACAGCATTTTTTGTATGTTCTTTTTTCTTTACTAATACACAATCACTTATCATTGGAATATTGCACTATCTAAATAATATTAGAAATCAAGTTGATTTAGATTATTTAAAAGACAAAAACGATTTAAAATAATGGATAAAAAATTATTTGATAGAATTTCTGATACAGAAATTTATAAGTTCTTAAATGAACATAAAAACAAAACAGGTTGGGAATTTCGTTTAGAACTTTTAAATCGTTCGAAAGAAGATATTCACGACATATTAGATTTTAAATATCAGGATATGATTCATGAATGGCGTCAAGCATTATTTACTGCGCAGGACGAGGTAAAACAATTGAAAAATAAGATTATTAAACTCGAATCGCAACCTGGTCATGAAACTGATTGGGAAGCATCTCATTAGTTTTCATACTTAATTTATTAAGCATATAATTGTTGTATAACATAAACTATACAACAACATGGAAATCACACTTAACAAAAACGGCTTTCACCGTAAACTCCAAACATTCTGTTTTGGAAAGAACTGCCCACTGTATCAATCTTTTTGTCCCTATTTTTGGTTGACAATTTTCAGTGGAATTATCACATTCATTATTCCTATTGTTCCATTGATTTATGTAATTAAATACATATTAATGGGTTTAATGTGGTGCATGGAAGGTTTAGGAAATGCATTCGAAAAACATATCTGTGAACCTTTGATGAAAAGCAAAGCTTTGAACATGGATAAAGACGAACTTTTAATGTCGTGGTTTTCCAATAGCAATTGGGACGATTATAATTTTTGGTACTACGAATATTTTGATCGTAAAAAATTAAATAAAAACAGTGAAGTTCGTTCTAAGAAATTCGAAATATGGAAAGCCAATAATCCTAATTGGGAAACACTTTTACAGGACTATAAAGAAAAACGTCGTTTATTTCATATCGAACAAGAAGCAGAAAAGGAACGTTTACGTAATCAAATCGAAGAAGAACGAATCATTGAAGAAAAACGAAATGCTCGTAAAAAACAATTACGTCAACAAGCATTCACTTCAATTGTTAAATATACAAAATGGTTAGCATTTGTAATCGCAGCAGCAGTTGTTTGTTTAATCGGGTACGGTGCTTATAACTTATATTTATACATTGCAGATCATTTCTATTTGGATAAATTAATTGCAGGATTAAAATTCGCCGGTGTATTAATTTCAATAATTGGTGTTGCTGCGCTAATAATTTACATCCTCGCAAAAATGTTTAAATCTGTCACCTGTAAAGCTGCTTGCTTTTTATGTGGTCGTGAATGGAAATGGTTAAAGACACTTGGAACATATATCGGTAAATTCTTTATTGGTTTAGGTAACATCATTTCGTTTTTATGGAATGGAATTATTATGTTCAAAAAGGAATACTGCCCAGGAATTAACTGGAAATAATTTACTTACTACGAAAGGAGCTGTTTAACAGCTCCTTTTTTATTTGCAATAAGAATATATGAAAGAATTTTCTAACCTTAAAAAGGAAATAGAATTTGAAAAGTATGTGAGTACTGAACTTGATCTTACTCGTCATACAAATCATCATCGCAAAAACTTCATTAGTTGTGGTAGTGCTGCACTGGGTTTATTGCTAAATAAAAATCCTTTGTTATTGGATAAAGTATGTAAGGATGCACATAAAGGTTGGTACACAACTCAAGTAATTCAATATTTGAAATCCCAAAATTGTAAAGTAATACAATTATCTAAAGATGATGTGCTACCTAAATTTAATCATTTATATAATCCTATCACTTCGGATCATGTGCTATTAATTAATAGTCGTGTAAATAAAAACGAAAACTCAATGTTCGTAATTCATAATAATGTTATTTGGCACAATTACAATTCAGAACAAATACCTCCATTATTTTTTATCAACAAACCTACACAGGATGTTTTATTAGTTCATCATCCAAAATGGAAATTAAGAACTTCACGTCCACAAAAACTATTATACGTAAACGCGTACAGTACTGCTTCATAGTATATATAAGCACGAATAAAACTATGATTTAATCCCAGGCTCGTAGGTGATTGTAAGTTTAATTCGTTGATAGTCAACAAGTTAGAGTTTTTTATAGTAAATAAATTTTTTAGTTACATTAAAAATGATTAATTATGTAGTGTCAACCAATACAAACTTAAAACTTATAAATCATGGCAAAAGGAAACTCACAAAAAAAATCTACAGAAGCTGCACCGGAAATGGATGCAATGCAAGCGTTAATGTCAATTTCGCAAGTAACTGACACCAAAGCTGGAAAAAAGGACGAACACAAAACCATTCAGGTACGTTCCGAAGAAGTTACAAAAGCAATTAACGATTATTCACAGGCACAAAAGGACATCGCCGATGCTGAACAACGTAAAGCTGCTGCGGAAGAAATCATTAAGCCTTACGGTTTAAAAGCATTTATCGCGGATGTGAAAAATGGTTTTAAAGCTGACCGTAGTTTTATCCTTGCAAATTCATTGAAAGGTTTAATGTATATCATCATGGATGGTTACAAAAAAGCTGGCCTGGATAAAGATCGTATCGCTTATTTACGTGGTAAATACGGTAAGGATATTATTACATCCGAAACCGAATTTACTTTAAATAAGGAATTGGTTACTCAAAAAAATGCAAAAAATGTTGCATACGGTACATTAATCGCACAATTCATTATGTCACATCCCGACATTCCTGCGGAAGTTAAAGTAAAACTATTGGTTGCAAAAACCAGCAATGTAATTGCCAAAGGAACAATCGACAATCTGTTGAAAATTTCCGCCGACAATAAAGTATCAGTTGAGGACATCATCGCTGACATCGAACCGACCCAACAATTAAAGGGTCAAGGTACCAAATAATTTAAGGATTGAACAATTAGGGGACAGTTTCAACGCTGTCCCCTTTACCAGTTGGGAATCGTCAAACAATTTAAAATCCTTAAATCATGTTACATTCAAAAAGAAAAATATTAGGTTTATATATTCTACCAGTTTACAGCAGCATTGCTTTAGTAAACCAAACTACTAAAAAACCGGAACAATTATTTAAATCCTGGGCTGACACAGCAAAATATCTTCGTCAACTTACTGGTGACGACGATGCTGAAGTTCAAAACCTCAATATAAAATATTCATTGGATGAAGTAACAGGTTTACGTCGACTGTGGTTGATGTTTACACTGGGTTTTACAAAACCTTTAGTTAAATTACATAATAACCTTTTATTCCTTTAATCATGTTACAATTCGAACGAATACTCCGCAAATATTTTGGTGCAACAAACCGTGAAGGTTTAGGATTTTTGGAAACGGAAATTAAAGGTGCAGCTGAAGAAATGGAACAACTTTCACAAGGTTATCAACAAGTCATTACATTAACTGACTCGGATGTTAATCCTAAATATGTTTTGGTGAAGGACATGGCAATCGAGGACAATGAAGTATCGTTGCAAATGTTAACTGCACAACACTTTATTATACCACGAAAAGAATTTCACAGAGTTGATACAGTAATTTATCAAGGTAAATTCGGTCAGCATATTTTAAAACATCGCCCACGTGTAAAACTTGTGAATAAAACAACAGTTGTAAATGTTGATCACGTTGAAGAAGCAAATGTGATTGAGGACTTAAAACAAATCAGTAAAAACAACGACTAATGAAAACAAAAATTGAAAATATCCAAAATAAATTTGTAATCCTTGTTGAAAAAACTGATAAGGTTGTAGGTAAAAACAAATTCGATGTAATATATGCCATTGACGACGAAGATGTGTTATGGATTCACCAAAAACGTGGAGGCAGCAGAGGAACAAGGTTTGCATGTATCAGTGAAAAAACTTTTTTTCATACTCAAGAACATGCACAAAAGGGAATTGACTATTTAAAAACATGTCATTTCAGTTTTAACGATCGTCTTTCAATTTTTCCTGTTCATGAATTAAAATATTTATGTACGAATACATACGATATTTTAATGGAGGATGTAAACAGCAACAACGAGGACGTAAATTACGAAACAAACCGTGACGAAGAAGCCGAACGTCAAGAAAAATTACGTGCAGCATTACTGATGAAAAAATTCCGCGAAGGTGAAATATTAGATTTTGAAAGTGATCACGAGGACGGTGTGTATATAGTAACAATTAAAATTAAAAAGGATTAATTATGGCGCAAAAAACAGGAACACTTACTTTGCAATTAAGTAATGACGACATTAAAGGTGGTGATTGGTTTATTGGTACAGTCGACGGTGTGCATGGAATTTATCAAGCACCTAACGACGAAGAAGGTAAGGCAGCAACTTTATTTGATGCTGTAAAAATTACAACTGACCTTTCAAAAGTCGAACGCTTAAAACTTATTAAGTAATGGATTATAAAAACTACCGGTATATTTACCCACCTCGTGCCGAATACCCTGTGCATCCCGACACTTTATCATCGGATCGTTATAAAGGTTATTGTGCGCAACCTAAATTAAATGGTGACTGCACGTTAATCTTCACCAACGGTACTGAAACGATTGTGATGGACAGGAATAACAAACAGTTCAAAAAAGTTATTCCGATGTTAAACACATTAAAGTCAATTCATTCAGGTACTACATGGATGGTGTTGGTAGGTGAACACATGGTGAAAAGTAAAAAGAATATTCAAGGCGATATTTGGAATAATAAATTCGTAATCTTCGACATTCTGGTGCATGAAAATGTGCATTTGTTAGGACGAACTTTTCAACAGCGTATTGAATTGTTGGACAGATTATTTGGAACCATGCGTGCAATTAATGATCCGTTTTTATATGCTACACCCATTCCAGAAGTATATCGTGTTCGTACCTTTTATGACTATAAGGAATTTACTTTATTGTTTAAGGATTTAATTAAAACAGATATGTACGAAGGTATTGTATTGAAAAAATTAAATTCCCCGTTACAAAACGGTACATCATCCACAAATAATCATCTCAGTCAAGTTAAAACTCGTAAACCTACAAAAAATTATAATTTTTAATGACTGAAATCAATGCATATTTGGTTGAATCGAAAACTAATTCTCTTATTGTTGTTGCACGGAACAGCGCAACAGCTGAAAAAGTTTTTCGTAAAATTATACGGACCAAAAATGCAATATACAGTAAATATCAAACTTACAGCAGAACAGTAACATGTATTACACAAATAGGAATTTTTAAAACTAAATAATATGTCGTTCGTTGCAATTATAAAACACAACAGTACAGGTAATCCAACATTAAAAGTAAAAGATACTTACGAAGAATGTGTTGATGTTGTACACAAACACTTTTTAAGTTATGATTTTATTATTAAGGAAGGAAAACCTTACGACCCTGGTCATGCTCCGGGTCAACGTGCCTTCACATGTTTCAGTGATATAATAATGCATAATAATAAAGTTGCACAATTTACACATTGCGACGGTGATGGACCTGTAGGTGAAATCACAACATCCCAATAAAAATATTCCATTCCTTAATCTGTTTTAAGTGAATTGTTTGACGCACCACTGACTCCCCCTTAGGAGTCCTTTGGTGTGTAATTTTCATACTAAGTTTAACTGCCTGACTATCAACAAGTTACTATAAATATAGTAATTTTTATTTTTTATCCCAAATAAAATGTTTAATTATGTAGTGTCAAACATTAATAAAGTAAATCATGGTAAAAGTATATTCAACACCCGATAAAGAAATTCCACTTCCGAAACCCGATTATTCTAAATATGATCGCGAAAAGGAACAAGCAGCTGAGGATAAATATAAAGCTGACCTTGTAAAGTATCTTAACGAAAAAGGTTTTAAGGAACCTGAAACAGGTTACATTTTGAAATTCCAAGTAGGTGACGGTTATGCCGAGTACATGGTAGTATCAGTTACAAAACCTGCAGTGTTACACATCACACTTGGTGATGCCTGGGAATATGGAATTAATCGTTTTAGTAAAAAAGGTTTTGCTGACGAAATCAAAGCGCAAAAAAATTGGGAAGCAGCAGTTGAACGTATGACTAAAAAACAATAATCATGAACAATACAATCATTGTTGAAAAACACGAATTGGTCGATAATTGGCCCGGTAAACAAAACGCATACAAATGTATCGTATTAAATCCCGACAACACCAAAAGTGAAAAAATAATTCCTAAAGCCCAATGCGAATTGTTGATGTATTTCCTTACAATTCAACACAAATTATCACAGGCTGAAGTAACTAAATTTAAAACTTTAATTGAATCCTACGGCGACGAAAGATACTACGAAGCACAGTGCGATGCTTCAATGGACGACGCAGGTGAAGATATTTAATTGACGAACATGAACCTTAAACAATTAATATCTGATAACTCAAAACTACCAATAGGTAAAGAACGTAAACAAAATTCAAAAATAATTTTACGAGAGTTAAAAAAACGTTTAAATCGTAAACCCGATTATTCATTAAGTCCTATTCAACAAATGCTTTCAAATATACATCGTCACCCATCTAAACCAATAAAATGAAATTAGCAAGTTTTGATCGCAAAATTGCGATCGCGTATATCAAAACAGTTTGTCCTATCGGCAGAGAAATTTTTGATCAAGTACGAAGTGGCAGCCATGTCGTAAGTAAATATTCTGTGTTCGAAGTTAATTCAGATCAAGATCAAGTAGCTGAATTCGACCCGGAATATGAAGAGTATTGTTTTGACGTAAAACGCCCAGGTAAATATAGTCCTGAATATAAAATTTCGGATGTATATAAAAAATACGTGGAAAATTATTTTCGAACAAAAATAAGTAATAAACCCAAAACGACTACATCAGTTAAATACCATACATGGTACAACAAAATGAAAGCCTTTGGCTTCACTCATAAAGAAATCACAACATTATTATAATCATGAACCAACGTCCACAATTACTATTAAATTTCATTGTTGGATTACACAACAACGATGCAACTGAAAGAAACAGTTACAAATCTTGTCACATGAATCGTCCCGGCATTTCATCCAAAACTTTATGGGATAAGTGTAAACATTTATATCCTGATGGGCGTTTCTTTAACAGCCAACATTTCATGCAGGACTGTCGTACTCTGGTTACATCCAATCAATTGGAATTTACGGGACAAAGTCGCGATCGTTTCTACTACTTGCCTGAAGTACATAAAACTCACTATACAATTCTGTATCTGTGCGGCAAAGGTGACGAAAAAGTTGCAATCGCATTAATTCTTTTTGACAAAGAAACTACACTCATCAATTACGACAGTCATAAATTATTAAAAGCAATCCAAGCTTTTAATTGTGACCGCGATAACATCGATAACACACTGACTGGCCTGTATCATTTAATTGATAATAAAATACCCATTGACTTCGTAAATTTATATCAAACCAACAATAATCAAATCAAATATCTTAAACCTACACCGATCGATGTAGAAGTAACTCAAACAGTTTTCGATCAATTATACACTAAATTCATTTAAAAAAACCAAAAACATGAAAAAGAAATTGTTATTAGTAACCTCGAAAAATTTAGGCGACACCGGCAAAGTATCATTCGAATATCTTACAAAAGCTGATAAGGTGTGGGATAAATATCCTGAGTGCTGTTCAGGTCCGTGGGGTTATGCATGGAAAGACAAAAACAATTCCGAATCGGAAGTCATTCCTTTTAATTACTTTGGTAGTGGTAGTAACATTATCGCAGCTGCCTTTGGACAAAACCATGACGATAAATTGGTGGAAGACATGCCCGAATTTAGTAATATGTTATGCTCATTCGAAGCTGCCGAGTTAATTAAAAAACATTTGGGTGATAAAATGGAAGTCATCATCCATGTGCATCCTGAAACATTATTAACGTGTTATAATTAAAGATGCAAAGTCCTAAAACAGTTAAATCATTCCTGAAATTATGCTTAATACTAGCATACACGGATCGCGACGAATTGAAAGGTGTTACTTCCTTAACCAAAGAAGAGTACATGAAATTAGGCGATATCCGTGCAGGGATTCAAAACGAATTAGGCATCAGTGATGAGTTATTAGAAAAGTATAAACTCAAATATAATTCCAATGGATAAAAAAAATACATACACTACAGGTTATTTTGGACGTGCATCTCAACGACCTGGAGGTGACGCAAGAACCACCCAGGTTCACATTTTAAGAAATGGTAAATGTTTATGTGGATATAAACCTCACAAAACAATGTTATTTCATTGGAACAGTAGTAATATTAATTTAGATTACGCCGAATGTCCCACGTGTGTAAGTAAAGGACGTAATATTTTAAATCTACCCACAATTGATATAACATCACCTACACCCATTTTACAATTTATTCATTATCTGGGTAAAAAAATATTGTTTTTGGACCATAACAATAATTGGAAACAAAAGAAAATGATTGGCATTAACATCGCAGATAAGACAATTACTGTAGTGGTTTTTTCCGAAATAAAAAGCACAGTAACCTATCCCTTAATCCATAAGGGCAGATTACGTTTTAAAATTAAATAATTCAACTACACTGCAAAACAACCCAGGCTCAGGTAATTTTTACCTGAGCTTTTTTATGCATATAATTGTAGTATCTAAAATTATTTACTACAATGAAAACAGCAGCAGAATTAATCCAATACATTAAGGACGAAAACTTAGAAGAACTATTCTTCAGCGAAGAAGATTTAAACGAAGAACTCACAGCTGAACAACGAGAATTTTTGGGCAAAGTCGAACTCAAAGATTACGCATGTAACAGTGATACCATGTACAGCGTCATTCATTTGGAAGATCATAACGTCTTTCTAAAATTAGAAGGTGAATACGATTCTTACGGCGGAGGTGAACATGACTACTATCAAGGTATCAGTGAAGTAAAACCTGAACAAACTACGATTACGATTTATAAATAAAGATAAAGATATGGAAAATATTACAAATATTTCTAAAATTGACATGGTCAGTTTCGATAAAAATCTGACACTGTATTTTACGACACGGACCAATATGTTACCCAATGATTTGTTGCGTGTTACAATTGCAGGCAAATTCTTCTTCTTTAAAGTAACCAATGTGATTACAGAATCTGAATTGCAATTAGGTATTATTGCACAAGAAACAGGAAGCAAAAATCTCTCGAAAGATAAAAATTTGGATTTGCGTGACTTATTAGGAATCGAGATCGATTTGATTAAAGAACAGGACATCATCAACAATATTAATCAACAAGCAACTTGGTGCTAAATCCGCCTAAAATATCCTTTTCACATCATAGCATTCAACGCTATCAAGAACGCATTGAAAAAGGAAAGGTAGATGAAGACTATTTGTACCAGAAACTGATCTCCAATTTTATTCTGTGCACTGTGCTAAAAAATAAAGGACAAGGCAAATTTAATACGAAGAATTGTACGTTAGTGATTCAGGATTATACAGTCGTGACAATTATTCCTTTACAGAAAAAACTACGTAAACAATACATCTCGACTTATCAACCACCCACAACACAATTACTGTTGAAACCGAAAAAGAAACTCACTAAATTTCAGCAACTGTATCAGTATTTCATTACTAAAATTAAATCATTTTCATGCTACCTGCAAAACTACATCTGACCGAAATCCAACGCTTTCACGATACATTGGACAAATTAAATAAAAGAATCGATCAAGAAAGCGACGAAACTACACAAGGTATCTTATCCATGCATTACTACAAATTAGTCAAGTTATGGACCAAAATCGACGACTTTGTTGAATATACAGTTAAACAAGAATTGGATAATGTAGATCAGGAACTTAAAAAAGTAAAATAAAATATGACAGAACGAGAAATTGTCGAAGAAACAATCAACTATTACAATTCTAACAATCGAGCAACGCGAGGTAATATGTGCGTATATAATACCAATGACGGTAAATGTTGTGCATTCTCCCGAATGGTCAAACCTGAAATACGACCCAAATTAATCGAAGGTACTGGTGCCAATGAAAATTTACGTAAATTAGGAATGCATATCTTACAAGAACAATATCAAGGCCACAGTAATATCTTTTATAAATTCTTACAAGACTTACACGATAAAAGTATCTATTGGAACGAATTTGGGATTAATCAAGCAGGACGAAAACGAGTCGAAATCTATTTCACGCGCGGCAATCTACTCGGTATACCCATAGAAAATGAAAAGTAACATTAACTACAGAACCTACGAAGGCTTCAAATACGATGCCTATATAGGCAAAAGTCTCTACATCGCAGATAAATGTTGTAGCGACAATCAATATCGAATCAAAGAACATCTACTATTCAAAAACGAAGAAGGGATTCTCGGTCACGTAGGCGACGGCAGAATATGGGGTTTATGTTATCTCACCCAAACAGGACCCTATGCATTCAATCCCATCAAAGAATCAGAATTAATATTTAGCAACTTACATAATGCCTATTTCTACAAACATCAAGAACACCACTCACTCTTCCCTATAATATTAGGACAATTCTATTTCTTAATTAAAGGCAGAAAATTCTTAGGTACGTGGAAAGACACCGAAATACTACCCTTAACAAATCTCTTCAAAGAACGAAAATAAATAATGGAAATATATACGGCAAATAATAGTGTATTAATCACTTCAACCATTAAAGTTAAAGATAAAGTAATGGTAGTAATTGGAGATGAATTTGATCAAGACAATTGGCAATATGGCGAAACATTCAAAGTAAAGAAAATCGTAACAGAACCTTATGGAACTTTCGCATATAAAAATAAGAAAGAAAACATCAACATCACCAAGATTATATCCTTAGAAAGACAGTAATTTCAAGGCGGAAATCCGCCACCAAACGCCACGAATTTTGACCTTTTTTGACTTAACTGAATAAAACCTTTTAAATGCTTTCGCCATGCTAATTTCGTCACGTATACACGTAACATTCAAGGCGGAAATCCGCCTCCAAATGCGACCAATTGCAACTTTCGTATCATAATGATGAGGTAACGGTTAGGCAAGTGTATACATAACATTCGACGACCTCACCTAGAGGCGTCGAAATGTGCACGAAAAATGCAGAGGTGCGTGTGATTGAAACATATACATGTACGTGTCTAGAGAATAAATTTTGTGTTTGCGCTTCTTAAAACTATCCTTTACTTTACAATCAATCGACATCCCAGGCTCAAGATAGTAATTCTGAATCTAGGAAATAAAGTTGCTATGAGATAGTAACTTTGACATATTGCTATAATACTTATTGAAGTTATGAACAATTGCTATAATTTCGTCGTATATAATATAGCACTTTTATGTGAAAATACCCATAGTAAGTTTAACTATGTGGTTATCAAGTAGTTACTATAATATAGTAACTTTTAACAATAAAAAGTTTTTTAGATACAAAATAAATGATTAATTATGTAGTGTCAAACAATTCAACAGTATAACTGTTAAACTTTAAAACGAAAAACCTATGTTATTAAATTCAAAACAATCCTTTACCATTTTAAGGTCAGAAATGGAGCAAGCTTTAAAAGCTATTGAAGTAAAGCATGGCATTAAGTTTAACATTCAAGGTGCCGGTATATCTTATGAAAGTCACGGTGGTGAATGTAGTATTAAGATCAAGGTGAATACTGCGGAAAAGCCGAAAGCAGCTGCGAATATGGAAGCTGAAATGGTGGAGCTGTATGGATTGAAAGGATATTTTGAAAAGCAAATTAAAACACATGATGGGCAGTTATTTATAGTATCGGGTATTAATACCAGGTGTCGTAAAAGTCCGGTTGTTTTAACTCGTCCCGGTGGTGGTCGTGGTGCAAAATGTTCTGTGGATTATGTAAAAAATCGTTGCAAATTGGTATCATAAAATACCGATTAAGGATTACGGTGAACATGGGTTTGTCCCTCCGCTGTAATCCTTTTACAAACCTTTAAAAATTAATCAAATGAAAGTAATAGGAATATTTGTATTGGTGATCTTGTTGTGGATGTTGTTTTCGTGGAAGACATTATTGATTGCAGGAGTAGTAACTTATTTAATCATTAAACTGAAATAAATCATGGAAAAATTTTTTATAACCTATAACAATCCGGACAGTGAAAGTAATGGGCATCGTTTTCTCGTACGTGAAGATCAATATTATCCTAACCATTATTTAATAGCTGACGGTAAAAGTCATGTGGGTGGTGGAACACTTGCGAAGAAATATTGCACTCGGGATTTTGATTTGAAACAAGTATTAACTTTCGAACAACTCAAACAATTCTTTTCACTTACAACTGAATTTATTGTAAGTCGCGATGATAAAGATTTACCTGATACTTATAAAGTAACTTTGCGAAGTAGTTCACTGAGGATTTATCAACCTACATTACAAACACTTATCCGTCATATTCAGCAATTAAGTTGGAATGAAGCAAAAGGAATTAACTAAAAGTTTATTTGTTTGACTATCAAGGAGTTACTATATTATAGTAACTTTTTGTTTTATATGTCATAAATAATGTTTAATTATGTAGTGTCAAACAATTAAATACTATTATAATGAAAAAAGAAACAATCAAACAACAAATGTACAATTTAGTCCCAGCAGTATGTGATGCTATTGGTGGACATACAAGTGTGTTTCCCAGATATGACGGGATGGGTTTGGGAATACCTTATGCGCGTTGTCCTTATATGGTGGTTCGTAAATACGATCGTACACCGATGATCAAAGTAAGTGTAGGTATTTATTGTTTCAATAATTATCGTACCTTTATTATTCGTTATGTGGATAAAACATTACCTGAAGTATGTAAGATACTTGCTGATTGGTTTGTTTCAGTTGATCATAAATCCAATGTGAATCAATTAGAAAAATTTTTAAAAGAAACTTTTGGTACGGATATGCGTATCACTGATCAAGGTTTATCATAATTACTAATCTTTAAAACTTATAAAATGGAATATAATAACATTCGGTTGAATAAAACCATAGCAAATAAAATCGGTGCTTTTAAACCTAGCGAATTCGCAAAAAAAGGAGTGAAAGTAGGTGATTATCTTATCAGTTGTCACTTTGGTGATGTGATCTTACTCACAGCTGAAAAAATGAAAAACTTAATCCAATGGGAAACAAAAGGCGTGTATTACGTCAAACCCACCAAACAAAATATTGATCAGGTGCGTGCGAAATATAAGTTACAACAAACAATTGATAAGTTACGTGATCAGCGTGAAAAATTAATTGAAGATGAAAAGAAACTCGCAAAACAAATTCAAGGTAGTTTTGGAAAAGAAACTACATCGGATATTGTGTTGTTCATCCATGTTGATCGTGAAAATAAACGTCAACTAAAAGTAAAAGATGTGCCTGTTCTTGAAGGTCATGAGTTACTTAATTTTGGAATCCGTTATGATCATCGTAAACAACCACATGGTGGTGAGGCTTTATATATTGCATTGATCCGTATTACTGGTTTAACATCCAAACAAAATCTTGCACAGTATGGTGGATTGGTAAATAAAATTTTCGATAGTAAACGTTCAGGATTTGGTTATGCAAAAGATATTCAGGACACAGGTTACAAACCCGGCGAAAAGTTTGTGGATGGGATGACTACTGTGATTAAATAAGGCACTAAAGTTTATTTGTTTGACTATCAAGGAGTTACTATATTATAGTAACTTTTTGAGCAAATAAATTTTCTAGATACAAAATAAATGATTAATTATGTAGTGTCAAACAATTAAATACTTATTATCATGAAATTATTCGATCAAATCCAAAAAAACTTTTCAATCGCAGCAGCGACTAAAATCCAAAAGCTTATTGTAGCTGAACTGAAAAAAGCAGGGTTCCAACCTAAACCTTCAAAAATTCTTTATCGTTACACTGACCCAGAATTTAAAATCGATCTTGTTGTCGATGGTAAAAAACAATGGCTGAGTTATAGTAACGTCGAATTAAGATTCGAACCCAGTTACAAAGAATTAAGTTACGGTAAACTTGCATCCCAAATTCGTAAAGAAATTTTGGAAGACGAACAAGCCAAAAAACGCGAAGCTGAAAAGAAAAAACTAAAAAAATCGCAAAACGCACTTTTGGATACGCAACTGCCGATCAAACGTAAATACGAATTGGATGCGAAAACCAAGAAAGCTGTGGACAAAGCAGTGAAGTCAGGTAGCTTTAATGAGTTCACTGATTTTATTAAAGGTAAAGCTTCCGTACAAGATTTTGGTGACTTTATTACTCACATGAACGAATTGGATGAACCGGAAGATGCAGCTGATCAAAAAGTAAAAGATAATTACACCGATGCGTTACACGCTTTAATTCCTTATCTGTTGAAATCAAAACAAATAACTAAGGAACAACACGAATGGTTACAGGATGCTATTAATTGGTAAGTAATATGAAACTATTTAACTTCCTCAACTTTAGTTTCGAATTACAAGGTAATTCCATCCTATTATACAACTACAAAGGCAGGCTCTTTCACACATTCCCAGCAACGAAGTTTAACAGATTGATAGTCAATAAGTTACTATCTTAAAGTAACTTTTAACAAAAATAAATTTTCTAGATACAAAATAAATGATTAATTTTATAGTGTCAAACAATTATAACATTAACTTTTAAAACCTATTATCATGGAAAACAAAAACAACATTACACTGGAAAATTTATCACCTGCTGAACAACAACTAATTCTTTTACAAAGAGAAAAAGCAGAAATTGAAGCTAAGGAAAAAGCACAACAACTGCAAATCAAAACTGAAAAAGAAATCGCTGCCAAAAAAGTTGAAATGGCAAAATTCCTTGCTGATTGGCAACAACAAAACAATAAAGCACATTCATACTTAGGTGACCTTCAGGACATCGACCCAAGGTTCCAATTAGTAACTAAGGAACGTACACAAATCTTCGAAGTATATCACAACGATGACAGAGAAAGCGGTTATGCAAAAATCGTGGATTGGACCGAAGAAGTTAAATTCCTGGACCTTTCAATTATGCATACTGCATTGGAACGTAAAATTATTTTGATCCGTGAACACAGAGTATCTGACAGTCGCTATAGTTCACGCACTACCAATCATGGTTACAAAATGACTTTCGATGAATATGGTGGACGTTACACTAAGGACCCAAAAAATATGGCATCCAAGTTCACTGAAATCCTGGAACAAAAAGCACGTGAACTTCGTGAAAAGAATACAGCTGCTACTGCACAAGAAATGGCAGACGCAAAATTAAAAGAACTCTACCCTACTGCAACCATTGAACATAAATCGGAAAGGATTTATCCTAACAATTATGGTGGAAGTCGCCGTTACGATCAAAAGCCTTATGACAGCACTTGGTTCAATGTAGTATTTCCTAACGGTTATGGAATTAAAGTTGCTTACGGAGTACATAACAACGAACTATGGTTACGTAAAGACGGAACATTCGCTCCTAACTTCGAAGGTGAAAGTAACCAATTACTTGACCCAAAAAATAAAGGTGTACAAAACTTCATCACTGCACTACAAAATATTTCTAAATAGGTTAATTGTTTGACGACACAGTTACTTCAATGTAACAACCTATCGAGGAGCCACAATCGTGGCTCCTTTTTTCATGATAGTATCTTTGACATACCGTTACTTTTTAACACAGACTTATTAACATAGTAATTGTTCATAAGTTACTTTAAATAAATTTTCTAGTTACAAAATAAATGATTAATTATGTAGTGTCAAACAATTATTAACTTAAACAAAACAACATCATGACATTCAACCAAACAGAAGTAGCAATGATCGTTTCATACCTACTTAATCCTAATAACATTTGTTCCTATTCTAATTCTGATGTTAAAGAACTTGGACATTTCACTGTCAAAGATTCTAACTCTAAACAAGGTCAACAAGTCGATTTTATCGTAAAAGCAAATGCATACGAAGCAGCTACTCTCATTGTAAAAACTTATGAAATCGTTGAATCTAACAACGCTGCCGATATGCAACGCTTACGTGATGCGAAATCCTTGCTATACTTCCCTGAATTTTTCGCTATAACTCCCATCGGCAAAGTACGTCAAGTATGTAACAACGGCGCAACATCTTAATACATTACACCATGAAAGACACTATCAATCTTAATCAGGAAGTTACTATCCACCTCACCGACTCACCGACAAAGGCTTCATACGCCTCAAAGAAATCATCAAGGAGCAGATGTTCTTCAACACCGACAAAGAAGTAGATGACTACGTAAGCAAGCGTAAGGTAGGCACCGACGGCTACAAGGACCAACTGTATAGCCTCATGCACCTTGTAGGTCCTATGATGTTCAACGGTAGTCCTTACTTAGTTACTACAGTATGTGAGATCGGCAAGCTACCATAGCCTACTACACTCAGGACTCCAGGTCTACAGGGACCTGGAGTTTACATTGAGGCAGAGTTACTACGACTCGACAATCCTATAGAATTATAAAAAGTTTTTTCGCCTTATAATATATTTTATAGCCAGTTTGAATCTATAGGGCTATGGGTTTAGTCCCTGTTAGAAAAACTTGTAGGGGTTTAATCTAAAAAACCAAAAACGAAAATCTGACTTATTTCTTATCCCTAGCCAAATCTAAAGTGCAACCTTGCGCAGGAAAACAGGCATTGCACGAAAAAAAATTTTTCACGATTTTGGAAACTAAACCCTATTTATAATATAGGTACTAGTTTAATGGCACGTTCTAATGCATCAAATCGTAGTTGGCTACCAATATCATTGTCTTCATTATCATATACTGGAAACCAATACATATTGTAATCTTGAGGTCGTTGGGCTAAAAGTTCAGGTAGAAAGTCCATACCTTCGCGATTGTTATATAGCATTTCGTCATATACTTTTTGCCATTTATAATTAGGATTTTGTACTGGACTTTCTTCAAAAAGGGCTTCATTGATTAAGTAGCACAAACCGCCTGTGTATAATTTGTCACCTTTATCGATGGATTTTTGTAAGACACTTTGAATGTGTCTGTATAGTTCTAATCTTTGAATCGGATTGAGAGTAAAGGGTGGTGTGATAGGTTCTTGTTCTTTCATAAGACTTTGTATATTAAAAAGGTTTTTGGATTAAAATTAAATCAATTGCTTTATCTAAGGCTTTGATACGACTATCGTTGTCGCCTGGACGAAACCAATAGTTTTGTTCATGACTGATATTAGTAGGTTTTTGGGCGAGTAGTTCAGGTAGAAAGTCCATATTATCGTATACGGATTGATACTTGTAATTGCTATTATGAAAGGGACTACTATGGCTATGTAGTAATGTATTGATATGACTACATAATCCTCCGGTGTAGCGATAATTGGAATGGGCGTTAATATAAATGTTTCTAAGGTATTTATATAGTTTTAATCTTTCTTGAATCTCGAGTGTAAACATATTATGATTCTTTAGGTTGTTTAGTAGATGTAGTAGTGATGGGTGGTGCAGGAAATTTACGGTCGAATTCTTTTAAGATTGAATTAGCCCAACTAATTGCTGCATCTGTAGATTTGCATGTTTCGGCGCCGGCAACATGTGCTGCTGCTTGGTACCAACATTCTTTACGTTTGGATTCGTGATCTTCTTGTGCTGTCATTTAATTTGTATAAGAATAGGATTGTAACTGTTTCTGAAACGTATCCCTGTCATATCCCAGATGGGACAGTTTACGATTGAGTTGTTTGTCCCAAATGGATGTATCGATCACTTCAGTCTGCAGTTCAGCTAAGAGACTTCCTTTATCTTCTACGTTACATAGATATTCGAAATATTTAATCCAAATTTCGGGTAAGGAAGTTTGGGCTTGCATCCAGGGTAGATATAATTGTTGCGTAAAGTAAATTGCTTTGAGTTCCGAGATTGCGTGATTGAGTTTCAGACCTGAATCTTTTTGTTCAAAGACGGGAAAGGATAAATTGTACTTCTTGCGCATCTGATGATTAGCAGCTAGGAAGTGACAGATTTCGTGCATGATAAAGATAAAGTCACCTGTATCGACATTTTGATACTTGGGTGAAAATTTAATGGCTTTACGAGTTTGATACGTGTCATAGTTACTGGGTGCAGGCGTAATTTTCTTGCCTGTGAGTTGTTGACCTGTTACGATGATATGTTCCAATAAGGGTTGATATGACATGTTATTTCAGTAAATACATTTCCCATAAACTTCCGATCAGGATTCCTAATAGAAATGCGGCTAGGATGTAGAAAGTTTGTAGTTTCATACTACAATTATATGTATAATAGAGTAAAAAAGAAAATGCTGGGCGAGCCAGTCTGATTTGACGTTCCGATAATTACTTAGTAACTGATTGATTATCAATGATAGGTCGAAGATTCAGCCGGTAGCCACCCGTTGGGCGGGATTAGGAGGCTTGAGAATTAATAGATAAAAGAAAGATACGATGAAAACATTACTAATATTTTTATTATTGCTGCTCGGTAGTTATAATATACAGGGACAAGAAATCATTAAAGAAAAGATGTTGGCGCCTTTTTTTCGATACTATGACAGTGGACAATTACAGCAGTCGGGATATGTTTCGGTTTTAAATGTTTATGATACACTTACGTGTGTGTCTCGATTAGTGAGTGTTGTGGATTCGACTTGGTTGTTATATGATAGTAAAGGTAAATTAGTGCAGACGTGTCAATATCAAAATGGATTAAAAGTGGGTGTGTGGGAGTATTTTATGGATGATTATATTGGGCAAGCTGTATATGTGGAAGGGTTAAAAGTCAGATATATTGAGATGACGTATACAGGTAAATTACTGTTTTTAAAAGATTTTTAGAAGATATATATTCTATGAGTACACGAATTTTAACCATTGAACAATACAAGAAATTTTTAGAAAATTCTACACCGCCACAAATTGTGGATATGACACAATTAGTGCAACAAGCTACTGCAGCTCAAGTTGAACATGGTCATGCGTTTATGAATTATTTAATTGATCAGTATTTAGGAAATCCTGCATTTACTACAGAATTTTCGGAAGATTATTATTCCTTATATGAATCAGGAATGGTAGAAGATTTCTTTGAAAAGTATAATGATGAACCTTACAATATGAGCGATGATTTAATTGATGCTTTAATGGCTGAATTAGAAGAAGGTAACATGAATCATATACCCAATCGCCCAACAAATGAAGGCAAGAAAAGTAATGAAGAAAAATTGGCTCGTTACAAACAGCAACTTGCTAATTGGGACGAAGCACACGAAACGGAACTTGCGAAGAAACGTAAAGGCAGTAGTTTAAAGAAGAAAGAACGTTTACGTAAACGTATCTTAGCTTTACAAAAGAAAATGAAACGGGAAGCTGAAGGCACAACTGAAAAATAACAAAAGGACCTTTACAGGTCCTTTTTAGTTATCAGTTTGTTATTGATATATTCTTCGTATTTAGTTTTTCGCCCTTGTCTGTAATATAACTTACACAGTTTATTATCTTCTTTCCACGACCAAATCCCTACTTTAATTCCTAATTGATAATGAGCAATTGATACAGTGTCACCTTTGTGATTATACATTACCCAAACGGAATCTAATTTTTTGTTAGTAAAATAACCACTTTGTTTGATTAAGCCGTAATTCGTTCTATAATTCACGAATTGAGTCTGTGCAGAAGTTACAGACAATAAAAAAGTCAAGAGTAAAATTAAACATGTTTTCATATTATTTATATTAAAGATGAGGTTATATGTTTTCTAATTGTTATCTAACGATTAATAAATTTAACATTCAATTTACATTCCGATATATAATATATGAACATTTTAGCAGCAATTGCCTTATTATTACAATTAACAATTCAAGATTCAGTTACGGGTGAAAAATTAGTCGGTGTCAAAGTCGCAACCAAAAGTGGTATTTATTATACTGATTTAAATGGACACGTTGCAATTCCGGGTCAAGATTCAGTAGTCGTGATTAATTATGTTTCGTATCAAGATGTGATTATCACAACTAAAAAAGATACTACGATAAAGATGCATCCAAAAGTACAACTTTAGCAATTAGTTTTTCGGTCCGAATTAAGTCCAATGGGTACATGCCAGTCGTATTAATTTTCTGTTCCCGAAAATGATGTAACTCTGCAGTTACGTGTACACCTTTCAAAGGTTTTTTCAACCAAATAAAATGTTCATCTAATGTTGTAGGAATTTGTCCTTTCAGGATTTCCCATTTGTTACCTTTATCATCGATAAAAATATTGCCTTGTATAGAATTTAATAAGTTCAAGTTCATGTTATTTTGTATTTCTGAATGAATGTTTTAAATCAAAACCATTACCTACAATTTTTTCGGAATCAGTTCTGTTATCGGGTTTGTCGATACTTGAACTGCACCAATTGTATAATAAAATGTATATTACTTCAGGTGCAATAAATTTACCTAAATTATAATCACTTAATTTAGGATTTTTTACTACTTCAGTTCCATACACTAATATAATAGGACAATTTAGTTTGGTATTAAGATTCGTTGGGTCTTTTTTACTCACCCAAGGTTGAGGTTGATTTTGCGGTTGTAAAGAATCAATTAATAATAATTGACCTTGCATATATTGTAGCCGCAATATATTACCACAGATATGAAAGTTCAGCATATCTTTATCTTTCAAAAATTGTGGAAAAGGAAAACCTTGTTTAACAAAGGTACCGTTCCAGTTTTTTACTTCTGTGACACGATTATAAATTACTTTTTCATCGATGCCTTGTTGCATAAGAAAATCGTAATAGCATTTAAAATTAGAGATTATTTTCATTTTGTTTCGTATAAGAGTTTAAACATTTTACCACCACAGGCTCGTAAATTATGTCCTGTTTCGACTTCAATGACAGTTGATTGAATATACATTTTCTTTAAATAGTCGTGCATCATTTTGTTACATTCAGTAAATCCTTCATCTTTCGTATTATCAATGATGATTGTATTAGCAGGATTTAATTGTCGATAATCAAGATAATTTTGCGTAATTAATTGTACTGCTTCGTCCACAAAACCTGAAATAAAAATTACGTGTTTTAATTTCATTCTCGTTGCTAAGGATGCCATTTGAATACCACCATTGCTATGACCCATTACTGAAATATCCGATATTGATCGAAACAAATCTGAATAGGTTGTCGTAGTTAATAATTCAACAATTGTTTGATTGCTTTGTTGAAAGGTACGATTCCAATATAAATTTTTATCGGCTAAATATAAAAGATTGAATCCGTAATGATCAGCCCATTTGGCATAGCGACTCATTTTGAAAGTACGTTTTGCGTCGCAACCATAACCTGCTAAAATAATTAATAAAGGTCGAGGTTTTTTATTCCCATAAAATACACACCATAAATGTTTATATTCAAAAGATTTGGGAGTATGTTGATAATATTTAAAGTCAGGTAAATTAGTACCACAGCTTTCACAAATACACATATCACTAAACCGACCGTATTTATAATATACAGATTGTGATTGACAGCTTTTACATTCCAAAGGAAAGATACTTTTGTAATCAGCTGTCAGTTTTTCAGGTTTAGGCTTCTTGTTTTTGTTTTGCATCTTTATTAATTTTCTTGATTTGTTTGACAGTGATGTTGCCATTAATCTCATCTTCTGACATTAAGTCTTCAATGCTATATTTTTGTAATAAACGATACACTGAACGATCTGCCATATTCAATAATTGTGCAGTTACTACTCTACGATGTTGCGAGATATGATTAGCAAGACGCAGTCGTAGTTCTTCGTCACCTAATAATTTGACAACAACATCTGGAATGAACATTGCTTTATCTTTAGGTACCATGACTGCATCTTCCGTAATACAATCGAAACCAATGTAATGTGTTTCAGTTTCTTCCGATAAGGTAAGAATTTTGTTGCCACAAATAATCAATCGGGCTAATTGGGCGGAAATTTCCTTTTTGTAAATCAATTCATTTATGTCCATAAAAGTATAGTTTGTGTACTGTAAATATATGCATAATTTTTGAAATAAAAAACATGTCAAACTGCTGACTAAATCACCATTTATAAAAGACTTTAAACTAACTTGCAAAAGTCAAATATAATAGGTATGGAAATAGATAAAAGTTTCTGTCTCAAACGTATTGATGAACAGATTGATTACATTGCAAAAAACGATTGGTTGTATTTTACAGCCCAAATGGATTATGATCGTTATAATTTGATTAATCAATCAGCACAAGGAATATTGAATTATTTTTTAGCCAAACTTAAAACGTTTACAGATGAAAATTAAAGAAACAACTACGATTGAGTTATCAAAAAAAGAATTAACTGATCTCATTAAAAAGCATTTGATCACAAAAGGTTACGATGTGAAAGATGTTTCGTTCAATACGAAAAATGAATATGATGATGCAGATTGGGAAGGACGTTATGGTCCCACAACAGTATTTGATAATGTTTCATGTACAGTGAAAAAAGAATGTACCCAGGAGTAGAAAATATACCTGATACTGGTTTAAGTATTAATGAAGCTAATTACTTTATTAGTTTATTACAAAATCAAATACGGAATCAAGCTTATGTAGAAAACCGTGCCAAGACTGCCAATCGAATGTTTTGTTTTGGTTTACGTTGGGCGAGAATTATTCCTAATTATGGCGAGTTAAGTAAACAAGTAGGTCAAGGTCAACGACCTGATCGTGTCTTTTTGAAAGCATATAACGATGGGATTTATGGTTACTTTAAAACAGATCAAAATAATATTCCCATTCCACCCTTATCTGATTTACAACCCATTATTGATTTTATTGAAGATCAATTAGGAATTGAGATGAAAGATTACGATTCGATGTTAGGAAATATTTATGAGAATAATAGTTTCATTCATCAGCATCGTGATACGAGTGAAAGTAAAGATGCTAGAAATTATCCCGTAATTGTAATTAATTTGGGAGCCAGTGGTGGATTGATGTACGATAAAATAAGTAGCGATAAAGACTTATCAGGTACTGATGCCTATAAAGAATTTGAAACAGCATTACAAAAAACATCCTATCATGAACGTATTGGATTACTTCCCATTAAAAATGGAGGTATTTATGCGTTTGGTGTAGAAGGTGTGAATCGATTTACATTTAATCATCGAATTGTTGATGGTATAGGTACGTGTCCCACTCAGCCTTTATTTGTACCTAATTGGGATGCAAAAGGCAATAAAATAGGTGAAATTGAACTGAAAAAGTATCGTATTACGCTGACATTTCGGCGTTCGCAAGATTTAACGAAAGATATTGATAAAACACCTAAACGATTTAAACAACCGATCATTACGGAACCTATAATACGTAGAGGACCACAAAGTATATTTTAACATGATAATGACACAAAAATTTTCAAAAGACGACCTCAAAAAAGTATTTACGCAATACTTAGCCGCACAAGGTTATAAATTAGAATCACTTACCGTTGATATTAACTATTCAGAATTTAGTTCTGTGACTTGTAATATTACTGAAGCAAAACCTACGAAAACATTTATTATAACTGTGGGTCATTTAACTCCTGAGGAAGCACAAAAGAATATTCAGAAAATGATTGCTGCATATCGCGAAGTAATTACACTTACTGAAGATAAAGGCATTGATTATATCTTGCCACAAAGTAATATTCAAATCGAAAATAACAATAATGAAAACTGAAGACGAAGCAAGTATTGAAGCTTGTAAAATATTGCGTAAACAAGAAATTGGTTTAGATCATCCTAACATAGAAGCTTATGATGACGAATATGTCATGCGTAATTATCCTATTGAATGGGCCATGTTTATGGAAGGCTGGAAATTTGCAAATAGTAAAGATGAAATTGTAATTAGTGACCCAAAAGGTTTATTACATCAAATGTCAATGGATATGTTTGCTGATAAAGGACATAAAGTAACTGTGACGGAACAAAGCATCAATAATGGTTACGAATACGATAAGCAAAAAGCCCAAAAATTTTTAAAAGTGGGTGGAATTTATACAGTAGAAAATACTGATGTAGAAAATTTCAGTTCAACAGTTGAGTTACAAGAATTTCCTGGGCAGAATTTCAATACTGTGAACTTTGTAGATGTAAAATAAAAAGAATACAAAATATATAAATGAGTAAAAAATTCGAACATCCTACACTTGTAGTGAACTACATGGGTGGACCTGGTTGTGGAAAAAGTACATCTGCTGCACACTTATTTGCCAAATTAAAATGGGCAGGTATTGGTTGTGAGTTAGTGACTGAATACGCAAAGCATGTAACGTGGGAACAAGCCACGTATAAATTAAGTAATCAAACTTATTTGTTTGGTAAACAACATCATCGTCAATTTATCTTAAAAGATAAAGTACGTGTGATCGTAACCGATTCGCCAATTGTGTTGGGTTGTATTTACGATCAAGGTAAAACAGACTATCTAAAAGAATTGATGATGAGTGAGTTCAATAAGTTTTGGAACTTAAATATCTTTTTAAGTAGACAAAAAGAATATGACCCAGTAGGTCGTAATCAAACTTTAGAAGAAGCGATTGATAAAGATAACGAAATGTTAACTTTTTTACGCGATAACAAAATTAGCCATTTAGGTTTACCCGGCACAGAAAGAAGTGTTGATATTATATATAATAAGGTACTCCAAATGATAGGTGAAGCTCATTCTCCTATTGTCGCAGAAATAAAAACTGCGGAGGATAATTCTTAATATGATAACCAAAGAAATACTACTTGAAAAATTAAAATACTACCAAGATAAAAATTTCACATTCGACGAAGCAGCTCACGTTTATACATTAGACGGGAAAATTGTATACGGTGTAACATCCTTTCTGAATCGTTTTGTAAAACCTTTTGACTCTGATTATTGGAGTAAAAAGAAAGCAGATGATGAAGGCATCACGCAAGAAGAAATGTTGAAGCGTTGGGATGACAAACGTGATCGAAGTTGCGAATTAGGTCATAATGTTCATGATTGGATTGAACATTTTTACGAAAACAATGTTACGAAACCTACCAAAGATGCTGAAGCGAATGAACGAATTGAAAAATTTAAATTAATTTATGAAAGTAAATTAAAAAATTTAGAATCAATTGGTAGTGAAATAAGAATTTTTAGTCGTAAATACAACATTGCAGGTACGATCGATAAATTATATTTATGGGAAGGACAAGTAATTGTAGGTGACTGGAAAACTAATAAACAAATTAAGACTGATAAAGATTTTTGTTTTGGTAAGTTACTTTATCCTTTTGAAAAGTATAAAGAAAACGAACTTAATAAATACTCGTTACAAATTAGTTTGTATCAGTTACTATTAGAAGAAGCAGGAATCGAATCTGATTATGGATTTATTTGTCACATACCTGGTGAAGGTGAAGCAAAGATTTATAAGTTAAAAGATTTCCGTGCTGATTTACGTACGTATTTTAATCACGATTGGTTGAATCACGATCCGAATGCGATTCCTATTCATGAAGCAAAAGAACCTACAAAAATATCTAAAATTTGGTAGATGAAATTAATTCTATGTAAACAATGTAATGATGTCGTTCGTTTAATGACGAACGACATTCGTTTTTGTAAATGTAAAGCATCCGCAGGTGTTTATATAGATAATATTAATGCAATATTTAGTGGTGTACATTGTATACCTTTAGGTATTGATAATACGACGCTATCCAAAGCTGTACACAGACGCGAAACAATTTATTACGATAATACGTTTCAAGCATTTATTGTACACGAATATTCCGAAACATTTAAACGAGTAGACAATGTCGAAACCAGCAAGAAATAAACAAGCACGTAGTAAACCTGCTAAAACGAGTAGCAATCGTAATGTGCAACCTGATGATGAAATTATCAAAAGTAGCATTATGAAATATGCAGAAGAGATGTTCGACTTTGATGAACAAGGAAATGTCATCAAACGAAAAGTTGATGGACGTGGAATGAAAATTGAAGAAGAAGACCCTGAAATAAATCCTGAATCAATCAAAGAAAAAGAACAAAAGAAAGTAAAACTTCAGAAGCAAAAGAAACGTATCGTAAATTCTAATACTGGTATTTCTTTTGGAGATTTACTTAATGATGATTAATTAATAGGTTCACTCGTACCTTGATCAACTGAACGAGTATCGTTAATTAAAGGCAACGATAATGTTACATCAATATTATGTGTGCCATAATTAACAGTGCGTTTATTGAACCATTCTGCTAATTTATTGTAAGTTTCAAAACTCAAAGCAGGATTCAGTAAACTTGATTTAGCTGTCCACCATTCGTTTACATTACTTTGTATTTCTCCAGTTGGATGATATGTTATACGATCAATATCGTAACCTTGTTTTGTACTTAATTGAATATAATAATTATCTTCAACTATACCATAAGATACTTTAAAAGTAGATTCAATTTGCTGTATTAATGACTCTGATAAAACTCCCATAAAAATATTACGAGCTTCGTCATTAGAATTATTTTCGTTTAAGAATTTTTTAAATTCGTTAATTGTTGTTATCATATTATTTGTTCATTGAATCGTTGTATTCGATAGTCCAACCTAATTCTTCTAATTTTTTACAAGCAGCTGCAATAGTATTGTCAAATTCTGTATCACCTTGTTCCGGCATTAAAATATTTTCTAAAGATAATGCAACATCACCTTCGTGAGCTGTATCTGTTAAACCATATTCTTCACCTAAATAACTAATTAATTTTGGAATTAGTTCTTCCATGTTAATAGCTGTAGTTTGTGTAGTTGTTTCAGGTACTTGTGTTTTTGGTTTAAATGAATCTTGATTTTGTACTTCACTTTCACGTACATCAGTTCCTAAATCAGCACCATCGATGTCAATACTAAAATCAGAATTAGGATGAATTTTATCTGTAAAAGTATATACAAAATCTTCGTTACTTATATAATTTAATTGACGTGCCCAATAATATCCTTCTTCACCTGGAGTTGTACCTTCAGCAGCTTCCCAAAATTCATTATCATTATCGGCATTTATATTATCAGGTGCGTACCATGTTTTTACATCAAATAATATTTTTTTCACTTCTTCTTCAGTACCATATTGAAGTAATGGATTTTCTGTTTTGCTATCAATATCTTCAGCATCAATTGCGCCTAATTGTGTAATCATAGCTGCAACTACTTCTGTGTTAATAGAACCTACTGCTTGAAAATATCCACGAATTTCGTTTTCAGTTTCAGGAGTTAATGCTTTAATAGGCACATCTGCTTCTGAGTTCCAATCATGAATTGCTTCTTCTAATGCTTCTTCTAAATTATTATATACTGTAGGATTTTTATTAAAATCACTAGTTGCATAACCATTCCAATACTCTACAGTATTTGACATTGGAGTAGTATCAGTTGTGCCACCTGTTGGGTTATTGCCAAAATCCATGTGAGCTTCAGCAAGATATTTTTTAAATTCGTTGATAGATGTAATTTTCATAGTAAGTTATATATTATTTATTAATGGAAGTAATCGACACTATCGTCTAAAATACCATCATTTATTGTTGTAGGATTGATATATTCGATGCTTTTTAAGGAAAAACGATTAAATTCGTTAATTATTTTCTGAACAGTATCGATCATTTCTTCTTTTGTTAATGTAACTGGGTCAGTTGTAAAAGAATTTTTTTCAATAATTTTTTTATTTGATGAATCAGTTGTATTAAGAATAATGAAAAAATGATTATCTAAAAAATCGTTATCTGCATTCCAACCATAATACATTGTTGTACCTTGTTGAATTGATTTACGATGTTCTGAATAAATTTTATATTCACTAATATCTTTTTTGTATACTATATCTAAAGGACCTACATCAAAAGTTAATATTTGTTTAGGATTATTTTCTTCGTATAAAATTCTTTTAAATCCTGGAAGTGCAGGAATGTTTTGTGGCATACGTCCAAATACTTCGACACCTGGACGATCATCTTCACCTGTGCGATTACCGTAAGGATTTATCACACGATTCATTTGTGATTTAGGAATCATATTTATTTTGAAGTTTTTAGGTGCTTCAAATGATTCACGAAATTCTTCAATTGAAGTAATCATTATTTATCTTTTAAATAATTTTTTACAAATTCAGATGCTTCATTACGATAGCTACCTTCATCTTTTATTCCTTGATCGTTATACTGTTTAGCAACGTGCATGTACACATCTTCTAACATATTTTCAATGTCAGTTTTTTTATACAGCTTAGGAACATTTTGAAATTCGTTAATTGAAGTTATCATTATTCAGTAGGTTTGTTATTTGATTTATGAGGTGGCATTGTTTTACGTGGACCTGCATTAGGTACACCTATTGTTGGAGGTAATTCACCAGCTTTAAATCCACCACTATGTTGTTGTGTTAACTTATCTAAGCCAGCTTTTAAACCAGTCACTACTGAAACAGGTAAAACTATTCCATGTTTTTTCATTGCTCTACGATACCAAGTTGCAATTTGACTTAACGTTTGAAACGCATCATAACTATCACTTGGTTTGAAACGTTCTTTATTAGGTTGACGTTCACCTTGTTGATCGTATTGAATATACACATAACCATTTTTATAAATTATAGGTTTGTATTTCATTTCAGCTTGCCATGTTCCTGATGTATCAATTACACCGATCGGATCACCATCAGTATCAAGTGCTGCAGCGATTAAAGCATTTACTTCATCAACTTTCTTTTGCATTTTTGCAGGAGACACAGGGTCTAAATAACCTTCTTTAATTAAACGTTTATTTAAATCTGCTAGTTCTTGTGCTCTAAATGGAAATTCTTCTGCAACTTCCATTGTAGAAATAAATGTTTTACGTTCAGGCCCTACATATACTTTTACATTTGTGGGATTAATTCTTACAACCCATTGCACTTGTTCAGGATTTAATTCGTGCATGAATGCAGCAATATCTGCTTCAGTACCTGACATAACTAAATATTTACCTTGATCACCTAATTCTTTTTTCATTTTTTCAATTTCAAAAGGTAATAAAGTTTCGTTTGTTGAAACTCCTGTGTTAGATAAATTTTCAGGATTTGTAATAATGTTTGGTAAATCTTCAACTGATACATTAAATTCTTGTGCAAGCTGTGGAAGTAATTCACTACGTAATTTACCACTTTGTTTTAATTCAATGTAACGTTGATAAATATTTTGTTCAGTTGCAGTTGGATTAATTAAATCTAATGGTCCTGTTCCTGTACCTAAGTTAGCAGCGTTGGCTTGTGCACCTCCAGGTTCAGGAGAAGTTAATGTATCATTTGCTATAGGTAGCATTGTTTCTTTAAGAAACTTACGAAATTCAAGAATCGATGTTATCATGAATTTATATATTAATTTTACAAAACTACAATAAAAAAGCCGGTATTAAACCGGCTTTTTCTGTAATTTGTAAACAAACTTACGATTTCATCATTCCTGGACTTTTCCATTCTTTATGAGAACGGATTTCTAATACTTGTTCCATTGACAAGTTAAATTGGTCCCATCCCTGTGCAGAGCAATAACGACTAACGAAATGTTCACGTAAACGGATCATTTCGATTTCAGATAAAGCTTCGTTCTTTATTAATTCTACCATTGTAATTTTGAATTTAATTTTTTTATTGTGTTTTTATTGGTTTGTTTATTTTGTCACTCGTAAGGTTTGCGCATTTTATGAATAATATCTAAATGGGCACGTTTGTTTGGAGTAACCGGTATAATTTATATATGTGAACTTCAAAAATGAATTTAAACTTTTTTGATGCTTTACAATATAACCTATTATTAATCAATTCAATTAATTTCACAAATGGATTTCAAAAACAATTTAGACAAACAATATTTATTGTTTGCAAACGACATTCTTAAGAATGGCACAATATCAGGTGACAGAACAGGCACAGGTACAAAAAAAGTATTTGGTAGAATGTTACATCACGATATGAATGAGGGATTTCCTCTCTTAACATCGAAAGAAGTTCATTTTAAAAGCATCTTAACTGAATTATTGTGGTTTTTATCAGGTGTTACTAACATTAAACCTTTAGTCGATCAAAATAATTATATTTGGGTAGGTGATTGTTTTAAACGTTATGAAAAATATATTGCTGCTTCTACACTCGATTCCGATCATACTTACATGATACTTGATAATAATACTAAAGAACATCGTGCAATGAATCGTCAAGAATTTATTGATATGATTAAATCAGCACCCAAAAATTATGATGAGTATGCTGAAAAGGATTTGTATTCTTCAATTGAAGCATGGAAGAGTGATTTTGTTTTAATGTTTGGTGAACTTGGTCCTGTATATGGAGCAATGTGGACAAATTGGGATGGCATTAATCAAATTGAAAATGCAATTGAAACGTTAAAAACAAATCCTAATAGCAGACGTATTTTAATTTCTGCATGGAATCCAACTTATGTTGACAAAGTAGTATTGCCTCCTTGTCATTTCTGTTTTCAATTTGTTACAATTGAATTAACTCAAGAAGAAAGAATACAAATATATATTAACAATGGATATAATAGTGACCGTCTGCGTGATAACGCCGGATATATTGGTGGTGATGCTTTGGACATACAATTGGATAAAGCAAATATTCCGAAACACAAATTAAATATGATGTTCAATATGCGATCAATTGATTTAGCATTGGGACTTCCATTTAATATTGCAAGTTATGGTTTATTATTAATGATGTTCGCACAGCAAACAAACATGGTAGCAAATGAATTAGTTGCAAGTTTAGGTGATTTACATATTTATCTAAATCAACAAGAAGGTATGTCAAAACAAGGCGAATCTGAAACGTTTGCATTACCAACAGTAACAATTGAAAAAGCCAAATCTATTTTCGATTATAAAGTAGAAAATTTTAAATTAAATAATTACCAAAATGCTGGTAAAATAGCAATGCCATTATCAAATTAGGGAATCGATTGCCAAATCTCACCTAAAATAAGAAAGATCGTAGAAATACGATCTTTTTTAGTGTGGATATATAAAAATAAACACAAATGGCAGCAAAAGTAAAAACTTCGACAGCAACACAATTCCACAAAAAACCTAAAAAAGTGCGTAAGGGTGTTCACGCAAAAACAAAAAGTTCTAAGAATAAACATTCAAAGAACTATCAAAAATTAAATCGCGGTCAAGGTCACTAATTATTTCTTTTGTTTTGTAGCTGTAAGGTGCCAACCATTACAGAAACTACATAAATATGCTGTAGGTGGATTACCTTTCCATGATTTTTGACGTGTAAAAGAAACAGCAGCTTTTAATGCTAATCCTTTACTTCGATAAATTACTTTATTGGTTGTTTCGCACATTTATTTTTTGCTACTTTCTAAAATTTGAAAACAATTATCTACTGTTTTCTTGAGTAAAGATTTAAATTCTATTTCTGTAAAGAGATCAGTTTCTTGATTGACCTTAACATCGTTTGTCCACTCCATACTTATATCCTTAATAGATTTGTCTTTAAGAGATACAGTTGTAGTACGTTTAGGTTTATCTGTTACTATGTCGTCGATGAAGTCTAAACGTTCGATTTTGAACTTATTAGTAGCTTTATCTAAATCTAAACGAAGCTGAGGATAATTTAATAATAAATTGTTACTTACTTCTAAATCAATAAAATTATGTGTTTCTAAATGAGTACTTAATGTTTTAAAATCAGCAGGGTCGAATAATTGAATTTTTTTAAATTCAGGACTGTGATCATTTTCAATAAACACATCTTTCTTTTTCTTAGTATCGTAAACAAAAATACCCTTTGTATTTTGTACATCGTTTCTGTCCAAGTGATAAGGACTACCTACGAATGTAAAATTATTAATATTTTGTACAATATGTATATGTCCTGAAAATACTCGACCATAGCCATTAAAATCACCAATATCTAAAATATTACGATTTGCAGGACGTGTAGGATATAATTGTGTACGACAGCCATTTAAATCACTATGACAAAATAAAAGATCGCAACCTGCATATTGTTCTAATACTGTTTTTTCTTGATTTTTTCCATGAATCCATGGCATCATTAAAATTTCTAAATTGTCAAGTGTAATTACTTTAGGAGTTTCATATACAAATACGTTTGGAATATTACGTATCACACATACTGAATTAATATCATTGCTATTCATTAACCATGCGTCGTGATTACCTAATAATACGTGACATTCAATTATTTTAGATAAATCTTCGAATAATTTGACAACAATATTAATTGCTTTGAGATTAATTGAAGTACGATTATCAAAAATGTCACCTAATATAAACAGTTTATCATCTTTCTTTTTGTTTTCTTTTAAAAATGGTATAAACCAATCGTAGAAATACGATTCCATTATTTTTAACCATCTTTCACTATCGTTTTGATACTTACCAAAATGAAAGTCACTTATTGTCCATATTTTCATAATGATTATATTTTTTAAACCTAGCAAAGTTTAATATATAGTATATAGTTAAAATAAAACAAACATCCTATAAACATGGCTAAAAAAGCAAAAAAGAACAAGGAAAACAACGAAATTCCTGTAAACACAACTCCAGTTAGCAATATACCTGAAATTACACCTGCACCAATTGAACCAGAAGTAATTCCAGAAGTAACTCCTGAACCAGAAGTAACACCAATGTCAGAAATTGATGCTGCCTTAATTCCACAAGCACCGGAAGTTCCACAAGCACCAGAAGTAGAAATTGTAGTTACACCTACAGATATTTTTCAATCTGGTTTAGAAGAACCAATGATCGGTCCTGAACCTGCTATTAAATCTAAAAAGACAAAAGATTTAACAGCTAAAGAAATGTTCGAAAAAGCTATTAAAACTACACCTTTTACAATTTTTCAAAATGGTATTTTAGTATGTCATCATAGTGATTTCGTAAAACTTACAGTTACTGACAAATACTTCGAAATTAATTTCCGTAAGTTTTCTTACGAAGGAATTGAAATAAAATATATCTAATACTAAATATGGGACGGCTGCTAAACCGCGAACAAGTCTATTTAATTTCTGAAAAAGCAGTTGATGTAAGTCAATCAGCTTCAGGCGTTCTTGCGAATTTAGCAATGAAGCCTATTTCGTTATTAGTAGGTTCGATTAAAAAACAATATCGCAAACAACAATTAGATGCATTGATCATGCAATGGGCAGGTGAATACGCGAAAGCAGTTAAACCTGAATTAGAAGAAAAACCTAATGTAGAAGAACCTTCTACTGAAGATACTACTGCATCAGCAGGTGAAGAAGTTACTCCTGGAAATGTTCCTAACATTGAAGATAAAGTTGAATTACCTCCTGCAGAAGTTCCTGTAGAAGCAACAAAAAATATTATGGCTGAATTACAAAAAGACATTCAGACATTAGCCAATATCGAAAAGTTAATGAAAACTCTTCCTGATAATGGCGTAATGGATGATACTATTTTTCGTCAATTCAAAAAAGAAATTGGTGATTTAGAAACTTTATACTTTGAAGAATATATGTCTGAATTAAAAGATGATATTTCTGAACAAGATTTACAATCAATTAATGCCAACATTAAAACTTACAATACTTTTGTGGAAGCAATGTATAACGCACCTACTGCTGCAAAAGTAAAACAAATTTTCCAATCAACATTTAAAGATGTATACAGTTCTAAATTAGCTGAGATCAAATTAGTCTTAGTTAAAATACGTCAACAGTTAAATACAATATTATATGTATTGCAACAAAAAGCTGCTAAAAATAAACCTGCTGAAGAAAAGGAAACTACTACAACACCTAATACTGAACAACCAAGTCAAGAAGAACCTTTAAATAAAACTGCTGCAACTAATACTCCTAAACCAAATCCTGATCCGAATCAAGTCGCAGCTGCAAAACAAGATTTAAAAAACGCTTTATCAGGTGGAAGAAATACAACTGAAACATTATCATTCAAACAAAAACTTGAATTGGTATTGAATGAAGCAAAATACGTTATTCCACGAGAACCTAACGAATTAATTCCTGAAATTGATTTAAAAAATATTTTACAGGAAAATCCTAAAATTCGTGAAGAAGCAACTAAACGAGTTAATATTAAACGTTTAGATATTTTACAATACGAAGCGCAATTCATTTTAAATAAAACTAAAAACGCTGCAGTTGCTGGTAAACCTGGAACAGGTGAATCAAATCCTGATTTACAACGAGTATGGGATTTAGGTATCAAAAAAATTAATGATTATTTTCAATCTGTAATTGATGTTGATACTGTTATGAAACAAGTTAAACCTCAAGCAGACGAACAAACTAAAAAACGTATTGCTGCAGACGATGCACAAATTTCTAATTTAGAAGGGATGAATATTACTGAAGTATTTAAAGTAGGTGCGAAATTCGACCCAAATCGTGTATACGCTTTCGACTGTACTGTTACAGGTTTGAAATCTTTATCTACAACTTTATTAGTATCACCTACAACACAATTTATTGATGACGATTCTGATACTACACAATATTGGTTTAAACTTTTAGGTGCTTATCGTTACGATGAAAAATCTAAAAAAACAATCAAATTAAATATTTTCAAAAACATTGCATCAAATCAAAAAATGATTAATAATCAATCGTATTATTATTTAGCAATGCGTAATTTACGTCCTTCGACAAATTCAGGTTCTTTTGCATTTTTATATTCTAATTTTGGTAATATTTATTATAACAATGAAGAGTACAAAGATACTGCGCAAATTAGTAAAGAACTTACTGATTTAGCTGGTCAAGGTAAATTTAGTGATAAAGCTAAAAATTTAATTAAAACTGGTAATGCAATTCGTATTAAAATGCACCAACGTTTCTTTGTAGACGATGCAGATATTCAAGCAAAGAAATTTCCAGGAATTGATGTTGCTACAATAAATGACGATAAAAATATTGATAAATCTAAAAAGAATAATCAGTTACTGATGGATATTTTAGAATCAGATAAATAAGATGATAACTTCTATAAACGAATTTCGCAAAAAAATTAATGAAGAAAATGCTGTTCAACAACAAGTAACAAATACTGTTTTGAATAGTGATAAAACTACACATTTAACTGGTTACGAAAATGATATGGGTTACTATAATGGTAACAAAGGTAAATTACTTTTATTATCTCAAAAAGCTGTTGATGACAATACTGAACAAGAAGCTAATAAAATAATCAATGGTAACATCTATTTAGGTATTGCATGGAAATTATATAAAATGGAAACTGCTTTAAAAGGTGATGAAGATAAATTAGGTTCTAACGAAATATCTCAACCTGAAAAAGCACAAATTCAAACTAACGTTAATACTAATAAACAAGAATTAACAAAACTAAAAAAAGAATTAGACGATAAAATTAGATTAGATTTAGGTCAAATTAAAAAAATGTAAGGGACTGTTAATCAGTCCTTTTGTTTTAGAATCTCATCCAATTTAATATATAATTTCATCTCATGGCCGATAAATCGCAAGAATACAATCAAGCAATTCAAGACTTTGCCAAATCCTTAAACGGTTTGATGGCAGCGATTGTCGATACAGTTCAAAATAAAGATGCGAATGATCCGACTGAAGCTATTAAAAAATTAGCAAGTGATATTGCTGAAACAGCTGAAGTAGTCGAAAAAATCCAACAAGATGTTAAAGCAACTAAAAACAATAGCGAAGAAATTTTAGCAATTGTAAAAGCATTACAACGAGAAAAACGTAAAGGAATGTTTGAACGTTTAAGCGATAAAGGTAAAGGTACTAGTGGTAAAGTTGCTGATGGTATCAAAACAATTGCTTTAATGGCAGGCGCAATTTTAGCAATTGGTAAAGCATTTCAAATTATTGGTACTGTAGATTTTCCTTCAGTGATTGCTTTATCTGTAGCATTACCTTTAATGGCAATCGCATTTGATAAAGTAGGTGAAACTACTAAAAGCCCTAAAGAAGCAGCGATGATAGCTATTTCAATGATAGCTATGAGTGCTGGTGTTGCAATATCAGGTGGTATCTTATCAATGATGCCTACATTGAGTATTTCACAAATGATTAGTGCAATTGGTGTCGCAGCTGCGATTGGAATTGCAATGTATGGCTTAAGTGTAGTCGCAGATAATTTAAATGCAAAAGAAATAAAACAGCTATACATGATAGCTCCTGTAATGCCAATTGTTGCAATGGGATTATTATTATCAGCTGAAATTTTACAAAATATTCCGGGTGTTGATTTAGTTAATACAATCAAAACATCTTTAGCTGTTACTGGTGCTGCTGTAATCTTTGGATTAGGTGCTGCACTTTTAAATAAAGTAGGTAGTGTCAAAGATGTTACAGTAGGTAGTCTTTCATTAGTTATTGCAAGTGGCGGTTTAGCTTTAGCGTCACAATTAATTTCTTTAGGTGATTATGGTAATTTTCCTTCATTGGATTGGGCGACAGGTTTTGGTGTATCAATGTTACTTTCACTTCCATCAATTTTAGCTTACGGTATTGTTGCTACGACTGGGATAGGAGCAATTGCAATTGCTGCAGGTATATTATCTATGTTAGCAGTAAGTGGTGGCTTAAGTTTAATGTCTCACATTATTGCAACAGGTGACTATCAAGGTGGACCTTCAGCTGCGTGGGCAGGTGGATTTGGTTTAGCAATGATGGCATTTGCGCCAGCAGTATTGATGTTTGGTGCGTTAGCAGCAACTGGTATTGGTGCTTTAGTAATTGGTGCAGGTATTGCAAGTATGATTGCAGTAGGCGAAGGTTTAGCAGCAACTTCAATTGCAATACAAGGTGGAAAATATACAGGAGGTCCTTCTGTTGAATGGTCAAGTGGTGTTGGTTTAGCAATCATGGCATTTGCAAATTCGATGGATTCATTGACTCCAGGATTAATTGATACAATATTTGGTGGTGAAAGTTTAGAATCATGTATTGGTTTAATGTTAACTCTTGCAAGTAATCTTCCAAAAATTGCTGCAGAAATTAATAAGGGTCAAGGACAATATACTGTTGCAAATGCACCATCCAAAGAATGGAGTGAAGGTGTTGGTACAGCATTAATGGCTTTTGCAACTGCGATGGCTGCATTAGAACCTGGAGTATTAGATACTTTAATGGGCGACTCGTTACAACAGCGAATTGACTTAATGGTTCCTTTGGCTGGTAAACTTCCAATCATTGCAGCAATGTTCAATGCCAATCCTGCGATTTATGATATTAAAAATGTTCCAAGTAAAGCATGGAGTGAAGGTGTTGGTATTGGTGTTTCATCCTTTGCAAACGCAATTGCTGTATTGGCAGATGAAATTGATATTGACGATATGTCAGATTATATAATGGCGATCATGCCTCTTGCTCCTGTTATGGCAGCATTTGGTAATTTTTTAGCTAAAGGTACTTATACAAACTATCCTAAAAAACAATGGGCTGAAGGTATTGGTGAGTTCTTCGAAGTATTTTCCGATTTAGATATTGCTGATGATGCTGCAGATCAAGCCAAACAAATGATGTTACTTGCAAAAAGTTATGTACAACTTGCTGCATCAATGATGGTATTAGGTAAAGGATTTAATTCAATTAAAGATGTACCTAATTTATCAGGTTTATATGGTGGTTTAGTAACATTGTCATTAATTGATAGCGATAATTTAGAAGATGCTTTAGATGCGATTAATGATAAAAGTACAGAATTTGCAAAAGTTATGTCATTAGTTAATTCTGCTAATAATACAAAAATTGATGAATCATCATTTGCTTTTAATAAAGATAAAAAACCTGCATCGCAAACAAATGCGAATGCAAATAAACCAACTGTGAATGTTAATTCACAAGCTGCAGTACTTCCTACTGTAAATCGTCCTGCTAATGTTAAACCATCAGAAGATAAAATGGCTAAGTTACTACAACAAGTAATTAATCTATTAAGCTCAGGTAATGGAATGTTAGGCGAAATTGCTGACAATACTGCTCATAAACTGTCAGATATGGGCATAAATCATTAAAATTCCCTTATTTATTAAACCTTTATCATTGTTGATGATATAATCAATATGATTAAATTTTTTCGATCGATTCGTTTATTTTTTGATTATCGTCGTAACGTGATCAAAAATAAGTTATACTTAAACGAAAAATTTGGGTTAGAAGTTTCTTGGATATACGAAATGTATACTACGCTTACTTTAGCTGAAGCACCTGAAGATATGAAGCAAAAATATGGTTCAGCGTTAGCAGAATACGAAATCAAAAAATACATTGGTGTTGTAAATGCAAATCTTGCTAAATTAGGTTTAGAAGAATTAGTAAATGTTTACGAAATTAAACGTTTAAACAAAGATGAATATGGTATTGCATTTGGATATGCATTATTTAATAATCTTCGTTTATTGTTATTATTTGTCGGAACAATTTTAGCAGCACTAGGTAGTATCATAACATTAATAATAATTTAAAAACAAATATGACTGAACAAGTAGACAACAACACGAAAGTAACGACAGAGTTTTATGAACTTAGTCAAGACACTTTAGACACAGTAAAAAGTCTTTTAGAAAAAATGGCATTACCATTTAATTTAAAGATTATGTATTTAGGTACAACAAAACAAAAAGCATTACTGAAGTTAAAAAGTGCTAGTAAAGAATTTCAATACAAAAACGGTATTGATTTAATTATGTACATCAATGAAGATTATCTAATTAAATTAGAAACTGCTAACGCAGAAATCTTAATGTATCAAGAATTAGATCGTTTACAATTCAGTATCGAAAAAGGTACTTTCAAAATTGCTAAATATGGTTTGCAAACAACTGTTGGTGTATTAAAAAAATATGGCATCGATGCAGTATCAAATGCAAATGAATTATCAATTCAATTCACGAAACAAAAAGATGATAGTGATAGTAAATTGGAAAGTATCGATACTCCTAAGAAAAAACGTAAAAACGTAGAATTTTTAAAATAAAAATAAATAAAAGCAAAAAATGATTGAATCTCAATTAATTGACAGTGTTGTATACTCTGTTTTAGACAAATTACGTAAAGGTACTATGCCTTCACCAACTGATCTCGTAACAAAAATTAACGATGAACTTAAAACGTATTTACGTATTAAAGCCGAAGCAAAGTTTATTCAAGGTGAAACGCCAGAATCAGTAACATATTTTATTAGTTATAAAGATTCTAATAAAAATGCACACACAATGTATTTCGAACTTTAAACTATTTCGAATATAAGTGATATAAAAATAAAAATAATTACATAAAATGTCAGAAAATACAGTAATAAAATCCGAAAATGAATACATTGATGCGTTATCTAACGTAGCTGTGAACGGTCAAGCTAATTTAAGTTTATTAGCTGAAGAAAGCAAAGCAAACATTGAAACATGTAAAAAAGATGTATTAGATTTTATTCGTGGCAACGAAAAAACTGATGATAACTTTGTTACTGCATTAGATATTTGGAATAAATACAAAGATGCTGTTAAACACGCACAATGTACTTTCAAAATCAATGGTTTGGAATTAAAAGTAATTTACAACAAATTACACCGTGATGTACAATATACAACTGAAACGTTGTTTTATGGTTTACACTTAAAACGTCACTTTTTGGATTCATTCCCAAAAGCAGGTAAAGAATTTGAAGAAGTAAAAGCTTCTATTTCATTCTCAAATGCAATGGGTTTATATCATGTATTAAGTGATGTGAAAGTTACAGGTTTAAATAAAGAAAATTATGCATTCGCAAACGTTCTTTATAAATTATCTGAAATCAGTAAAGTATATCAACAATACGATCAAGAATCTGCACAAATTAATAACGAAGTTCGTACATGGACTATGGGTATTAATAAAGACGAAGCAGCAAAAGTAGAAGATGCAGTTGCTGAAACGATTAAAGAAGAAGTTAATGAAAATAACTAAAATTAAAGACGTTAAAACACCACAACGTAGTGGAAGATCCGCTGGGATTGATTTTTTCATTCCCAACGACTTTCCTATTACTACGATAAATCCTGGTGAAGATATTTTTTTAGAATTAGGAATTAAAGTAGCAATACCTCGAAATTATTGCTTAATCGCTTTTAATAAAAGTGGTGTAGCAATTAAAGGATTAACTGTAGGTGCATGTGTAGTTGATGAAGATTATCAAGGACCTATACATTTACATTTATTTAATGTGTCAAAACAGCCAGTAAAAATTATGAATGGTCAAAAAATAATTCAATTTTTATTATTGCCTGTATGGCACGAAGAAATTGAAGAAGTTCCTTTATCAGAATTATATTCTGAAAGCTCCCAACGAGGCGAAGGTGGTTTTGGTTCAACAGGTACTCACTAAATAAAATCCAACGAAAGTTGGATTTTTTATTTCTAATGAAACGAGTTTTTTTACTTAAACTTTATTACGAATTGTGGAAGATAAAAAAATTGTCTTCCTATAAAAAACTTGCACAGCAATTTAAAGATTTAACTTTTCAAAAAGGTAAAATGGTTTTATATCGTGGTGTAGGTTTAGAAATTGAACCTTTAAAAACAAATTTAGGAATATGTTGGTCTTTTGATTATAACAAAGCATATCCCTACAATGGCAAAGGAACTCCTTATAAATTTTATTATATCTGTCACGCGTTAATTCCTTTGAAAGGAATCAATTGGAAACGTACAATAGAAGTAAATAGTGATGGTTTTACGTATGAAAAAGAGATACGTTTAGCATTTCAACAGCCTATTTATGTATATCAATGTGATAAAATCGTTATTCTTCCCTGTTATAGTGATGGAACGAAATGGAATTTTCCCAAAGAAACTTACATCGTTAAATATGATTTTACAAAATTTTTATCGTAAACTTTCTTTTAATTTCTTAATATAACCTATATGATAGTCAATTATGAATATTTAAACGGTAAACTCATTATTTCTTATATCAATAAGAAAGGTAATATCGAATTTAAAAATTACACCTGGCACAATCCAACGGAATGGAAAGTGTGCTCACCCACAGATATAAACAAAGTTGATGGTTATCGTACATGGGACGGTAAACCATTAAAGAAAGAAGCAACTCGTTATCCATCACGTTATGCGATTTACGAATTTATTCACAAATTACCAACAGAAGATAAAGATACTTTGTTTGGTTTACATGAACCTAAAATGTATTTTTGTGATATCGAGGTAGAAATTACTGAAGGATTTCCTGAAGCACATTTAGCAAATAATCGTGTCACAGCTATTTGTATTATCAACAATAAAAAAATCTTATTGTTAGGTATTAAAGATTTGACTGAGGAGCAAATAGCTAAAATGAATAAAGACATTAATGTGTATTTCAAGGATTACGAAAGTGAATATACTCTTGAATGGTGTTTTTGCGAAACAGAAACAGAAATGTTAACAATGTTTTTCAACGATTTAATCAAACAGATGCCTGTATTAACAGGTTGGAACTTTGTAAATTACGACTGGGTTTATTTAGTAACTCGTGCTCGTAAATTAGGATTAAATCCAAACGTTGCATCACCAACAGGTAAATTAATTAGACCTTGGAAAAGAAATGCTAATGTTGAAAAACCTACATACGAAGAATTACCTAAACATCGTATGGTATTTGACTACATGGACATATTCGCTAAGTGGGATACGTCAATCAAAATCAAAGAATCAAATTCATTAGACTTTATTTCAAGTAAAGTATTAGGTGTTAAAAAATTAGAATTTGAACCAGGTGAAAATTTAAAATCAGTTTATACATCTAACTATTATAAATACATGTTATACAACTGTATAGATACTGCGTTAGTTCAACAAATACATCTCAAACAAAAAACATACGATAATATGTTAGCGTTGTCTAATTTATGTCGCGTACAAATTGAAGATACTATTTCTGCCATTCGTGTAGTTGAAGGTATTTTCTTTGGTTCATATTTCGATCAAGGAATTGCAATGATTAAACATGATTACAGTGTGATACAAACTGCCGAAGATATTGCAATCGCTGACGATGAAGATGATTTAAATGGTGGATTTGTAAAATTTCCCAGTGTAGGTTTAAAAAACTGGACAACAGTATTTGACTTTTCGTCACTTTATCCAACTATTATGCGACAATTTAATATTGCGCCTGAATCATATAAAGGATTAAAAATCAATGATCATGAATGTATGTTAAATGGTAACGTACAAAAAATTGAAGACAATGATATTGTGTTAATTAATAATACAGTATTTAAAAACGAATATTCCATTACGAAACAATTGATTGAAAAATTATTTAATGAACGTAAATATTTCAAACATCAAGCGTTACATTGGAAAAAACAAGAACAACTATTAAAAGAATATTATCAAAAAAGATTACAAGCAGCATGATAGATTTAATAAAAGAAAACACTACTTTATTTGAAGATGATTTAGAATTATCAGTAGAAAATTTTTTAGCTTGGTCGTATGGTTACATATCATACTGCAGCAGATTTTATAACGAAAAAACAGTACCACATTATTTTGCTAAAGATGTTTTAACTTTTTTAGAAAAAGGTCCCGATGCGTGGACATTTGTATATTGGTTACGTGGTTATTTAGAAAATCTTGAAAATGAAGAATTAAATAACTTTAAAGGTTATTCAAAATTAATAAAACATTTAGCATCATTCGTATGATTAAATATGTATTAGGTTTTATGTTTTCAGAAGATATGGAATCAGTTGCATTAATTTTAAAGAATCGTCCTAAATGGCAAGCAGGTTTATTAAATGGTATTGGCGGTAAAGTTGAACCTAATGAATCATATATGCAAGCCATGGAACGTGAATTTAAAGAAGAAACAGGTAGTAATATACCTGCACATTGGGTGAATTTTGCTACAATTGCAGGTATTGATTATCAAATGGAATGTTTTGTAGCAATTGGTGATGTAAATTTATTAGAAACTACTACAGATGAACCAATAATGATCGTAGAAGTAGTTAAATTACATACTCTTACACTGATGCATAATTTACGTTGGTTAATACCTTTAGCATTAGATAAAAGCATCTATCACTGTCAAATACAAACAACATAATGAAATTACTACGAAAATCTGAAACATTTATATTACCTTCACCTTTAGCTGAACCTGAAATTACTTGGTCAGATAGAGAATATGCAATTGAACGTCTTACAAAAGAAGACGGCACTATAATTTGGTTTGGTTATGGAACTAATTGGGTGAGAGATATTGAAGGTTACTGGACTAAATTAGGAGATCAATCACAATTTATTCCTTGTGATAAACCTTTATACGAAAAAATGTATGAAGAATTAAATTTACTACCTTTTTAACTACATAAAAAAACCGGTAAATAAATTTACCGGTTTTTTAGTTTTATTGTGAACTATCTTTCGATTAGTTATTAGTATAGTATACCGTTAACGTCTTCTACTTTAATAGCCATGTATTGTTTGTGAGGGAAGAAACCGAAAGTTCCTACTGCGTAACGTGAGTACATGTATAAGTGTGGTGCCATTGTACGTTCACTTACTACTTCAACATTTTCAGCTAACATGTAAGCGAAGAACTTAACTCCAGGATCGTCAGATTTACCTTTACGGCCCATATACATTGTAAGATCACCTAAATTTGCGTAAGGGTCAACGTAGATTTTAATACCGTCGATTGAACCAGCAGGCATTAATTGGTTAGGACCAGCAAGTTTACCATCCATAGGATTGATAGTGTAACGTTCGATTGATTTTAAGATACCAGCAACTGTTGAAGTTGTGATTACGTAATCAATTCCACCGATACGACCGTCTTGTGCTACGAAATATGAAGCTGACATTACTTTACCCCATAATTTACGAGCGATAGAAGCTGAATGTTCACCACCTAAAGAACCTGCAGTTGCAGATACTGAGAAGTCAAAGATTTTACCATCATTGATAGATGCTAATGCTAAACCAGCAGCTAATCCAGATGGAGCAGCAGGTGCTGTTGCACGATTTAATAAACCTTGAGCTTTAACAGCTTGAACGATTTCGTTAGAGATTTTTTGAGAGATTTGGTTAACTAATTGAGCTTTAGTTTTTTCAACTACGTCAACTCCGTACATACGTTTCCAGTCACCAATTTCGCTTAAACGAAGTGCTGCAGATACGTGAACTACACCGATTTCGATTGAAGCAGTTTGTGAAGTTACTCCGATTTTACCAGCTTCGTCTGTGTCCCATTCAGCACGTGTCATTGTTCCAGCTTTACGTGAACTTGTGAAGTCATCGATAAAGTCTTCGTTTAATGATACTAATGTTGGATTCATTGCGATACCAACTGCAGAAATAGTTGAATTTAAAAAGTCAGCTACTTGTAATTGAGATAAAATTGTACCAGCTGCAGCGAATGTATTCAATGCTGTAGAGAATGTCCATGCACCTGAAGAAGCTGTGTTCTTTTGGATATAAGCACGGAACATTGGTTTACCATCGATACGGCTGAAACCTTTGAATTGTAACCAGTTTGCTTTTGTACCTGCAGGAGCAGTTAAAGTAGCAGCTGATGTACCAGATATGTCGAAGTAAATTGGTGCAGATATTGTACCACGTCCTTCAGTAACACCTAAAGATGTCATTGTTGTACGGATATAAGTTTCTAAACCAGCAACACCGCTAATATCGATTTTGAATGTAGAAGCACGTTCGTCTTCTGCACCTAATGATACGTTATCATCGTAACGGAAATCCCAATAAAGGAAATCAACACGATTTGAGTTAACGTTAATTGTTGGAACTAATTCCAAACCTACTGTCATTGCAGCAATTTTTAATGATGCTGGTAATAAAGTTTGACCTAAGTCACCAGAACCAAAAGTACCACCGATTGTACCAGGAGTACCAGATAGAGAAGGGAAAGATACTGCACCCATACCAGAAGTATTACTACCGTTAGCGTACATTACGTTTTCTTTTACCATACCTGAAGTTACAGCGCCTGATTGTAAAGCAGCTGCGTGCATTTCTGCGTATTCACATAAAGAAGCGATACGTTCTTTGTCTGTGATACCTAATTTTTCTACGATTGGAGACCATTTTTTAGTAGCCTTGTCCATATCGATCACTAATTGTGAATTGCGAATCATAATATTGAATTACGTTTTAATTTTTATTTTTTAGTTGTTTTATTATATATCGTAAGTTTAAATTGCTTTTTTTCTACTTTTATTTTTTGTTTTGCAACAATTTCGTTTTAAGCTTAAACTTCTTTCAAAATATTTTGTTTCATTATTTTGAAGTGATAGAATATATATGTATGTTTTATACTGATTTTTTTCCAGTTTTGAATTAAGAAAAGCAATTTCTCACTTTTCTTAATATTTATTTAAATTATTTTATATCCATTGATTTTAAGAATGAATCCACAAATTCATTAGAGAAGTTTGTAACTTCTTCAACGTTTAAAGATTCTTTCACTAAGTGTGCTTCAGGATTTAATACAGCCTTTGCGAATGTACGTGTATTCCAGAAGTTTTGAATATCAGCAGTTGTAGTTAAAGAGAAGTATTTAGATTCAGTTATTACTTGATTTTTTACTTCACCTGTTAATGTATTCCATGCTTCTTTTAAAGCTGTAGGAATTACTGCAATGATTTTTTCTTCGTAAGAAACATTTTTACTTGTTACTGCACGACCAATGATTGCTAATACATCGTTTGAAGATGCATATTCAGATTCATTCATTGCTAACAATACTGTTTCGCGAGTAGAATTATCTAATGATTTGAAATCATTTACTTGTTGTTCCGATAAGAAACAGAAGAAATGTGGGTCAGTATTTGCAACAATTTTAGCTTTCTTAATGTCAGCTAATACTTTTGAAACAGCTTCAGATACATTATCGTCTGTATTGATTACTTTCACAGCTTCCATTGCTAATGGTTCTTCCATTACTTCTTCAGCGCCCGAAGGTTGAATTAATAATTTACCATCAGGAGTAACAGAAACAACTACACCAGTAGTATCAGTACCTAATATTTGAACTAATGCGTTCAACATATCACCACCAACTGTTTGTGCACCACCTTCAGGTTGAATATCTGTAGCTTCAGGAGTTGAAGGAACAGTTCCATCCATAGGTACACCAGGTTGGTCAACTACAGCAGGAGGAGTATCAATATCACCAGTTACTTCAGGTACACCAGCTTCAGTTCCTTCAGGAGCTGCAGGAGGAGTAGTACCATCACCTTCGATGTTATTAGCAACTGTTTGTTCTTCAGGTAATCCTAAGAAATCTTCAGGAGTTTCCATTGATTGAATATTATCTTCGTCGTTCATGTTTTCGTTTAGTGGAGTAGATTTTTTAATACGTTCAAGTAATTTAGTATTGTAATCAACTAAACCATCAACTTTTTCGCCAATATAATTTAAGAATATTTCATCTTTGTAAGATTCATTAGCAACATGTTCAACGAATTTCTGTGCGATTTCAGTTTCTTTTGCAACTGATTCAAGGAATTTCTGAGTTAATTCAGTTTCCAATGCAACATATTCAGAGAATTTTTGAGCTAATTGAGTTTCTTTTGCGATTGATTCAGTGAATAACATATTTGCTTCAACGTGTTGTGCAACATGTTCAGTGAATTTTTCAGTGATACCTAAACGTTCGTTAATTTCTTTACTATATTTACCTACATATTTAATTTGTGTAGCTAAATGGTTTGAGTAAGCAGTATTTTCGTTTAATTCAGAAACTAATTTAGTATTGTCAGAAACCAATTTTTGATTTTCTTTTACTAAATAATTTACTTTTGTTTTTAAGAAATTTAAATATTCCTGAACTGAATTCATTTGTTCGTTTACTAATTCGTATTTCTCCATTAGAGAACGAATTTCTTCAGGTGAAGTTTTACCTTCGATTGAAGACATAATTTTATGTTCCAATTTAGCCATTTCATTAGCTAAATATTGTTCCATGTTACTTAAGTCCATAGCTGTTTTACCATCATTTTTATTATCGTTAAATAGTTTATTAACTTGATTATCGTTCATTTCATAGATACGATATTTTACTTCGTCTGTTTTAGGATAACCAAAACTTTCATTTACACAAACTTGTGCAGATGCAAAGCCTGGGTCTAATACTATGTCGTATGTAAATAATTCTTTTAATTGTACGTGACCTTGACCATCAGTAACACCAGCTGCACGACTTGATACAAATAAAGGATAACCATCATTGATAATAGCACGAGCTTCTTTACCCCAATGTGTACTTAATAAAGCAATTGTACCATCAACACGATTTGAGGATTCGTTATGAGTTAAGGCTTCAATTGCGTGACTTGCGTTTTTACCTGCGATATCAAAAACATCTGGATGATCAAATTCACCGTAAAGTACACCTAATTGTTGTTTACGAGCTAATAATTGTTCCATTACGGGAACGAAATTATTAGCATTATAGAAACGTTGATTACGATTTTTTATATCAAACTCAGTAAAGATACCACTAAGTAAAAATTTTTTTGATGCGCTTGCTGCTGATTCATTAACTTTACTAAGTTTTTCAGAACCGCGTTCCACGATCATTACATATTTTTCTTTCATAGTTGACTTGAAACTAATTTTAGATTATATATTAAATCTAAATTATTCAGTTTTTCCTATAAAAGGTTCAGAAGATTCTTTAGAATCAATCTTTTGTTGTAATATTTGCAGCTGTTTTTGAAACTCTTCTTCAGTATAGTAATGTCTGTTCCGTGTACTTTTACTGAAGGTTTGTATTACACCTTCAAGTATGTATTTTTTCTTTTCTTCCATTATGGTTGTGGTGCTGGTTGTGTTGGTGCTTCAGGTCCTAATTCTGGACCCATATCTGTTGGATTTCCTTGATTTTCTTGTCCAGTATCACCTTGTGCAGGTTGTGCACCAGGTTGTACAGGTGCACTTTCAGGTCCAGTTGAACCAGGTGCTCCACCGCCACCAGGAGTTGGTGCTCCACCACCGCCTTGACCACCTACACCACCTGAAGGGTCTTGTTCCCAATATTTATCATTTTCAGCAATTAATTCGTCGGAAAATTCTAAGAATCTTTTTGCTATTAATCTTGGATGTAAAAATGGACGAGGTTGACCATCAGGTCCCATTACTTGGAAATTTTGCATTAAATCACCAGCAATGGCTACTTTAGCTTGTAAATTAGATAATTCTTTAGCTTTAATAATTTCACTATGTCCGTAAAATTTAATATCTAAATCATTACCCAATTTCATATTCTTTTCTAATTCTGGAAATTCCAAAATTAATTGTAATTGAATTGGCTTTAATAAAATTTCTTTAAATAGTGCACGTAAACGTTCAACAAATTGAGTAAAGTTATAATCATCATAAGTTAAATCACCACCTGTTGCGTAAACGTTACCACCACCATTTGTATTATCTAAACGAGTAAATGGAAATTTACTTGCTTTCTTTAATGCATTGTTGAACCAAATCAACATATTGTTTTCATTTAAATCATGACCACCTGGTTCAATAATATTCATTTCAGGTTTATTATCACCTGGATTCGGTAACCAATATTCTTTTGAATACGGTAAATCTTTACTACCATCAATATAAACTAAACCTGTTGTATCATCAAATGCAATATGATCTTTGTAATCAGCAATTAATGCAGCAACTTCTTGTTCAGCCATCATAGGACTTAAACCTTGTGTTGGAATAATGAACTCCTTATGCATTGTAGCGTTAATTAAATTAAATAATAATTTACTACGTTCAATGTTCTTAAGTTCATTATAGGGTCTGATCATAGGCTCTACATAAGAAGTTTCCATGTAGTTAGTACTGCCTGAATAAGAAATATAAATAATTTCTACGTCTAATAATATACGACGATTTTGTTCATCAGCTGGATGTTGAATCCAAACTTTTAATCCTGTTTCTGGGTCAACGATAGGTACGATTGATGCTGGGTCTAATTTTTGGAAGCCCATTACATTTTTACCTTTTTTATCGTAAATAATTTCTCGGCAAATAAAACCTTCTACTAACCAATCACGACATACATCCCAACCTGCTGTTCTGTCACCAAAACCAGACATTGTATAAATCTGTTCAAAAATTTCTTTTGATTTCTTTCTGATTAACTCACCATAACTATTTGGTAAGTCCATCATCTCACAGAATTTTTTATCTTTACCGTATACTACAATTTCATTTGCCATTTTCGTAACATAGTCACGAATTTCAACTTTAGTTGAGTATTCTTTTAAGATTGCGATTTTTTTGAAGTAATCACCTGATAAGGCTGCAATTGTTTGACGTTCTTGCATTAAAGCATGAACCTTACGCGAAAATAGTGTGTATTGATAACCGTTACTATCGGTTACTGCATTTAAATCTTCATTTGCATGAATACCTTTAGCATTTTTAATAGCTGCTTCTTGATAATTTCTACCGAACACAGACAATCGAGCTAAACGATTATTGAAAAACGATTGTTTATTACTATTCAAGTTATCTAATAAAGATGAACCTGTTGATTGATTTGTCCGATATGGATTGTACCCTGCTGCCATAATTTTATAATTTATTTAGAATATCTAAAGATTGTTGTAAGTTATCGTTGCGAGTATCTAACGTTTCGTATGTTTTAGATAATTCTGCATCCATTTCTTTGTAATCTTCTAAGATTTCTTTTAATATTTTTGTGTGTCGTTGTTCTTGTTCTAATATTTTTTTCTGCCAAATGTCCATTAACTTTCCTTCATCTACACCTGTTAATTTTTGAGTGTTCATAGTTAGAAATTTTTCTAGTACATTTGTTGATACTTCAAAGATTTTATTGATCTTTTTTGCGTCAAATTGTCGTATACTCCACTCAAAACCGATGTTATATAGTAATTTATATATATTAGCAAAGTTAATACCTGTAAAGGCTTCTTGCTTACTATAATCTTTAGTTAAGTTACTTTCAATGATTTTTAAATTATGATTACAAATATTATTGAAAAATACTGTACGTATTGCTACAGGCATGAAATTACTACTTACTCCATAAATCATTCTTGTACCTTGTAAATCAAACCAATCAACAATAAATAAAGGATTGAATTTTTCCATTCGGCTTGTTTTACCATTAAGATCATACATGATAAAATAAAATTTACCACGTTCTAAACTTCGTAAATCAGTTTCATTAATTTCTTTATGACCACGATTCAAACCTTCTGTAACAAAATCTGTATTATTAACATACATGTTTGTACCTTCTGCAAGATATTGATCACGTATTTTATTTTTTAAGAAATCTGTTTTCATTAGGGTTTAAAAGCGTTGAGATGTTCTTCTGTAATTAACCAAAATTTAATATCACGGTTCTTACACCATTCTTGTGCGTAAGCCCATTTGTATTTATTTTTTTGCCATTCAGCAATATCGTATTCTAAACCTTTGAGTTTCTTTTCAGTAATAGTCATTGGGATTTTAGGTTCACGAATTTGTTTCTCTGGTTTGATTTCAACTAAAAAACGATTCATCAAATCTGGCATTTCGTTATTTCTAGTTTCCAAATAAAAATCAGGAATGTAAACATGATTTTTACCAAATATATCTAAGTAAGGAATTTTAAATACTTCACTGCCCCATTTTAATACACCTGGATTTAAATCACAATACAACATAAATTTAAATTCCCAACCTGAACGATATAATACTTCAGTCGGATTGCCAATGTATTTGTCTACATTCTGTAGACGATACGTACCTTGATGATACTTATCTTGTTGATTAAGTGCTTGTTTAGACATTATTTTGTTTGACCGTTAATAAATAATTCTGCTGCTTCTTTAGCTTTACTCAACGATGTGGGTCCTTTAATACCCATTTGATATTCACCATTTTTTAATACGCGGCAGTTGTAAGCATTTTCAAATCTTTCATTGGCATGAAGTTCAATATAAAATCCTTTATATTCATAGCTAACATCTTTTAGTTGTTCTACGATATCCTTATTGATTTCTTCAGCTATTTTTTTAATTTGTTGTTTATTTAATTTTTTGGAGAAGTCAAGTTTTTCTTCAACCTTTTCTTTATCTTTTGCTTCACGCATAACTTCAACGTTACCTTCAGCATCGATTGAGATTTTTTTACCATCAGCTTTTGAATATACCCATTTTTCTATTTCAGCTGTCGTATCTTTTACATTTGTATCGTGATACGTTTTAGATGTGCCAGGTTTTAAATATGCAATTGTTGCATGTGCATGATAATCAGGAAATTTAGAAGTGAACGGAAATAATAAAGTTACTATCTTGTTATAAAGATTTAATTGTTCAGATTCCACGTCCCATTTAAGAACATCGAAATTTTCATTATCGAAAGAAGTAATAGCAGTTAGGTTAACAGTAGGCAATTTTAAAGATTTCAATAATACAATTACTTCATCTTCTTCAATTTCATCGTCATGTAAACCATACAACACTGTAACATGTGGTTCGATTTCGCGACCATATTCTTTTTCTTCATTATCGAAAATATCTTCGTCATTTACTTTGACTTCAGATACTGATTTTAAATAACCCATAATACAACCGTAACTATACGACTGATCTTCGGTTTTTTCGTTTATAGCTTTAATTCGCTGATTTTTCCACTGATAGGGACTTAAAAATGATAAATTCATGTATTATATATTGAATTTACATATTGTACATACCTTGTCCGCCATTTACGTTATTAATTGAAATAGTACGGACATATTTCTGATCGTCTTTATTTAGACCCTTTTTCATATACAGAATGTTAATCATTTCAGCAGTTGAGCGTTTATGAATTTCTGTGAAATATGCAAAGGCGTTATCTGTTTTATCAGGATTGAAACTTTGCCAGTTGTTCAACATGTTGAACAATGACATTTGCATACAGTCGTCTTTGTCTTCGGGATAAAAATAAGTTTTCTTACGAATTGCGTTTTGTGCTAAATCAATTAGCATATTTTCCGAATCCTTTGTTAATTTGCCACGTCCTTTAGAGAGGATAATGTGATAAGTTAATTTTTTGGCATTAACTCCGGTAGTTGGTCTTGCTTGCATTTACTTCATGTAAGATACTTTTTATTAGTTATAATTAATTATATAACCAGTTAGGGTTCATGTTTAAAAACGAAAGGCTATCTAAGTAAATAGATAGCCTTTCCATGCTGGTGAAATACAGCGATTATTTGTTTAAGCTGATTTTGTCTTTTTTAACTGTTTTAAGTTCTTCACTTAATTTATGTTTACGACCTAATAAAGAATTGTAAAGTGTTTCTAAAGCTTTATTTTCTGTTAACGATTCTCCTGATTCCTTAATTGCTAAGATACCTTGTTCCACGTCTGCTAATTTTTCAGTAATTGCTTTTTCTTTATTTTCAATGCTGATTTTTGCTTTTGTTTCTTCAGATAACTGATTTTCGTAAAAGAACGTTAAATCAGCACCTAATTCATGAATTACGTTTTCAATTAATGGCATTGCGTTTTCGTAAGTATAATAACTTGAACCTAAACGTTTGTCAACACGATATTGAGAAATTTTACCTTCGAAGTTAAATACATAACATTCGTAAGTTGCGTTTAAAATATTGGAAACCTTTTTTACAGAATTTACAACCACAAATTTATCTAAGTGATTGAATGTTTCTACTAAAATTGGATAAAAACCTTTTGCTAATAACGGAACTACTGGTGAATTAAATAATGATTCAAGAGTTGTAGCTTTATCTGCTTCTGATTCGTTTAATGTAATTTTTTTGTTGCTGGTATTGAATGATATAGTCAGACCTTCAGCGATTTTAAAAGTAATTGTATCTTCGTTAAAATCTGCACGATTAATCGCATCTTCTAATAAAGCAATTTTCTTTAATTGCACTGAATCAGTAATGAAATTTTCTTTTAATACTGATTTAATTCCTGTTTCTTTGTTTAATAAGAACCATGAACCAGCGATATAAGTTAAATAACCTTCTTTAATTTGCAATACAATTGAATACACATCTTCGATTTTACCACCTTTAGCCATAAAATTACTTTTAGCTTGTGGTGTAGATGCTAATTCAAATAGGAATTGGTGAACTTCAGCAATCCATTCGTACATTCTTAAATCTTCAAGAATACGATGTTTGTCTTCATCATTACGTTGTTGAATACACTCTAAAATCGTATTACATGCACTTTCGTACATCCAAGCTTGATCTTTACGTTTTAATTTAGAATATAAATCTTTTAAAGCGTAAATTAGAGGTTTAGAAGATAATTCTCCATCAACTTCATTTAAGAATGAATTTACATTCTCATAAAATTTATATTTACCCAAGTGATTAGAAAGGGAACCATAAATTTCCTTTTCTGAATATACTTCAGATAATTTAATATGTTCTGTAATAATAGTCGCAATGTCAGATTGTTCTAAATCTAGAGCTTTACGAAATTCATACATGTTGTTTTTTAATGATTTCATAGTGTAAATGATAGTTTTACTATTTGTTATTTTATATATTAAATTTAATTTTTCAATTCTTTCTACCCATTTAAAGGGGTATTTGGCGTATTTGTATTCTGCCAGATACGTAAAATCCACTGAACAGCCTTATTTGCCAAAAATTTATTCTCTAAATCAAAAATTGGGAAGAACGTATGAACCTCAATTGTGTATTTACTGACATAAGCACTTAAATCACCAAATTTCATCTCTCTTATTGTTGTATTTTCAGTTTCACCTCCAAAATTAAAAACAGCATTCAATGGAAGACGTTTATAATCAAAGGTAAAGTAACGATACATGTACTGATTTTCCATATACACTTGCCATGATTTGAAAATATCAAGCTCTGCATCACAGACTGCATCAATACTAAAAGTAAGTTTGACAGGTACGGCTTTTGTTTGAGTCACAATTTGCTGAAGTTCATCATCAATTTCTTTATTTACATTTAACCACACGTTAGGATTGGTAAATTCATCGCTTTTAACTGCCCATGAACTTAAAGAAAGAACTCCACGGGGAATCGGATCAGCATTTCCAATTATACGATTTTGAGGGGTGTCATCTAAAAACGCATCGTTTATATACCGATTATCACCGGTTAAAGAATAGTAAAATGGAATTGGAACTTTTACAGGTCCATTTTCGGTCTTATTGTACCAATAAAATCGCTCATTTAAAAACCCTAAATATCCGACTATTACATTTCGTAAAAAGACATCATCGTAATTCTTGTCTTCAAATAGTTTGTCTGTTATCATTAAAGTATATATCGTTAAAATCATATTTTATCATTTATTTTTATTAATATTTTTATTATATCATATCTGTCCCAAAAACTTTAGCCCTGAAACTAAACAAAGTGAATTATACAACCTATAATAAGGTTATTGTTAACAGTAGCAAATTAATATGTAAAGCAACATATAAACTTTTTTTACATTTCTAAATATAACAACTAATAAACAATTAATATGATCGACTTAGTCAAAAAACTGTATTGGCAAAAATACCGTCCTAAAAACATCGACGCAATGATTTTATTGCCTCGTATACAAAAACAATTATTAGAAACTGATTCTGAAAATCAAACTAAACTTGTTGTTACAAACAATTTATTACTGACAGGTTCTCCTGGTACAGGTAAAACAAGTTTAGCAAAACTTATTGTACCTAAAGGTGCTTTAACTGTAAACGCATCTTATAATTCCAGTGTTGAAGATTTAAAAGACACTGTAATGGAATATTGTCGTACCAGTGACATCTTTGGTGATAATTCTCTCGACGGTTTTAAAATTGTGTTCTTGGATGAATTTGATGGTGTATCAGCAAAGTATCAAGATGCTTTACGTGGATTTATTGAAGATTGGAGTGATAGAATTCGTTTTATTGCAACATGTAATAATTTAACAAAAGTTTCACCTGCAATGCAATCACGATTCACAGTAATCAAATTTGATCCGCAGAATAACGAAGAAACTAAATATTTACAAGATGCTTATTTGGAACGTTCTGAATTAGTAGCTGAAAAAAATAAATTAAATGTAAACGAAGAACAATTACGTTCATTGATTAATTTAACTTTCCCAGATTTACGTTCAGTAATGAACTCCTTACAGGATATTGAAAAAACAGGTTCTTATGTTTCAGGAAGTGGAGTATCATTAAATGTTGATTTGTACAATTTAATTTTTACAGATATACGTCCCGAAAAAACTTATGAATGGGTAATGGAAAATTACGGTGATAAGGTAGAAAACTTAATCAAAATTTGTGGACGACCTTTAGCTCAATACATTTTTGAACACCGTCAAGATATGACTGCCAAAGTACCTAGAATTATGGGAATTGTAAATACGCATGCTAATCAATTAGGAACATGTATTGACCCAATGGTGTTAGCTTTGTCGATGGTTTATCAAATACAAGAAACTGTAAAGTAGTAATATATACAATATGAAAGACGAATGGCAAAAAATAATCGAAAACAATATTAGCGAATATATCGCTACAGTGGATTTTAAACATCCTGATTTTTCGATCAAAGAATTAAAACAACGTTTGAAACAAATTATTGGTTCAGAACCTAATGTGCAACTTAAATGGAACACGACAGAAAAGGTAAATGAACTTTTAAAAGATTCAGGAGTTGAAAATCATAAAGAAATTATCGAAAAGGTTGAACAGGTCAATATAGTATTTTTGAGTCCTGATAACAAACCAATTCCTTTTAAACTTATAGTATAATGAACACAGCACAAAGAGAAATCATTCGTAATTATTATTCAGATAATTTTTTAGCTGAAGTATGTAAAGTTTTGGATTTACCAGCAGAATATAAATTTAATTCTGAAATTCCACTACAAACTATTTGTACAGACGATCAATTGGTAAAATTAAAAGCATTATGTGTTGAAAATAAAAATTTACGTGAAATTTTTAATTCCAAGAATATTGCTACACGATTAACTCCTGAATGGTCGTATTCAGTACTTGATAGTTACTTTAAAATAAAATTAGATTAATGCAACAACTAATTCTAGATGGGAATTACTTACTACACAAAAATGTAAGAACTCTACATAAACATAGTACTTTATATGGCGAATTATATAAAGCGCTAACAACAAATGTTGAAAAATATAAAAACTTACATAAGTTTGATAAAATATTTATTGTTTCTGATTCAGGTAAAAAAAGTTGGCGTTTACAAGAAAGTTCAATTTACAAAGGAACTCGTGAACAAGATAATACAATCGATTGGAAATTTGTGTATCAAACTTATGATCAATGGAAACTTGATATGAGTGAAAAGTACAATGTTGTACAAAGACCTCATATTGAAGGTGACGATTGGATTGCAGTATTAGTTCGTAAGGGAAATGCATTAGGTTATAGTAGTGTAGTTATTGCATCAGATAGAGATATGCAACAATTAGTTTCATATCGTATTAAAGGTGTAAAGAGTTACATTAATATTCAAATTAATGATCATAATGGAAATGAAAAAATATACATTCCTGAAGGTTGGGAAATATTTTTACAAGAATATGATAACAACCGTAGCAATGATATTTTTAATTTAGATGAAGGTCACAGTTGGGTTACATTTTTAAATCGAATGATTCGCAATTATGATAAAGTTGAAATTAATCACCAAGAAAAATTATTTTGTAAATTAGTACAAGGTGATAAAGGTGATAATGTAATGTCAATTCATGTACGACCACAAAAGAAAGCTTCAAAGTTAGAAGTAGATGATAAAGTACTGTATTTTGACAATCAAGCAATAGTAGTTTCAATCGAAGGTGATCAAGCTGTAATTGACATTAAAGGTGAACAACAAACAGTAGATTTAAGCGTATTACGTAAATTTAGAGGCGTAGGTGATGCCGGTGCTTTAAAAGTTTGGAAGTTTTATTGTGAAAATTTTAAAACACATTTCACGACAGATGAAGAAACTTTTTTAGATGACGTACTGTTATCTTATCAACGTAGTCATAAATTACAATTAACTGATAAACAATATGATGCTGCTCGGTTAAAATTAGCACAAAATATTAAGTTAATGGAGTTGCATTACAAACATTATCCAGAATGGGTGTTAGAAGAAATCGCAGAAGAATTAGAAGATAAAATTTAAATTACATGTATATGGCAGCAGCAAAAAAAGTACAGATGTCTTATGCAACATATTACACAATTAGATTTTTTAATGAAGATATAGCAATTTTATCAAGCAAAGATAGAAAAATTGTTGAAAGTCTTTTTGATCATTATAAATTAATGGTAAAACATCATGGTTTTTCAATTCCTCGAGCTAAAAAAGAAATTGAAGAAAAGATTTCATTGTGGGGAATTACTGGAGAATTTAACAATGATGTATTTGATAGTTGTACGTCATTTACTGAAACAGATTTAAATCAAGATATTCACAAAAAGAAATCTGTGACACATTATTATGATCATTCGAAAGGAATCGATCTTAAAAAATATCCTGCTTATTATATTTCAAGAGTTGATGGTGATTTATTATTCAAAAGTAATTTACATAAATTCTTTTCCAAAGTAACAAATAAATGGGCAGTAACGTTTATTACAGAAAGTAAGAAAATAGAAAGATTGATGTCGTGGGAAGATTTTAGTGGAACATTTACTTATTATGATCATTCACATCCTCAATATAAAGAAATATTAGAAAATTTACAAACTGACATTCGTAATAAAATGACAGCGGAAGAATTTTTTAATCAACGGCAACAAAAATACGGATATAACAGAAACGATCGTAAGTATTCTTTGGATTGGAATAGTACTTATGATTTAGTAAGTGACCCAGGATTTTCAAGTGCTTTACTAAAAAATCATACACATACACACGATGAACATTTTACAGACAATTTTTAATGAAGTAGCAAATACTCATAACGATGCAGAATTAGGTGCAAAAGTTAGAAAAATAATTAACGAATTACCAGCAACTTATTTTGTTGTACAAGAAGCAATGAAACAAGTAGCACCTGAAGTAAGAGCCCCTAAAGTTGTCCGTGAAGGTAAAGTAAAACCTAAACCTCGTAAAAATGATGGTAAAAGTCTTTTTACTGATTCTACCTTCGATTGGACTGAATAAAACAATTACCTAAATTTACTATATAAGGATTAATGACTGAATCTGAATTAACGGAGTTTGTCCGTGCTGACCTAGAACAAATAGGTTATACAACATACGCAGAAGTTTGTGTTAAAGGTGGTGGAGATATAAGATGTGATATGTACGCTCGAATTGAAAGCCCTAATCATAAAAATTACGGAATGTGTATTGCATTTGAAGCAAAGTTAAATTTTAACTTTACAGTATTGCAACAAGCTTACGGTTGGAAAAATCGTGCACATGAAGTTTATATTATTGTGCCCGCTTCTTATAAGAACATGAAAAATCGAAAATTTGCTCGGGAACTCTGTAGATTATTAGGTGTAGGTGTAATGGAAGTAAATATTAACACCGGTCAATATCATGTGACAGTTAAACCTCAATTCTGTCAAGCACCTAAATTTCCAACATTATACGAGGAACAAAAAATGATTTTAGCATCCAATGCTCAAAATAAATATGTGACACCCTTCAAAATTACTGTACAACGTTTGAATGAATACATGAAAGATAAGGATGAAGTAATTTTGATTAATGCGATTAAGAATATTAAGCATCATTATAAAAGTACAGTGTCCGGAGTCAGAACAATACGATTATTAATTGAACGAGGTGCAATTCAAGGATATAATGTAGTAAAAGAAAACAACAAATTAATTTTAAGAAAAACCAGTACCTATAAACTATTTTAACAAAAAATTCATATAATTGTAGCAAGTGATAACGATTTATCAAATAAAAGATGTAGAAAAGATTTTAGCCGAAGACGGCTATGAAATTGTGATAAGTGAAACTAAGTTCATTCCTTTGATTTTTAAAAAGAATCATCGTAAAATGGGAGTTCCATTTATTATGCATGATTTTTTAATGAAAAATAATAGTGTTGGTGAAGCTGCGCAATATTTAAAAAACATTTACGATAATGATTAAAGTATATATCGCGTCACCGTATACTAAAGGTGATGTCGCGGTTAATGTCCGCACACAATTAGAAATGGCTAATAAATTAATGGATTTAGGATTTGCTCCTTTTGCTCCATTATATAGTCATTTTCAACACATGGCATTTCCACGACCTTACGAAGATTGGATTAAAATTGATCTTGAATGGGTAAAAGTTTGCGATTGTGTATTACGTTTGCGAGGAGAAAGTGCAGGAGCTGATGGTGAAGTAAAATTTGCACACGATAATAAAATTCCAGTATTTTATCATGATGAAATATTCGATATGTTGAAACATTTTGGAATGACACATAATTTAACAGGACCTACTGGTATAAAAGGTCACGAAAGACAAGGATAATGGATTTTAAAGATATAGTCACAGTGATTTTCACTGATAAACGCCGTTGGGGACAAGTAACTGATAAAGATAAGGAAACAGTATTCTTTATTTTTAATCGCTTTATGAGTAAAAAATATCCTAAACAAGCGCATTTCTTCAATGTAAAAGGAATTGATCTTGCAACTTGTATGGATATTTGGTTTAATTTTTTAAAGAACGAAGTTCGTCAACCTTTTTGGTTTTGGAAAGGACCGACAAAGAAAAAAGACCCTCCTATTAAAGATTGGAAACTAATTATGGAATTTCATAAAGAACTAACCATGCAAGATATTTATTTTGTGTGTGAAGTTTTCCCGAAAGAATGTAAAGAAGAAATTAAACGAATACAACTAATCAACGAAGAAATAGCAAAATAAATATGAGTGAAATTTTAGATTTTTGGTCAAACAAGCACAATTACAGACAAGAAGAATTAGTTGAAAAAATTACCGAATACTACCGTGCTGATTTTATTGAGAATTATACTAAATGGAAAAAGAATTTAGATGACCTTAATGAAGATGCTATTTATCAATTAAAAGAAGTTGGGATGCCTGAAAAATTCTGGACACCGTTACTATACGATGAATTTCTGAATAATTGTTTAGAATTATTTAAAGAATGGATTACAGTAAATAAAGACATCACTCGTAATGATATTAAACTAATTTATCAAAAATTATTTACAGAGTTTTTAGGTAAACATTTAAAAGTTTGGGAAGATAATATGTACACAATGGATTCGTTATTAGAATCAGTGAAAAAAGTTGTTCCTACACCTGCTAAATCTTAAGTTTATCAAGTGGGATTGAAGGTACTAATTCAATATTTAATATTGTGTTGGGTATCGTAATAAAACCATTAATGAACTGAATAATCATTTTCAAAAATGCTTCAATCATTCCTTTTACTAAGGAAGCATCTGCTCCTTGTGGAATTGATAAGAAAGGAATTTTCGTAATATCACCATCTTTAGCTCCTAAAAATTCTAACAATTTTTCCAACGATAATAAATCTTTTATCCATTTAAAAGATAAAAAGTCTTCAATTGTTTTAGGTAATTCTTGTACTTTAAAAAGTTTAGTAATAAGACCCGTAAAAAAATCAAGAATACCTTTTAACATATTAATGGGCATTGCAACAATATTTGCAACTTGTTTTAATATAGGTTGTTCAGGACCTTCTACTTTTTCTTTCCCTACTTTAAATGTTGGTATTCCATTTTTTAAACCTAATGTAATATTGAAAATTCCAGCACCGATTGCAGCAACACCGTCTAACACAAATTTATCTCCTGACCAATATTTATCTCCTGCAGGAGTACCTTTAATTGCAGGGTCAAACATTTCGAAATGTTCTTTTAATTTCGTCATCAAAATATCACCTAAGAATTTAACTGGGTCCGACATTAAGGTAGTAAATGCTGTAATGAAAGGTATTAATTTTTTAATGATAATAGGTACAGTAGCTTTAATAAATTGTCGTACAGCTTTTACTAAGTTACCACCTGGAAAATTTTTGGGTTGTGCAGTTGAAGTTTTATTTGCAACTTCAGGTTTGATAGTTGCTGTTAAATAAAAATCTTCAAAATAATAAGGATTTTCAATATCCTGTAAATTATCTTCAATTTTTTTGGTAACTTTTACGTCATAATCATTTTCAATATCAATAACAATTTCGTTATTTAAATAAGTAGTTGTGATAATTTTAAAATAACGAGATATATTATCAGGTACTTGACCTTTCAGTTGAAATTCTTCACTCATTTCACTCCATTCATCTGCAATACTTTCTAAACGATTATCAGTTATTTCTTGTTGCATTCCTTGATCTAAAGTAGCAATTGATTGTTGCAAACTAGTTACTTCTTCATTATAAAATTCATCATAATTTTGATATTGTGGCCAATATCTAGTTAACCAAAATTCCGAATTTTCAGGTTCCGTGTTTAAAGCATTTACGTCACCCGTAGGTTGATTCCGACGATATTTCCCTAAGTATATTACATTAGGTAAAGGTGGAATTTCATTATTAGGTGGTTGTTCAGTTTTTTCAAAACCTGTTTTCATTTTATCCATATCTTTTTTATTGCTTTTAAATGAAGCAATCATGGAATTAGGATCGTTTAAAGGATTTGAACCACCAATTAATACTTTTACAACGTATTCTACACTGCCAAATAATTCTAAACAAATTTTTGCTAATTCGATTAAAGGTTTTTGTGATTCTAACATGGAAGAAATAACTGTTTTTTCCATTGCATGAATACCTGATTTTTTGTTAGGTGTCGATGCTTTATCAAAAACTGCTTTATCTTGAGGTGTTTTTATACTACTTGCGATAGGTGCAAATTGCGCTTTCATGATCGCATCAGCGATACCAATATCACCATTTACAAAATTGTTCAATTTGTTAATATCAAAGGCAAAAGGGGCTGTAGACATATAGATTTATATATTATTCAGGTCAGTTTATGGTTAAAATGACATATAATGATGACTAGATCAGCTGTAGAAGAAGTATTTTTTAGTTTCAAAAGTAATGATTATATTTATAGACATCTTAAATATAGTTAAATATGACAACAATTAAAGTATCAGACATTATCTCTTTAGTAAGAGACGAAGCAGTAAAACTTAAAAAGTTAATTACTTTGCGACAAACAATCAATTTAAATCTTAACAATCGTATTACTGAAAATATATACGATCAATTAACAGGTAGTTCTGAAAATAATCAGGCTATTAATCTGTTAAACAAATGTACTCAACCGTATTCGTCTGATTTATTTCTTTTTAAGTCACCTCGTCAAAATTCTTTTGATTATAAAAGAACACAACCCGTATTTTCACCTTTGGAAATTTTCTGTTATTATGCAACCAATGATCAATTGGAAGTAATTCATAAATATTTAAGAAATGAAATTTCCGAATTGTATTTTGATAAATTCATCAGCAGTTTAAAAATTAAAACTAAGAAATAATGAACAAGGAACAACAACAATTAATCTTTGTAGTATTTCAGAAATACGGCGAAGTAACAATTCGGTCAATTACATTAGAAATTGAGGAACAACAAAACAAAAATCAACCTAATAAAAGCATGATTGAAAATTTACACGTAGTAAATGATTTTATGCTTGCTAAACAAATCCAATTAACATAATGATACAAACAGCTGAAAGAAATCCGAATGAAAACGATTTTCAGTTAATGTGTCAAATCATAGAAGCTGAAGAAAGGGATAAATTATCTCTTTTAAATGCACTTACAATCGATAACAATTATGAAACAGAAAGAAATAGTCGTCTTTGCATTAAGACGCGATCAAGTAACAGGTAAAAATGAAGGTGAAGTTTACACGATTGATAAGGTACCTTTGGGTACTGTAAATATCAATCATTATTCATCACCTAAACTAAGTGATCAGCAAACATTTATTTGTGTAGGTAAAGCTGCAATTAAAGAAGGTTACGAACGTTATGATTTATGGTTAGGTCATAAACATGAAATTGGTTACAGGGATGTAATTAGAGAAATTAAAAAATATTGTAATCGTCATCAAATGCAACCTTTGGAAGTTAAACTTCATGACGAAAACAAACAAGTGTGGAAAGTTGCTGCACAAATGTTTTTCACCCATCAATGTTCTACTCTGAAGAAACATATTTTAGATACGTTTCACAATACCAATTTACAACCCACTGTGCCCATCCCTTTACAATGTACAATTATATTCACCATTAAAAAAATCAAAAAATGATCAACTACGAACAACCCGATTGGGACGAATTATTTTCACAATGGTTAGCAGAAGATGGTGAGGATATTACCACAAATGCAACAATTGATCGGAAGCAAAAAGGAACAATGAAACTACTTGTTAAACAACCTTGTGTTATTGCAGGCATTGAAGCTGTGGATAAATTGGTTCATTCAAAATCATGGTTAGGCATGATACAAATATTACCTAAATTCAAAGATGGTGATATTCTTCAACGAGGCGAAATAGCGTTTACAATTGAAGGACCTGTACATATTTTACTCACATTGGAAAGAACAATTCTTAATCTCATGCAACGGATGAGTGGTATTGCAACCAAAACTCGTAGTTATGTTATGCAATGCGAAGGACATAACGCAAAAGTATGTGATACTAGAAAAACTGCACCAGGTTTAAGGTTCTTTGATAAATGGGCAGTAAATATTGGTGGTGGAACAAATCATCGAATGGGATTAAACGATATGTTCATGATTAAAGATAATCACGCAGATTTTAGTGGAGGTATCGAAAAAGCAATTATGAAAGTTCATGATTTTAAAATGAACAACGAAGAATATCGCAGTCGACCCGTTGCTGTGGAAGTACGAAATTTTGATGAATTATACAGTGTCTTACGCACAGGAGCTATTGATCGTATTATGTTGGATAATATGAACCCGGAACTTACGTTAGAAGCTGTAAAAATCATTGCAAGTACAAAAAATATCAGTAAGGTTGTTGTCGAATCAACTGGTGGAATTAATGTGGACAATATCCGGAAATACGCTTCATGTGGTGTGGATTTTATTTCTGTAGGGGATTTAACACACCACGTAAATTCAATCGATTTAAGTTTAAAATTTGTAAAATAAACAAACATGGAATATTTTTTCATCGCTATAATTTTAGCACTAGTATGTTACGCCTTTTATAAGAAAGGTCAAGAAATCTCAATGTTCAAACGTGGAAGTAGAAATCCATTTGTACGTGAATGTAAAAAATGTGGAGCAATACATAACCAAATGTGTTGGGATATTCATGATGCAAATTCATGGTGGGAAGAAGTTTCGGAAGGTAATGACCCAAATTGCAAATGTAAAAATCATCAACATAATCCATTACCTGGATTTTAAAGTAAATAAATATGGATAGTTTCAAAAAACGATTACTGGCTTTAATGCACGACACAGCACGTCCGATGTTGTCAATGCATTCACATGTAGAATTAATTAGAAAACTGGGTGTATCACCACAAGTTGATGAACATTTAGAAAAAATGGTGGAACGTACACGACAAGTTACTGGACATCTGGATAAATTCTATACTGATTCTCAAGTAACTGAAACACCTGTAGGATTACCTGAAGAAAAAGTTGCTGAATTAATTATCAAATTTACAAAATTGAATTTGAAAGATGAGCAAGTAATTCAATGTGCGCTTATTACGTGTGATCAAATGTTAAATGAAAGTAAAATGAAATTTTGTGGTGAAGGAATTAATGATCAACATTATAAATTCTGGGAAACTGTAAAAACGCTGCTTTCTGAATAATTAAACTATATCGCCTATAAAGCATATAATTGTAAAAGATTATAAGTTTTATGGGCGGTTTAGCAATTAAAAACGCGTTAACACGACGTTACAATAAAGATGAATTTGAAGCAATTATTCCTGACATTTTAGAAAAAGCTAAAAGGATTTTTCCGGATGTAGTTTCGACACAAGCGTATCGGAATAAACCTACGTTTGGTGATGCAGATATTTTGTGTTTATGGGATGGTCAACCTCATGATTTAAAACAATGGATTACAGAAACATTTGAATCCAAAGAAGTTGTACAAAATACAACTGTCTATTCATTCGAATACAAAGAACTTCAAGTTGATTTTATTTTGACTCCAAATGAAAATTGGGAGTCAGCTAAAACATATTTTTCTTACAATGATATTCATAACCTGATCGGTAAATTGTTTCATAGTGTAGGTTTAAAATGGGGACAAGACGGTTTACGATATGTATATCGTGTTGACGGTAAAGTATTAGGAGAAATAAATCTTACGACTTCTTATGAAGAAGCATTTAAATTAGTAGGTTTAGACCCAAAAGTTTATAGTGATGGTTTTGATGATTTGATTGATATGTTTAAATACGTTGTTACTTCACCATTCTTTAATCCTATTAAATATGATTTAGAAAATCTAAATCGTATTAATCGTGAACGTGATAAAAAACGTAAAACTTATGCAGCATTCATTGAATACATTGAACCTTTACGTGCAAACGAATTCAAATATTTTTATCATGATAAAAAAGTATATTTAGGTTTGATCGATCATTATTTCCCAGGATTTCTAGTGAAATATCGCGAATTGGAAATTAAAGAAGAAAGAAAACGTCAAATACATTCACTGTATAATGGTAATTTAATTATGCAGAAATATGCAATTGAAGGTAAAAAATTAGGTGCAGCTATGACTAATTTAGTTGAATGGTTAGGTTATCAAACGTATGATCAATTTGAAGATTGGATTTTAAGATTAAATGATACGGAACGTATTTTGGAAGTTTTTGGTAAAGCAAATGAATTAAGTATCAAATAATTTTACTATTTGTTAAATAATGCATATAATTGTTTAACAATTCATTTTCAATGCAAATTACACAAATTCAAGATACAGCACTTAAATTATATTTAGGAATCCATATTAACGAATCTGAAGCAGATGTGAATGATTTACTTTTTGGTAAAATATTAACACTAGCTGCTGACACTATACCTGATTTCAAAATGTGTAATGAAAGACTTTTGGATAGAAATCGTGATAAATACCATATCACGATTTTTAATGCAGCTGAATGTGCAAAAACTCCAATCCTGTTACAAAACGTTACAGGTCTTTTAGTAAAAAATTCAAGTATTACTTATAAAGGTTTAGGTTCTTTAGAACAGGACGGAATGATTACATATTATGTAGTAGTTGATTCACCTGTATTAAATGCATTGCGTAGTGATGCAAATTTACTCCCTAAAGATTTTCATATCACTATTGGTTTTACACATAAAGATTTATTTAAAGGTCGTAAAAACGAACCTAATGTTTTACAATTTAACCCCTCAATTATATGAGCAGCGCAGCAGCAAATAAACAATATCTTGACATTCAACGTGATCAAATCAGAATCATTGATACATTAAATTTATTACGTAGATTTTATCGTGAATGTAATAAAGAATACGCACGTGTATTAACAACCGATTACCTTAAAGAAAAATCTTTGCCACATCAAATAACAGCTGTTATTCAAGATAAAGGTATTGTTCGTGTTAAAGGTGCAGGTGCCGGTAAAACATTTTTATGGGCAACTACTCCACCTACTGAAGAAATGGCAGAACAATGTTGGCGGGAAGCAGTACGTATTCGTTCCGAATATGAAGTAACTAAAGCACGGGAACGTAGAGGTGAATCACCAAATCGTGTTCAGGTAGGTCATAAACAATTCATCCGTTTGGTTAATCCAACACCTAATACACCTATTTCAGTATTGAAGAAAATTCCAGGTACTGTAACAGAAGTAAATGTACTTAAAAAGTTGAAAGTAATTAAAACACTTTTAACTACAGGTCAAAGTGCAATGGATTTTGCAAGCTTATGTCTTCATCATGGTATTTCAACTAAATGGGAAAAAGCATTTCTTAAAACAGTTGTTGGTCGTACTCATAAAGGTTTTGAATGGATTGCAAGTGATGATATTGATTACGAAATGGTACGTAATGTAATTGATGTAAGTAAAACAATTACTGAAACAGAATTGGATATACCTACACCAATTATTAAACCATCACAAGAAATCAAATCAGAATTTGAAAAGGTATTGGAAACAAAAACAGCTGAAATAAAAAACGAAATTTTACCTGAAATTAAATCTAAAAAAGAGGATGATGAAAATTCCCGTAGCAATCAACGATTGTTCCGTTTATTTTCTTTATTACAAGAACTTCATAAAATTTTAAACTATGAAGTAGTACGTTCTATTTCTTCTTTTTGTCGTAAACATAACATACCTGAAAGTATGGTAAAAGTTATGAAGGATTCAAAAATTATTACAAAAACAGAATTAGGTTATAATTGGATTGGACCTGTACCTTCAAAAACATTAACTGAAGAATTAAACGACAGTTACAATAAAAAGTACAATGTATATACTCCTAAAAAAGTAGTAACCAATGAAATTGGTGATAAAGTTATTTTTACTAAAAATAAAAAGGAAATGTCACCTCAGCAAATGGGAAATATTTTGGTTAATTTTCTTACTGATCAAAAGGATGAGAAAAAGAAACAGATTATGAAATTGGCTGAAAAATTCACAAAAGCTGGTAATTACGAAATGGCGGAACAGTTGCTAGATCAGGTGATCTAGCCGTAAAGTGTTAAAATGTAAAGTAAATTTCCTAGATTCATTTATTATACGTATATTTATAGTACGTTAAAATCGAAGGTCATGAATTTACAACCTTATAAAGTAACAATCGTTAACAAATCAGCTACTGAATTGGCAGCGATTCCACAAAATGTTCTTGCAAAAGATTTTCATTTAGTAAAAGATTTATTCATGCCATGTTATGGTTTGGATGCTTTAACTGAAATTTTTATGGCAAGTCCCGAAAGTATCAGTCAATTAATTCAATACTATAAAGGACTTGGAATTGAAATTAGTTACAGCCATAAAAAAGGACGTGAATTTATTGTAAATAATCAAAATACAGTAAATAGAAAAGGAAACGTCGAATTTATATGTTCATCTATTCAGTACCTTGTTGATCATTGTAACGAGGACGAAATTTATTCCAAATTAAATCACGATAAAGTAACACCTGCTGATCAATTCATTTTAGAAACTGCATAACATGGGACGTCCAAAAACACAAATCTATTTAAATGGTAAATTAGTAAAATCCAAAAGTGATTTACCTAAAAAAGCTGTTCTTAAAGAACAGAAACGTATTTCAAAAGACTATTACGAAACACCTGATTACACTCATCAGGAAGATGTAAAAATCCGCAATTCTTTTGAGAAATCTAGAGAATTACGTGAACAATCAGAATTGTACCACGGTGGATAAAATATTGAATTAACAATTCAATTGGAGGGTAATACCTAAACAAAAGCCTCGATAATTTCTTATCGAGGCTTTTTAGTATAGTTAAGAATGAATTTAAGCCATTAGAGAAGGGTTAGAACCACCAGACGTAGTTACCTTCAAAGTTTTTGTTTGAGGGTCGTATTCAGTGCTTTTTCCCATAAACCCTAAAGGATTTTTACCTGATTTGTCAAATACAAACATTACAGCTGATTTTGCTTCTTCAGGTGTCATACCTTTTTTAGTTAATGTTTCGATTTGTACTTTAGAACGGCGATCTTTTGTTACAAAAGCTTGCGCTTCAGGACTTCCGCCGTAATTGTTACTAGCATTGTATTCGATAGTTCCCATTACTTTATTTTTAAGATCACCAAAGAATCCTTCATTTACACCTTTCGTAATACTTTCGTATGTTTTTAATATCGCTAAAATTACGCTTCCATAATTTTCTAAATTTTGCATGTATAAATCTTTTACATCGTGTGATGCACCATTTATAATATGTAATTTAGCAAAATCTTTGTTTCTTGGGTCTGTAGGACCAACTGAATAAAAACAAGAAAAATTTATTTGTTCACCATTACTAAATTCAATATCAATATTACTTCTTTCATCATTTACAGTACCATCAACATTTTTAATTGTTAAAGGTTCTACTGGAAAAAATTTCCAATTTTTTGCAATTTTAGATTCATCTTGTTCATAACCTTCAAAATCACCTTCAAATTTAACATTAAAAATATTTGCTTGAGGTGTTACAGGCGCACCAGAAAACGAATCTAAATTTTCGTAAATCTTCGGAACTTTAATTCCTAATTTAGCTTGTTCAGCTAAAAATTCTTTGTGAGTGATTTTCATAGTTCGTTTAATTATTTGTTATTAATTGCACCTAAACCAGGAGCATTACCAACTCTTAATGTTTTAGTTGCAGGGTCGAATGTAACAGCTTTACCAACAAAACCTAAAGGATTTTTGCTATTCTTATCGAATACATACATCACTGCAGCTTTTGCTTCTTCTGGTGTCATACCTTTTTTAGATAAAGTTTCAATTTGAACTTTTGCACGTGGGTCTTTTGCTACAAATGATTGTGCTTCAGGAGTACCAGCGTAATTGTTAGAAGTTTGATATTCTAGAGTACCTGATAATGCATTTTTAATGTTACCAAAAAATCCTTCAGTTGTAATTAATTTTGCTAATTTTGCTTGATCTTCATCAGATAATTTTTCTAACAAAGAATTGAAAATAACTAAAGACTCATTTGTTTCGTCTTCATTTTCTTCTTTTTCTTCATCATCTTCTTTCTTAGCTGGTTCAGCAGTTGTCATATCTTCAAAGATATGTGGAACTTTAATACCTAAACTTACTTGTTCTTTTAAGAACTCTTTTAATGTAATTTTCATATCTTATGTTTGAGTTATAATTATTGTGCTTGAATTTCTCCTGTTGGTTCAGTACCTTGACTGTCACCACCTGGAGTAGGTTGAGATTGCATTTCAGGTGCAGCTGTTGGAGCGCCTGCAGTATCTTCAGCAGGTGGAGCACCAATTTCTTCAGGAGTAATTGTAGCTGAATTGGGTTCAGTTACTTTTTCACCTAAGATTTCAGATACTGGAAGTGATTCAACTGTAATAAAGTTAGCAGCAACGTAATTTACGATCATTTCAGCTAAGTCAACGTCTGACCAGTTTTCACGTGGGTCAATATCATTTTCTTTTTTAGCTTTACTTACGAATTGATTAATTACTGATTTAGGAACTTCAATTACTGTTTTTACTTTATATACGTCTCCATGTTTGAACACAGATTCGTGTAATGAACCTAATTTCTGTTCAATCAATTGTTCGCGTGTTTTTAAATATTTCATGTGGAAAATGACTATTTTTATAGTATATATTAAAATTAATTAGCAAGTTTGTAACCTAAGTACCCGCCAGCTGAGAAAAGTGCCGCTCCACCAATGAATTGTAGAGGACGTTTATTTTTCTCTAACCAACGCCCAAATTTACTTTTAGGTTGTTCAGTAGGAATAATGAAATTTTGCATGGTGTTGATTTTCAAGTCAGGGTCATTCAAATTCCAAGTTACTTTGATAGTTTTGTCTTTATTACGAATGAAGTTAGTTTGAATATCGAATTTATAATCGTAAGATAATTGTAGACCTGGCTTCATAGTTTTATCAAATGACATTTCAGCTGACCATTTGAATTTTTTTGTAGTATCTTGTTGTGTGAATTTTAATGTATCTTGTTCACGATAACATACTTTCGAACCTAAACTGTCTTCTTCAACTGTTCCTACTTTGTTTTTCAATTCAGCTAACTGTTGACCTTGTAATTGGATTTCAGCTTTAGTAGAAGAGATTAACCCTTTGATTTTTGCCAAATCGTTATAGAATTTTTGTTGATCAGCAGCTAATGTTTTAAAATATTCACTGTTTGTTAATTGATCAATTAGGATTTCGGGACTTTGTTTGGAATATTCTGCCACACCATTCTTAATATTTACTTTCATTGAATCGTTGAGTGCCGCTATTGTATGTTCGTAATTATCATACTTTGCATTGAGGTTAGAAACTTTATTAATATAGAAAATTCCACCACCTATTAACATCATAATGATTATAATGATGTAAAAAATGTCTTTTTTGGTTACTGATTTCGTATCTTTCATATAATGTATATATTAGCAAGATGATACTGTATTGGGTTTAATATATAACATTAAATTCAGTTTCAATGGTAAATTCTCGTTTTATTCAAGTACACCCCGACGCAATTATCGAATGGATTTGGGATGATTCGTTTTTCTTTGAAGACGAATATTCAATTATTAAAGATTCTTTAAATGGTGTTTCGTCGTTTGCTTTTAGTAAAGCAGCTGTTGAAACAGGTAATTACAATAAAATTCCCAAACAATTATATTTAATCGATAAACTTATTAATAAATATGGTGTTGCTGACCCTGACGTAAAAACTTTTTTACAAGAAAGTAAATATGTCAATAATCAGCCTTCACGTTTCGATAAAATTAAAGTGTGGTTCCCTTTACACTATTCATTTCCAGATAATTCAGGATTCTTTTTAAAAACTTCAGGTTTAAATTACGAAAATGGTGAAGCATTTAATTTCAGTAATTTCTTTTTAGATGTTACTGATTCAACTGATTTATCTAAAGTCGTAAATGAATCACAACCGTTTCGTATGAATGAAAAGTTATGGGGTAAATCTGTAACTATTTATGTACCATCTTTATACGATGAAAGCCGTCAGCGTACAAATAATGCACCTACATTAGGTACTATTAACTATAATTTGACAAATGGCAGTTTAGGATTATCTCAAACAAGTCCAATTTTCATTGACTTCCGTTTTATTCATTCTAAATCAACAATATTAGGTGAAACAACATATCTTTTAACACCACCTTTAATAACATCTTTACCACAAGCACCTGAGTATAATAACTTAGCAGTACAAATTGTTGCAGCAGACGATGGTGATTATTTTAAAATTAATGGTATTTATAATGGTAGCATTGGTGAATTTGAATTATTCATGGAATCGTTATCTCAATCAGGTAAAAGCAGTTATATCTTATATTCAATTACTAAATACGAAGAAAACATCCCACAATCTGTAACAGAAATTTATGTTTATAAAGATTTTACAGTGGGTGTGGAAGATTATCGTCCTGTATTTAAATTTGCTAATACAACTGCAGCAATTAGAGTTGATATGAAATTAATTTCAGCTGTTGATAGTTCAACAACAACTAAATCTGCTGAAATTGCTTTAACAGGAAATGAAGTTGCTAAATATGGTAAACGTATGACATCGATTAATGTGTTAGGTGCAATCAAACCTAAACTTTATAATTCTAAACCCGATCAATTAGTGATGGCTCCAATGGAATTATTGAATGCACATTTACAACGCAAGAATACAAATACAAGAACAGAAATAAAATACGTCGCATATCCTGTGTTATCGACAATACATAACGTAGTTGCACAAGAATCATCTGTAACAAATACAGTTGCTAAATATTTAGGTAAAGGCGAAATGAATTTATTGTTGACACCATTTGATAATGTGATTAAAATTAAAATAGCGCAAAAAGTTCGTGAAAATAGTTTTGATCCGTATGTTATTCCAAGTAGTAATTCAGTAACTCAATTAGTATTTAAATCAGCAACCACTGAATTACGTGTTCCATTATATTTGGAATCAAATGAAGTTGATTTAGGTCAAGGTGTAGTAATATTTAAAATATCATCATCTGATCAACCACAACTGAAAAAAATATTTCAAACTAGTAAAAGTTTCTATGTTACTTTAACAACTAACGGAATTGAAACAAGTATATATGATGGAGTATTTTCGTTATTACAAGAAGAAGCACGTCCTGTTAAAACTGATACAAATTTAAATACGCCTCAAATTGTACAACCTGTTTCAAACCGTATTGTATCAGCACAACAAGATTCAGTATTACGATTAACTGATTCAGCTGCACCTACAGCAGTACCACAAAAATTAGTTTCAGTAAATTCAGGAAGTATATTAGAAAGTATTACTAAGAATAATTTAAATTCGGTTCAATTAAGACGCTTAATGTAAATAAAAAATAAATAACAAATACAATGGATTTTAAAAAACCACAACCTGGAGTACAGGGACAATATACAGTTAATCAAAAAACTGGATTACAAGATACTTTAAATGGAGATCATTCATTTAAGAATTTTGTAAAAATACAATGGGATTGGTGTTTAATCTGGTTAGGATTTTTCATAATTTCCTTATTACAAATTTTAAATTTACCAACAGTCATTGGTTTTGTAACTGAAGCAGCTGCAAATGATGGATTCTTTGCGGGTCTTATGGTTGGTGTGGGAATGATTATTTGGCTTCCAACATTGATAGGAATGACATTCTTTTTACGTGATTGGTGGTTGAAACTTGCAGGTGAAAAATCTTGGAGTAAAAGAATTATCGATAAAAAATAATGAATTTAGGTACTTTAAATAATCAGTTTTACTTCAGTTTACCTGCAGATTTTATACCTGCAGGTTATGAAGAACGTTATATGAAATTATTAGGGAATCGACGTAAGTTGTATTCTTCACTGTTAGATTATTTAAATTCTACAATTCAAACTATATCGTATCCTGCAATTAAATTTCCGGTTGTATCAAATCCACAAATAATTAAACGCAAGAAAATTAAATGGAAAACAGTAGGAAATATATTTGATTTATTTGATGATACCATTACAGTAACATTTTTAAATGTTGATGGTAATTTAAATTATTTGATTTTTCAAGATATTTTAATTAATCATTATTTAAATGTAGAAAATCCATACGATAAACCTATTTTAATTACAATTTTAGATCAAAATCGTAATGCAATGTATCACATTCAATATCGTTCAGTTATCTGGACAGGAATTAGTGATAATACATTTGCTTTTAACGATCAAGTGATTCAGAACAAAACTTTTTCAATGACATTTGAATTTGGATATATTGATTATGAATATGTAGCCGATAAAAGAGACATCATCACAGGTAATAGATATGATGAACCTTTACAAACACAAACACCACAATAATTATGTTTGATCAGAATTTTAAAATATTGTTGGATTTATTCAGCAAGCATCCGAATATGTTTTTAAGCATACTTCATAAAAATGGAGCATTTACTGAAGACTTTAAGAAGAAACTAAGCGTTACTGTTGTAAAAGACAAACCATATTTTACAGATATGGATAAAATGATGGATTATTATCAGACATTAATTAACGACGATAACGCAACTACAGATCAAGAAATTGTGTGGAATGAAAAATTACGTAAAGCATTAGTTCTTCAGAAATACGAAGACGCTGCAGCAATACGTGATTTAATGCATAAGAAAAAATTTAAGATTTATATCTAAATTTAAACAATTGACATTTCGGTCATTATAATGTTTATCTAAAATAAATTAAATGATCGAAACAACAAGTAAAATCACAGGAACAGGAAACAATAAAGGCTTTGAAATCGAAGCAGAAATGAATCCTTTCGGTGCAGCACTCGCTGAATTTGAAAAAACAAATTCATACTCAAACATTACAATTGGTAGTAAAATCGCAGGAACACTTTCTGCAGTAACTACTAAAGCAGCCTTTGTGAATTTCAAAGGTAAAAACGAAATTCAAATTCCATTAACACCTAACGAAAAAAACATTGTTGATACAATGGACATCGGTAGCACAGTATCTGTAATGGTTACAAATATTGTTGATTCAGAAAATTACGATATTTTCGGATCATTCCATCAGTTAAAATTAACTGAACTATCTGAATTTTTAGATAAAGCTGTCCAACACAGAACAGTATTGACAGGTATGGTAAAAGATATGACCTTTGCAGGTTATACAGTATCAGCATACGTTGAAGAACAAGAAGTTAGTTTATTTATGCCACATCTATTAACTGATGTGAATAAATTACCTGATGCTCAGTCAATTATGTTTACTGAAATTGAATTTATTTTACAAGAAGTATACAAAGATGGTCAAAAATCTTATTTAGCTTCTCGTAAAGCACATTTACTAAATAAAGTTCAAGGTGAACTTAAACGTTTAACAGTAGGTGGTGTATATCGTGGATTTATTACAGGGTCTACTGACTTTGCAGTATTTGTACAATTCAACGAATGTTTAACAGGCATGATTCACAAATCTAATTTATCACCTGAAGCAGCTGATCTTTTAGAAAAGAAAGAAATCACACCAGGAATGCTAATTGAATTTTACGTAAAGGATATTACTAAGGGTAAATTATTCTTAACACAAATTATGCGTGAAAGTCTTTGGGACAATATTAAAACAAACGATATTTTAACAGGTAAAGTATCTGCTTTAAAAGATTTTGGTTTAATGGTTGACTTGGATTATGAAACAAAAGGTTTACTACATAAATCAGTATTACCTAAATCTGTTGAATCTTATAAAAAAGGTCAAGAAGTTGTAGTTGTAGTAACTAACGTCAACAAAAATAATCGTCAAATTACATTGGCATTAAAATAATTTAAACGAAAACATATTTCGTTTTTTCCTCGCAACGACTGCTCCAAGAAATTGGAGCAGTTTTTGTTTATATATACTTCATAACTATATGGTTACTACAAAGAAGAAAAAGAATAATCGAAGTATAATTGATAAGCAATTCGTTTTTAATAGCGATAATATCAATGAGATTATAGAGAAACAACATCAAGGTTTTGCATTACCACGACACATGAATCCTTGGTTCAAAAATCAAGCAGGTGTTCGACGTGCAGGTTTAGTATGGGCGTGGTCAGAAGAAGAATTAGAAGATTTTGCACGTTGTGCATTTGATATTCATTATTTCGCAAATAAATTTTGTAAAATTAAATCAGAAGACGGACAGATTCGACAGATGACAGTTCGTGATTATCAAATTGAAGTATTAGACGCATATACAAAAAATCGTTTTACGATTAATATGAGTAGTCGTCAAACAGGAAAAACTGTTTGTGCAGCAATTGTATTATTACACTACGCAATTTTTAATACTAATAAAGGTATTATGATCGTTGCAAATAAAGCAGAAACAGTTGTTGAAATTATTGATAAGATTAAAAATATTTATAAGTTACTACCATTCTATTTAAAGCCTGGTATCATTAACTGGAACACACGAACAATTGTATTTGAAAATGGTTGTCGTATTAAATCACAAGCACGTTCAAAAGAACCAGCGATCGGTTTTACAATTGACTTTTTATACATTGACGAATTTGCTCACATTCCACCTAATACTATTACACATTATTATAAATCAGTAGTACCTACTGTATCTTCAATCTCAGGTTCGAAGATTGTAATTACATCGACACCTAATGGTGCGAATTTATTTAAAGATTTAGTAGTAGGTGCAGGTTTAGAAGAAGGACATCCTGATAAAAATCAATATAAATTAGTAAAAGTTTATTGGTATCAAGTACCAGATGGAAGATTTGAAGATGGTAGTCGTGGTACACGTTTTGATGCAAAAATTTACCCAATGGAACATGAATTACGTAGCCGTAAATTAACGATTGAGGATTTAAATAAATCATTACGTAAATTAGGTCATACAACAAGTGTTGATATTGAAACAACTGATACAGGTGATCGTAAATATATTCGTGTTAAACACGCAAATAATAAATCTGAAATCGATAAAATTAGAGCACTTACAATTGGTGAAGTTGAATTAATACGTATTAGTAATATTACTAATTGGAAAGAACAAGAAACTAAATTAATTGGCGGCGAAGAAGCATTCAATCAAGAATATGGTTTACAATTTATTGCAGGTAGTAAACGTGTATTAAGTGCAAATGTTGCAAAAGTATTAGAAGATCGTTCATGTGAATACGAATATCGTGAAGTAGATATTTTAGATAGACGTTTACAAGTTGAATATGAACAATTACGTTTTGCTCCTGATTTTAATGAAGCAACTCGTCATCAATATCATTGGCTAAGTATTGCAGATATTAGCGAAGGTTTAGGTTTAGATGATACTGTTGTCAATTGGTTCCGTTTAATGCCACGTTCGAAAGAATGGTTAGAAACACACAAAATTAAATCATTACATGATGCTTTTTATTATAAGCAATCAATAATTTACAATTATAATCGTATTAATCATAAAACAGATTTAGCAGATTTCTTTTATTTGATGAATTTCGAATATTTAGACCCACAAAAAGTAAAAGCAGTAGTAGAATATAATGGGCCTGGTTCAAGTTTTTTAACTGCCATGCCATTTGTATTTAATCAAAAAAATCAGTACGGTAATTACCCATTTGTACGTTATTATCATAACCAACGTGATAAAAAGAAGAAAGTAGGTATTAAAGTAACTCGAAATAAAAAAGAATTAGTAAAATCGTATACTGTAGCCATTGAAGAAGATCGTTTATATGTAGATGAACGTAAAACATTAGAACAAATGGATAGTTTTATTAAAGTTGAAACTCGTTCAGGAGATTATACATATCGTGCCGATTCAGGTCATGATGATATTGTAATGACATTAGTAACAGGTTCTACATTCTTAGAGACACAAGATTTTAAAAATGTATGTTATTCGGCATATAAAGAATTGAATGCTGAATGGCAACGTTTGATCGATGCTGCAATGGATTTAAATTATAATCCTGATCCGATAAGTTATAAAAGCGTAGGTAAAGCGATTGCTAAATTAGACGAAAATGGTAATCGCACACATCGTTTTCAAGGTGGTACAGGTCGTTTTGTACGCAAACCTTCCCAAAATTAGGAAGAACGTCATTAAATATTTTAATATATAGTTATAAATAAGATTTGTCCTTCACTGGGCAGAGAATAAAAATACATTCAACCTAAAAGATATGATTAATTTATCGGATTACAACAAGGCTGGAATCTTTATTGAGGAAAGAAATAACTCTGTTATAGATACTCCTGTTGCTCAAGAAGCAGTTGTGAACTTTATACCAGGTTTCAGCCGTAAAGGTACAGTTTTCAATCGTCCAGTTTTAATAAAAAGTAAAACTGAACGTCAAACATATTTTGGAGATATTGATCGTGTGTTAGAGAAAAAAGGTTCCTTTTTTCACAGAACTATCGACGTAGCTATCCAATCTGCACCTGTATGGGCTTTAAACTTATTAAAAACTACTTCAGTAGACCTATTAAATTATGCATCAGTATCTTTATCTGCACAATTTGATAACGATGATGTAGCAACTGAACAATACGACAGTTTCTTTAACAAGTCAGGATTCTGGCAACGTGATACTGAAAGTTTCTTAAATTTCGCACAAAATTCTGAACGTATGATTCACTTTACAAACGTAAGTGATAAAAAAATTACTATGTTCATGTTCAAATCAACTGCAAGTGAATTTAATGTAACTGCAGAAACATGGTACGGTGGTGCTTCTAAAGTACCTTCATACATTCGTCCAACAGATTTAATGTCTGACTTTATGGTACGTGTTGTTGTTGTAGCAAATGACTGGTCAAGTTATGTAGCTTTAGCTGCAGACAATAACTATTCTAAATATTTTACAACTGCAGGTTTACGTAAAGAAAAAATTGATTCATTTATTAAAGATGCAAATGTAACTTTATTAGGTGATTACAATGGTTCATTAATTCCTTATTTCCGTGACAGCAAAAACAATAACATTTTTATCGAAACTTTAATTAACTTAGATACTGATAGAAGTGGTTTATTCTGTTCTTATGACATTGACAATGTTGAATCTGATTTTCCAAATGGAAATCTTGACATCATCGGTCAATCATTAGTTGACAATTATCGTCAACGTATTAAATTTATGTCTTACGACGAAACTATTGAAGAAAAAGATAGTTATGATGCAACAGCATTAAATCGTTTAGGAAATGTAATTGGTGTTGGTTCATCATTAGTAAATAAGAAAAATGGTTGGGTTACAACAACTGCAGCTACGTTAGGTGGTTCATTTACATCTGTAACAGGACCAACAATTACTTATTCAGCTGGTACATGTGTTATCAATGACACAAACGTAACAATTGCTGGTGGTGTTGTAACATTTACTTCACTTCCTGCTCCTGTAACAACAACAATGTATCGTATCGACTTAGTTTATATTGACTCAACTGGTGCTTTAAATTTATTAGAAGGTACTTCTGCTGAATTAGCTAACTCATTAACTGAAGCACAAGCAGTTACTGCAGGTTTAACTTATCCAGCAACATATCCAACAGGTGCAATCCTTGCAGGTTACGTGTTCCGTACTCGTACAACTGCTCCTGTATACGCAAACACTCATGTACCATTATCAATTGGTGTAGGTGGTTTTGTTGATTTAACAATTTCATCAACACCATCAGGTACATTAGATATTTTAGTAACAACAACAGCAATCAATAATGTTACATTAACATTCAATGGTACTGCAACAGCTACTAAAGCAAATTACGCTGCTTACCGTCGTTTACAAATGTTCAATGAACTTGCTTCAAAGAAAGTATTATCAACTTCAGTAATCCGTACACAAGCACCTTCAACTACTCCAAGTAAGAAAGTTGATTTAACAGCATCAACTTGGTCAGATAATTATTCATCAGGTACTGGTGATAAATTTGTTACAATTACTACAACTGCTGGTATTGACATTGCAACTGAACCTGCAACAGGTTCTAAATTCACTTTCTACTATGTAGATGATGAATTTGTAATGGGAACTATCGGTTTAGAAACTGTAAATGATTACACAACACAAACAGCTAACTACGGTATCGTAGCAAAAGAAAGCGAATTGTATAACGATTTCTACGACGGTGTTGTAAAAACTGGTGATCACTTCTTCGTAAAACAAGCAGTGACAACAACAATGAAATTTGTTCATTATACAAATACTGCAAACCCAACAGCTGTAGGTGATTATTTAATTTTAAATTCAACAACTGATTCAGCTGCAATTACTGCTTTAGCAATTGCAGTAGGCAATTTAAATATTCATATTTTAATTCAAGATCATGCAGTAAATGCAAACGATTACACAATTTCACGTGCTGAAGTTTATAACACAGGTTCAGGTTTATTTGGACCAGCTTTATACACTGATGGTTTTTTAACAACAGGTGAAATTGCATTAAAAGTAAATAATACTGTAAGTACTTATTCAACATTATCAACAATTGATATTTATAACTACAACTTAAAAGTATATTTAAAAATGTTCCGTTTAGGTTCAGTAATGAAAGCAATTTTCTATTCTGATAATACATTAATCAGTCCTTACACAATTCCTGGTGGTTTAAGTTCTATCAATACATCAATTAATGTTTTCTCTGGCGAAGCTAGTTACAATCAAACAATTGAAATTGAACAACATGGTTCTTATACAATCACAGATACTAAATTTTTAATTGACTTAGCACGTTATGGTGAAGTAAAAGTTGGTGACTATATTAAAGCACACGTTGAAACTGGTGATTTACAACCAGGTGAATTTGCAAAAAAATTCACACGTATTATCAAGAAAACTCCTTGGAGTGGTAATACTGCAAATAACGTAAGTTATGCAGAAATTACAACTGATTCAAAATATCATGTTGATATTTTTGGTACTGATGATTTACAAACTGAACGTTACACAACAATCGAAGATTATGTTGACACTTACAAAGCAATTACTTTAAATGGTTTTGCTCCACAAGCTGCTTCAATTCCTGATGGTACTGAAACACGTCAATCAGAAATTTTAGATATTATCGGTACAGGTACATCATTATTTAACGCAATCATTAATAAAAATAAATTCAACTTCCGTTATTTAATCGATAGTTTCGGTAATGGTTTAACTGAATTTTCTAAACAACAATTAGTTGATATTACTGGTAAACGTAAAAATTGTATGGGATTCATCAACATGCCAAGTGCGAAAGCATTTAAAAATTCTTCAAGTCCATCATTCACAAATACTGATGGTACTTTAAGTTTAGAATTTGTAAAAAATGGTGGTGATTTAGAATCTAACCCAGCATTCTTATACTCATTCGCAACAGGTGAAGGTACAGGTGATGGTCGTCCTACAGTTGGTTATTTCTTCCCTTATGTAACAGTAAATGACAATGGTCGTCCTTTAGCATTCCCACCTTCTGCATATATTGCAAACACATATATGCGTAAATTGAACTCAACTATTGCTGGTATTTATAACTGGACAGTAGCTGCTGGTTCTGAAGATGGTAAAGTATTAGGAATTGCAAACGTTGAAATGGACTTCACAGAAGATGATTTAGTTCAATTATATGCAATGGGCGCGAACCCAATCGTTTATGCAAAAAATAAAGGTTTCTATATTGAAACTGAGTGGTCAGCATTACGTACACCATTAAGTTCATTATCATATTTACATGCACGCGAAGTATTAATCGACTTAGAAAACGATTTATATGCAATGTTATTAAAATACCAATGGAAATTTAACACATCTGCAAACCGTGCAAAAATTAAACGTGAAGCTGATGAAATTTGTCAAAAATATGTAGACCGTTCAGGTTTATATGCTTACAAAAACATCATCGATGAAACAAATAATACACCTACATTAATCGATAATCAATTCGGTTTATTAGAAACATACGTAGAAATTACTAAAGCAATGGGAATCATTGTTAACGTAATCAACGTAATGGCAACTGGTCAATTAGGTGCATCTACAGGATTTACAGCATAATCAAATCATATCTTAAACAAAAAAGCCGTTCAAATGAACGGCTTTTTTAGTGATATTTACAGTGTTAGACAACTTATTTTAATTTCCATGATATTGCCATAGGACAGCATTACAATAAGCGTGTACAGCACCTTCTGTTAAACCTGTTTTGTGATTGTGTTGTAAATGGACAGGATGAGTTAAAAAACCTTTTGGAAATAAATTCCAATGAATAGGTTTTGCAGTAATATGCAGTGGTGGTTTTTCACTTAAACTGTGATTACAAAAATGACACAAATTCTTTTGCAACGTAACATATTGCAAACGTACTTCTTTTTTCTGGGTAGCACTTAGTGCATCGTAATTGGTAGGTAAATTCATTAAATTCCTTCGGCGCTGTTATAATAATTATCAATTGCTGTTTCGCGATCTTTATTCCAAATTAAATTGACACATTGTTTTTCTTCACCTGAAGATAATTCAGAATCCTGCGGATCAATATAACAATATACATGATTACCTTTTTCAAGATATTTGATCAATTCTTTTTCATTCGTAACTTCAGTGACACCAAAACTTTTCTTTGCTTTTTCAAGGTCAGTAAAATTTTTACCATCAGGTACAAAATGAATTGGTTTATCTAAAGATTTTGCCATACTTTAATTATTATAATTATTGCTAATATCAGTTGTAAAATAAAACCGCTTAAAAATAAACGTTGAATGAGATTTCTTGAAAAATTACCTAAATTCACAGAATTTAAAAACCACAATATAATTGCTGTTACATAATTTGCTGTTGTAATAATTGCAATAATATTTACTATAATTATCATCACAGATATTTATTTGCAGGATTATTATTTAACCTACGTGGATGTGGTTTATACTGAGGTTCGTAACGTTCAACAATATTACCTGTTTTATCTAAAGGTTGATTTTCGTCATCGTAACCAGTAACAGGATTTACAAGTGTTAGGTAACCCATCATAATTTCGGCAACATGTAAAGAAACAACTGACATGTAATCGTCGTTTCTGTAACCACCAAATAAACACATAGTAACAGGTACATCAATGTTGTGTGTTTCTTTCATGAATTTAATCCATTCAAAAAAGTGTTTACTACATTCAAGCCATTCCTGAGTATTTACTTGACCTGGGTAATCGTCATCTTCGTGAGAATCAGCACCGTGACACCAAACAACATAATCAATTTGTTGAGTTGTAAATGCAAGTGTTAAATCGTCGTATAAAAATGAACGAACGTGTTCAACATATTCTGCGTTTGTGTAAGCAATTGAACGTGGACCATTAGGATTAAAATTATATCCCATTGGAATTGCTTTATTCACCATGAAATTAAATTTACGTGTATCTTCAATGGAATTACCAAAGTGACCATCAAGGTCCAGATAACAACCACGTAATCTTTTTTCGCGATATAATTTTACAGATGCAATAACTTGACCTGAAAAGGTACAAAAACCTAAACCATTGTTAGGTTGTGCATGATGAAAACCAGCAACAGGTGCTAACACTAAATCGTTGTATGTTACACTGTGTTTAATAGCATGATATAAACAAGCGTTGTTATATTCCAATGACTCCACTAAGTTTTCGCTCCAAGGTATATCGCTGTCCAATAAAGCACCAGGTTGATTGAAGTCATACACGTAACTTACGTGTTGTTCAGTATGTGCATGTAAAAAATCTTCGTAATCGTAAGGTCTGTATTCGATAATATCTAATTTGTTACCAAGTACTCGTCGTAATTCTTCTACGACGAGTTTAGGTTTCAAAGGAGATTTAGTTTTTGACTTTTCGATGTTATCAGTCAAAACTTGTTTAGGATGATAAAATGTTACAAAGTTGTCTTTCATAATTAAATTTCAGGTTCCGTATTTTCTATTTCAGTTGCGATTTCAATTTTTTCGACAGGAATTAATGGATGTACATCTCTGGGTTCAGCAATGAATAAATGGTTGGATGCTGCTTCGTGAAGTACAACTTGTTTGTCGTCGTTCATTCCCACGATTTGTACTTTTTTGCCATTCATTTCGATATGTTTATCTATATCACCGGGTGTTAAAAAATTACCATGAATAAATTTTGATAATTGATTTTTAAAGTTAAGTCTGTAACTTTGCAGTAGTGCGGCGGAATAGATTTTTCTTTTCATATTTGGTTTTTGGTTTTTGTGTGATTAAAAATTTTCATTGGAATATCTTTGGAATGATACTTGTTAATTGTGTAACGATCTAATAATACCCAAACAATTCCATTGTATTCGTATTTATCCGTTGTTTCGTTTTTTGTAATCGTCAATTCAAAATCACTAAATAATGCGAAAATAAGAATGAGAGTTACAACAGCTATTAAAGGAAAGAATAATAATTTCATGTTGTTTGTTTTGTTACTACATAATTAATCAATTTATATGACATAAAAAAATGCTTTATTGTAACTGATTGATTATGAATATCATAGTTTTTAAGCATCTTGGAACCGTTTATAGATCAAAGTAGCATTTCTTTGCCATTGTTAAATATTGCTTCTGCGTTAGAGTATAACCTTTATTCATTTTGGTTGAAAATAAATTCAAAACTTCTTCAACTTGATATGCTGCTTTTAAAGGTTTATTCCATCTGCGTAATTTTCGTACAGCGTAATAACTTAAATGATATGCATTCGCTTTTTGTGTATAACGATCAATATTAATGATATCGTCTAAACCATATTTTTTAATTTTTTCAATTGATCGTAAATCACAATCACGTTCACAATCAATAATTTTTTTCATGACTGCTTGAACTTGTTTGTCGTTCATTTCAATATGTTTACCTAACCATAAATCTAACATTGCGTTTACATCAACAGTACATATTTCTTGATCGTCCCATTCAGGAGAATTTTCAATGTATTGATCTAAATGACAGGATTCGTGAATGAGAATTTCTAACCATTCTTTTTTGTCTTTTTTAGTCGCGACTGCTAATGTGTCAGTTCCTGTATCGAAATAACCAGAGACAGTTATTTTTTTATTTGTCGCATAAGGAATTGCAGGTAAATTAATTAGTTTTAATTTGATTTTATGTTTTTTACATAAAGCACGTAAATCTGCTTTAAAACGAGATACATTATCCATTTAATTTATATGTTCCTGTAATGAGATTGTTTACTTTCAATTACTTCTAATTGTGTTAAAAGTTCCTGAATAATCTTTTGATTTTCAATCGCTTGCAATGCTGTATCATTGATAATTTTGATTAATGCTTCATCTCTTTCACAATGCTGACTTGATATTATAATTTGCGGCAACCCATACATTGGAGTCAATTGATTACGAAGTTTCGATACTACTGTTTCTGCTAACATATTATTCTGCACATTTACTATATAATTCTTTAGGTTCTTTACAAACCCAATAATCTGGATTCCAACCTTTAGCTATTACGTAATTTAATTTTGAAATACTTTTTTCTTTACCACATGCATAACATGTATGTTTCAATGGTGGTATTTTTAATTTTTTAATGTCTTTATGTTTTTCATACACTACACCATTGATTCGTGCAGCAAACCAAAAATAATCTACGCTGTACCAATGTTGTCCTTCACGACACGGAGCACACATATCAAAACTCCAAATTATTTCTACTAAATTATCATCGATATGTTCTGTAACAAGTACTTTTTCCCGTTCACCACTTTTCAGATTTTCGTTAATTTCGTCCCAACTGCCAACATAAGCATATTCTGCATCGCCACATGCTAATGAACCTATACGAAATAAACATTGAGCGTGTCTTGTTGAACCATTACTGTATTGTGGAATGTCCCAAAATTTACCATTAAATGTACAATATTTTTCTGGGTATGAAATATACAATTGTAGTTTTTCGTTGGAAGAATATCTACCATCGTATTGGGGATAATTTTTATAATGAGGTTCAACTTCTTGACCTACTAATTTCATTAAATCTTTATGTCGTTTCTTAGCAAGTTTTACTAAGTTACTCATCTGTTCTGTCATTGTACAAGTATTAAACCTTTAATATTTTCAAAACATCTTCCACCTGGCCACCTAACATCAACATGATCATCATCAAGTACAAAAGGTGGTTCAACAATAATTCCCACACCAATTCCACGTCCCCATGAATCAAAATCATTTTTAATCCAAGTTCCTTCGTTTTTAATTACTTTGTCACCAACTTGCATAATTCATATTTAGGATTATACCAAAATGTACGACCATTATTATCTAAAATGGAAGCCATGTTTGATTTTTTATAACATTTTTGCCAGTCACCTTTATTTTTAGGTTGATCAATTTGATTAGGATTCTTAAACGCTGCGATTTCCATTCCACCTACTGAATAGGCTTCAGTCATTACTTGACAAATCGCACGATGTAATGATGCTGTTTCAATTTCCCAATGAGTTAATGCAGGATTAATATCCATGTTGAATAAAACTTCTGCACGAATATAATTACCTACACCATTGAATAAATTTTGGTCCATTAACAATTCGTAAATAGGAATTTTATCATATTTATGTTTTGCAATTTGTTCGTTGAAATGTACCCACCATTGTGTTGGTTCTAATAACGGATCAGGACTACGATCTTTATTCCAATCATTAGCTATTTTCCATTTTGCAAAGCGACGTGGGTCAACCATGTGTAAACGTAAATATTGTAAACTGATGTTGAAATGAGAATGTTTCGGTGCGACAGCATTAAGACCTGAAGATACTTGCCAGTTTCCACTCATACCCATACTGAAAAAATATTTTATATTTTCGTCTGTATCAGTACGAAATTCTAACATTAATTCTTTACCACGAGATTTTGCACCTATAAAAACGCCATCTTCAATATCAGGAGTTACAATTTTTGTAACAGTGCTTTTATATGTACCATAACATTCTGTATCTTTATACTGATTTAAAAAATCAGCCATTAAACGTAATTCTGGTCCTTCAGGCATAGTTAAGATTCTTTAATTCGTTCTACTTTATTTACATCCTTGACTATAATATTTGTTTCAATTGAATATGAACAAATTTTTATAGGTTCTATTTTAATTATAATAAAAGGGTTAGGGCGATAATCAAGTTTAATTGTTTGGCCTTCTTGAAATATTATCTGTGTATCGCATTCAATTGACGTTAAATAGCTTTGATGTTCACGAAAATAGTATTTGAATTTCATAGACTTAATACAATTATATGCATTTTAGCATTACTATAAAAACAAAAAGACCCCTCAAAGTGTGCTTGTATTCAGAGGCATGAGGGGTTTTGGTAATAAAGGGGCTAATAAGAGGTTCGAACTCTTCCTAAAACATCCACAATGTTTCGTGCTACCACTACACTAATCAGCCCATATTTAATGTATACTTTGTAAACGTTGCAAATTATCTTTACAAGTTTTATTGAAATTTTCTAATACTACATTCATATTAGAAAAAGTTTGTTCAATTGAATCAAGTGATTTATCAATTGCCGAAAGATATTTATCTGTATCTTTCAAACTTATTTTAATATCTTGTAGTTCATTATAGATAGGTTGTAATTTATCATCTAACAATTTACAAATATTAGTATAAGTTAATTCATTCATTTTGCTCCCCAGGTAGGAATTGCACCCACACCCATCCGGTTAACAGCCGGCCGCTCGCCTACTTGAGCCTCTGAGGATTGTTACGAATAATGTCTGCTACTATTTCTAATGTAACGTTACTTACATTTTGTCTAGTGATAATGATATAGTTATTATCACCGAAGATAGTTAGACACAATCCATTTTTCTTTGTTGTTTGAATCCAAATTTTTCTGAATCCAAATATATTACATAATTCATTTTCCATTTGTGTACCCGAAGGGATTCGAACCCTTGATGGATGTTAATCTTCAGATTAAAAGTCTGATGCACTCGGCCTCTATGCGACGGATACGTATTATTGTTATTCCAATACGTCCATCGTAGAGACGTACTGGTTAGCGTTTTATGTATTTCTTTGTTTTCATAATATTTGCACATCGTGTAGGAATCGAACCCACGTTAACCGTTTTGGAGACGGTAGCACTACCATTGTACTAACGATGTATGTTGTTGTGGAAACGACGAGTATTGGCCTCGCATCTTGCGGTAAAATATCCGCTGCTTTTCAATTAAGCTACATTCCCTTGTTGTGTGTCTGGACGGTAACGATCCGTCATTTCCGGTTTTTCAGACCGGCACATAAACCTCTTTGTTACAGACACATATAAAATCAAAAACCTTCAAGTGGTTAGCTTGAAGGTTTCTTTTTGTTGGGTATTAAAATACTATATCTTAATAAACAAAATGATTCAAGCTCCCTGATCTATTAAACCAGAAATTATGATTATTATGCTTATTAAACTTTTTCATTTTATTTATTATTAAAAATTATATTTTTGTAGCGGGACGAGGATTTGCACCAAGGACCTTCGGGTTATGAGCCCGACGAGCTACTACTGCTCTACCCCGCAGAATTAAATTAAGCAATTCCTCACTTATTTAATTTGTTTCCAAGTCCTAGTTCTGTATCTTGGTTTTGTTAGGATTTATATTATATATGTAAATTATTTCGCTTTGTTTTAAATTTTGCAAAAATTATTTGCTTAATCTAAAAATATAAGTAAAAAAATTATTAACCACCAATATTCCATGCATTCCAGTAGGGATTCGAACCCTTCATACATTAACGGCTTGTGAAACACATTAGTAATGTAATCCTTACGACCACCTTTCAAACAGCAAGTAATTAATTTGCCTAAAGTTACGTTATCCGGAATATTTGTGGACCAGGGTGGACTTGAACCACCGACCTCCGGCTCAAATGCCGGTGCTCTTTCGCTGAGCTACTAGTCCGTTTGTGGGGGAGAAAGGACTCGAACCTCCGACCAACGGCTCAATGCCGCTGCTCTAACCAACTGAGCTACATCCCCGTACAAGATTCAGTTACGTTCAACCTACGTGCGCAATTATCGTAAATTGAAGAGGCTTCACTGAATCATTAAAAGAACGTTTGTTTTGTTTGTTGTTACAATTATAAGTATTATTATCCGATTGTGAAAATAAGTTTAAAAATATTTTCAATTATTTTTGTAATTGATTTACTTCTAATTTTTGTTGTGCCCAATGACCATGTTTAATTACAAAATCATCTGCCACAAATTTTGCTAATGATTTACGAAATTGACTGTAATTATATTCATCACTTAATCTAACAACATAACCTTCTTGACGTTGATCACCTTTCTGAATCATACTAAATGCTTCCTTAATAAGTTTTTCATCGTATACTCCACGATAAATAACTGGAACAGTTTGAAGTCCTAATAAGAAAGCGTATTCCAATGTTTCATCCCAAGATAGACAATTATTATTTTCATCCCAAATGGAGAATACATAAAAATACGAATCAAGTTTTGTGTAAGATATAGTATGTACAGCGTACATGTTTTCACCACAAATTCTCCAACCTTCTGGAATTTCGTAATTAATACGACCCCATAAACCTTTAACCCATTTGCGACTCGGATGAGTACCTGAATCTAAAGAACGTGCATGGATATGATCACGATACATACTTGTATTTTCACCATCCAATTTTAATGTTACTACAACTTCTTTATCTTTGAAATGATCAGTATTATTAAGTTTACGATCATCCTTAGTCATTTTTTCTGACCAAGGTAAATGCATTGTGCGTGGATATTTAATATATTTAGAAAATTGATCTAATACTCCACCTTGTTTTAAGATTTTTTGTACAGATTCATCATTAAATAATTCACCTTTTAAGCGCATTCCTGTAGGCATAATGATATTTCCCCATTTATCATAGGTGTAATCATTATCGCTATACATGTGATCAGGAATAATAACTTTTTTAATTCCTGCAGCAGTACGAATTTCTTCACAGCTAAGTGTAGTTTCTTCTGCCATAATATGATGTTTTTCACATAACGTTGCACCATTCTCAAGAAAATATCCACCGTTATCAAACAGGCGACGTTCAATGATATGATGAGCATCTTTGTGAGGTGCTTTACATATTACACATTGATATTTATCGCGAAGAAATACTCCTTCACGAAATTCATCTCTGGTTAATAGTTTAGGTTCCATACTACAAATATATGAATTTTTTATGACTCCTTATCTTTTATTTTTCTTCTAAGTAAAAGTGCAAATAAAGAACCATATCCGCCACTTGCGTAAGCTACAGTTATTGAACCGTGGGGTTCCCAACCTTGTCTGACAAGAATATCAAGTTCAGTATTTAAAGAAGACATATATTTTTCAGATATGCCCTTATATTCATATTTCATGATTCAGCAGTTTTTATTTGTCTTTTTAAAAGTAAAAAGAATTTTTCGAAATCTGAACTTCTAGGATTATATTCATAATTAAATGATGCGTTACCTTCAGGAATCCAACCTTCGCGTGAAAGCTGATTTAATTTATTATTGAACTCACTATGTGAACTGCAATATATTGAAGTATATTCGTACATTAATTTTCTTTTTTATCTTGTTTACGAATCAACATAATTGAAAATAATTTTTCATTTGTAGAACTATAATCACTTTTGGCTACGGATATATTAGCACATAATTCTCCGAAGGGTACCCAACCTTGTTTTATACAATCAGCTAATTTAATATTAAAACCATAATCGTCACTTGCTGAAATTAATTTATATTCATCCATTATGAAACAGATTTTATTTGAATTGTTAATATCGGTTGTCCTGAAATAGGACAAATCGCAAAATGAGTATAACGATCGTGATTATCTAAGGGTGAAAAAATTAAGCTGTTGTGATTTTTACCACAACGTGCGCAATTTCGTATATCAGTTATAAGTGGTTCCATTAAATTATTGTTTTATTTTTTCTTTCGTCCATTAATTGGTTCAAAAATTTAGCAATATCTTGCAAACATTGACTTTCAAATACTAAATTTTCATAAGGAGCAAAACTAAATTTACGAAAACCTCCGTGCCATGCTACTCGTCCTAAACAAACTTTATTTTCTTTGTTATATACTAAATAAATATCTGTTTTTCGTAAAACTATTTTGTATCGTTTTACCTTAATGTAATAATCATGACAATGGAAGCAAAATGGATAGAATTTGTTTTACAACCTAAAGATGTAAAACGTTTGTTGTCTTTGTCAATTACATATTCATCTTCATGAATAATATCGAACCACATTGATAAAGGTCGTACGTGATATGAACCAAATAATTTTGATTTATATACAACCATTACTTCATCTGTTTCAGAATGAGTAGCTAAATGCATTACTTCATATACACCACCTTTGTAATGACGATATAAACGATTTAGTTCAGGATATTGTTTATATTCGGCTGAAATTTGTTCTAATGTTTTCATGTTAACGAATATTATTTTCGATTTCGTATTGTGATTTGAAGATTTCTAACCCTAATTGGTCCTCTAACATTTTAGGTGTAGTACATGAACTGTTGAATGATGCGTATTCAGCATGTGATTTCCAACGTCCACAACCTGCAAATAAACAACCAAAAGCATTGGATAAATAATCGGCAGATGCATAATCGCATTTACCAATACTGTCACAGCCTGGTGCAAAAGATTCAGCAAGTTTGATTCCTGCTTTAATCATTTTATCACGTAACAACCAATGTAAAGCTACGATAAATTCTTCTTCGCAGAATTTTAAACGACGGCTCATTTGCCCCCGAAGTGATGCATAGTCTTGAATTACTACGTAACTACAATTACGAGTCATTAAGTTGTAATCGTCTTTAAGATCAGCAGCATTACGTAATACTTCTAATTTGGTAGCTGTGTTCCAAAATTTTTCTTGTAGTTCAGTATCTTTTTCAATGCGATTATATAAAGCTGAGTAAACGACATATTCTGACTTATTACTTACTGTATAATCTAAAAATTGAATACCTACACGCGCACGACTATGTTGGTCATATTGACAGATAGGTGTATTTGATACTTTGTATTTGATAATTTTATCAGTAAACTCAAGGATTTCAACTTGTAAATCCTCTACACCTTTAAAAACTTTAATTCCTTTAATATCGATCATGTTATAGTGTGTTGAATAATTTTTTATCTGACTCGGATAAATCATCAACTGAAAAGTTGATTAATTTTTGCATAATTACTTCATTGTCAGGTGCATGAAGTAGTTCTAAATATAAACCTAACAAAGGAAAATCAGCTGCAACTGCTGCAACTACTTTTTCGTATAATTTAGAAAGATATAAATCTTTAGATTTAGTTAAATCGAATTTTTTACTTGCGTGAAAACCACGTGTACCCACAATCGATAAAAGATTTTGACCAAAGTGATATGCATGAGAATATGATTGTGGTAAAAACGCTCTAGCAGTTTGCCACGAACCTTGAGAATCACTTAATGCAATTTCATATAAGTCTTTTAATTCAGAGAAAACTTGTTTATCTAAATTTTCCCAATTTGTAGCTAATTCCAAATCATTGTTAGGAGTAGTAAGTAATTTTTGTTTAACAACGTCACTATCAATTTTGTTGTTATCACGACATCCAATACTCATAAATGAAATGAATTGAACTGATGTACAGTGATAATCAAAGAGCCAACGTGGTACTCCTTTGACACGAAATACAAATTGCACCATTTCTTTGGCTTGTGGTAATGTATTGTGTGTTAATACAGCTTTGACAACTTCCAATTTACCTATCAGAGATGTTTCAGGCCATTTTTGTTTAAATTCATTGGTACCCCATGTAGATGTTGATGTAACAAACATTGCTTTATAAGGGTTTTTGGAATGATCTTCCAAAGTAACTTCAACTGATTCGTCGAAAGTTTTTAATTCAGTGCGTTTGGTAGGTGTTTCGCTAGGTAATGTTCCCATTACTTTACGAAGATTGTCAATTGCTTCTGATGTGATTGATTGAGTAATATTTTCCATTGATATACAATTATATGTATTTACTATTTATTCTGAAATTTCTTGATGCAAAGACCCGATAGTAACTAGGATTGTGCCACGATGCATATTGAATTTTTGACATGCTTTATCCATTACTATTGCAAATGTTTGTTGATCATACAACCAATTTTTGCCATAATTACTTGAACGCATATTTACATTTACATGTACTATTTCATTTCGTAATAATACTTGAATGCTTGCAATACATGCAGCTTTTTTATCATCCTCTTTATATTTAGGTTGAAATACTGCTTGGCGTGTATTCATATCACTTGCAAAATCGTATGAATAAAAATAATTTGTAATGTCGTTGCGTTCTAAAACATCTAATAAATTATTTGCACCAATTTGATTTTCATCAAATTTTAATAAATAATCTACATCTTCAGCATTTAATCTGTAAGAGTATAAAATTATTTCTTTGTATACTTTATTGGCAATTATTAATGTTTCTGAAACCCAACTATTTAAATTAGTTTCAATATTTTCCTGTATTGTTTTAATATTTTGCATTATAGGGCTACTGTGTTATGATTTATATAATGTTGATTAATTGACTGAAACGATTTTTGTAAATTCCACATATCATCTTTATGATCTTCAGGTAATTCGAAATCCGGGAAATGTTTATAGAAATTTGCACTATAACCTAAATGATCTTTTAAATAATCAGCTTCAGGTATTAATTTGATTTCGTTATTAACATCACATTTAGTATTGTTGTGACGATTAAGATTACGATCAATAATTTCACTTAAATTATCAATCCATTTGTCAAATGTTTTACCACAGTCTGGGTCACGGCTAATAATAAAATCTTGTCCTAAACAATTATCAGTATTGTCAATGATTTTTTTCAACATTAATGCAAAATAATCGCTATGCATGTAATTCTTTTTATATTCAGTAGATAATGTGATAGGCAATTTGTTTGTACCATCATCATTACCCATTAAAATATGTTTAAAGATTTTCATTAAATTACTGCTGTTATCGTAAGGAAAATTTCCATAAATGAATACAGGTTTAATTGTAATTTGTTTATCGTAACCTTGTTTAACAGCTAATTCTGATGCATATTTTGTAGCACCGTATATAGTTTTAGGATATGCAAGTGTCGTTTCATCAAATCTACCCTGAAATACTGTCATATAAAAATCTGGGTCAAATACTGCTGTAGTGGAAAAATTAATTAAAGTACAATTTACTTTTTTACATAATTGAACAATGTTTTGTGTTCCAATTACATTACTCATTACAGCTTCGTAACTAAAATCGACACATTTGTCAGTATTTACATACGCTGCACAATTAATTACAATATCGTTTTCATCTAACTGCACAATACATTTAGTTAAATTTCCTAAATCAGTAATGTCAACTTCTGCAGGTTTAACTTGTTTACCATCGAAATAATGAAATTCGTTGATGTATGTCCGATATTGATCAACATTTAATATTTCGTAATTATTGTCAGTACTTAAAATCTTTTTAATTGCACTTCCTAACATTCCACTGTCACCAGTTATAAATACTCTTCTTTTCATTATCTGTGATTTATTACTTTTTTAATTTCTTCAACTGTTTCGTTAATTGACAAGACAGATGTGTTGATTTTATGAATATGAATACCGTGATGTTTTGTTTCATTAATTACTTGTCGGAAAACATCCTGATGAATTTCGTAATCATTAATTGATAAATCTGTTTCATTGTGTTCAATGAATCGATCTTTAGCTTGATCAAGGTTACATTCAAAATAAATGAATCGATCTCCTTTGTCGAAATCTTCTTTCATTCGTTTCCAAAAGAAATATTCATCGATGTTTCGATTATAGAGACGTGAATAAACTATTTGACTAATATAAGAACGGACGTAAATAAGATATTTACCTGCAGCTTGTTTGACAATTAAATCACGTATTGTATCTTTGCCAGTTTTGTCAGCACCGTCAAAATGTATAATTTTTTCAATATTCATACTACTTATATCTGAATTTTGTAATTCTGTTTAATCGCTTCACACTTTTCGATGAAAGAAATCACAGGTTTCAATAATTCAGTCGTAACTTTACCAAATATTAATGTTTTATAGTAATAATTATCACGTATCATACTATTTAAAGTATCGTAAATAGGTTTTTGAATGGGTGTCGCAATTAATATTTCACAATCAAATAAACCTTCATCCTCTTTTTTAGGTTTTAACATATACATAAAACTTTCACCTGTTGCAGGAATATACATGGGATTCAATTCATCTGTTTCAGTTAAATTGTATTTTTGTGTAATATCATCTTTTTTCATTGACTCCCATAACTTAATGTCATGTAAGGCAGCAGGATATTCGTAAAAAACTGCAGTTATTTTCTTCATTTTGAAATAGTTGGAGAAACTTTAATTAGCTGACGAATGTTGTGAATTACATTTACATTCTTTTTTACACCTAACAAGTCTTCACTATTATATAAATTTTTGTTGTAAAATAAAAAACTTTGGAATGTATTTGCTAATTTGTTAATATTATCAATTTGATCATCTACTACAAATTCAATTTGTTCAGGATTAAAATTGTTAATTAAGAAATCTTCTTTATGTTCACTGAAAAACAAATAATCATACGGGATGTTTTCTTGTTCTAACCAAAAAATAGTATCATAATACAGACGCGATATTTTTTCGTAAGGACGTGCTGTTAATAGAATTATTTTATGAGTTTGTGATAATAATTGTAAAACTTCTTTAGTTTCCGGATTTACAGTATTATTACGTTCTTCACCTGTTGTTTCAAACTTATCTTTTAACATTCTATACTCAGAACGATGTGTCTTTTTGTATAGATTTAAATCCTCAACATTCATATACTTCATCACATTCAAAGGATAATCATTAATCACACCATCAATGTCAAATACAACGTATTTTTCAGTTGTATCGTTTTGCGATTCGTGTAATTTCTTTTCTTGGTCAAAACGTATATCGACAATTTTAGATTTTTCACTATATTTAGTAGTAAATTGATCAGCATCAATTCCATTCAAGATACACACATTCAGTAGATATTTAAATGCATCAATTGCCTGTTCCGCAAAATTATCAATATTCATTTCATGATCAGATTGATAACGATGAGTTTTCCATTGTAAAATATCTAACAATTCGTGAATTTCTTTACTACTGGACAAAATCATTTCTTTCGTCCAATGAATCCGATCTTCTTTACTGATAGTATCTAAATCAATATTATGTTTTTGTTGTAAAACTTTACGTAAAAAGTCTTGTTGTGTTTTAAATATTTCTTGAAATTTGTCGTTCATATTTTGCAATGATTTCGTTAGCTTTTATTGAGTGGTTCCATTGTGCAAATCGTCCCACAAGTTCTATTCCTTGTATATTACGAAAATCAATCGAATTGTTTATTTGTATCGGAATGTTATTTAATACCTTCATTACATTGTTACCATGTATTGCAACAATCGAATCTTCTTTTACAGGATTTACCATTTCGTAGACAATATAGTCTTTGAAATATGTTTTACGTGTATAATGACCATCAGTAGAATAAATATAATGGAATTTTTTACTGTTTTCAATATCACGTGGAGTATCATAACTACATTGTACGAAATGTTTTTTCAAAGCAACTAAATTTAGTGGTTCTAAACCTAACAATTTTGTTAGAATGTTAATGTTTAGTGTCGATATTAATTCCTTATAAGGTGTAGTAATACCTTCCCAACCTAATACTTGACGTTTTGTATTTAAAAATTCTACATTTTTGGGAATGATACGATCTTTTAAAAGATTTGTTAAGATAGCGAATACTTTATAGTATAAATCATCCCCATTTTCTGATACAAAAATTTCTATTTCGTTTTCACCACTTGATAAAAAAGAATCTTCAATTTTTGTTGTACCACGAGTAATTTGTGAATAATTTTCTTTAAATTCTTGACTTGCTTCGTTTTCAACTATTATACCGTCAGGGCTATAACCTACATAAATAAATTTAGTCGTATATTCCATGTGAAGACGTTCAATAAAATCTCTACTAAATTCATCAACTTTTAAAATCCGTGGACCCGGAACAAAAGGTAAATTTAATTGACCCATGGGATTCTTATCAATGATTTGATAATCTGGGTTGTAAAATGCTGCTATTAATCCGGCAGGTCCCCCGCCTAAGATATATTTTTCGGATGCTTCTGTTATCATATAATGACTTTTGTATAATCATTATATGCGAAACTTTAAGAGTTGTTTAGAGTATTTTTTAATACTTCGTCGATTTCATTGTCGCATTCAGTATATTGAGGCATTTCGTAAATATGCACAACTTCATTAGGTGGAATGATTAAACCTTGATAACCTGTATACCATAAATTGCTGCTTGACATAATTTCCATTACAGGTCCTATTTTATTATTGAATTGTGCAATTTTTGACTGTAAAAGTGCAGCTGCTTCTTTACTGATATGTAAATCATTTTTGTTGAAATTAATTAAGGATGTACCTGAACCTACCAAATGTATTTTGGGTGTACGTTTAACCAATTTAATGATTATGTATTGTTTGTATTCTTTGATCTCGAGACTATGCATAAAAAAACCTGACATAACTTATATGTCAGGTTTTAAAGTTTGTTTAAAGCTGTGTATTATGCTTCTACCAGGTTGAAATTACCAGCCATGGAACATCTTACTTCGCCTGATTTAATATGGTTAAGTGATGCAAATCGGCTACGTGCTTGATCACGTGTTACTTTATGACTGTAAACATGTATTTCCGTTTGATCGTTGTAACGTTGGTGACACACCCAATTTTTACCATCGAAATCAGCACCGTTTTTATAATCTTCGAACTGTTTTGGAGTATAAAAAATATTAAGTGGTGCGCGATTGTCAGCTGAAGGTGTATTTGCGTTAGGTGCAGGTGTTGCTCCTAAAACCTTTTCAATGTGTGAAATACAATCACCAACAGTGTTCATTTTTTCGACATCGTTATCGTCAATGGCAATATTGAATAGTTTTTCCATTTCCATGACCAATTCCACAGCATCCAAAGAATCACAACCTAAATCATTGATAAATGACGCGTTAGGTACAACTTCATCTTCATGAACTCCTAATTTGTCAACAATAAGATCAGTAATTTGTTGTGAGATTGCAGATTTAGGTATTTTACTGTTGGGTGTTTGAGGTTCAGGGTCACCACCATTTAAATCGTTAATTGTTTTTAACGTTTTGGTTCCAGGTGTATATTCAGCAACGATACCAACACCGGGTACAATTTTGGAATCACGAATACGATCGTGAAATTTGTGCATTGGTGTTTTGTTGTTTTGATCCGCAATGAAATTATCCAATGAATTTTTAAAGGATGTATTGATTTCATTTTTTTCGGTACCGTTTACATCACCAGTTTTACTGACAAAATCCATTTTTGCAACTGAATCATTTACCGGACCAGAATTTTGTGTTGATGCAAGTGTTGCTGCAACTGTCGTTTCCCAATCAGTAATAGCTGTGTAGATATTATAAGTAGGTCCGGCACCTGAACTTATAGCACGTTGATATTTGCCATTGTTTTCTGCAAATATTTCTTCCATAAAATTATGAACATCTTCTTGTTTTGCGAAGTATTCCAAATTTTGGAGATGCAATTTAATTTCCAACGTTGTCGCTTGACTGTTGGTTAATATAAGCAAATCTAGCGCAAGCTTGACTGCTTCTTTTGTTAAGGTTTTTTTACCATCCATGTTTTAAGATTTTTATACTACAAATATATGTATATTATATGAAATAAAAAAATTTATTACTTTATTCTTTTAAATGCTGACTAAATCACACAAAGAAAGGGAAATAGTAAACTAAATCCCTTTCTTTAGGCAGTTTGCCAAACTAACTTACTTCCGTAGCATTTTACGGAATGACGGTACACGTCTTGAACGTACATCTTCTTTCGCAACACCTAATTCCTTAGCTGCTTTATAGCGAACAAGATCACGACTCAGTACTGAACTAAAAACTAAAGCTTTATTTGGATTTCCTTTTGGAAAAGTAACCCAAAGCTGACGGCTTGAATTTTTAGTAAGACGAGATGCAGGGTACATCGATGTGATGTTTTTTGCTTTTGTGCTCATTTTACTTGTTTTATGGTTATACATTATTGAATTACAATTATATACTTTATATAGTATCTTTGAAAAAGTTTAAAGTTCGCTAAGTTCTAAACCAATCATAAGTGCTACATTATCTTCTTTAAATAATAAAAATTGATCAAACATGTGGATTGTTATTTGATCCGCAGGTGTAATTGATTTTAAGTATTTATTATTGAATGACCAAGTTTCGTCATCCACTGTCGGTAAATCACAAACTGCTAAACTCCATTTGCGACCTTCAAAAAATTCCAATTTACCTTTATTCACACGAATAGAAATTGTTTCGGATTTATTTAAAGCTGTTAGTTTTTTAACTTCGGCAAAATCTTCACCTGAAATTACAAAATCAAAGTTTGCATTATGTGGGTCCATTTTATTTTCAATGTCACCTTTCGTTAAATCTTTGATCATACGATAATCCCCCGTAATAAAATTAACTTTGATTTTATCATTGCTAATATAAAACATTGAGGCTACACGATCTTTTTCTTTGTAGGTTAATTTACCATTAATGGGTTTGTCTCGATTTAAAATATCTAAATTTTTAATAAAATTCGGACCATTTAAAATAATGAAATCAATTGTTATTGATTCATCAGCTTCGATAAAATCACATACTGGTAACATAAATGATTTTAGTGCATGAATTGAATTATCTTTTCCTGCTTTGGCGTAAAACAAAACATGTTCATCGTCGATTTTCATTTTGATCATCGGATCAATTTTACTCAAATCTTTAATGATGTCAATTACAGTATCTAAATTACTGCGGTTAAATTGGAATGTAAATTCCCGGATGTCACTCATTTGATATTTATTTTTAAGTTATATTCAAAAAACATATAATTGTTTTATACAAAATGTTACAAATACTACAAGAATACGAAAAAGGTACGATTTTAAACGTTTTAGACCTTTCTAATCATCACTTTAAATCATTAGATGTGGATTATTATCCACCTCATGTTGAACGAATTAGTATTAATATCGGTAACTACCGTTTATATTTTCATGTCTTACATCCCTGCAAAGCTGGTGAAAGTTTATATCATTCACATCCGTGGGCAAGCGCAATTCATGTTATTTCAGGTAATTATGAAATGGGATTAAGTTTTTCAACAGATGAAAATGATTTAATTGACGTCGAATCAGGTAAATATAATGAACAACGTGCAAAAGACGAAATTTGTAAAATTCAAGTTAATTCAGGCATGTATTACGAAATGCTGAATAAACATGGTTGGCATTATGTTCGTCCTTTAGGTACACAACCATGTTATTCAGTAATGATGACAGGTAATCTTCTATATAAAGGTGGTAAAGCTCCTTACGAATTAAAAGAACTTTCAGATAAAAGAATTACTGAAATCAAACAATGGTTTTTCGACCATTACTATAATAATACAGATAAATATTATCAACAATACAATAAATTATGGGCAAAAAAGTAAAATTAGTTTACGTCTCAGTTGAAGACGGTAAAACTGAACAAAGCAATAAGTTTTACGACATGGAAGAAAATGATGACGGTACATATACTGCAACCTGGGGTCGTTATGGCGCACCTAATCCTAGTACTCAAACAAAAAGTATGAACGAATGGCAAAAAACTTACAACAGTAAAGTCAAAAAAGGTTATCGTGATCATACAGAATTATTTATTGTTGAAGATTCCAAAGGTGGTACAACTAAAAAAGCAACTACTGTAAAAGACTTTATTAAAACCAGAACGCAATCTGTTATTAATTTAGTTAAACGTTTACAATCCTGGGCCAAAGGTAGTATTGCTGAAAATTATACTGTATCATCTGAATCAGTAACTCAAAAACAAATCGATAAAGCACAAGTCATGCTGAATGAATTAACAGCATTGGATGTGAAAAAAGATTTTGTACCTTTCAACAAATTATTGTTGGAATTTTTTACAGTTGTTCCTCGTAAAATGAAAAACGTAAAGGACCATATTATTTCTGCTGATAAATTAGGCGATGATGGTAAAAAAATGTCGAACAATGATCAGAAAAATAAAATAATTACTGACGAACAAGGAACATTAGACGTTATGGCAGGTCAAGTATTATTGAATAGCAATGTTCATGAACAAGAAACTGACGAACCAGAAGTTGAAACAGATATTATTAAAGCATCAGGTTTGGAATTAAAAGATGTTACAGATGCTGTTGTCATTAAACAAATTAAAGAATTAATGGCAGATGATAAAGGTAAATTCAAAGAAGCATTTGAAGTTGTCAACAACCAAACTGCTACTGCACACACCAAACATTTGGATAAAGCTAAGAATAAAAAAATGGAATTATTCTGGCATGGTTCCCGTAACGAAAATTGGTGGTCAATCATGACAACAGGATTATTAATACGTCCTTCCAATGCAGTTCATTCAGGTTCGATGTTTGGTGATGGTATTTATTTTGCAGATAAATTTCGTAAAAGTTTTGGTTACACTTCAGGACGTGGAAGTTATTTTGCAAATGGAAGTAGTAACGAAGCAATTCTTGCTATTTACGATGTTCACGTAGGTGAACAAAAACATATCAAACACCACGATAGCAGCTGTTATTCTTTATCAGCAAAGGTTTTAGCAAAAGACGGATTTGATTCAGTCTTTGCACATGGTGGTGCTGATCTTCGTAACAATGAGTACATTGTATATCAATCACCTCAATCAACAATTAAATATTTAGTAGTCGTAAACGCATAATGAAATTAACCTACACTCAAAAGTACATAGCTGAGCATTTTCTTGGGATTACTCGCCCCGGAAATAAAATAGATCAATCGTTTGATGATCTTACAAACTACGAATTTAGGGGATATGATGGACCATTGAAATATCCTACTCAAACTGACTATCGCATAGCTAAGAAGTATGCACAAAATGTCTTAGATGAAGCGAAAAAATTTGTAGAAAATAAAGCAAAAGAATTAGAAGCATCCATGAAATTAGATTGGATTGAATATAAAAAGACTCACGTGTATGGAGAATACGGTTGGGAAAAAGCTAAAAAAATTAAAAAATGAAAACAATGAATTTTAAAATTGAAGAACCTCTTAAAAAGGCACAACATATTAATTTGTTTTGTCTTAAAATTGAAAACATGCATGGTGATGCTGATGCGTACACTACAGAAAAAATATTACTTCCTGATAACGAAGATTCTAAAGAATTTATGAAGGAGATGATTGATTTATGTAAATGGAGTCAAAGTGAATGGCCAAGTCGTGAAAAAATTGGCGACAAGTACAAAAAAATTGAAGAAAAATTCGCTAAATTAAAAGTATGTTATCCTGATGGTGAAATTGCATCTTTTGAAGAATTTGGTGATGAAGGTGGTTTAGTTCAAAATGATTCAACTGCTGATCATCAATTTCCATGTCGTCCTTCAGTAAAATCATTAACATTTTTCAACGAATCAGGAGTTGAATGTAAAGTAACTTATAATAATGGACTTAGAAATCAGGGATAAATTAGTTACTGCTTTAGAATCAGGCAACTATAAAAAAGGTCGACACGTTTTACGTAACACTTACAATGAATATTGTTGTTTAGGCGTATTATGTGATATGTATCAAAAAGAAATTGGTGGTCAATGGATAAAAAGCACTAATACTAGTGAATATAGATTTATAGATTCAGGTGAAAATAAATCAATTTTTTATTTACCAACTGACGTGAGTAAATGGGCTGGAATAGAATGTGAACCGCGAGTTGATAATCCGTGTTACGAAAACAAATTAGGTGAAAAAATATTTTTATCTGCATTGAATGACAATTCTGATTCATTTGCACCTGTTATTGAAATTCTAAAAAGTATCAAATAATGGAAAATTATTTAGGAGACATTGATGTTACTGATAATAAAGATTTGAATCCTTGTTTTGATCATACACCTACTGATTGGACTTTATATTTTATTCAGTGTTATGGTTCATATAGTGGAAGTCAACATAAAGATTGGGTATTAGACCAAATAGCAAGAGTTCTGAAGGGTTGTAAAGTTCAAGTTAAATTAGCACAGTGGGGTGATTTAATTTTGAATGGTGAAAACAGTGAAAAAATTATACGACATGAAGAACTTCGTATTAGTGTTGTTTCAGAAAGTGATGAATATTTAAAATTTGTCGCTGATTGTAAAGATGGTGAAGATGGTCCTGAAACATTTGAATATAATATTGGAATTGCGCCTTAAATAAATAAAATATGAAAATTAAATTTGAATTAGAAGAAAAAACACGTGCAAACAAAATATTCCTAAAAGTGGAATATATGAGTGGTGATGCTGATGCGTCTGAATTTGAAGAAATTGAAATCGAAGGTGTAACCTTTGACAACTACAAAGAAAAGAAAAAAGAAATTGAAGCTTTTATTGCTCCATATAAAATTCTTGCAGAAGTTACTGATGTGAATCACAAAAATTACACTGAAGATTACGATGAGGTTGGTGACAAATTCGGTGAAGAAGTTGCATCTCTTTACGATAACTGTCCCGGTGATAGTACATGTGATGGTCAAGTAAAAGCGCATTTAAGTAGTATGACTTTAATTGCATACGATAAAGAATCTAACAAGTACGAATCGTATTTGTAATGTATTACGACGACGAATTACAAGAAATTATGCGTAAGAACTTAGATACTCGTGATAAACGATTTATGTTCTTACGCATCTTTTTTCCTAAATTAATACATCAAATTAATTTGGAAGGTAGTACAGAACAAGCGTGCTACGATATTGAGGATGTGTTCATTAAACATCAGATGCAAGGCAGTCTGCGGACCCATATAATGGTACATTTTAAGGATTAAAATATATTGCGTATATTTATAGTCTTAATAAATGAAACATGGAAACAATGAACAAACCGCAAATCATCTATCGTGAAAATTACATTGAAGGTGGTTTAGATTACTTTGGTGCTTTACGTAGAACCGTGAACTGGGAAAACCGTGAAGCACCTCGTGCTGAATATTTTATGGGCTTCAAAGCTGGCATTCCTTATACTTATGGTGAAGGCCCAGGTGAACGTACGTACTTCAGTAATGAAATGATTCCGATTGTGAAAGCAATTATGGATAAAATCAACATGGACTATAATAGCGAATACAATATTTGCTTTTTAAATTATTATGCATCTGAAAAGCAACATTTAGGTTGGCATAGTGATGACAGTCCCAGTCAAGATACAAATCACGGCATTGCTGTGGTAAGTTTTGGTGCTGATCGTTTGATTTACTTTAAAGAAAAAGAATACAAAGGTGAAATCCCAGATGAGAATAAATATATGTTAGGTGATAACACTTTATTTATTATGCCACCTCACATGCAAGAAACTCATTTGCATAAAATACCTAAAGGTGACAAACCTTGTGGTGGTAGAATATCATTAACTTTCAGAAAATATATCGGTTAATATGGATTGTTCAAAATTTACATACGATTTCAAAAAATACGAACTAGTGTACGGTAAAAATCTAAATGCAGGAGAAGCGTATGTCACCTTCATTGGTATTGTAACTAAATGTACAGAAGATAGAGTTGCATTATCAATTGTGTGGTGTGAACATATTGAAAGGATGGGTTGTAAACCTTGGTTTGTTGGGATGGAGATTGAATATTACACAAAAAAATCTTATTGTTGGAACAACTTACAATTTTATTCAAATGTAAGACGCATCGGTGACGCTTCTTTCCCGTATGATATTCCGGGACATTATCCAGCTGGTGGTGTTTGCTTTGAAAGTGGTCGTGCACAATTTGAAAGTGCGAAAGAAAGAGGTAAAATTGCAAGTAGAAAACAATTTATTGATCTTCTTGATTACGTAAAAGAAAATGTGGAAAATGGAACTTTCCCGTTTATTAGCGATGCTATAATTTCTTTTTATAAAACTTTTGGTTGGAGTGACTATGGTAATATGTTTATACAAGGTGTACATGCAGACGGAAGAGAATGGCGTGATAAAAATATCACCAAATTCGCACAACCTTTAATATTCATATAAATGACAAAATCAAGATTTAACCGATTTACTCCTGAACAAAAAGAAGAATTTAAACGGGAAAGAGAAAGAAGAAGAAAATTGCTTACTTTACCTTATCAATTAGGTTATTATGTAGGTGAACAAATTATAGACGATTATTTGGTTACTTTAAGTTGTGATGAAATACAAACACGTAAAACAATTTCTGTTACAATCGCCGAAGGTGACGAATATCGCCGATTAAACGATGTTTGGTTCAGTAATCATTTTAATACTAAAGACAGTGGTGCAGATTCGCCTGAATGGAAAGCTGTAAGAGCACATCACAAACTTTTGGAGGATAAATACATACCTGATACTCTTGAATGTCATTTCTCAGTCTTAAACATCGAAGATAAGGATATGGAAGAATTTAAAAAAGGTGTAGGTGTTTCATTATGGGACTGCGACTGTTCATATTACGGCACTAAACCTGAAGACATTGATGTCAAAATCGACGAACATCAGTGGTTTACAATCATTACATTGAAAAAAGCGTAAGATTATATCTAATATATAATTTTATGATTACAACTATTTCTGCATTTTCACGTATTAATGAAATACGTTTACCGAATGGTTATTTTGCAGTTCAAGATACTTTTATGTTACCCTTAAAAGCTGAAGGTGAAGTAGATTCTGCATCCTCAGTATTTAATAAGGGTTCAATCATTGAAATTAACGTATCTGAAAAGTATATCAAAAAATGGTCAAAAACTATTGCTGATACAGCTTCACGATCTGAATGGAAATTTACACAATATCCTTGGGTTGATTTAACCAATTCTGCAGTATATCCTGAATTTAAAAAGAATGTAATGAAATTAGAACCTGAAGAGGTTCCTGATTTCTATAAAACTGGCAAAGATTTAGCAAAAACATTTACAACTTCTTATAAGTATTTAAATAAAAAATTGGGTGAATATCAATTATCACCTGACACAAAAATCAAAATAGTTATTCTTTAAAAATGAACAGAATCATCCTTCGCACAGTAGCAGAGTTTAAAGCGTATTGCAATTCGTTGAATATCACTCCGCACATTCAATTACAACCTAAAAAACATCAAAATATGCGAGGTGAATATTTACACCAAATTAACGCGAAGCATGACATTTTTGATATTCTAATTGATGAACCTGTTGCTTATAAAGAAAAGCGTCAACCTTTAGAAGAAGGTTATAAATTATCTGAAATTTAATCTAAGTCACTGATCTAATCATCATTTTTAGTTTACAATTATATTGTTTATATTTATAGTATTAAAATTATAAATATGAAAAACATGATTATTAATTCAATTCAGTTTCCTGTATTCACAGGAATTAAATGTAACATGATGCCTTTTATACAAGGTGACAGTTCATCCGTACCTGAAATTTACAAACCTTATGCAAAAATTATCAACGATAATTTTTTAGAAAAAGGTGAACTTGGTTTTCTTACTATCCATGAAGCATTTGTAGAAAGTGGAAAATCACAACGAGGTTTTAACGACAGAGGTATTAACAGAAATGTACATATTGAAGTTGGAAGAAACGAAAAAGAAAATTATTGGGGTGGAGGTGGAAGTTCCTGGGGAGGCCGTTTAAAAACTTTACTTGATGATAATACAATGGCTTTAATAGCTAACAGTATGTCAGATACTTGTAGATTGTGGAACACTAAAGAAATGAGGTATACACAAAACGGTGATTTAAGTCAATATATTAACGAATATCCTGAACAAACAGGTATATTAATGAAAGCCGGTGAAGTTGCAAAAATTAGTATTTTTACACCACACGAATGTATTAATCAACAACAATCAGGACAACGACAATTTTTCAGAGTAATTGGAAAAGGTGTTACTGGTCGTGAAGATTACTTCACAAAAAATCCTTTAATCAATTAAAAATGAAAAAGAAAATTGTCAAGTTTATTTGGGTATTATTTGCTGTACTTGTAATTTCAGCGCTTGTTAATTACAATGTCAAAACATTTAAAGAAGATGTTACAGTAACGTGTGTGAATAAATATCGTCCATTTCGTGAACACAAAGGTCAAACTTATTATGGAGGTGATTATAATTTAATTATTAAACATCCATTATATGGTTATGGTGATATTCGTGTGGATGTAAATACTTATGAAAATCACAAAGTAAATGATAAATTGATATTTAGTTGGTCACAATCTGATTTAAATAGACATTTCAATAATTATCCTGATCGTGAATGGTTATTACAATTAGAAAAAATAATGCTTTTATCTTTTGCATTATTGATAATGTGTGTAATATTATCCTTTATTTTGTTACTTTAATTATTAGGCGAATTAGACGCCTTTTCGACATGATCTTTGTCGATAAAATTTAATATTGCTGCAACTCCTGTGCCTAATTTGGTTAAAGTATTTGCAGCTTTATTTTTGCCTAAAACTGAAGAAATAGTTTCATCTGTATTACCAAATTTATGTTGTGAGTCTTTTGTAATTAAGACATCATTGAACAAATACTGACCTAATACATTACCATATTGATCTTGACCTATGGCTAATTGGGTATACCACAATGAAAATTCAAATCGTCTGATCGATTGTACTATACCGTAAGGCCATAATACAACCGATAGACAAATTTTAAGTACAATGGCTGTGAGCCATAAAATTAGACCTGAGAAATATTTAAACATTAATTAATAACCTGCTTTTTTCAAAGCCTGTTCTAATTCAGATAAATCACTAATCCAAATGTCGCCAGGCTTTAATGATTTATATATCTTGTATTCGTCTTTTAAATCTTTCACAAGTTGCTTAATTTCTTCATATTTTTCTTTTGTGAAGTGATAAATAGGAATGTTAAGTAAATAATCGAAACTGTCGTTCATTTTAGCAAATTCCATGTCAATTAAATCTTTAACGACAGCATCTTTTTTACGATTGTTAACTACGACGTCGCCTTCAATTACAAATTTAATGAAAGTTAAGATGTAGTTGTTTTTAGTTACTTTATCTTCTAATGATTTTAACCATGCTGCTTTTCTTTTGTCGTAATATTCTAAACGAATATCGAACCAAGTATTTAAAAGTTGTTCGGCTGATTCCCATTTAACAATTTTAGTTCCTATGAATGAGTGCATATTGTTCATTGAAATAGAACTACTTAATTTTAATAACGATTCAATTTCTGTAGATTTTGTATCATCTTGTAAGATTACTTCGATGTGAATATCGTTGTCAGTTGAATTATCAATATAATTTCTGATTTTCTTTTCATCACATAAACGATCTAAGAAAATCACATAAGCTTCTGTCCAAACATCAATAGGAAGTTCAGTAATCAAAATACCTTTTTTACTATTTTGATAAACACCTTTACTGATGTAAGCATTTTTTTCACTGTTAAATTCAATTTCACCTTTGAACTTATTATAGTCAGGATGAATTTTATATTTTAAATCAGATTTTTCAATTTTCTTTTTAATTACTTTAATTAAATCCATCGGACTAAATTTAGGAACGGAAGTTGACCAACCTGTACCGATACCTTCAACACCATTTAATAATATTGTTGGTATAATAGGTAAATAAAATTCAGGTTCAATATAAGTATCTTCAAATTTATTCCAATTTAAAATACTTTCATCTTCTTTACGAAATACGAATTTAGTTAAGGGATTTAAAAATGTATGAATATAACGTGAAGCAGCTGAAGCGTTTGGATTTAAACGATTTGCGAAGTTACCTTGTGGCCATAAAAAATTAATATTATTAGTACCTACAAAATCTTGAGCCATACCCACAATAGCACCTTCCATACTTGCACCACCATGCATGTAATGTGTGTGATTACCTACATACGAAGCGAATTGTTCTACTTTCATTTCTTCCTTTTCTGTTGTACCTAATGTTTTAAAAGCACCAAACATAATTTTACGTTGAGTAGGTTTAAAACCGTCAATAGTATTGGGTAAGGAACGAATATTATCGTAGTTACTATATTGAATATGTTCGTTATCAATGAAATCGTTAATGTGATTATCTTTACCAAATTTGTTAGGAATAACTTCACCTTTGTAAGTTAATAACCAATCTTTACGATCTTGTACACGATCTTTTTTGAATAACATGTCAATTTTATCATTGTCGCGTTTAGGTAAATAATCAAAACGGATAAGATGACGATCTAATTTACTGAAAAATGTTTTCATTAATTCAGCAGTAATAGTACCTAAACCTTTATAGTATTTAGCGTACCAACCATCAATTTTACCTTTTTCTTTATCTTGTTCGTATTGTAAAAGATCATAATATTCTTTTGCTTCTTTACCTTTTTTAGCAATAATAATTGGTGTTACAAATTCATAACAAAAACCTAATTCTAATAATTCAGGCCAGAATTGATGAATCATATTGATTAATAATCCTTTAATATTAGTACCGTCAGCATCAGCGTCAGTCATAAAAATAACTTTACCATAACGTAATTCTGCAACCGAAGTATATTTTTTGCCAGGTACAAGACCTACAATTTGAAAGATTTTTTGAATTTCTTCGTTTTCAGTAATTTTACTAATTTTTGCATCACGTACATTTAATGGTTTTCCACGTAAAGGGAATACACCATAATAATCACGACCTACAACACTTAATCCTGTTACTGTACTACCTTTTGCAGAATCCCCTTCGGCTAAGAATAAAGCGCATTTAAACCCTTCACTAGTTCCTGCTTTGTGTGCGTCAACTAATTTATCAATACGTAAAGTTTTACCTGCTGCTTTTTTATTAAGCTTGTTTAATTCCATTTGTTCTTTCATCTGAACCCAAGCTAAAATGTTTTCGATGATTTGTGACTTCATTAATTTTTTGTATAATCCATCACTTAATTCAAATGAATCTTCAATTTTCAAACTCATGTTTTCTTTGGTTTGAGAATCAAAACTTGGATTAGCAATTTTTGATACAAGAAACAAGTGAAACTTGTTCTTTATATCACTTGAACGAATTTTAATACCTTTGTTACCACGTGTAAGATCAGCTGTAAGACGTTTAATAATTTGATTCATGACATAATCAACATGAGTACCCCCTTGCCATGTTGTATTACCGTTAACAATACTACAATGATCAAAATTTTCACCTTTGGATTCGGCTAAAGCAATTTGCCATTTGTCATTGATATTTTCAACAAATAATTCATCTTCAGGATTTAAGTGCATGGTTGCCCAGTCTTTGATATTGTCGATTTGAATTAATTTATCATTAAAAAATACTTTTACTTTAGGATTATATACTGCAACGTCAATAACACGTTTTAAAAATATTTTTAAAGTTGCTTCTTCTAATCCTACAATTGGTAAACGATTAAAATCAGGTGTATATGTTACTGATGTATAAGATTTGGAACTGCTTTTAATTTTAGGTGTACTACGTTTTTGTAAATTTTCACATAATTCTTGATAATATGAATTAGTACCGTCAGCACAATCAATAATAAATTTACTACTAAAGAGTGACACTAAACTAGAACCCAAACCGTTACGACCTGCACCATATCTTTGTTCTGTATCATCATAATTGGAACCTGAATTTAAATGTCCTAATAACATTTCAGGTAACCACATATTATGTTCTTTGTGTTTTACTACTGGAATACCTTTACCATCGTTCCATACATTGATAGTAAAATCTTTATCTACTGTAACTTTAATATTTTTTACACCACCACCACGATGATAATGATCAGATGCGTTGGTTAAAATTTCATCAAATAATTTGATGAATGCTGGTTTGTATGTTAAAAGCTGTTTAACAATTTTGATATTATCTAAATCATTAATGTCTTTAACTGCCCAAATTGCTTTTTCTTGCTCGATGATAGAACCTAAATTAGTATCGGGTCGAAGCAATATTTGTTCTTCCTGTGTTAACTTCTGATATTCTTCTTCAATGCTTTTTACTTTTGTTGTCATAATTGCTTGTAATTGCTTTTTATTTCTAAGTTTATATATGTAACATTATTTTTTGTTTTATACAACTTATTCATTATATGAAAGTTGCATCAATTTGTTTAATCAATATTATATAATAATTAAAGTACTTTGTTTAAAAAATTAAAGAAAGTTTTTGGGACAGATATGATATAATTTAAAATTATAAAAATAAAAATACGACTTAAACTAAATTATAAATATAGTATAGAATAGAAAACAATAACAAATTATGAACGAACTTAGCAATTGTGCTATTATTACAGCTTTTTATCGAGACAAAACTTACAGAACATTACCAATTGATTTAGGTAGTCAAAGTAATATTCAAATGATTATGGATATTTCTGAAAATGGTTCCAATCATTTACAGAGTTTAAAAATCCCTTTAACAAATAATAAATTTATTGTTCTATCAAAAGCACAATTAAATGAAACTATTTTAGAAATTGAAATTTTTGGTGAAAAAAGACCCTCACCGACTAACACTGATATAGCGTAATATGTTTGAAGGCGAAATGATTAAACGAAATAGCCAATTCTGTAAAGGTAAACAGGTTGGTGTGCATGGACGAATGTTTGGTGCAGATTTAATGGAAGAACTTGATTCAGTATGTGCAGTATTTGCTGCTGAAGTTGTAGATACTCCGTGGATTGTTACAAAAGTAATGAATATTGAATTTGCTGCACCTATCATGCCCAATCAAATTTATTGTACTTATGTAAGTGTTGTGCATATTGGTAATAAATCAATTAAATTGTACGCTGAAATACGTAAGTATTCAGTACAAACACAAAAAGAAACTGTTTGTGTAAAAGCAAATGCAGTATTTGTACGTATTAATGAAGATGGCGATGCTGTACGTATTTCAGATAACGCAAGAAATAAATTTAATAAAAAATTAACTGAGGAAACTGTACATGGAAACTAATATAAGCCACTGCGATTTTAATGAAAATGATATTAAACCAATGGAATTTGCAATGTCTCATTTTGAGACAATTCCATCTGTATTTACTATTCATAGTGTAATTATGAATGAAAAAGTTTACGAATCTTTTTTAACAAAATTCAATGGCAAAATTCGTAGAGAATTTGATACATCTGAAACAGAAATGTTTGAAATTTTAGATCAAACTAAAATTTTAAATGATCGTTTTGTAGCAGCTGTCAATGTTAAACCAGATTTTTATGAAAATTTTGATGCTACTTTAGGTACAGTAGTATTATCTGTAACAATGACTGATGATACATTTAAATATGTTATCAACACCAAAAAACCTAAACTACGTTGCAGATTTACTGTTTATTATACTGATCAAAAGTTATTAAACGAATTTGTTTTATTGCTTAAAGATGTTTTTACACCTGATAAAGATAAAGCTATTGATAATAACAGTTATATTTCTTTAGTAATTAAACGGCCCAATGGTTCATTAGATACTTCGGATTTTGAAATTAAAAATCCTAAAATAAATATTCCATTATCTTATGGTGAAGAATTTGAAGCGATTGATAAAAATATATTTACGTCATTAACAAAATCAGATAAAGGTTTATGGATATTTCATGGTCCTCCTGGCACAGGTAAATCAATGTATATTCGTAATGTAATTAAAAAATTAAACAAATCAGGTAAAGTTGGTAGTGTTATTTACATGCCAAGTGAAATGGTTGGTTCAATTGAATCGCCTGAATTTATACCCTTCATTCAAGATTATCAAGATAGTGTTTTAGTAATTGAAGATGGTGATATCGCATTAGAGTCAAGAAAAAATCATGGTTCAATTGTAAAAACAATTTTACAATTAACAGATGGTATTCTTGCAGATTGTTTACGATTAAAAATTATTGTTACTTTTAATTGTGAATTATCAAAAATCGATGAAGCATTATTACGTAAAGGGCGTTTACAAATTCGACATGAATTTAGATATTTAAATCGTACAGAAGCAATGAAATTGGCTGAAAGTCTTAAAATCGATGTGAAAATATTTGATACAGAAGAATATAGTAATAAAAAAGAATGGACATTAGCAGAAATTTATAATATACATACTGATTTTTATTGGGATAAAAAACAAAAGAAATTAGGTTTTGGTAAATAATGTCAGACATAGACATGGAAATGGTTGATATATATTTGGAAGCTTTTGATATGTTTGTCAATAATGTTATTTGCAGACACGAGCTCAATCAAGAACAAGCTGATAGGATTTTCAGAACGAAGATAGTAAATATTTTTGGTAGAAATCATCCTTTCAATTCGGATTTGATAACAGAAATGATACATTATAACAATAACGAGTTAACAACTGAGCAGTTTGGTGAGTACTTAAAAATTAAGAAAGCTGAATTTAAGGAGTTAATAATCGATACTGTTATAAATAAAAATAAAAATATATCATTTTATGAAAATCAAAGAAGTAAACCCAAATCATCAAATCATTCAATTAACAGCATCTGATGTTGAATCAGCAATTCGTCAATTTATTTGCACTTGTCACCCTCAATTTGCAAAAGGATTTGTAGTAAATCCTTTATACGATAAAGATATTAAATCGACTGAAATGTACATCAATACAACTTACGAGGCATTTACTGATAAGTCAAAACGGTTTAAATAATATATAAATCATGCGTATCTTACAACCGTATGATTTAAATGTAATAACTATTGACCAGTTATTAGAACAGAATAAAATATTGCCGATTCAAGGCAATAAAATCTGGAGCTGTTCTATATTTCCACTTTCCAAAACAGTTTCATCGTTGGAATTTTTTGATAAAGATCATCAAATTACTTTAATCGACGATGAACTGTTTACAGGATATACAGTTTTAGACAAAACACAACAAACATTATTAATAAATAACGGCACAGGTCGTAAATTAGTCAAAACTACTGAATTTGGTACGTTTGAAGATTCAATTAAACGTTATAATCAATTAGACAAACCTGTCGATTATAGTGAAGATGCTCAAACATTTTTAAATATACCTCAATATGATGTTACTTTAGTAAATCAATTAAATGTTAATACAACTGAATTAATACATCGTCCTACTGGGTTAGAAGATTTCTTACCTAAGAAACGTTTAGGTATATTTGACACACCAATTAATCATCCACATATTACTCAACCCACATCAAAAAAAATACCTTTCAAAAATAATGATAAAAAAATTATTTTAGAAGTATTAAAGTGGGGTCTTACAAAAGGTATCAAATATATTTATTGTATTAATGAATATCGTCCGTATCTAATCAATCAATCGTACGCATCTCCTTTTGTGTATTACACAATCAGAGGAAGTCTTTAAACTTTTTAACGAATTATTCATAAAAACAATATGAATAATATAATAATAGGAATCTCAGGCAAGATAGGGTCGGGCAAGGACACCGTAGCTCACTTTATCAAACAACACGATCAAAGCTTTCAATCGAAAGCATTTGCTTACAAATTGAAAAAAATAGTATCTTTATTAGCAGGTTGCGATTTTGAGTTAACACTAACTCAAGAAGGTAAAAATGTCTACATTGAACAATTCGGTAAAACGATTGGTGAAATGTTACAAGGTGTAGGAACCGGTGCATTACGTGATAATTTTGATAAGAACGTGTGGATAAATGGTTTATTTACTGATCTTAAAAATGGCAATTACGTAATCACTGACGTACGTTTTAAAAATGAGGCAGATGCTTTAAAAGCAAAAGGCGCATTTTTAGTACGTGTAAATCGTCCAATCAATCCTATTGCAGAAAATAGTGGTCGTGATTTAACTCACGCGTCAGAAACAGATTTAGATGATTATGAAGGTTTTGATGCTATTATTGACAATAAAGGTACATTAGATGATCTGGAATATGCAGTTGTTAAGTTGCTGGAACGTTTATCGAAGACAGCAAATTAATATATAATACATGGAATTAGCATCTTGGTTACAAAATAATACAAACAATTTCCCAATCTTAGGTGCAGAAAGTTTTGCAACTTTCATTAAAGTCTGTGAAGAATTTTCTGAATGGGCTTTAGATGATATTGGTTTAGCTAACCGTTCAAATTCATACAAGATTTGGACATGTTGGGTAAAACCTGAACAAATTACTTCTGTCAAAGATGTATTGGGACGTTATACTTCATTAAAATTATTAGCACATTACTACGACATTAATATTGTTGAAAAAAATAAAGTAGGTTTATATGTACGTTTAGATTGGGAACAAAATAAATGGAATATGAGTTATGGAATTACTAACAACAAAAAACTTTTTAAAGTAGGTGAGTTTGAATATAATATTAATGTAAAATTACCTGAATCAAGAATTTTAAAATATGTATTAGATGAAATTGAAGATTTTAATCCTCGTGAACATTTAATTCTTTTTAATATCAAACAAGATTTTATTATGTTCAATCCTGGTTATTGTAAAAGAAGTGATCCGCAAATTATTGACAAAGAAGTAATTATTTCGTGTTATGAATTAGGTCAATGGACAGATTCAGGTATTGCAAAAGGTGAAGCACAGAAATATTTAGATATATTTAAGCAATGGGTCAAGACACAAAAATGGTGGTCAACAGTTCATTTAATAGTACGACCCAAACGTGATAAATGGATGGATTTTGTACTTAAGTTAAAGTAAATAATTTTAAAACCCTGATTTAGTCAGGGTTTTGAGTGTAAGATAAATTTTTTATTTACATAAATAATGTTTATATTTATAGTTCTAAACAATTACTATGAACAGTTACATTATTATACTAAATTCTTATTCGTTTTCAGTTAATTGCAACAACGATCAAGAAGCAATGAAGTTAGCAGATTCAGTCGAAAAAATTTGCGATAAAAATATTATTGCGGATGAACCTTTAGAAGTATTGAATATATCAAATAGTACACGATTTGATGGTGCTGTTGATAAATTTGTAAAATTTAATTCAATTGTTTTGGAAGAAACAGAAAATGAATTAGATATTGTTATTAGTTTACCGATTTTTCCTGCTACTGATTTTGACAGTGATGATCAATACAAAAATATTATCCTTAAACATTCTCCTAAAGAACATAAACCACAAAATAAAGGCCGCTATTCTAAATATTTAAAATAAATCAATATGAAACAAGTAATTAAAGTAATTGGAAAGGACCTGTACGTATACAAAGAACGTAATACTGTACGTTTAGGTAGTTTGGAAAAAGCTACATTGTATAACACTAAAGGCAGTGCATCAATTGCACTTAAATCAAACAATTGTAAATTTTGGTTAAATCATATTTATCAACTTTTATTACAAGATATGGAAGTTAGGTCAGTTACAATCTTATTAAATACAAAATAAATAAAAATATGGCAATCATCAAATACCTTCAAAAATATCCTTGGGCAAAGGAAATCATCAAATTACATTTTGATAAAAATGTCGCAGTGGTAGCACCTTATCACAATTTCAATCATACAATGGTAGTTACAGAAAATGTAATTCATGCAGCACACTACTATGACAAACCTGAACAGGATTTAGTATGTGCAGCATTGTGGCACGATTTTAATCATACTCAAGGAAGACAAGTTGACAAAATCAATGTGCAATATGCAAAGGATGAATTTTTGATTTGGTGGAAATCAACTAAAAACAAATATGTTGAAATTAATCCCATCAATGTATTAAAAATTATTGATGCAACGCAATATAATGGCATGGAACAAGGTTATGAAATTCCAGCCGCTGATTTAACGTTGGAACAAAAAATTATTCGTGATGCTGATTTACTTCAGTATCTTGAAAAAAATCGTATCAGTCAAGTTTATTTAGGATTAAGTTTTGAAATGAATGTATCTTTAATTGAATTACTTCAAAACGCACCTAAATTCATTAATAGTATTATTCCCAACACTGATTGGATGAAAAGACAATGGGAAGACGGTAAACAAGAAATTTTGGAAGAATTTAAAATTTTAATTGACACGTTAAAATAATGAAACAATTAAAATTTGCAGGTATCGGTTCACGTAAAGCAGTTAAAACAAAAAGTGTTGAACCATTAATGCGACAATGTGTTGATCATTTAAATGCTTTTGATGCAATCTGTCGTTCAGGTGGTGCGGAAGGACCGGATGAATGGTGTGAAACGACTTCAACCAATGCAGAACGTTTTTTACCATTTGCGCAATTTCGTATTAAGGAAATAAAACATACTCCTTACATACGTACTATTAATACATGGCAATTACCTAAAACAATTCAACAAAAAGCTATGCAAATGGCAGTTGAAGTTGCACCACATATTCAATATCAAAGTTATGGTGTGCAAATTATGCATGGTCGAAATCCATTTCAAATTTTTGGTGAATATTTATCTGACCCAGTTGATTTTGTACTGTGCTGGACTAAATTTGGAAAAGTTGAAGGTGGAACAGCAACTGCGATAAATATTGCTCTTAAACACAGCATTCCAGTGTTTAATTTAGGTGCTGTAGGTGGTTTAGAAGCTTTTAAATTATACATGAAAAAATACACAGATGAATTTCATAACTCCTCTATTTAATGTTCGTTATTGTGGTTCAAGTTTTGATGGCAGAACCAATGCGTGGGAATTTACTTCTAAATGTTGTAATAAAATTTTCAAACCAATAACTACTATGTTACGTTTTCAAACTGTAGAATGTCCGAAATGTGGTAAATGTGAAACAATTGATTATAACAACAGTCAAGCAGTCGAACCTATTATCCGTACTGTTAAAGGAACAAATTTAAAAGTTAGATTATGAACTTTAAAAAATTTTATATTAATGGTGATTTTCGTTTGTTAGGTTCACGTAACTTGTATGGACGTTGGAATACGTTAATGTATTATATTCACATTCATGTTAATTTTATTCTGGCTGTATACTATATGAAGACTAAAAAGTCATTCTATCACGGTCGTATAGCAATTAGATTACGTAAAGCGATCCGTGAAGAAAAGAGATACGTATATCCATTCAAATAATTTCAATTTTACTTCTTTATTCTTATAATTGTTCCATACATTGGGACATTTTTAGTTTATAAACATTGTTCCGAAATAATGATATAAATAAAATGAAAGAAAAAAGAATACTGACGTTCTTCGATTGTGATGGAACATTGATACATACAACTTTACCTGAAATTGGTAAACCATTATGGGAACAACATCACGGAAAACCTTATCCGCATAAAGGATGGTGGGGTCGTGAAGAAAGTTTGGACATGAATGTGTTTCCTAATGAAACAAATCCTGAAGTTTATGCAGATTATAAATGGATGAAAAAACATCCCATGTATATTACATTTGTATTAACGTCGCGCGAACCTAAATTACAGACACATTTAGAAAAAATATTTGCGAAACACGAAATTGAAGTGGAACGTGTAATGTGTAAAAAAGGCAATTACACAAAAGGTGAACGTATTGATCAAACGATAAAAGAATTTTCGGAGAAATTTGACATTGTAGAAGTGATTCTGTACGACGATCGTAATAAGGAACATGCAACAGTTGAACCTTACAGACATATTTGGAAGAATAAAGGCATTGAATTGACTTTAATTAAAATTGAAAGCGACGCAAAGGATTAATGTTACAAGAAACCAATAAAGCCTTAACAAGTTTAAGGGACCAAAACAAAATAGTTGCTATAAAAAAGGCACGACGTAAATATTTTTATAAATTATATAAAAAATATTTGATTCAAGTGATATTTATTTTGCTTATTTTATGGGTATTTTTATGCCCTATTCAAGCTGGCACGATTTTTGGTACCTGGATTCATGATTTTTTCGTTACGATATATCTTATTGTCTTTCAATCAGTTAGATAAGGCTATTTAATATAAACATTTAAGTGTTTATAAAGTTGAGTAAAAAAATACACAAAAACATTTTCTATATAATAATACTTTACATATATTTGTAAAACATAACCCACTAAGTATATAGATTATGAAATTAAGATTTTTTACAACAGCAAATTCACCTGATCAGGTGAAATCAAATAATATCTTGATTCGTAATTTCTATGGACAGATAGGCGTCGGTAATATGGCGATGGGACCCAATTAACAAACCTTTTATACAATGAAGTGAAGTAGCACTATGCTACTGATCAAAACTGATGTGTCATGTTTAATGATTTAATAAATTTCAAGTGTATAAAAAAAAAGTAATAATTTTTAAAAGTGTAGCATTTAAAATTATAAATGAAAATAGTAAAACAAAATAAATACAAAATAAATACTTAAAAATATTTTATAAAGTAAAAAACATTATATAATTTTGCATTCAACACAATAATAAAGTAAATAGAAACTAAACTCACACACTATATGAAACTTAATTTAACTAAACACACAAATGGAGCATCACACGCCCTTTCATTAGGAATGTATTTATCCGAAATTTCAAGAAAAGACATCAAACCTCTTACCGCTCCACAGGAATTGGAATTATTCCAAGAGTATGGTCAAATAAAAGAAACAAATTTGGTGCGAGCATTAGAAATTCGCAATAAAATCATTTCTTCCAATTTACGATTTGTAATTACAATTGCAAAACAGTTTGAATATCCTAAAGCTAAACTTGAAGATTTAGTATCTGAGGGTAATATTGGTTTATTTCGTGCATTTGATAAATTTGACCCTAAATTAGGTTACAGATTTTTAACGTTTGCGAACTCATATATCAATTTAAATATCCGTGATTATTTACACACTACAATTGCGGATATTGTTCAACCTGCAAATCGTCAACGTGTTGACAGATTGATGAATAAAGCTGAAAATCTTTTACGTAAAAAAGGTGTACATAATCCTACAGATGAACAATTGCTTGAAGTATATGATAAAATTAAAGACCCAACTGATTTAAATTTAGATTTGGCGACATATCAGCAAATGAAACGTGATAAAAAGGATTTCAATTCAATGTCACAAACAATTGGTCATCAAGGTGACGGTGAAATGACTTTAGGAGATACATTTCGTAGCAATGCCGATTACGATGCCGATTATGAAATTAAAAAGGAAGAATCCAAACAAGAAATCAACAAAATGTTAGAAGTTGTATTGAAGAATCCTTTGGAAAAATTAATCGTTGAGTATAAATTGGGTTTAAATGGTAGAGAAGAAAAAACTTTGGAGCAAATTGCCGATTTAATCGACCGTCAACCTAAATATACCAGAGCACGTGTAGGTCAGCTTTACGAACAAGCAATCGATAAACTTAAGGACCATAAACAAGTTCGTAATAAGGTTAGAGAAAACTGTGGTTCTGCATCTGATGCATCCCAACTTGTTAATAACAACAGTACAGAATCACCTGTAACAGCATAATATTTCACACAAAGCAGGTGAAAGGCTCAGGATAACTATCCTGGGCTTTTTTCATTTTACATAGTAAAGGTATATAATTGTATAGAACTTTCTATGACATATACGTACTCTGACTTTTACCCGTACATACCCGATTTAAAAAATTACATTCGAAGCAAAATCAAAACAGATCATTGGAAGGATGTTCTGCAGGATACGATGTTGTATCTATTTATGAAATTCGATTCGTTAATAATTACCAATCTGAAAGGATTGTTATTAAATGCTGCACGATTTTTTGTTAATCAATATTATCGAGGTACTAAAATTAAATTTGATGATATTGATTTGTGTTATAACATATCTGATCGTGATCGTCATGTATTTAAAATAGATCATTGGAATGCAAATGAGATTGATGATATTTTATTACGTAATTTACGAACAATCAAAAAGAATTTATACGAACCTTTTGATATGCAATTAAACGGCAAAACAATTAAGGAAATCAGTGATAAATTAAATATCAATGAAAATACAGTAAAAACAAGAATTAAACGTGCAAAGGAATATTTAAAACAAAATTTATGAGTAAAGACTATAGTGGATTAGCACTTCGTATGAAAAATTACGAAGCAATAAACAGGAATTTTTTAATGCCTAACATGAACAACGTGTTACGGTTAGACGGTCGTGCGTTTCATACCTATACGAAGAAATTCAAACGCCCTTTTGATGATGAATTGATAAATGCTATGGATGCAGCTGCAATTTATTTATGTAGTAACATTCAAGGTGTGAAATTTGGTTACGTACAAAGTGACGAAATCAGCATCTGTTTTACTGATTATGATAATTATGAAAGTACATTGTGGTACGATGGTAATATTCAGAAAATTGTTTCAGTATCAGCTTCTATGTGTGCAGCTAAATTTAATCATGTAAGAACACAACAAATTGTTAAGAAATTAATTGATACAGATTCAGATACAAACGATAGTACATTTATTCAAACAGCTTTCGGATAAATTAATTTTTATCCGGGATTTTTATTTAGATAAATAAATTACGAGATGTAGCGAAGTTGGTATCGCGCCTGGTTTGGGACCAGGAGATCGCAGGTTCGAGTCCTGTCATCTCGACAAACATTAAATGCTCCTGTCGGCTAGCGGTCTATGCCACAACACTTTCAATGTTGAAGATCAGAAATGGTCTCGCGGGTTCGAATCCCGTCTGGAGTACAAGTTCTTTAAAATAAAAATATACACCGGCGTGGTCCAGCCTGGAGTGGATGCCGCACTGTCACTGCGGAGATCGCGGGTTCAAATCCCGTCGCTGGTGCAATATAGTCGCTTAGTTTAGAGAGTAGCAAAATGCTACATGGTTTGAATACTTCCATTTCGGGAAGAGGTTGTGGGTTCGACTCCCATCGCGACTGCTAAAATAAATACCGTGGGTGGAGTATGATGGTTGTATAACCCGTTGTCTGCGGGATGGAGGGGTTCGATTCCCACATTCACGGCTGTTAATAAAAAGTAAAAATAAAAACGATGACTAAATTAGTTTATGATCACAAAGCGTTACCGTTCATATTGGAAGCTTTAGGATTTAAAAAGAAAAAAGGTTTAGTTGTAGATGCTACAACTGATGAAAGACCTAACGGTAAAAAAATAAAAGCAAATAAAATAATTGCAATTCAAAAAGATAAAGAAACAGGGCAACCTAAATTTTATACAAATGAAGCACAATTAGTAGGAGATGTATTAAGAGATAAATTTGGACCTTTTCTATAATGATTTATCTTTGTGATAACAAACGACATTTAATTTGTCAGCCATATAGTATTGAAAACTTACATTTAATGGCACAACAATTACAAATTAATAGATGTTGGTATCACACAGGAAAGTTTCCACATTACGATATACCCAAAAGAAGAATTGAAGAAATAACAAACAAATGCAAAATAATAAGTAGTCAAGAACTACTAAAAATTATACAAAATGAAAACAACAGTTAACACATATTATTGGTATTATTATAAGCTCTTTAAATGATAAGGAATAGCATTGTTATGTACAAAGCCCTTATCGTTGATAAGGGCTTTTTTATTTTATAAGGGTCAGTATGCAAGTGGCTAAAGCAGAATGTCTGTAAAACATTTCCGTTTACGGTTCGTAGGTTCGAATCCTACCTGGCCCACTTAAATTTAATGGGATATTATACCGTAGAAGTAGCGGGACCGCCTGTAAAGCGGTTGTCTTCGACTCGGGTGGTGCAACTCCATCATATCCCACATGAAATATATAGAAATGAATAAGAACATATCAATACAGAAGACAAATAATTATTTTATTGTCACGATACATTTTTTACACGATATACAAACTTTTGCATATTCAGAAGAAGATATAGATGTTGCAGTGGAAGAAGCAATTTTATGTTTCATTCAAGCAAGTAAAAAATTTGGTAAAGGATTAGTAAAAGAATTAAACGGATAACAATAAGGGGCGATTAAAAGTGGTAAAAAAGTAAATTGGTAGAAATTTACTGACAGCAAAACAAAAATTTAAACAAACTGTAAATTTGCAAAGAGGCAGTGTTCGAATCCTGCTCGCCCCACAATTTTCTAAAGATGCTAATAATGCATATAATTGTAATATGCTTTTAGAAGGTGTCGATAATAACCACAACAAACCTGGGATAAATCTCAAAAAATATAATGTAGACAATTTAACTGATTTTGATCTTACTTATAAACGAATTGAAGATAACACAACAATGTCCTGGTATTACGAAGTCTGTCTTAATAATAAATTAATTGGTAATATTAAATGTATAAACGATTCAAATTATTCAAGTCGTTGTACAAAAGTACGTTTTACATTTACATCAGAAGCCAACAATTATTGTATTTATGGAGATTCAGGTGAAACTTTGGATGACTTGAAAGAAAAATTAAATTTACAGATAAAGAATCCAATTAAATTTATAATGAAATTTTGGGAAAACAAATAAAAATGATTGATTTAAAAAAGGTACAACAAAAAATCGTTTTAGAAACTGATTTACAATTTGACAGAAAAGAAGATGAGGATGCTTTAACAGCTTTTATTGAAGTTGTTTTTAATGGTCACAAAATAGGTGCAATTAGACATACTGTTCGTGCCAGAGTAAGTAATGGACAAATTAATGGATATGATTATTTTTATAATTATTTCAGTTACAATCAAGTTATAAAAGTAACTTGGGAGTATCGTGATTTGCCTTCAATTAAAGATCAGATTAAAGAAGAAATTGAAAAATATATTGAAAATACATATCTCTTATTTAATTTACCCAAACCTGAAGTTAAAATTGACGAAGAAACTTTATTTGATAATTCTGAAGAAGAATTACGAAAATTAACTGAAGCTGAGTATGAATTAACTAAAGATAAGTTAGAAGTACAGAGAAAAATAATTGATAAAATTATAAAATCATAATGTTTCCAATTCTTCATTTTAAAAATAAATTACCGACAAAAACAGAACCTGGCAGTTTTGGTTTTATTCGTAAACATGATATTCATACAGGCGTCGATTTATACACTGAAACGAAAGAATTGATTTATACGATGGAAGATGGTTATGTTGTAAGAACAGGTCATTTTACAGGTGAACAAGTCGGTACTCCTTGGTGGAATAATACTGACTATATTTTAATTCGTAGTAAAAGTGGTTGTATCTTGTATGGAGAAATTGAATTAGTGCCTCAATTTATAAGACCCATGGTAAATGAATTTGTAGAAGCAGGCACAGTAATCGGTTATGTAAAACCCGTTTTAAAGAAAGATAAAGGTCGACCAATGAATATGTTACATATTGAATTGTACGATCATAACTATAATGGTGATGGTGTTGTATGGAATTTAAACGAACCCAAACCTGAACAATTAAGGGATATTACACCCTTATTAAAAAAGGAATTTAACCGTCAAAAACCTCTTTTTAGAAGGCTTTTAGGTTATATTGGGATTAATATATAAGATAAGTGGAGAACCTATTAGAATACATAGAAGACAGACGTATCAAAAACAAATTGCATTTTGATATGAAAGAATGTGAAGAGTATATTACGACTAAATATACGTCCAGTGAAGCTAATATTTATAAACGTTTCTTTTATTACGTTCGTGAAAAAGTATATGATTCATTTGTAATGTACGAAAATAATTTATTTGAACTTAAAATTCGTGGTAAATTAAATACACCGTTTTTCGAATTTGAAAAGGATGAAGATTATATAAAATGGTTACGTGATCGTAAAGAATTTTATGCATCAGTTAATACTATTGAAAATTTCAGAATGTTGAATTTTTTAGAATTGAGTTTAATGAATTTTATTACTGATTTAACTACATTACAAGAATATGAACTAATTGCACCTGACGGGAGTACTAAAAATTTCAAAAAGATTGGATATGGCACTGACCAAGACCAACAATCTTTCATCAAATATCTAGGTCGAAAATTCAAACAAGGTTTTACTTTTAAAGCAATTTAATTATGACAAAAGAAACAATAAATGCAGCGCATATTAATGCGATCAAATCGAAAGATGTAGTAGCGAAAGCACTATTTTCAACATTCAAAGGAGCATTGGATAATGAATTAAAAAATGGTTCACCTAAATCAGAAAAAGAAATTATCGAATCTATTGCAAAAAAGTTTACTGAAAATGCAAAGATTATGGGTACAATTGAAGCTGAACGTGAAATTGAATTATTGAAACAATTTCTACCTGCTGAATTAGAAGATCATTTATATAACGAAGAAGTAAAAATTGTTGTAGAAAACAATTTAGGTCTTGCGGAACAAATTCAACAAGGCAAAGCCAATTCAGGAAAATTAATTGGATTAGTAATGGGACATTTAAAAAAGAAATTCCCAGGGGTTGCTATTAATCCTGAAACTGTAAAAGAAGTATGTAATTTATTAATTACTGCGTAATGGATAAACAAATTGAAGATATTTTAAACAATATCAATATACCTGCTCATTGTATGGGTGTAAAATGTATGGTTGAAGGTTGTACAAATATGTCATCTCATAAAATTGGTGAAGAAAATGTATGGTCGAAAGATTATCAACCTGAACAACATGAAGCAGCAAATATGAGTCATAATTTGACATCGTATGTTTGTGATAAACATTTTGATTTAGTTATGAAACGTGATACAAAATATGAAAGTGAAGATGTTCGTTTTCAACTTGATCAAAAGTTTATACGTTACGAATTAGATATACGTAAATGGAGTAGTAATTGTATCAAAGGTATTTATATACATATTGATGAAAAGGGAAAATCACATGAAAAAAATGAATTAATTTTAGGACCTTTTTTAAATAAAGATCGAGGTGATAAATATGCTGAGTTACTTGTAAAATACCTCAATTCTTTACTTTCGGAACCTTCGAAGACATAATATAACTAGTTGATAATCAATAAGATAACAAAAATCCTAAAGTGAAAACTTTTAGGATTTTTTTATGTCAAATTAATTGTTTAAATATGTAGTAAATCAAAACGTTATAATTATGAAACAAACACTGAGTACATTGCTACTGTTGGCAAGTTTTTCACTTCTTGCACAACAACCTCAAATGAAAAAAGATACCGTTAATGGCAAATGGTACACTTCTAAAGATTTTTCACCTCCTTCGAAAAATCTTGATGATGACAAACCTTTTAGTTTTGTTACACACAAAAAAGACACTTTGTTTTTAGTAAATGAAGGTATTGGTTTAACAATTGCAAAAGTCTGGGAAGGAGATTTTTATAAAATTGAACGTGATGGTAAAAAACCTAAAATTGTTTTCACGACGCAAAATTACATTGTAGCTCGTCATTCAAAAAATACACAATCTAAATACATAGTACATGACTAAGGAAAAAACTGTAAAAAAGCATTATTCTCGTTCTGGGTATAATGGCGACTTTACCTACACATCAGTGTGTGGCAAAAAAGTAAAAACTCATCAGGACACGGAAGACAGCACCGTGCATCCCGAAAAAGCAAATTGTAAAAAATGTTTACAAACAGCTGAATACAAAAAGGATATTGCAAAATGTCCTGTCGATATAAAAAATCGAATTTACATTGAGTCAGATATTTTGCAAGCTGACGAATTTCGTTCCGCCCAACGTGACGTTGTGGATTTAATTACAGCCAAAGGATTAAAATACGTTGATCGTGTTTTTTCAAAAGTATTGGATAAAGCATGGCACGATTTGGAAACTACCTGGAAAGCTGTAAAAGAAGCGGATGAAATTTACGCGACTTCTTCACTGATTCCTTTATCTGGTGGTTCTTATATGGGTGCACCTGTAATATTCAATGGAATGTGTGAACGTGCTGTTAAAGAAGGTATTAAAGGCAAATCTGTTTATATTTTAAATACTTTAAAAAATATCAATTGGTATATGATAAAGTTGGATGTTATGCAAAAAGCATTTACCGATAACGATTTGTACATGTGGGACGAAGATTACGACAAAATGGTTAAAATTGACGTTTCAAAGGTCAAAAAATAATGAGTAAAGTAAATCGGATAAATCACATGAAATTAGTAAATTATGCTTCAAGTAGTAATTTACCTTTGGAACTATTGACCGAAATTATTTCGTGGCCTGATCTTATTAAATCGCCTTACAGTTTAAGTTTTTACAGTGCACCTGTCGATTGGAATTATAAGGAAGATAAATCATTTAGAGTTTCAGATCATTGGAATTTTTTCGCAAATGATTTTACTATGCACTGTAAAACTGATATTGAAGTACCTAAAGATTTTTGGGCATTAGGACAATTTGATAGTGATTTAAAGATTTACAAAATTTTAAAGATTTACAAACCTTTATCTGATCATTTAAGCAGAATTTGCGATTTTCAAATACTTAAATTAAATGTGTTGTATGATTACACATTACAAAATAATTTAGCATTTGAACAGAAAATCAATTATTCATTCCTTAAAAAGTATTACAAAATTTTAGAAAGAAGTAATTAACTATGAGCATGACAGAAGAACAAATTCACGCAAAAGTTGCAAAATTATTTGACGATAATGAATTAACAATTCGTGCATCACGAGTTGTTGTACCCACAGATCATTTAGATCAATTTGTAACTGACCCAATCGATCAAATGCATGTCATTTTAAATGCGAAAGCGTATCGATTACAAATTCCAAGTAATGTCGCAAAAGGTATACGTAATAGTCTTCAGACACCTGAAAGTGACAAACAGAAAATTTGTCTTAAATATGATTTGACAAATTATTGTAAGAGTAGTAATTTAAAAGAAATTTGTAGATTTGCAAAAAAGCAAATTGGATTATCGGAAATATTTGATCAGTTCATGGATGTTCGTAAAGATACATTCACTGAACCAAGTCATTTTAATTCCATGATGGAATATTTCTTTAAATACATGCCTTTTGTTACTATTCAAAAATATTGTGAATTTACGACCAATGATTTTACAACTGAACTCACTCAAAAAATTTCCTTTATTCATGACAAATTAGAAATGATCGCAGTCGATTATAGCAAATGAAAGTAACAATCACGACATTAAAAATTCCTTACATTGAAGCAATTAAATTGCTTCGTGAAAAAGACACAAGTAAAACAATTACTGAATGTCAGAACTTTATCAACAAAAATACTGATAAAGTGAAAATTATTGATCGCTATACAAATGAATACGATTTATTGAACGAAATGTTTAATATGACAAGTGAACCTTATTCAAATGACGAAAAATATGAATTGTTAAGGATTCAGGAACAGGACGAAAAAGCAAAAAAGACACTTGCAGCCTGGGAATGGATTGATGACAATGTAAACGATGAAGGTAAAGCACATATTAATTTTTTAATTGATAACGGTGGACCTGGTCCTGCTTGTGGTTAATATGAAATACATTAAATACATAAAACTCTTTTTAATTGGGCTATTAAGTTTAGCTTGGGTGTTAATTATTACATCAATTATAATCGGATGAAATATTTACTTTTAGATATTGATTTTACTACTTTTTGGGGACGTGTACCTCGTCCTCATTTAAAGGATTTCATTGAACGTCACAATGAAAAATATATTTTAGGTTTCTTTACTGGCGCAAATTCTGAAAGATTAGCTGAAGCGTTTCGTTTACTGTACGATATTAAAGTTGATTTTGATATTATTACTATGATGCGAATGAATTCGTTGTACACTGAAATTTGTCCTATTATTGATTACAAAACTACTCATGGCAGTTCAATTGAAATTAAATGTTTCGATAAAGCATCAGAAATTCTTAATTGTCAACCTACTGATATAATATTATTGGATGATATGTTGAAACATGGTCATCCCTATACTGCGCAATACATTCAGGCGCCTCAATTTAAAGGAGATATGAATGATAATTATTTAAAAACTTTAAACGTACAACTATAATGGCAACAGGAATCAATCTCAAAAAAGACGACACAAAAATAAAATACCTGGCAAAACAAAAACTTCCAGGTAATATTGTAAAAGACGATATAATTGTGTATGATACAAAAAAGAAAACATACACTCTTGAAAAAACAGGTAAAGTAGTACCTTATAATTGCGCTGAAGAAACAGCTTTCTTCAAATTGCAAGATATACCCAAATTTCAATCAGGTGATCTTGTGTTTATTCTGAAAAGCGATCACTACTTTAAAACTATTGATAGTAAAATAGGTAAAAGCACCAGTAAAAGTATTTTTATTAATGCAAATGAAGAATTAAAAATTATTTCTAATTCCAACGGAGCTTATGTAGTTGAAATAACTGAACAACCTGGTGTCAAAGTATCAATTTCAGAAAAATTATTGTTACCATGTGTATACTGGTATTTTTATAATACTGATGGTGTATTAATTAAAGCTTTGATAGGAAGATTTCCTAAAAAAGAAATTTGGATGAAATTAATTGATCAATATTTCACATCTAAAAGTGAAGCTGAAACATGGAAAGTTACTCGACACAATTACACTAAAAAATCTGCATAATGGAAAACCTCATCACACAAACAAAAACTATTCAAGGTTTAGTTGCATACACTAAATCACACCGAAATTTTAATGCAAAAACAGTATTAGAACACAAGGTTAAATTGATAAATCAATTCTTTAAAAATGAGGGATTAGATTCAGCAGTAATCGCATTAAGCGGTGGAATTGATTCAGCACTTGTTTTCAAATTATTATTAAAAGCAGCAAGCCAAAGGAACAGTCCATTACACAAAATATCTGCAATTTTTTTACCCATTTATTGTAAAGGAACAACCGGACAAAAGGATGCTGAAGTACACGTAAAACAATTGATCGGTACATGTAAAGAAGAAAATATTTACAGTTATAGTAAATATGAATTAAGTTCTGCTGCTTATGAATATTACAGAGCTATGAATTTATTGAATAAGGATTCTGATCAAATGCGATTTGTTCATGGGCAAATCGCATCTATTGTTCGAACTCCTGTTACGTATGGCGAAGCTGCACTATTACAAACTGAAGGTTATAAAAGTATCGTTGTAGGTACAACAAATCGTGACGAAGGTGCTTATATAGGATTCTTTGGAAAAGCCAGTGATGGGATGGTGGATTTACAACCCATTGCTGATTTACATAAAAGTGAAGTCATTGAATTATCCAAATTATTAGGAGTACCTGCAACAATAATTAATCGAAAACCAGTAGGTGATGTTTGGGATGGTAAATGCGACGAAGAAATGATCGGTGCACCCTATTGGTTTTTGGAAATGTATCAAATTCTTAAGCAATTAGAAAACGAACCTTATTTAACTGAAACATTACAAGAATTAACTGATTGTCCCGAAGCAATTCAATGGGCAAAGAACATTGAAAGACTGCACCAGAAGAACAAACACAAATATGTCGTAGGTAATCCTGCTAGATTTATCGATGTATTACAACGCGAAATAATTTATTAAGATGAAGAAGATAAAAACAATTGGAGTATACCCAGGTTCATTTAATCCTTTTACAATTGGTCATTATAATATATTGCTGAAAGCACAATGTATGTTCGATGAAGTTATTGTAGCTGTAGGTTTAAATCCGTTGAAAAAAGATACAGGTACATATACCAAAAATAAAGAAGGTGATGTGTATCAAGATATAACGGCACATCGAACTTCAATTTTAAGTGAACAATTGAATATGACAGTACAAACGTATTCAGGTTATCTTACTGAATATTTACGTTCAATTGAAAATGAACACATAGTACGAAATGAACCTTGCAGAGTAATTTTGATTCGCGGTTTACGAAATGGCGACGATTTAGATTATGAAATAAATCAAATTCGTGTCATGGAAGATTTAATCAAACCACGTGCATTGCATGTTGCGTTTATTAATTGCGATCGTGAATATGAACATATTTCTTCAACAGTCTGCCGTGCAATGGAAGTAATAGAAAAAAATAGTAGTCAACGTTATATTTATCGGCATGATATGCCACACTTTTTATGAAACAAAATATTGGAATTTTAGTTAGTGCAGTAATTTTATACACTTTACTAATTGTGTGGATGCGTTCTGCATACGTAAACACTTATGAAACTCATGTAGTAACTCCTGTAGTCCTTGACAAATGGCATTTTCCTGTGCAACACAGATATAAATCCCGACGATGGATTGATACTACTTATATGATGTGTGTAAAATCACCTAACTATGGTTATGCACATTTATCAGTTGATGATATAACATATAATAATCATACTAAAAAAGATACATTATTATTTGAATGGACCAATAAACGTTTAGGTATCTTTAATCCTAATTACGATCGAGGTTTAATGATGGATTTTACCTTTGTTGTATTACTTTCAATTATGTTGGGTTGTATTATATTCTGGGTAGGTGGTTCGTTACTATGTGTAACACCTGATTAAATCACAAAATAGTAACTTTTAACAATATAAATTTCCTAGATACAAAAATAATGTTTAATTATGTAGTATCAAAACAATCAACGACATAGATTCTCAAGCTTTACACACTATCGCCTTAATTCAAGGTTTTTCAAATGATAGTTTAGGTGGTGAAAGCAAACAAAAAGTTTTCTTTATTGAAAAAAATCATTATTACAATCGTTTACTTACTTTAATTGATAAATACGGTTTAAAATCAACCCGTAAAGAAAATGAATTAAGCAATGGTTGTAAACGAGTAATGATCAATGTTGAATTAATTGGTATACAATTAAATTACGAAAGATATTCAATTACTTTTGTTACAGGTCGTCATAAAGATCGTCCCAATGTGATTGGTTATGTAAAAATTGAACGTTTAAAATTTAAAAAATGAAATCAGCAAATTTTAGTTACTCAGCAATTACAACTTCAGGAACTTCTAACAGAACATTAAGAGGTAAAGTTACTTTAAAAGACGATGGTACAATTACTGTAAATTTAACTGACACAAGAATGTGTTCTGCTAACATGCGATACATGGCAAAAAGACATGGTGAAAAAATTGCAAAGGAAGGTTTTATTGATCCGTCAATTACCAACATTGTAGAACAAAATACAAATTCTGATTTAGTTTCAATTTTAACTAAAGAAACTCAATCCTTAAAAATTCAGTACATTGAAAAAACAAAACAATATGCTGAAAAGAAATTTAATTGGGCCAATACTTTATGGTTGTCATCAATCACTGACCGTTACGATCGTTTCGGTATCAAATGGGAAATGAAACGTACACCTAATTATGGAAGTAATGGTCCTAGTCATATTGAAAAACCTACGCCCCTTACTGATCAAAATGAAGAACACAAAATAATGTGGGATGCATTGGACGAAGCCAAGAAAATTTACATGATGGGACTTTCAGTTTATGTACAAAAACAAATTACTATTGCTGAACGTCATTATGAAAATTCAATTTTGAAATTAGCCCATCGAATCGAAACTAAAGGTTTGGATATTTCAAAATTATCCACAGTTACTTCACACGTTGGTGTCAATATTGAAACTATTTTGACAGATGGTAAAATTACTGTCAAAGCGTGGACAATTATTGCAGAAGGTCCTATTCAACAACCTCATTATAGATATTTAGTAAAATAAATCATGAATATAACAGTAACAACAACCAAAGAATGGAAAGACGGTTCTAATAGTGAAGATAGATTTACGACAATAGACCCGAAAAAAGCTGCTGAAAAAATTAACGAAGTTAAATTAACAACAGTTAAAGAAATTGAAGAAGCTGTTGAAAACAAAATAGCTTTTGTGCAAATTTCAATCTTAATCCAATAATATGTTAAGTAAATATATCATCGTAAAAACAGGTGCTATCCTGTTCAATAAATTGACAACACATAGTCAAGTAGGCGCGACTTTTCCTAAAGTATACGCTGCAGGGTTTTGTAATATTGAATTTGATTCAACAGGACGGCACGTAGTAACATGTACAGGTGCAAGTGAAAGTTTAAATATCAAATCAATTCCACCTCTTGATGAATTTATCATCAGAGATACTTTGACTAAAGTTTCTCAAATTGAATATTTAGGTTTGGATGTTGAACAAATGTACGATGATTATCACGCTTCACATTCAACCTAACTCCTTACTGACAGTAAGACTCCAGACTGTTACTCTCATCACAACAAATTTAACTGATTGACTATCAACTAGTTAACTCTTCACATTTCTTTTTATCATAAAAATTAGTTAAATATGTAGTATATGAATAACACAAAAATTACAGCTGACAGTATCGTTGCAAAAATTGCGCAACTCCCAAAATGTATGTTAACGTATCCTGTTGATCATGTACAAGGTGACGAAAAACTTTGTCAGCAATATTTAATGGAACTGTACGAACAAAAACATAATACTGAAAGTATGGTACCTTTCTTTGGGCAAGAATTGCTGAATGAAATAGTAAATTTCGTTGAAACTAATCTTTTAAAATAATGGACGTAAATGTTTTACAATACTTTGTAACTTCCAAAGTTCACAAAGCTTTAAAAGAAATTGGTTTTAATGAAGGACCTCTACCCACTTGGTGTCACGCCATTGATTTTTTAGACAGAAAATTCAAAGTAAAAATTGAACAATATATTTCACCCGCAACAGGTAAATATAAATATGGTATTCGTTTTTACAATCCTAATATAGTAAATAGTCCTTGGGAAAGAATTTTTAATCCTTTAAGTGATTTCACACGGATTGAACGTGACGAAAGAGCTTTACTTCACGCAATAACAATTTTAGACGAAATAAAACATGAATTTCTTTAATTTAAAAAATAAAGCTTTAGCGCTTTGCAGTTTAAATGGTAATAAATTAAATTATACATTTGAACAAACAGGTTTAACTTTTCCAATTAACGAAAAACGCAAGTTAATTGAAACAGAATTAATGATGCGTAATTTCGATGTACCCGGAATTGATGTTGAATTTTATTATCACGTTGATCGTGAAGGTAAATACACATATCATGTAACTTCGATCCGTTGTGAAAATCCTGACATACGTATTAATAGTGATTACGAAATTCGTGCACGAGGTGTAATCATGTCTTTACATAGCGATGGTTCTGGTTCATTAGATATGTACTGTGGTGATAATTGGGAAGCAGATCGCAACGAATTTACAAAAGGTAGATTATTTCATCGCAAAATGGATAATAAAAGTCGTATTAATTTACACTATCAAAGAAGTAATCGAGGTCAACCTTATACAGCAACAAACGATTGTAGTCGTGGTTACTATCCAGACACTGAACGTAACGAACCTCTATCATATTCTGTTCAAGAAATTGAACATAAAATTCTTGAAGGTTTGGAAGATTTATTTGATTTAATTAAAAGTACTCCACGACAAAAAATAAATCATGATTTATTTTCGGAACCCAATCCGATATATTTGACAAATGAACTATTCAGAGGAACATTACTACATACGTATATTTCTAACGACAGTGTATATGATATTCAGGGAGGAACTCGAGGTAATTTTGGAATTGACGGTGGATGGAGACTTATGGATTTTAGTGTAAGTCCTCCTAAAGATCATCCGTATCACGAATTAATGAATGATGGTTTTATTTATTGCGAAATTGAATGGCCTAACGGTGAAATTACAAAAAACAATTGGCATTACAATTGGAATCGCGAAAGTAAAGTTATTCTGAAATTAAAAAACATGAATAACGTTTTTGTTGTCGATGCTGCTGCAGGTGATAATTTTAAAAAGGAATGGTTCGAACAAAATCCTACACTTGATACCATGACAAATGAAGCGTATGCCGAATTACAAAAAGTACGTGGACAAACAATGATACATATTAATGACTATAAAGGCGACTTTGAAAAACCTTTAGTAATTATTGATCGTGTTGTTGAAGTTGAAGAAATTGAAATTCTAAAAGAAAAACAAAAATAATGACTTCAAATACATTTATGGCTTTATTGAATTTAGAATTGATGAGGCATCGTTTTCAAGCAGCAACAAGCCACAATAAAAGAATGGTTACATTGACCAATCACAAAGGTAATAGTATTTATCTTGCAATGAGTGATGAACCCTTAAATTCAGTTGAAGTATCAGTATATAAAATATCTGCAAGGTGTTTTAATAGAATTGTTGATCTAAATACTTACACTACTGAAGATCAGGCAAAATTGTGGATTGATGAAATAATTAACATCATAGTTTTCAAATTGAAATTAAAACCTCACGAACATGCATAATATTGTAAATAGCACTAAACCTAAATTAGGTACTTTACCAGGATTTTGGGAAACAGATTTATTTCCTTTTGAAGAAGTTGAACCTATCTATGCGACAGCATTACCCGGTTTTACACCTCACGAAGTAATTGTGTATGAAAATGTATTTACGAAATCTGAATGTCAAAAATTAATTGACTTCATGAATCAATCACCTAATTTTGAAGAAGTAGGCGTGCAAGGAATGAAAGATCAAAAGGACACTCGAATTGGTTCATTAAGAACTTCTATTTGGTCACCTAAAATTGCAGGATTTATTTGGAATCGTATTGTTGAATATCTCCCAGGCACAATACAATTTAATAAATCAACTTCGACTGATTGGTGGCAGGGTGAATATTCAGGGTTACGTTTAGAGAAAGATGAAATAACTGTACAAGGTGATCCGATTGCTATTTCACCCCTTTTAAGATTCATGAAATATGGAAATGAAGGTCAACATTACGCTCACTATGATGCATCCTTTATTTATCCTGAACAGCAATTCAGAAGTTTAAAATCGATGGTGATTTATTTAACCACGAATGAAAATGCTGCAACAAGATTCATTCGGGATGAACAAACCAAAAAACCAATATGGGACCGTAATCATGAAGATTGGAATCGTCCTGTATTAGATGAAGAAGTAATTGCAAAATCTGAATGTATTGCAGGTAATGTTCTTTTCTTTGATCATCGAATTTGTCATGATGTTCAACAATACTTTGGTAATACTGAACGTGTAATTATACGTGGTGATCTTATTTATGAATTATTTTATAGCAAGTAATATGACAAGTAATATGAATACATTAATGCAGAATTTTATGGATATTTTCAAAAAACGTCCATTTGATTATACAAAGGATTTAAGAAGTAAAATTCAACATGCATTGAAACATGACATGGATGGTATTTTTGTACAAGCACATTTCTACGAAACGCCTTATGAAAATATTAAAAATGATTTTCCCATTGCAATGGTTAAAGCGCACACAGTAGAAGGTGACATTTTAAAAATTTGTATAAAAAATCGTAAACACCGACAATTTAGATTTGTCGATTATGTATCATGAGTATAAAAAAATATATCTATTTTGGTCCGTATTTAGAATACACACCAAAACAAATTGTAACAATCGATTATGTACGTAAATGTACAAAATGTAAAAAGAAACGTGTTGACGAAATCTGTCCCACATGTAAACAACAAACTACATTAATTCCCAAAGATATAGATGAACCTGTTTTTGATTACATTGAAGGATATAAATATTTACAGCAACCTCATTGTGGTGGTGATTTTATGGAAGAGGATTTGTTAATTCCGGGTAGCAACGAAGGTCGTCCTGAAAAATTCAATTTAGATGACGATAATTATTGTGGGTCAATTCCTTTACCAACAGAAGAAGAAATCCAAAAAGATACTCGTTGGTTCATGGATAAAATAGCACCAGTGATTGAAGGTTTCAAAAAACATCAAGTTGAATTTCAACTTAAATACGGATTTGTAATTCATTATTCATAATATATAAACAAATAAAACAATGGCAATAGTAAACATCAGAAACAGAGGTAGAGTTCTCAAAACAAGAGAACACAAAATTAATGAGGAAATTACCCACCCTCAAGTTCGTGTAACCTATGATGAAACATTAGGTGAAAATTTACAATCAGCAATTTTAAATAGCGATGAAGCATTTAAAATTGCAAAAGAATTAGGAGTTGATTTAGTGGAAATCACAACACAAGCAAATCCTCCTGTCTGTAAAATAATTGAATACAGTAAACATTTGTATCAATTAAAAGAACTAAAAAAGAAAAAAGACAGTAACAGTAAAAGTACTCAGGTAAAAGAAATTCGTATTTCGCCTAACATCGGTGAAAACGATTTGAACGTGAAAGTAAGTAAAGCTATCGAATTTTTAAAGGATGGTGACAAAGTAAAATTGGAATTACAATTCCGTGGTCGTGAAATTGTTGTATTGAAACAACAAGGGCAAATGAAAATGTTATTATTTGCAACCAAAGTTGAAGAATACGGGAAAGCAGAATCCTTACCCAAATTGGATGGTAAAAAAATGCAAATGATGTTAGCACCTAAAGCCAAAAAATAATGGAAAGAAAAAATGCATATTTAGCAAATAATCTTGACAAATACATTAAAGAATCAATCCGTATAGGTTTCACTCATAGCTGGGAAGGCGACAAAATAGAAATTTTGGATGAAATGATCGTTAAAGACGAATGTCATGGATTTCCTGTTGAATTTAAAGTAATGTTACAAAAACTAACTTTTGGAAAAGGTAAAGATTCTTTTTTCTTGACTGGAATCGTAACTGAACGAGTTGAAATAGCTCATAAATTACGTTCAGGTGGTTGGGGAAGTCATTGTTATATGGAAGAATCTGCAACAATGGAATTAGGTGTCGTTATTATGGCAATGAAACACGATATGTATGTACATACTAAAGTCTGTTCGTGGCCTTTTGCAAAAGCTTTAGTAAGTAAAGTAACAGATGCACATCGTAAAAGTTTTATCCCAGAAAAAGTAAGTTAAAACTAAACAAACAACCTGCTAATCAATATAACCTTCAATATGAAGGTATCAAAATTAGCACAGAACATAGTTGGCAGCGAAATAATAAAAATTGCAGCCGAAGTCAAACAAAGAATCGAACAGGGTCATGAAGTTTTCAATTTAACGATTGGAGATTTTGACCCTTTTCAGTTTTCCATTCCTAGTAAATTACGAGATTTAGTAATTGATGCGTATCGTCGTAACGATACAAATTATCCTGAAGCAAGTGGTGAAATCACTTTACGTAATGCAGTTAGTTCAATATCTGCTATTAAAGGTCTAAAATATTCCAATAAAGAAATTGTAATTGCTGCAGGCGCTCGTCCTATTATTTACAGTATCTTCAAAACTTTAGTTGACCCAGAAGATTATGTATTGTATGTAACACCTTCATGGAATAATAATCATTATACTTATCTAACAAATGCACAATCAATTGTAGTGGAAACAACTTCTGAAAATTATTTCATGCCTACTGCAGATGATATTCGTCCATATATTGATAAAGTAAAATTAATCGCATTATGTTCACCACAAAATCCAACAGGAACTTGTTTTAGTAAAAAAGATTTATTGGAAATTTGTCAATTAGTAATTGAAGAAAATCAAAAACGTCCTGATAATCCTGTGTATGTAATGTACGATCAAATTTATTCAGAGTTAGCGTATAACAATGTAATACATTATGACCCAGTTAAATTATTACCTGCAATGAAAGATTATACAGTTTATGTCGATGGCATTTCTAAATCTTTATCTGCAACTGGTGTTCGTGTTGGATGGGCAATGGGACCTGAAGAAATCATTGCAAAAATGCGTGCAATTTTAACTCATTTAGGTGCTTGGGCACCCAAACCTGAACAAGTAGCGACAGCACAATTCCTAACTACAACTTATTACCAGTTATTTTTAACTGAACAACGTAATAATATTTATAAACGATTAAAAGGTCTCTATCTCAGTATTTATGACTTAAAACGTGAAGGTTTAAACGTTGACATTATACAACCTCAAGGTGGAATTTATTTATCTGTTAAAATTGAAGTGGCAGGCAAAACTCCGGAAGAAGTACGTGCCATGTTATTAGAAAAAGCCAATATTGCAGTGATTCCTTTTTATGCTTTTGGTTGCGACGAAAATTGTCCGTGGTTCAGAATTAGTGTAGGAACCTGTAAAGAAAGTGATCTACCTTTGATTCAAAATAGTCTTCGTAATTTCCTGAAAAAGTTTTCATAAATTCATTAAAATTCATATAATTGTGTAACAGCACTAGTATGACGCAAGATGAAAAAATTAAACGTTTATTAATTGAACCTTACTATAGTGTTCTATATAACAAACATGGAATTGATTATTGTGTAGACAATGGTTTTTTCTTTAATTCCAATAACGTTGAAATTAATTGGCGCAATCATGTTGAAATTCCTTGTACTCCCATTAATTTTTTAGAATTACCTAATCCTAATTTTAAGCAACGCAAAAAATGTGTACTGTTACAGACAGGTGCTCATTGTCCCTTACATGAAGGACATATTGCGATGATGGAATATTCCAAATCGTTTTTAGAAAATCATGGTTACCACGTAATGGGAGGATATTTAAGTCCAGGTCATGACGAATACATTAAAGATAAAAACAAAGACGAATACATGCCGATTCATGATCGGTTAGAATATGCGAATAATTTAATTAAGAAAGACGAACGATTAAATTGGTTAGCAATTGATCCGTGGGAAGGGTTATTCGCACCCGGTGCAGTTAATTATACATCTGTTGTGTATCGGTTACAACAATATTTAGCGTATTGGTTACCTGAAGAAAAAATTGAAATTTTTTATGTGTGTGGTGCTGATAATGCACGATTCTTTCGTGTATTTAAAGATTCTGACATTCAAATGTGTATTACTACACGTAAAGGTTATGATATTTCTGAAATGGCGAAAGACATTTTAGATAGTGGTTTTTATATTGCGGAAATGGATAATTCTTTATCTTCTACATTTGTTCGCAAACAACCTGAATATCAACAATATTAAAAAAAGAGACACACACCCAAACAATTATATTTACGCACAGACGGAAGTGATGTAGAAGTTAGAGTATTGTGGTTATTACGAAAATATTTCACGAATGTGTTCCCACAATATATTGAAGATCAACAACATCAATACGATGAACATAAAAATCGTGATATAGATATTGTAAATTTAGATTCGCATATCATTGGTGATGCTTATTTAGAAATTTCACGATTGTATGACAATTTTGGACAGAAAATGTTAGGTTATACAAATCGTCCAGGTAGTGATGAAATTCATGTGCAATTAGCAAATTTAAATGAAATTGTAACCTCACCTGTAATATTATTTGATGATGATATTGCAACAGGAGGCACAATGAAATTTGCTGAATCACAATTACGAGAAATTTATATTGAAACACAAGGACGTTTTAGTTTAGTAAGTAATAATGATCAAAACGCAGAAATTTTAGATGCACGCGATTTTATTTTAGGTGCATCTGAAGGAGGTTTAGTTACAAAAATTAAAAATAAATTAGTACGAGTTCCTTATGTTTATCCCTTCGTGTGTCCTAAATCACGTGCAAGTATCAACAATCCCATGGAATTTTCCCAATATATTTGGTTATTGAACTATAATTACTATAAAGATTCATATAAACAAATACGTGACTTCCCACAATTAAAATTCATCAGTGATCATTTAGGTTTCAAATCAACTGCATACATGGAAGATGTTTGTATGTATTATCACAGATTTTTATACGATATCAATCATATATAAATTATATGACTATCGTACTTACTGCTGTAGGAATCGTAGCGATTCTAGCAGGACTTGGAATTTATTTTCACAAGTCTGAGAAATGTAAACACAATTGGACTAAAATTAGTTCAACTAATAATTCAAAAGAGTACACATTTAACTATCAGTGTACGAAGTGCAAAGAACGTAGATCAGAAACATTCATTATCTTTTAGCTGATAAAATTCATATAATTGTAGTATGGCTACAAAAATTGAAGATTTAAAAGAACCTATTGAAATCGGTTGTATTTATTCAGTTCCATGTTTAGAAATTAAAGTTTCAAGAAATTTTGAAGAGGATTGGATTGATGACGATGCAACATATAATAGGTATCTGAAACAAAAATTCAACAAAATTTTATTAATACCTATTCATAATCATCCCCATTCTGATCGTGAAAATGGTCAAAAAGAAATTCATTTTCATGTTGATAGTAGATTTAAATTACCCTCACATTATAATATTGAGAAATATAGATTCTTTTATTCCCCTATACGTATAGTAAATTTTAAGGACGTTAGGGAATATTATTTATGGAGTGATGCGGAAAAAACTCAAGAACATTTAGTAACTTGTGACGAATTAATTCATTATCATGATTTATATTGTTATCGTGAAACGGAAATGTTTCCCACACCGATTTCGCTAATTCAAAAAAGTAAACTTAAACACAAATGCATTCATAAAGGTAAATGTCCACACCGCGGTTACGATTTAAGCTCTGTTCCCATGTTAGATGGCGTAATTACTTGTCCTTTACATGGATTAAAATTTGATTCAACAACCAAGAAAATATTAAATCACTGGGAATTAACTCCTGAACAATTAGCAGAATATATAAATGACTCGAATTAATGCAAATATCGACCCGGCAGATTTGTGCGATCAACATCTATTAGCAGAATATCGCGAAATTGTTCGTATACCTAACCATGTTCTTAAACATAAAATTAATTTTACACAAATTCCGGATACGTTTCGTTTAGGTACCGGTCACGTAAAATTCTTTTATAACAAAATCGGATTTTTGCATTATCGTTTCAATTTCTTAAAACGTAATTTAAATCATCGTGGTATAAAAAATAATATCGAAGATGATAGTTTCATTAAAGTGTTTCAACAGCAACCGGAATGTTATTGTAATACAAACATAAATTACGGAAATTTAATTGTAGTTGATCGTATCATCGAACGTGTACTTTTAATGAAAAAAGTTACGATGAAGGGTATAGCAATTGATAAAGAAAAATATTGTAAAGAATTAAAAACTAAATATGGTAACACCTGAAGATAAAGCCCAAAGAATTTTTATGATGTATGTTCGAGCACTGGACCCAACTCATGGAATTTTAATAAAAACAGAAGTAAAAAATCAAGCATTAAAACTTGCTAAATTACATTGCAATACAATGTTAGATGAAATTGATTTAATATTGGAAAAGCAAGGGTATAAAAAGAATGAAGGTAACTGTTACTATTTGGATTATCCTTTACAGAGACATGAATTGTATGAAGACACGTTGATTCAGCTTGCAATCATGACTAAATCACTATCGTAAATAAATTTCCTAGATTCAAATAAAATACGTATATTTATAGTAAATAAAAACTACATGGCAAAGCAACAAAATCTTACTCCCGACGAGGAATTATACTTAAAAGCAAAACAAGCATATTATATCAAAGGGGAACCGATAATGACCGACCCTGAATTTGATGCATTGGAAGAAAAACTTCGTGCAGAAGATTCATTCGTCCTTGATATTGTCGGTGCAGGTACCAAAAAGAAAAAAGATGTGTACACCCACAAAACAAAAATGGGGTCACTTGCAAAAGTACAATTCAAACCTAACTTTACACCTTGGGACGAATTAGTCGATAAGTTCTTAAGTAAGGTACCTAAAACTGCAACCCTTAACTGGGAACCTAAACTAGACGGTAATGCAATTAATATCATGTACGAAAATGAAATGCTGGTAAAAGTATTAAGTCGTGGTGATGGTGTCGAAGGTCAAGATTATACCAAAAAATTACAAAAACATTTTCCAGCACGTATCAAAGGATTTTCTGGAGAAATTCGTGGGGAAGCAGTTGTTGATCAATACTTATTCGATTCCAAATATAAAAAGGACCCCAATGCAACGGAAGCTGATCCGATCAAAAAATATTCCAATGCACGTAACTGGGTTGCTGGTATCTTAGCAGCCGATTACAGTGATAAAATTCCTTACGAAGAAATTGACATTGTATGTTTTGAAATTGTCGGTCATACTGGTGATACAAAAGCACAATTAAACAAATGGAATTTCAAAACACACGATTTCATGCAATCGACTCCTGCAACAATTAATCAGGACGATTTGGAAACACTATACAAAAAATTTGTTAAGTACCGTGAAAATTGCAAATATCAATTGGATGGTATCGTAATTAAAACAAGTGAAGATGTTCGTTCTTATATCGGACGTACTGATCATCATCCACTCTGGGCAATCGCAGTTAAATTTGTAACTCAGGAAGTTAAAACGACTATCATCAGAATTGAATGGGGAATGAGTAAACGTGGGGAACTTTGCCCCGTTGCAATTTTACAACCTGTCGATCTTTTAGGTAGTATTGTTACCAGGGCATCAGTTTACAATGCAAGTTGGATGTTGGCGAAAAAAGCTTATCCTGGTGCAGAAGTTACACTAATCAAATCGGGTGATATTATTCCAAAAATTGTGGACGTTGTAGTACCTGCACCCGGAACTTATACTTTACCTACTGAATATGATGGTAACGTATTAAAATACAACGGAGTTCATTTATTAGTTGAAGGTTTTGAAAATACGGCTGAATATAAAGCCAATAAATTACATTCAGCAGTTGTTGCATTAGGTATCGAAAATTTAGGACCTGCAACATGTGAACGTATTGCCAAAACAGGTTTAACTTTAAAAGATTTGTTAAATACAAATCCTGATGGTTTAAGGATGCAATTATTACAATCGAAAGAATTTAAAGATGGCCGGGAATTAGAAATTTTAATTGAATCAGTATTCGCTATTACTAAAGTTCAGCTGTGGGAAGTTATTTATTGTTTACAATATCGTAACTGTGGTAAAACAATTTCTAAACAATTAGCCAATTGGATGACAAAAATTCCACATGACTTTAAAGGTTTAGAAAAGGATGTCGTAAATGGTTTTGTCAACAATCCTGACCGTGTACAGGAGGTCAAAGAATTGGTTGGTATATTACTTAACCAAAACATACAGGTCGTTAAACCTGAACCTCCTAAACAGGGTATTATCACGTTCGAAATGACAGGTGATTGTACAACACATGGCAGCAAATCCGAATTTAAATTAGAATTGGAACAAACAGGTAAATTCATGCATTCGTCATTAGGTAAAGAAACAAATTATTTAGTAACGAATACTTTAGTAAGTAACACTTCAAAAATGCAAAAAGCAACTAAATTTGGGGTTAAAATTGTTACTTACGAAGATATGTTAAACATTGCAAAAACAGTATAATGGACGATAAAATAGCACTTCAAAATATAAAAAATATTACTGTTACAATTACAGATAAAAACGGTAATGTTGCATCACTTGTTTCGACAGGTGATGAATTGATTGAACGTATTAAAAGTATGATGTATCAATCTTTAGCTTATTCTTTGAATGCTGGTGTATCAGAAGTAATTGCTGTAATGAGTTTAGCGACAGTGAAAGATCAACCTGCTATTAAATACATGATGTTACAAAAGTATCGTCAGGATGTGTCCTATTCGTCAAGAGAAGGGTGGAAGAAAGATTGGTATTTTGAAATTGACAAAGAACGATTTGAATTTACAAATAAAGTTGAAGCCAATTATGTTTTGGAACATGTACAACATATTAATAATCGTTTACCACTAAAAAAGTAAAAATGAAACACAGAATTATCGGAAGTTTTATGTTACAGTTAGTAGAAACTACTCCTAACACAACTGCATATAAATTATTGCTGTTCAATATTCGTATTGTAACATGGCATTTTACACTGCTACAAATCAATACAGCACTTTTCTCCATGTTCGGTGCTTTGTCTAACATAAAAAAATTAAAACATGTCTGAATATAAAATAGGTATCATTCTGGTTGATGTATTCAATCCATTTATTAAAATTGATATTGAAAGATGTCGTTGCAAAATTGTAGATGTAAGAACTCAAGGTAGTACTTCAGTTTGTGTACGTATTAGAAAATGGCCTGAAACAATTGACCCAGATAATGGAAACGAAACAAATCCTGTAGAGTCAAATCAGTGGATGCCTATTGATCGTGATATGAATGCACGATTTAAATTTGAATCAGAAGTTGATTTAACACAATTAAAAGTTTACGAACAATTAAGTAAACAGAAATGCGCAATGCATAAAAAACCATTAAAATACAATTGGAACTCCAAAACAGTCGAAGGATTTAAAACTAAATAATATGGTAACACCTGAAGAGTATAAAAAAGCAAAGAAAATTGTTGACGAATATGACAGACAACAAAATGATGTTCGGGATGCAAATTTAAAAGCACTTGAACAAGAACTGACAGAATTTTTCAAAACAAATAAATTGTGTTATGATCAATGTGAAATTAAAGAATTTTACTTGACTACAACCAGTGGATTTGGCGGGAAACATTATGCGTATATTCATTCAACAATTCCAATGTTCGATGAAGATTATTCAGAATCTGATAAAATGGAAAATGATCTAAATTTATTAGGAATGAAACATGGTTTTGCAGGTTGTAGTATGGAATCAGGAGCTTACGGTAAATAATTCCATTTTAAATATTTAAAAACGGATAGTAAATAGCTATCCGTTTTTTATTTGTGGCTCAATATGCATATAATTGTATTTGTGGCTACTATCATCGATATAAATACAAAGCAAGAAATTGTAAAACCTCAATTTCTATGTGACGACAAGTTAACAGCCATTGATTATCCTTTTGGTGGTGCAGTAGTTCATAATATGAAATTAATCAATCGGTTAATTTCTAAATTTACAAAGTTTAAAAGCAAAAAATTTCCTAAACATCGTACATTACTATTTTGTCGAGGCAGTTCAGGTGCAATTGTTGCTGCTTTATTTGCTGCTAAATTATTAGGTGACACTCAAATAATTTACGTACGTAAAAGGGGTGAAAATCGTCATGGTGCTCAAAATTTTTTACTACAAGATACAGATTTGATAGTATTTGTGGACGATTTTATATGTTCAGGTGAAACAATGCGTGCAATGTATGGAGATATTTTACCTCGATTAAAAAAGCAAAAGCGTGAAACAATTGATTTTGTATGTGTGACAGGTTTTGTAAATTTAAAGGATTTGAATTTTAACGTAAAGCACATAATGTGCAAAGGACAATTATGAGGATTATAAAATCACAACCCGGTCGAAAATTATACTTTATTGCTAAAGGTTTCATAAAAATCATTGATGCAATTACACCAATATTGACATTAGGTTTCTATTGGACAGATTTAGAATATAAATTTACTAGACGACAATTAAAATGAAAGTATTAAATATAACAACTTACCGTGACGGTGGTACAATAAAACTGGAAACAACTGATGGTGTCTTTTGGAAAGACAATCGTATTTCATCTACGACCAAAGGTAAATTTTATCGTGGGGATTTCCCAGGGAAAGATAAATCAAAAATGTTAGATGATGAAAAATACGAACGGGATTTATATTGGGCGTTAGAAGTCTATCAAAGCGGTAGTTCTAATGCTCGTGTCGAACCTTCATTAATGGCACGTCATTTGATTACAAAATTTTCTTATAACGATAAAATTGACATTTCATTAGCACAATTGAGTGCAAAAATATACATTGAATTAATTTTAGAACAACATGTAACATCAATAAACGATGTTGAATATTGGAAGGAAGTAGAAATTCAATTAAATAATAAAAAATTAACGTTTAAAGAAAACCCAGAAATTGATCACGTAAACTAAACAATTAACCTTTTAAAACATAAAATAGATATGGAAAACTTATACGGATATTACTTTCATTACAATCCTTTTACGAAAATATGGTCAGCAATTGAAATTGCAAAATTGCAGGACTACAATGCAGGTAAATTGGATAAAAACGAAATCCTCAAAAATAAAAATATACAAGTGTTGATCGATTTTTTATCAAATCCCAACGCTAAAATTGAAAATGCATAAAAAACTAATCGCTTTTGTACCTGTGTGGTTCTTATACTACACAGGTGAATTTTTTGGTAATTGGGATTGCACGTATGATAACATTTGGGCATATAATATGTTCGAAAAGTGTATGTCACGTATGCAACAGTTACAAACTTGGGCTAATTTAAAACAACCGCAGATATGAAATCGGAATTAGAAATTGAACGTCGTTGGTTAATGCGTAAATTGCCTAACATTATAGCAAAAGAAAGTTTTAGTATACACCAATACTATACACCTGAAGGTCGATTTAGAAAATCGACTTCTTATAGTGAGACAGGTGATAAAAATTTTATTCCTGTGACAAAATATTATCACACGATTAAAAAGACAATTAGTCACGGTGTTAACGATGAACAAGAACGTGAAATCACAGAAGTTGAATTTAATGAAGCCATTAAATCAGCAACAAAAATGATTAATAAATTACGTTTTATTCATACTCCTGATAAACAACCAGGATGGAATATGAAATTGAAATTTGAAGTGGATTTGATGTTGAATACGACTTATCACGAAAAACATCATTGTGATTTAATCATTTTAGAAGTTGAATTGGACGACATTAATCAAGAAATTGAATTTCCTTACTATATTGAAAACCGAATAATTAAAGAAATTACAGGTGATAGTAGTTTTTCAAATTATAATTTAGCGCAATTTTACAAATTTTAATTTTATCTCTATGAAAGACACTCAAAATTACATTCCCGGTTATCAATTAGCTGAGGATGAATATTTACTAAAAATTCGTCATACAGAATCTAATGTAACAGGATTTCTGACAAAATTAAATCAGAATGGAACTGTTCCCAAGAAATTTGAAGATTGGGGAATCTGGAAATATTCACGTGAACCACAAATACCATTGCCTATTTGTGTCTTTACTGAAAAATTTCGTGCATGTTGGAAATTAGATCATTTCAGAATTGGTGAATCACAACAATGGGCAGCATTAGTACACCCGTATGGTTTTATTTTAGAAATCTATTTAAGTGATTTTTTAGATATTTTAAAAACAAATTCTTTGATTGAAGGTGTTTTGCAGGGTGATTTTAAATGGCAAAACAATAAGCTGATCAAGCAATAAATGATATATAAATCATGATAATTACTGATAAAAACTTTGAAAATCTTATTGCGAATAACAACGTAGTAATGAAATTAGGTGCAGTTTGGTGTGGACCTTGCCGCCAATTAGACCCCATCATTAAAAAAATGGAAGCTGAAGAAAACAAATTTATTGTAGGCAGCGTTGATATTGATGAAAATTCTGTGATCTCAACTCGTTATGGAATTAGAAATATTCCCACAATTTTATTTTTTAAAGAAGGTCAATTAGTTGACAAAATTGTAGGCAATGTATCTGAGATTCAGATACGTGAAAAAATTACAACAGCATTAAGCTAATGGATTACTTTACAAAATCTTTATTCAATTATAATAAACCGTTAATGTTTTTAACGAAACCGACATACGTCATTTCGAATATGTTGAATGAAGATGGTAGTACAATGGTACCTCGTTTTCGTTTAAAGAACACAGATATTTTTGATGATTTTCCTTCCAATACTGATATGAAGTTTAATCCTGAATTGATTAAACTTGCAATTACGTACGGAATGATTTTACAAATTGATTATAAAGGTGAAGCAGATGATACTCCGGGTGGACATACACGTACAATTTATCCCATGGTCTTTGGTTACGGTAAAGAACAACAACCTTTGATTCGTGGATTTCATTTAAATGGTTGGAGTTCAAGTCAAGGTGGTGAATTAGATAAAACATGGAGAATGTTTCGTGGTGATCGTATTGAAAAAATGGTTTTTACTGGTGCTTTTTATCGTTTAGCTCCCGATGGTTACAATCCTGATGGAGATAAAGGTATACAACGTATTGTAAAACAAGCTGATTTTGATGAAATTCGTCGTAATCAAACTAAATTAATCAACACGCAACAAATCGATGTCTTAGATAGAGTTGTACTGAATAAAGTACGTACAATTGAAGCAGAAGACATGAAATTTACCTTAAAATTAAGCAATCCTTTTGCAGGTGATGTGATACCTAAGAAAGATGCAAAAAATATACGATTAACAATTGCTAAACCTTTAACAGGGCACGGACCTTACATTGTTGTAATTGGAACTAGTATTGGTAGAAATAATACTTTCAAATTAAAATTGAATGGTCATGATTCAGGTTCATTTAGAGTAGTAAAATGGATGATGGCAGATAAGTTATCACAAGGTGCAGTTGATAATCAACAAGAATTTAAAGCTTACATGTTTAAACGTGCACGATTATAATGGAATTTGATGAATATAAAAAACAATTTGATGAATCTTTTGCTCAAGAAACACCTGAAGAATTTGTACAAAAAATGGAAGCACTAGGTTACAACTTTATTGATATGAAAACATATACATTTGAAAAAAACGAAAACGGCAAATGGTTTGTAGTACTGCCTGAGTTCTTGGAAATTTATCCAGGTCACGAAGGTGAACTTCAAATGGTCTTTGGTGCAGATACTATGTTAGACATCATGGCACAAGGCGAAAATATCGTACATCTTACTTTAAGTTTACAAGAATTTGAAGGTTGCAATGTATTAAATAAAATGCATAATACACCTGATGTTGGTGGTGCAATGTATATGATGCCTAAATATCAAGGCTTTGAATACAATTTAGAAATGTGGTTATGTGGAGTTACTGAATTTGTTTTCGGTCACATGCCAGAAAAAATTTACTTAAAATAAAAACAACAAAAATATTATGATTATCATCGTTTATAACACAGACAATTCAAATACAATTACAGGCGTATACAATACTGATTGTGTCAAACCTATTGCTGAATTAGAAGCAGAATACAAATTGTATTTAGAAGGAATTATTAGTTTAAGTTACGATTATATGGATAATGATCCGAATGATAATATTATTCGTAACAACTTATTAGCAACAATGTGCGTAGGTATTACTTTTAATTCATGGTTCGTTCAAACATATCAACCTACAATTGAGACTTTTCAAATTATTACTGACCCTGTAAAAATCTAATTACTTGGAATATTATAAAATAATTGATAATTTTTTATCGCCCTCAGAATGTCAAAAATTAATTGATGTATCTGAAAATATTGGATATTCACCTGCAGATATTAGTTTTCCTACATCACAAGGTGGTCCTCGCATGATTCCGAATTATCGTAACAACGATCGTGTCTTATATCAAAACGAAGATTTTCGAAAATTAATTGAATTTCGTTTAGCTGATAATATTCCGCAAACTTATAAACAACAATTAACGAATACTGAAATAGCAACTGCAAAATTTGCAGAAGTTTCAGGATTATTTCGTTTTTATCGATACGGTCCGGGACATTTCTTTAAAAAACATCGAGACACTACAGAACAATTAGCCAATGGGTTATCATGTATTACAATTTTGATATATTTAAATACTGTAGAAAACAGCGGATATACAAATTTAATTGATAATTGTTTACCTAACAAAGTATCAGTACAACCTGTAGTCGGACGTCTTTTAATGTTCGATCATTGTGTATTACACGAAGGTGAAGAATTAAAAGAAGGTAACAAATATTTAATACGAACAGATTTAATTTATAAATGAGACCTATACAACAAGACGATATTCAAGATTCGTTTAATCAACCGAAAAAAGAATTTCGTTGGATTCATGAATCTACTCGTAAAATTGTACGTGCCATTAATAAGAAAAAAGCTATTCAAAAATTTAAAGAAGTGTATAATTTATCAACATTAAAAGCTGACGTTCGTCAAGCACAAATGATAGAATGAAAAATAAAATAAAGAAATTTTTTGATGAGAACGATCAAGATGAAGAAGTAATTTCAACATACGAAGAACCTAAAAGGAAAATTGACGAAATGTTATTTCACGGTTCAGGTGCATTTTCAGAAGTCATGTGGAAAATTGTAATGCGACGTCTTGATGAAGGTCATAGTATTTTATGTGGTTTACAACAAGGTGGAGATAAGAAGGAACAAAAACAAGGAGAAGAATGGATTAAAGATGTAATACGAGACGTGTTAGCATCTTTTGGTTATTCAGATGCTGGATTAAAATTTCGTAAGTTACCTTATTTAAAAAGGAAACGACCTACATTAAATGATCTTTCTCTTAAACATGAACTTGATACATTTTACAAAGATAAAATTGGTGGACCCAATGGTGATCATTGGATAAAATACAAGAATCGTGAAGAGTTCCAAAGATTTCGTGCTTGGTTAGACAACAAAAATTACGACGAAGATATTTAATTATTTGTAAAGAACAACTGTTGAAGCAATTCCTAAATTGACTTCAATCACACCTACATCTTGAGTTTTCCCAGGTAGAATATATACGTTTACTTTATAATCACGTGGATTTAATTCAGGAACATATTTTGTAATTTGATCCGTAATTTCATTTTGCAATGTCGATGCAGGAAATTTAGTTTTCCAAAGATATTTAGGTACATCAGCACCAAAATTTTCATCGCCTAATACTTCACCTTTATTTGTCATTAAAATCATATAGATTTTTGCAATAACAGTTTCCAGAAAAGTTTGATTTTCTAATTTCAATTCATTGAAGCCTGGGTCTTTAGGACCTTTAACGTAAATATCTGATAAGTCTTTTGCCATGTGTTTTATATATTGTATTTAATATGAACACCTTGATCATCTTCAGTATCAAGAATATGTAATCCACCCATTTTGGTAATTTTAGGTAAGTTACGTAAAGTTTCCTCTAATGTTGTAAGCTGTGAGTTGTCTTTTAGTAAATAACATTCATCAGGAAAACGATTATAAATTTTGTAAAATAACATAAAGGATTGTTGTGACATACAATCAGCTGTGACTAATTTTACTAAAGGTTTTGTTTTAAGTATTTGTTGAACAACAGTTTTACCAAATCCTTGATTTTGAAATTCAGGTAAAATTGTTAGATAAACAAATTTTATTTCTGTTTTTTCATCTAATATTTCGCAACTACCAATTAATTTATTTTTGTAAATGACATGAAAATCATATAAATTCGCTAATTTGAAATTTTGTTTAAGTGTAACTTCATTAGAATTTTGTAACTTCTCGGTAATATATCTGAACGCTTGAATGTTAGTTACTATACCTTCATGAATACCGATAAAAACTTTAAACCATTTTTCTAATACTGTTGGAGATAATGAATGACCATTGTCACCTTCAACGTCATCGATTTCAATAATATCATCAGTAGGTATCATATCGTAAGTTTTATCGTTGTTGACAACTTTATCTTTCGTTGAAACAATTACCATTAAATCGTTAGGTACTAAAGTAGTATCAATAATGTCAGGAATTGCTAATAATTTTTCGTTATTAGATTTAAATGAAGGCATGAATAATAAGCATTCAGTATTTGGTAATTGATTACATAAATGAAATGCTAAACAACCACCTAAAGAATGACCAATAATTACATCGTAATGTGTTTCCTTGACTTTTTCTAAATACGTATTAAATATATTGGGTTGATTACGATAATCAATTAAAGGCATATCAAGACTTCCGTATTTAGATAAAATATCAATACGATCTTGAAAAGGTTTGGAATCTAATCCGTGTAAAAATAATATTTTCATTACTTATCGTGTTTTATTAAAGAAGAATCCACCAGCACCTTGCTGACCAATTTTTGTTAAGTATTCTTTTACTTCTGCAACCATTTCTTTACCTAATTCATAAATACGATCTGTAGAAATTTTACTGTTACCAGCTAATTGCATATCTACAAATGATAAATGAATTGAATACGCCATCATTGTTTTACCTGTTACATAATTAATAAAATATGGGTCACCAAATAAAGCTTCTTCACTAATATTGGCCCAAACTTCTAAAACTAAGTTACTACGTAATGAAGTTTGTACTTCAAAACGTTTACTGTTCGGATCGAAACTGAATTTAGTTGTGTTCTTATTGAAAGTCGATAAAGCATCCTGAAACGATTGCATCACTGCCATTGATTGAGCCCATTCACCTACATTGACAGTTGCAATATAAGGTTGTGAAGTTAAACCAAAAGCTACACTATTTTGTGGTAATAAGTAACCTAATTGTTGCATCTCTTGATAGTTAACTAAATATACCCAACGTACTGCTTCCACTTCATCGGGCAATGTTAAAAACTTAATATCTGTACGACGATCACGATACATACCTTGTAAATCAACATAATAATATGTACGTTGATTGGCATATTTATATGCACGATAAAAGAAACGCATTGCATCATTTTTAATGATACGTTCAATATTATCATTACCTAATGTATAAGGTAATAAGCAATTTAATGTAACGTTATTACGAACGACATCAATTAATTCATCAAGTGCTAAACGTTTATCCATTTTATTTCTTAGTATCTTTTATAATTTTATCTGTAGGACTAACTTGCCAGAATGTATCTTTATTGCTCATTTTTACACTTACATCTAAATCAGCATTCTCTCCCATGTTACCTGAACGAAATACACCTTCAACCATTTTACAATCAATTAATCCACCATCGAACATACAATTTTCTAATACAGAATCTTCTAATGCTTGACAGTTACTTAATTTCACATTATCAATATTGGATTCGTAAATATTACTTGTATAGACGTGACCATTACTTACGTCGCAATTAATTAAATCGCAATTGAATAAAGTACATTCAGTAATTCTGCAGTTAATAAAATCAACATTCGATAAATCAACTTTATTCAAGATGCCATCTACAATTTCTAAACGACTAGTATCAGTATTGTAGTTAACACGAATACCTTCAAATTTTTCTACGTTTTTTACAACTTCGAAAATTTTACCCTTAAATTTATCCCAGTTCGCACAGATAGTTCTGTAGTCACCTTCTTTATCCATTTCAACTTTAATATTATCAATGTTCGATAAAAATTCGTTATAAGATGTGTATTGTTTGAACCAATTAATATTGTCTTCTAAATAAGAAAGTAATTTAATGTTATCTTCCGCGATTAATGGGTCAGTGATTGCTTTACGCGTTTCTAAGACAAAGTAATCCATTAACGTTAAGATACGATCAGTTTGTTTTTCGTAATTTTCACCTCCAATGTAACGATATTCTAAATATCCTTTCCATTTTTTCTGCATATTAATACCGTAGTATTTAGTATCATCAGGTATTGTTAAGGATTCTAATGTATGACGTAAACCAACTTCGCTATCATCAAAACCTTCGAATGGCATTATCCATTTAATAGAACGAGCATAAATATTGTTACGGCGATTTGGAAATTTTTCGTACACAAAATCTTCGTTAAAGTTTAGAATCAATTTTACTAGATTTACATCTAATACTTTCATATCATCAAATGATACATTGACATGGACTGAACAGTGATCATCAGTATAACCATTTTCATTAATCCAGTCTAACATTTTAATTGTAATGACTCTGGCATCCATCCATGTTAAAGGTCCTGTGACCATTTCTAACATATTAGGGCCACCTGAATAGTCAGGTTCGATTTTGAATTTTTTGTCAGTAGGTGTAAAGTTACTATGATATTGGTTGAATCCCCAAATTTCAATTCCTTGAAAATGATTATTTAAAGATTCTAATGTTTTAATATAGTGATGATTTGAATACATTTCAAACTCAAGACCTACTTTCGCATTAACTAAATCTTTCCAATTACTGATAAAAGTACTATTTAAATTATTAGGCATATATCTTAACTGTATTAATTATTTGTTTGTTGAAGATGATCAGTAAATTTTCACCATTTACTTTTAAAGCTTTGTACGAATTATTTAATACATAAGGTTTTACGTATTTATCTCCAAATTTCGTAGTTTTCCCAAATTTTGAAATATTTTGATTGGCTAAACTGTTGTTCATGACAGTTAATAAATCTTCAAAATTCTTTACAATTAGAACATCATCTAATGATTCTAATTTAACTTCTAGCAGAATATTTTTATTAATCGGTAATAACATATTACTGAGATTAAGAATAAGTCCTGTGCCATAAATTGACTGACTATCAAAATGTTCCAGACGTAATTTATTGGAAATTGCGCTTGAAACTTGATATAAATCTGTCTGATAGTAGTAATTCAGTTGTAGCATGTATTATATATTAAATATATAAACTATGGACACAAGATACAAATTTAAAGAAGTTGGAAGAATGTTTAAAGTACTTTATAATGATTATCATGATAAAGAATATCAAAATGCTGTAATTCCATCTAAACGTCAGAAATGGCAAGCATATTTACGTACAATCAAATGCTTATTAATATACTTATGGAATGGAATTTCAGCTCCTATATTTTATCCATTTTGGTATTTATTTAGAACTCAAATCTGTGCTAAGATTTATAAAAATACATCGTGGCAGGAGATTAATGATTTAGTCGAAAAGAATAAAAGAAAAGAAGTGAACGCATTACTTAAACCCAATGGTAAATTTTGGTATTGGTTGTGGACTTATGGTGATTTACGTGATCCGTTAGGTGAAGGCGAAATTGTGAATTATGGTGTGAAAAACAATTTTTGGAATCGTTATAAAGAAAACGGATTTCGAAATGCTAGATTTACTATTAATTTCATGAAATTTAATACTGCAGACATTGTTAAAGTTGTACCTATTATTGATAAACAAAATCCACATGTGTTTGTTAAGTCATGGGGTTTAGGAGATAAAAAAGCAGGTGTTTATTTTGCATGGATGCTGGATGAAGATAATGATTGGCATTTAATCTATCGCGATTTAAATGCAAACAATTATTTTTATTATGGGTATGTAGGTTTAGGTAGTTTCGGAAGAAAATACACTAGATTTGAAGTAAGTTATCGTGCAACTGATAGTACGTATACTAAATATTAATCGTTAACTGCAGTAGAATTTTTGGTAATTACTGTTTCAGGCAAATTAGGTTTACCTTCTTTTAAATCATTCAACAAAGCAATTTTATCACGAATTGAATCCACTAAACATTCAGTAAGTTCTTTAGATTCGAACGTCACGCCTTCGATCGTAAGTTTACGATAAATTTTGTGATAGATCAAATTGTAATTAGCTTCGTCCAAGTTCAAATAGTTTAAGAACTGTTGTGGAGTTACGCCTTCAATTACATACGAATCTAAAAATTGATTAATAGCTTGATATATTTTTGTTTTGTTCATTAGTATTCCCCGTAATATTTATCACCAAATAATGCTGTGATAAAATGCATTAAATTTTCATCAGCAAAACCATCAAATTCAGGATAAATTGAATTAGCTGCTTCTTTAAGAGTTTTACCAATTACTGAATCAGGAACGTTATCTTCTTCATCACCTTTTAATTCAGTAATATAATATTGATTTATTTTTTGAATATCTTCAGCTGTTAATACATGTTCCGCTTCAGGTACTGTATTTACATTATCTAATGTTAATGCAGTTTTATCATCATTTGTAACAGGAGTTAATGTAGAACCACCATGACCTTCACCACCTTGAGGTGTTTCTTCACTTAAATGATTTTCTAAAAAATCATCCATGTCAGCTTTAATTTTTCCGAAAATAAATTCAATTTCTTCATTTGTAAAAGGTGCACTTAATTTTTCACCTAAGAAAGTTGAAACTTCAGAAGCTAATTCGTATAATTGCGCTGCACGTTCAGTATCAATTGATTCAACAATTTTATCGTTGTTTTCAACAATTTTATTTTCGTTTACTATATCTGTAAATTTTCTCATTTTGATAATTAGTTTTTATTTTGTATTAACATTTCATGCCAACGTTTTGTAATTTCTTCAGGTGTTAATTCTTCACCTTCTTCCCAATTAAAATTATTTAAATCTTGAATATAATTTTGTGGTATTATATCTAAAAATAAATTATATTTTTTGTTGAAAGCGTTTAATTTTTGAAGAAAATCATCATAATTTGTCATCCCAGCATTCAACACATCTGATAAATCTTGATTTATTTCAGTACCTACACTATATTGAGGTGGATTAATTGGTCTTTTTTCTTTTGTAGGATTGAATTTATTAATTAATTGAGATACTGTTCTAATAATGTATAATTGTTCTTCAGATGAATATTCGTTTCTAAGAACAGTATTCATAATATTATCTTTAAGTTCTTCAGCAATTAAATATAATTCACCTTCACGATCAGCATCTAAAGATTCTAATACTTTATTGTTATCAACATTTTCACCAACGCCTGTTGCTCCACCTTTAAAATGTTCAATCAAATCAATTGTATAATCAATCATTTTAATATGACCTCCATTATATGTATCAAGTGTATGTTGCATTAAATCAATAGCTTTATCTGCTTCTTCACCTGCAGCACCTTCGTTTTCAGCAGCAACGTAACCTTCAAATTTCACTGATGCAGTGTATTTGAATTTGCTATTTAAACTTTCTTTAATTAAATCGGTTAGTTTTCTCATATTATTGTTTATTTAATTTATCTAATACATTTGTAACTGCTGTTGACATAGTATCATCAACAACAATATGAAATTCATTAGTTCCGTCTTCAGTGTAATACTTTACATCGTCAATGATAATGTTGGTATTATATTCAGTATCTCCAGGAGTTGTATTTGTTTCAGGTGTTACTCGACCTCTTTCAATATAATTTGTCCAATTCACAATAATAGCAGTTTGATTAGTGCTATTCATAAAACTGATTTCATTTTCTTGTTTTGCAGATTCTTCTCCCATTTCTGGAAATAAGTTATAATCAACGTTACCTTCAATAACCCATTCACCTGCTTGTAAACTACCTTTGACAGCAGTTTCAGCAATTTTATGAAGTGCTTCTAATACAATTGGATAATATTTTTTATTATCGTCTTGAAACTCTTCAAAAGTTTTAACGTTTATGCTATAGTTCGTGCCCATTTAAGTTGTGTTGATATATTTATTGCGTCTGCTAATTCTAAAGTTTTAACGACCACATTTTTATTGTATTCGTTTAATACATTTAAATTATTAATGTAAAAATATGAAGGTCCGTTTTCGTTATAAGCAGCAAATGTATAAAATTCTTCTTTTTTAATATTTTTATTAAGAGATTCAAATAATTTAATAACATTTGTTACTTTATCTTTTTCAACTGATACTATCAATTCAAAAGGATTTTTTGATTCTAATATTTTAGAACTGAAATTATATTCATATCCAAACATTGATTCATAAAATACTGCTAATTCACTTTGAATTGCCTCAATATTATTCTTAACGAATTTTACACTTATTTCTTCAGGTGCTTTTGCTGGGTCAGTAAAAACTTTTTCAACTAATAAATTAGTTTGAAAACGGCTTAAACGACAATTAAGAGCTAACTCACAAATCTTTTGAATTTGTGTATCAGGTATTCTGTTTTCGTTCATTTTTTGCTTAAATTCGTTGAAGTTAGTTATCATTAATGTTATATATTAAAGTTACAGTGCAAAACCACCAAAATCCTCATCTCCCATGTCTTGTTTGAAATTTCCGGACACATAATTCGTAATTTCTTGTTCTTGAGGAGCAACCTGAACAGATTTCGATTCTGTCCATTTACTAATCCATGAAATAGGATTTTGCACCTTATCAAAAATTGGTTCCAATTTAATCATTTTCATTCTATTGTTCGTTAACCATTTCATGTACTGAGTTAAAATCTCAGCATTTAAGCCTAACATTGAACCATCCTTGAATAAATAATTAGCCCACTCAATTTCTTCCTGTGCAGCATCTTTAAACATTTGGATTACTAAATCTTCACATTCAGCAGCAACGTCTTTAAAACCTTCACTTGATTCGTCATTCAATGTTTTAATTAAAAAAGATGTGAACCCCATGTGTAAATTTTCATCTCTGTTAATCAATTCAATAATTGATGCATTACCTACCATTTTCTTATTTTCCGCAAAGCAATAAGAACATGCAAATGATACATAGAAACGAATACCTTCCAAGATATTTATCGACATTAGAGTTAAATACAAACGTTTTTTACGATTATGTAATGTATCGTTAGGTATACCTTCAATTAAAGCATCATAATACTTAGTAACTGAAGTAGTACGTTTAATAATTTCTGTATCTTGTAGAATAGTATCTAACATTTCACTAGGATTGGGATAAATATTCTTAATAATATAAGTATAAGAATATGAATGTAAAGTTTCGAAAAATTCCCAAGTTTTTGCGAAGGCTTCGATTTCTGGATTTGAACAGTCTTCTAATAAATGACTGATACCACGACTTTGTACAGAGTCCAGAAGAATTTGATAACCTAAATTTTTAGTAAAGATAAATTTTTCATGGTCTAATAAAGACGAATAATCTCCTTTGTCTTTCGATACGTTAATTTCTTCAGGACGCCAAAAAAATCCGATTTGCTGTTTGAACAAACCAAAGATATTTGCATGACGGAATTTGTCATATCGTTGGAGTCCTAATTTTTCGCCAAAAAATGATGGCTCTTTTGTAAAATCGATGTTTTTTAAGTTTATTATACTCATAATTTTATCCGGCAATATCCGGCAATTTTTAATTTGTTATGTTGTTGAAAATGATTTGATTTACTTTTCTATCCGGCAATATCCGGCAATTAAATTGAACACGCACCTGATTCACAATCAGCACCTTGAGTTTCTTTTGTTGCTTCGTTATCACGATTATCATTTGTATTTGCATAATACAGAGTTTTAACTCCCATTGTGTATGCATATAAAATGTCTTTAATTACACCAGCAATCGAAATTCCATCTTCAGTTGCATTGTAGTAATGATTAGCTGAGATAGATTGGTCCATCCATTTTTGCATGATCGCAACAATGTTAGTATCACCTGTATTATTGGGCATATCGAATGCCATTTCGTATTTATTTTTCAGTTTCGTAATTTCAGGAGCAACTTGTTTTACAATACCTGATTTCGATTTTTTACTAATAATTAATGCACGTAAAATTTCTTTACCATTCGTTGCATTTTGAACTACTGCTGATGATTCGGCTGGCATTCCTGCAGATAAACAGCTGTTACGTAATCCCCACTGTTTAATATTAGGACGTAAACCTTCCCAATCACAACTGTATTTACGTTTTACAATTTTATCGACATTTTTATTGTAACGATCAATCGGTAAAATTCCTTGACTATATGTTGTTTGATCAAAATATCCACAAGGTCCTTTTTCTTTAGCTAATTTATTACTTGCTTTTAGTAAAGAGAATTGCATGTGTTCGAACCATTCATCAATGGCTTCTAAACCTGAATTGTCGCTGTACTTGAAATTATTTTTTGCCATCCAATAAGCCATATTGGTTACACCAACTCCAATGGAACGACGTTGTAACATTTTCTTAGCTGCATTGATAGGATAATCCTGATGATCAATTACAAAGTCTTCTAAACGTACAATATATTCAGCTGCTTCATATAATTCTTCCCACGATTTAATTTGACCCATATTAAAAGCTGCTAATACACACAGTGCAATTTCACCTTCACTTAAGTGTTCAGTTTCTTTTTTATTATCAATGTCGTAAATAGATTTAATAGGTTTTGTAGGTAAACAAATTTCGACACATAAATTTGACATTCTAATTCTTTCAATGAAAGCTGAATTTTCATTTACATTGTCGATATTCATTACGTACATACGACCTGTACCAATACGTTCTTGTGCAAAGGTGTTCATTAAATCACGAGCCTTTACTACTTTTTTACGAATCTTTTTATCTGCTTCGTATTTAAGATATAGTTCATCGAATTTTTTGTTATCACCAAACGCATCGTATAAACCTGGAACATCATTCGGACTGAAGAGACAAATATCACCATTTGCAATGAAACGTTGATAGAACAATTTAGAGAATTGAATACCGTAATCAATATGACGAACACGATTATCATCAGTACCTTTATTATTTTTAAGTACTAATACATCTTCAATTTCAAGATGCCACCAAGGGAAATATACTGTTGCAGAACCTTTTCTGATACCACCTTGACTACAACTGTGTAGTGTGGATTGAAACATTTTTAAGAAAGGAATTACTCCAGTATGTACAACTTCACCATTACGTATTTTAGAACCTAATGCACGAAGACTACCTGCGTTAATACCAATACCTGCACGTTTTGCAACGTACTGACCAATTGCAGTATTTGCATTGAAGATCGAATCTAAAGAATCTTCCACTTCAATTAATACACATGAACTATATTGGCGGTTTGGAGTTCTGATACCTGCAACGATTGGTGTAGGTAAACTTATTTTTTGTAAGGAAATTAAATCATATAATTTTTTTACGTGAATTAAACGTTCATCTTTATCAACATGGTCCATAAACGTTGTCATTGCAATAAGCATATAAGCAAATTGAGGTGTTTCATACGTTTTACCAGTTGAACGATCTTTTACTAAATATTTATCGATCAATTGTTGTAGACCTGCATGAGTTAAATCGTAATCACGTTTGTGTTTAATGTAGAGATTAATTACAGAAATTTCTTCAGCTGTATATTTATCTAAAATTATCGGATCATAAAAACTTAATTGAACGTTACGAACAATTACTTCCCACAGATGTGGCATTTCAGTTTTAATTTCGAAAACTTCTTTTCGAAGTAAATAATTTAAAAGGTTAGAAGCAACGTATTGATAGTTGGGATTTTTTTCACTAATTAAATTAACTGAGGATTCAATTAATACTTGATGAATTTGTTTTGTTGTAATTCCAGGAAAGAATTGCAAATGAGCATTCATTGCAATATCGGATGCGGATACGTTGTTATATTCTTTGGTAGCCCATAAAAGGACTTTGTTGATTTTTTCTGCGTCAAAAATTGTTTTTTGACCGTCACGTTTGGTAACGTTTAATTCCATAATTGTAGAGATAATTTTTATTTGTATGTTATATATTGTGTCTACAGTAAATAGTTTTAAAAAATATTTACTTACTTACAGTGTATTATGTGTCCCATTTTCTACGTTTTTGTTTTTGTCTGTATTTTGCGGAAGGGGTTTTAAGGTCCCGTTTGCTAACGCATCTTCGTAAACTTTCACTTGTCGATGCACTTCGGGCATTACTTCTTCTTCCCATCGTCTTTTAATTTCATCCCAATTGGGCCAAATGTCTTTAATTGTTTTCATACACTATATATTTATATACTGAAACTATCACTTTGTTTAATATTAAGTTGCAAGTTTTTGGGACAGATATGATATAATTAAAAATAAATATAAAATTTATAAATTACGAACAGAAAACTTATAAATTAAGGGTCAGTAAAACTTTTAAAAAATATGTCTATATAAGTAGTATGAATAAAGAAGAAATATTTAGTCAGTTCGTATTAGACAGAGATAAAGAACAACTGTCACCAGCTGAAATAAAAATGTTAGACGCCTTATCTCTCGAAGAAGTTAAGGAATGTTTAGATCAATCCAGTAAACAGAAATATTACAATCAATCCTTAGACTTAGGTCGTAAATTAGCCCTCGTTTGCGTATATGGTGCGTTTGGTAATAATCACTTTGTAATTTCAACAAAAGAAATTGCGGGTGCAATTACAGCGATGGGTCGTGATACTATTAAATATATGGACACGATCAATGAAACATATTGGTACGAATACTGGCATGAAGATACTGAGTTACACGAACACTTAGGTATTAAAACAGAAGACGTGAAAAAATTAGACGCTGCATGGATTCATCGTGAAACATTATCAGAATATGATGGTGAACCCACACAAGATGAAATTGATGAAGGTACTTATCAACGTAAATTTCCAGTTTCTATTTATATAGATACTGACTCATTATTTGTGAGTTTTGATTATGGAATGAAATCCTGTAATTATCAAGGTAAGAAAGAAGATTTTGTATTGAAATGCGCAAAGTTTCGTTTGGAACCTTTATTCAAACGTAAATTAGATACGTACGCTAAAAAATATGGTGTACCAAATATTCAAGATTTTGAATTAGAAAATATTAACGAATCCATTTTATTCGTATCCAAGAAAAAATATATTAAGCATACAGTATGGGAGGACGGTACAGTATTCCCACGTCTACAACAAGTAGTTTCCAAGGGTGTAAATTTAGTTCAACGTGGTACTCCTAAATTTGCTAAACAAAAAATCATGGAGATTATCCATTACTTGTTTGATAACAGCGAAACATATAATATCAAGGACTTATTAAAATTCATTCGTGATTTAAAGAAAGAATTTGAAATGCAAAATGTGGATGATATATGTCCAAGTTCAAATTTAAATATGTACTTGAGTCAAGGTAAAGTATTAGTGGATGGTGTACTTGTGGACAGCCCAGGTATCTTAAACGATAAAACAGATTTAGTATTTGCGAAGGGTACATATTTTACAGTGAAGGCAGCAGGGTTGTATAATTTTATGTTACATAATAATCCAGAATGGATGAATGATTACGAAATTGTAAAACCTGGAACGAAAATTAAAGTATATCCCACAACACACGAAAAGAATAATAAATTTGCGTATCCGATTGGACAATATCCTAAGGAATTTGCACCACCGATTGATTACGATGAATTGTTTGAAAAAACAATTTTGGATGGTGTGAATTATTATATTGAGGCATTGAATTTGCCTAAATTAAATAAACGTTTAAAAGTAGTAATGTCTTTATTTTAAATTATGAAAATATCTTTCTTCACACTAATGGCAGTACTGTCACAATTTGCTTTAGCACTTTTTGCTTTTATCGAACATGATTATATGGAAGCACTTGCGTGGTTTTCTTGTTTGCTGTATAATTTAACATCTGATGCTGATTGATAAGGAAACGTTTAATCCATATATAACATAAATTAAACTGACCTTTTATGAGTTTAAACTTTCAATTTCAAGCAACTCTCGACGAATATCTTTTAGCTCAAATTTATGAAAATGTACCTAAATTTTCAACAACTTATGTATCAATTGAAGTAAAACATCAACAATTTAATGAATTGTTCGAAAAGTACTTTGGTGAATTTGAAATTTTTGAAGCAACAAGTAGTTTCCATTCCAAAGTTACAAACAATTTAGAACCTTATATTGACAGATTATTAATTAGTAAATCGACGGCCGAAAATCCGTCGATTGCAGTTAAGTACAGTGTCACAAATATTAATGACGAATCAGATACTACAAAAGATTTTGATTACGAACAGTATGGTATTTATTCTGCAACAAATTTTAGTTTTTATTATCCGTATTCGAAACAAAGTTACGTTAATAAATTTATCAACGAACTGAAAACATTAATTCAAGACGAACGTATTACAAATCGTTTCTTTACAATTGGTGTAGGTAATGGTGGATTTAAACTAGTAGCAGAAAAAGTTATGTCAATGCAGGATTTAGATATTAAAATGCATTATGGCAAAAAATTCGTCCCTGTATTAAATGAAATGATTGATAATTTAAAAACTAAATTTCACGGTTTATTTTTATTATATGGCGAACCTGGTACAGGTAAAACAACATTGATTCGTTATTTGATTAATATCATGTGTAACGATAAAACTATTTTATACGTTCCGGCGTACATGGTAGAACAATTAGCCAATCCTGAATTTATTTCATTTTTACAATCACAAAAAGAAAGTATAATTATTTTAGAAGATGCAGAATTTGCACTTCAAGCACGAAGTGATGAATTTGGTCAACAAGCAGTTTCAAATTTATTGAATATAACAAACGGTTTATTAAATGATGCAACGAAGATGCAAGTAATTGCGACTTTTAATATGGATAAGAAAAATATTGATAAAGCATTATTACGTCCAGGTAGATTATTAGGTGATTGTAAATTTGATAAATTGAACGTTGAAGATTCAAAAGCGTTAGCAGATTTTTTGAAAAAAGATATGGAAATTACAGTACCGATGACCGTTGCTGAAATTTATAATGGTAAAACACTTAACCGTAAAGGTACGAAGAAACGTATAGGAATTAAAGATGATGAATAAAGACCAAGTCTTACATATAAATAATTTTAAAGATTATACTCATAATCAAATAACAGAAATGTTGAAAATCTTACAGATGGAAGTCAAAACATTGCGACATAGTCGTGATTATGAAATTGAATCATTAAAGGATTTAATTCAAAAATTAGAATCGAAAACAACTCATCAGACAGAAGAAATTGAAAAATTACGCAAAAACAGTTTAACTTATTTACAATTGCTGGAAAAACCACTAACTCTTAAAGAACGGGTGTTGGGTAAAAAAATTATCTAAACTAATATATAAAAGGTCATGATAACATCAATTGATCAGTTTAGAATCTTCGAAAATCAAAATCAAAAATTTTACATTTATGTAGGTCACGGTTCGGGCGAAGGTGTCGTTGAATTTTGGCCCGGTCATGAATTTTGGAACCATGATGCAAATAAATCATGTCCCATGTCATTTGACATTCTAAATCCATTACACAAATATTCAATGGGAAAGGACAGATTTCCTATGACAATGAATATTGAACAAATTAGAGATGTATTATCTCGTGATTTTCAGTATTGTGAAGTCATTACAGCTGATGAAATTCCTAAATATTGTAAAAGATATGAACCTCAACCTAAAGAAATAAATTGGGTTAATATCCGAGCATGTTATCCAGCCATAAAACAATTTATAAAATTAGATGAACGTGATTGGCGAACTTTTGTGAAGGATTTTGAACAACAGATCATCCAAAAACGAATTCAAAATGTAGATATGAAAGTATTATGTGAGACTTTCTTTTATAGTTTACAGACATTTAAAATGTTCTATTACCGTGATTTGTGTGAAGTTATAGACAATCAATTTAAGCCTTAGAAGACCTTAGTAAATAATATATACTGTATAATATACTGATTTACTATGACAAATACCTCAAAAAAATACAATTCTATTAATGACGTAGCCGCACAATCGATGCGTAATGGTCAAAACGTTCTGGAATTACTAACAAAAATTGATCAAGCTTTAAACAGCAATGACAGTTATGTTACTGCCAAGAATGTTGACGGTGCAGGTCAAGAAACTACTGTACAGATACCTACAATGGGATATGTAAAACAAAAATTGGACCAATTATTTAAAATGGTTCGAATTTTAAGTGGTGTTGATGGTAACCCAGTTGCTTTACAATTAAGCGACAATGCATTCAAACGAATCGTTGTAGCTGATCTAAATTTAGAACCTAAAGCTATCCCTGCACTTGCTCCTGTTACAGTTTTTAAAGCTGACCCAAATCACTTTTTTGATTCCCTATTAAATCCTAAAATTAGTATTCAATTAGACTTAACAGATAAAATTTCTACTGATACAAGATATATTGAAAGTAAACGTTTCATTGTTGAATTTGATCAAATCTTAACTGTTGATCCGAATACTGGTTCCGAATCCATTGCATTAACAACTGATGGTGCTTTACGTAAAGCAGAATTTGAAACTAAATATAAAGGTAAAGCAAATATCGACATGGTTGAATTTGCTACTTGGTTAGATACTCAAGGTTTAGTAAATCGTGTCGATGATACTTTATTAGATCAGGATTATTTTAGAATTGAACCTAATCGTTTACAAAAGAAAGGTAACTTTACAATTTTAAATACTGACACGGATGTTGAAAATAAAAAACTTTGGTATGTTTTAGATACATTAACTTATTACGATATTAGTGATTTATTAAATCCACCTAAAGCAGTTCAATTAAAAGTTGGTGATTTTATAAACGTAAATCCTAATGATACAAATGTAAAATCAACTACTGTTTATAAAGTAATTGAAATTTCGACAATCACTTCAGAGTTCCGTGTAAGATTCGAAGCTGTATATGGTGAAGAACCTATTCCAGTTCGTTTAGCAGCAATATCAATTTATTCAGATACAGTTAAAAACCGTACTTGTAAAATTAGTGTAGGATTCGATGAATATTGCGTTGTCTTTATTCGCCAAATTGATACTAACAATAATTTAGTTGGTTTAGATTGGAGTCCCGGTGTTGGTTTTTGGACTAACGAATTACGTTTAGATAATAGTAACGGTGCTGTATTTAGCGATTACTATACAAAAACTGTATATGATTATGGTATTGTATTAGATGATTTAGTAGGTAAAAAAGTTCCGAATTATTATGGAGTTAAACCTAATGCTCCAGTATTAGATGCTAACAATTTTAAAGTAGTACAAATTAACGGTCACTTAACACAAACAGTAGAAGCTGAAAAAATTCGTGACTTACATAATCAAAAAAATACATTAGCAGCTGAAATTAGTCAAATTCAAACTGCATTAGATAAACAAAATAAAATTATTCAAACAACAAGTTTTGCATCGACTGCTGATCGTAAACGTGCCGAAGATGAATTGACTTTATTAAATACAAAATTAAGTGGTAAATCTCAAAATAAATTTTCAGTAGTACAAGATATTTTATCAAGTAAAAAGAATTTAAATAAAATCGCAGCTGAATATCACGCACGTGGTTTTTTCCCGATGCCTGTTGCTGCTGAATCTACAAAAACTGTTCCACAGGAAGTAGTTCAATTTGAAATTTGGTATCGTAAACTTTCGAAATCAGGAACTGAAAATGAAATCTTAACAATTTCCGATATTGATAATAATTCAGCACGGTTAGCAAGTTCTGTTAATACAACTTCTCAAGATAATGTATCACGTCCTAAAACTGTGAATGGTGCATTTAGTAATTGGACTAAATTTAAATCAGATGCGCGTAAACGTATTCAAGACCCAATATCAGGCGACTGGAGATGGGAAATTGAAGATGTAAGTGATGCAAATACACCTAATATTAATCAAATTGATATTGCAATTGAACCCGGTGAAGTTATTGAATTAAAAGTAAAATCATTATCTGAAGCAGGATGGCCTGAAACACCAACTGAATCGGATTTTTCTAATTCCATTCAAATTATATTTCCCGATGATTTAAATAGTGTATTAAATGAAGACGATTTCATCTTAAAAGAAGCGCAAGCTGATGATATGACAATTAAATTCGAACGTTCATTAGACGATCGTAATTTATCTTTACATTTAAATACTGGTTATCGTGTAGGCGACGTATATTATGCTCATCGTACTCCACATATTGATTCAGGTTTTAAAGACGCTCAAGGTAACGTAATTAATTTATATGATCAGTTACTTGCAATGGTTGTAAAAATTACTTCTATTGAAGAATTAGTGAATCGTGCAAAAGGTGTATTGGAAGTATATTTAGATGAAAATGGAAATCGTATTCGTCTATTTAATGGTAGTAACTTAAATTTCAATTTAAATTTAGAAGATTATATGTCACCTACACAAATTGGTGTATCAGGTGCAGCTGTAGATTCTACATCTCGTACTTATAAAAATGATTTAATTGTTATTCAACGTTATACATTAATTTTAAAGAACTCTGCAGAATCTGCACAATTAGGTTTATTATCTTATCGTGGTTATGGTGATGCTGCAGGTATGACTCCATTCACAATGGCTTATGATGGTAAATATCGTTCAGCAACCAATCGTGGTATTCAAGCAATTTGGACAACTTCAGATTCTTCATTATTAACAACATCAGCAACTGTTGACGAAAATAACGCTGGTGCATTAACAGTATTACAATCTCCTAAATATCGTGCAACACAAAAGAACAATCAATGGATTTGGTTAGTTACAAAAGATTTAAATGGTAATTATATTTACGATTCTGATCAGGCACAAAACTCAGCAGCCAATACAGCCAATCAATCAACAAATAATGACTTATGGCAATTCACTACAGCAGCATTATTAAATAATGGTTCTAAAGTTCATAATACAATTACAAAACGTGATTATAATTTAGGATTTTTAACAGGAACAACTCAAGGAGCTCCTGTATTAGCAGATGGTATTGATAGCATTAGTGATTCATTAAATTGGAATGTAAGTGAAGCATATAATGCTGCATTAAATTTAGGAAGTAATGGTTACATGGCTTCAACAATTCATCCAGTAGTTTCTGGATTTAGTTCAATTGTTGATACATCAACACAATTAGTAAAATTCTTAAAAGCAGGTGAAACAAATTTAATTTCAATTCCTATTTATATTTATGTAAAACCTTATACAGGTGCATTAGTAACTTCACAAGTTACAGGTGGTGCAGTATTTGATGATAGTAATTATCGTGGTATAAGTACAGGTGATATGCCAGTTGTCGCAACAGCAAGTAATATTAAAAGAGTAGGTACTGTTTTACAAGTATTAATGGTTGACTCTTCTTCAAAAAATATATTTGTTGCAGGTGACCGTGTAGTATTTGATGGATTCACAGATAGTAATTTAACATCATCAACAAATAATATTAATGGTAAAGTTCTTACTGTTACATTAGTTACAGGTAACTTTATTCAAGTTAATTTTAATCCTGGTTCTTTATCAACAACAGCAGTAACAGACGCTGCAGGTGTTGTTGTTCAAGTTCATAAAAAATATAAACGTACTGCAGTACCTTCAGGTATTGGTTTACCTGTGTCTTTATCTAGTGAATATACTGGAATTGGTGCAGAATTAGAAGCATATAATGTTTTAGGTCGTGTTGGTTCCGATAATCGTGTAGTACCAAGTTATGTTGAAATTAAAACAACAACGTCAACTCCTTCACCTGCAAAACATAATAAGAAAATACGTTTCTATTTTGAAGAAGAAAATTCTGCACGACCTTTTGAAATGCAGTTACAATTTAATATAACACAGTACAAACCCGTTCAGATTCAATCTGGAGGAGGTGGTGGTGGATTTGGTGGTTTCAGTGGTTCATAATCTTATAGTAATTCATAGTAAATTTAACTTATTGATTATCAACTAGTTAGCTTTACTATGAAAATTAAATTTTTAAGATTCAAAAATTATGATTAATTATGTAGTATAAATTTAAAACTATATAAAATCATGAAAAAATCAATCTATCTTATACTCTTCGTACTTATAAGTACTATGAGTTTTTCACAAACGTTTGTTTCAGTTGAAGGAAGTAAATATCAACTGTTAACAGCAACTAATCCAAGTGCACACGATACAATTATCACTGAAACATCCAATTCCTATATTACATTCAGTGTAACTTTACCGGCAAATACTCAATATTCAATAAGTATTGGTGCTAATCTTATCCGAACAAAAACTTCAACAGGTGCTTCAAATGATACTATTAAAATCAAAGCCAAACCTGAATTAAGTTATTCATGGAATGTTAGTAACAATTTCCATTATCGAATTTACACAAGTAACGTGACAATCGGTCATTTTAGGGTGAAAAATAAAATAAATTTTTTAAATGTAAATTCCGGAATTTCTGGCAATACTATAAATTTCACACTTGATACTTTAAAAGGTTTGAATTATCATATTAACAATTCAATATCGAAAAGTATTTATGAATATTCTTTTTCACAAACATCAACTCCGCCATTAAATGCTACGAATTTATCTACTCTTGTTGTTGGTCCTTTATCCATGCCAATTACTTCAAGCGGTACATATTATTTACATATTCGTGGTTACAGTTATTATCTTGATCCGAATGAAACTAATTTTGGTTTAACATTTACAGGTTGGATAACATATTCAGTAGCTGCAACCTATACACAAAGCACAGTTGGAATTTCTGAAAACACATTAAGTAATTTTAAGGTATATCCAAATCCAGCTAAGGACTTTATTACAGTGCAATACACATCAGCCAATAACATTGAAAATGTGTCACTATATAATATTGCCGGTCAGGAAATGACAACTCAGGCAGTCGAATCTATGGGTGATAACAAGGTAACCTTTAATTTGGAATCCTATCCACAAGGTATCTACTTTGCAAGGATTGGTTCAAGTACTTATAAATTCATCAAACAATAAGTAAAAGCCGGACATACATCCGGCTTTTTTATTCACTTTAAAAAATTTAACAATGAACATTCAAGTATCAAACTGCTGCACTAAATGTCCCTTATTTAATTGGGATGGTGATAATGGGATTTGGGAATGTAAAGCCATTGATCAACAAATAGAATCTTGGGGCGTTCCACTTGAATCAGAATTACATCCAAATAATAAAATAGTATTTGAAGAATGTCCATTGAAAACAGGTCCCCTTACTATTGAATTAAATAATGAATTTCCACATATTAAAACACGGGAAGAAAAACAACATCCCGAAATAACAAAAAGTTTGAACGAATTAAATTCAATGTTGGATAATCAAAAATAATATGAGCACAGAAAGAAAAATAATTACAGTTATCGACCTGGCAAAAGATTTAGTTGAAAGGTTAGGCATTGAAGCAGCAATTGCGGAATTAAATAAACGTATCGCTGAATGGGAAGCTAAAAAAACAGGATTTGGTCCACATGATTTTCAAATTTTATGTAAAACTTCAGGTTTACAAACAGCGATACTTTTCATTCAGGAAAAATACTTAACGCAAAATCTTGCTATACCTTACAGGTTGCAAAAATATAAAGGTGTTGTTTCGGAAATTAAACGTTTATTTTCTGAATGGTTAAATCCAACCTACGGTAAAGAATTTCGTAGAATTTCGGAAGATCAAATGAAAGTTACTTTAATGTTTCTATCATGTTTCAAATCTGAACATTACCCAAGTCTATTTGGTTACTGTGAAAGAAGTTATACATTGGATGACGATAACTTTCAAAAATCAACAGTATTGGAAAATCCTTTCACAGTCGAATTTAAAAAATTTATTGCTAAACAAAACTTCAATGTCGAATTAACTGCAGGTATGATCAGTTTCATTGACTGTGTGATTGAAGAAACAGTTAGTGTTGACCCAATGAATCAAACAGCTTTTGATGTTAAGGAATATCAGATTTTAGAAACTTTAAATTACGACTTATTATAATGGTAAAAACAGCTTCTAAGAAACGGAAATCTAAAGACCCATTTATCCTTCATGTTGAAAAAGAAATGGATTGGAACAAAGCAAAAGTCACTGAATTAGTAAAAAATGTATTGACTATAAATATGGTCAAATGGGATTCAGATTTATTAAAGGATGATTGGACACGTGCATTTAATTATAAATGCCTTGCAGGTAGTAGTGTAAAATCAGCAATTCGTTCAGTAGTCAATAAATACTTCAAACAACATGAATTAAATTTCAATTTTACAGTTGTAGCTGACCTATCCAATAACAGAGGTGATATTTATCACGAATACACAATAATCTTTTTAAAATGAAAAATAATAAATGTCCATATTGCCAAGCAACTGTTGACCCAACTAAGTTCGATCAACATTTGGAAAGCTTAGGTTGTAGAATTGAAACTGAAATCAATTCCGATCCGACTTTACGTTTTAATTTACGCGAAGCCAAAATGGACTACCGAAATTTATCACATCAAGTTGATATTCAAATAGCAAATTTTAAAATTGCTTTACATCGTGCAATGCATCATAAATTTCCAACCTCTCATGGATTTGAATATCGTAAAATTGTTGTACATCCTACACCACCTATTGGTGAACGACATATATTTCCACCACATTCAGATATAAAATAATATAAACCAAAAACAAAAAACAAACAACATGAAAAAACAAATGCTGAGAATAGCAACAGTTGCCTTACTGGCAATATCCTTTTCATCCTGCAGTACAGAAACTGTCAAAGGAGGCGAAGAAGGTGTATTTATTAAACAACCCTATTTTTGGGGTAGTGATGGTGTCGATACGACAGACATTTTAACAGATGGTCGTGGAGTAAAATCGTGGACTACTGAATTTGAAAAATTCACAGTTACTCCTATTAATTACGAAGAAAAATTCGATAACATGGCGAGTAACGATAATACTCCTTTGGATTTTGAATCGCATTTGACTTTACAAATTTTACGCGGACGTTCACCACACCTGCTTAAATATTTCGGTAAAGAATGGTACGCAAATTCAGTGGCTCAGGTATATCGTGGAATGGTTCGTAAATATGTAAGTCGTTACACAGCTAACGGATTAATTTCTAACGATAGTATTATCGCATTGATCGATTTACAAATGCAAAATGAATTACAAGAAAAATTGGATAAAATGAAATTACCTGTAAAAGTAATTGTAGTAAATATTGGTAAGGCAGTTCCACCCGATGATGTATTACGTGAATCGGAAAGGACATCCGCACAGAAACAAGCCATCCTTACACAAAATGCTCGTAAAGATGCAGAGGATTCAAGGAAAGCTGCCGAAATTGCCAAAGCGAATGCGGATAAAGCTTATCGTGAGCAGATGGGATTTTCTAATGGGGAATACTTACGGTCACAGGAATTATTGAATCAGACACTGTTAATTCAATCCGGTAAAAACATGAATGTCAGTTTCTTCATTGGTAGTAATAACGCACAACCAGTAATCAACGCACGTTAATCATGAAAAACTTAATTTGTATTTTATTAATTACAGTTTTAATATCTTGCGGACCTAGTAAAGAAGAAATTGAACAGCGTGAAAAAGAAAAGGTCGAAGCAGCTGCAGCAGTAATCAAACCAAGTGAATATTTGAAAACAGTAGAAAGGACAAATGATTATATGATTCAAATATTAACAGTGGAAGGCAAAAAATTGGTTATTTATACAGATTTGCGCCGCGGAGTTGTAATGCAACCTTTATAAAATAAACTTCAAAAATATCAAAAGCCCATCAGTAGATGGGCTTTTTTAGCGTTTATAGAATACCTTGCAAATAATATATAAATAATATTATGAGCAAAGGTAGCATTTCATTAGTCCGCGCAAATCCCCTTTTAACATCAAATGTTAAATTGGTAGTTGACACCCAATATAATCTTTATTTAGAATCGTATAATTCAAACTCAGAATTGAGTGATAAACGATTCAAAAAATATCTGATCACTAATAATTCATTTTTAAGTCAACGAATTGCATCTTTTTACAAAGATATTCCTACGGATATTGCCTTTGAAGTGCGTAATTTGACTCAATCTGATGCAATTCAAATTGACTATGATAATCAATTTGATGATATTTATTATTCAGGTCCTCGTAACGTAGATGATACTCGATACACGGAAGAATTTCAATACAACACATCTTTAAAATTATGTCCTGCAAATTTACCTAAATACTTCTTTATTTTTCGTATTGACGGACCTGGTGTTGACGCATTACGTAATTTAGATAATTTAACAGGCTCCAATATCGATAATATAAAAACAGATTATATTCAAAAATTTAAAGTTTGTTCAGTTTTTGATTTGACACCTAAATCTAATTTAGGAAAATTATGGAAGAAAAACTATATCGATGATGATGTACTTCCAGTATCGCCTGTAGAATTTGTAATGAAAAAATTTGAATTTTCAAAATGGAAAGGATATGATTATTATACAGGTGGTAGTGTTGAAAAATCGTTTATGTTAGACGATTTTATGGCAAATCAAACAACTCACTTTGAATTTGAAAAATTTATTACTGAAGGTTTTAAAAAGAATGCTGTAATATGTAGTAATATTGCTAATGTTTCGTTTTTATTCGATGATACAAATGCTAGTGTATTTTATAAATTAGGTGGAATTGCAACAGATATTCATTACTATGAAACTGACTATCCTTTTATTACTGATTGGATTCGCCAAGGTAAAATAACTGGTAGTCAGTACAATAAAGTTTATGATTCACTTTCTAATAGTAGTTACTATACCTTTAATGAACATGTACCTTATCGTCGTAAATGGACAATTAATCGTTATACAGGTTTTTATGTAGATGATATAATTGCATTAGATCAAGTGTCACCTTACGTAACAGTACCTTTTAATATTGGTGCAGGAATCGTAATTGTGAATAATAAATTTGAAGATGGTTCATCTAATCCTAAAAGTCCTATTGTAGGTGTGTGGAATCCTAATTTACCTATCTATCTAAAAATTGCTAACAAGCATTATTTAATTGAACAACAAGGTGACGAATATTTATTAATTTCAGATCAATTGTTTAATGGTACTTTAGATAGTATTGTTACTGCAGCACAGAAAACTGTAAAGATAGTATATGAAAATATCAAATTTAATCCCGCGTTAGCAATTCAAGTTGATGTTCCTGTATATCGTAGCACGTTAAAATATATTGATGATACATATTATACTAATTTGCAAATTACTAATTATATGGCTAATTCAGTGTTAGTAATTAAAATTGCTGATCGTTACTATGCTTTAAAACAAGATGTTAAATTCAGTCAAACATATTATTATTTAGATACTGATGAATATATTACATGTGATAGTGAAACTTTATATCGTAAAATAGCATTCAACGATGCTGAAACATTATCGATGCAAGTTTTGAATAAAGACACTCAGATTTCTTATTTTGAAATATTATTATTACAATTTACAACAGTAGCAGATTTTGATTTTCAACGTACGAATACTCGTTATTCCCAAATTGAAAATGAAAAATCTAATGAAGTTCCGTATCAACGTAGTTTTATACATTTATTAGATGTAAAAGATACTTCAGTTCCTATTGATTTGTACTATGAAAAATATTATAATATTTGGTTAGATTCTGCAAATTTAAATGCTGCAGTTCCAAGTTATAGTCAATTGTTTTCAGGTACAAATCCTTATTTATTACCTTTAAATTCCGAATACGGAACAGGTGATTTATACATGTTTGGTAATGATAGTAAGTTGACAAAAATATGGGATGTAAATCAATCCATTGCTAAATGGGGTATTCATAAATCAATTAACAATTCAAGTTATCCTTACAAAATGAATAACAGTTTGGATGTTTCAGGTTTATTTAATTTCACGCCATCTATTTACGATGCAGTACCTAATTTACGTTCAATGAATTTAGATTATTTTTATAGCCGTGGTTCAATTGGTGAAAACGTAATCAATCGTACGTTACTTGTACACAGTCCTGATTTCTTTGATATTGAATATTATAAAAATCCTAATTCAAAATTAGATTTATTTGATTATTTCTTTAATATTCCATCACGATATACTTATGTTGATAATGGAGTAACAAAATTCCGTTATTACGAACATGAACGCATTTCTTATTTCAGTCAATCTGATTTAGTAAATGGACCTATGATCTTTCATAAAGGTTTATCTGCATATTTACAATATGTTGATACTGATAATCCTAACGTAGCAAAAACATACAAATATACACCTGCTGACGATTTACAAGATTATGGTTTTAGTATCTTGTTTAATACACGTTATACAGCGAATACTGCTTTACATGGTAAAGCAGGTATTGAAATTATTTTAAATAAGATTTACAAAAATCTATTAATTAATATTTACATGTATACTGATGGTTCATATTCTTGTGTTGATTATGCAAATCGTGATAATATTTACGCAATGACAAATTTAGTATTTAATACAGGTCAAATTGCTGTTACAGATACACCAACAGGAGAAAAAGTTTCAGAATTAACTACAAAATCAATCACATTAAAAAATCTTACTAATATTTTAAACGGTACGCATTTAACATATCCTGAATTTAGTCAAGGTATACAATATACTGTTGTAGAAACAGTGAAGACATATACAGTAGCAACCATTGGTGTAACATTACAAGGAGCACAAACTAAAATACAATTTACTGTGTCGGAAGATGTTGAATTTAAAGAAGGTGATTGGATTTATTTAACAAATACAGGTCAAGCTAATTTAGATAATAAAAATGTGCAGATTATTGAAAAATTAAATAATCGTACTTTTTCTTTTTACGAACAAGGAAATTATGTAGTAAATATAATTGCACCTACAACAACATTTACCAAAGAAAAATCAATTTTACCATTTAGATTAAGTGTAATTAATCCCGACGAAATCAAAGTTAATCCGAATGTGAATACAGTTGCAGGTGATATTTCCTGTCCAGTTACTCCTACAAATAAATTCAACATTGATACTGACATTGTCATTAATATTAATAATGAAGGTTCGGTACCTTATGTGTATGTAGATGATATTATATCGCGCCGTATAAAAATCAATCCTGAAAAAGAATTAATCTCTTATTCTGATATTGCAAAATTAAATTCAATTTTACGTTACAGTGGACATTATGACCCAATTGTTAATAATATCACTTTATTCAAACGTACAAATTTAATTAATTATAATACACATTTAGGTACAACAGCACCCTATTTTGTAGAATCAGTGTTAGTGAACGGATTTTATTATTTAGTATTGCACTTTAAAGAAAACGTTTCAACAAATGTATTAACTACTTATTTAACAGTAGGTGATATTTTCCAAGTTATGACGACAATAAGTAATATTGATATTTTTAAATTTAAAACAGGTGAAGTTACGAAAGTTGAACCGTCAACATATTTTAATATAGTAACACCTGGAACTAGTGGATATAAAGTTACTTTATCGAATCCGTATGTTACAAATCCATTATCAGGCATTACTTTTACAGCGAATCCTGCATTATCTGCACCTGCCGTGATTGATTATGCTTATAATTCATTTACTCAATTCTCAGTAAAATTATTCAGCAAGGTATATAAAAATGTTGAATTTGCTTATGACTATGCACATTTTGCAACTAATCGTCACATGATTATTAGCAAAGTATATGAAGGTGTAAATCCTTTAAAAACAAGTAACGAAGTATTTAAAACAACAAATAAATACCCAATGATTGATGAACATGGTGTAACTGAAGTGAGTCGTAACTTATTTAAAAGTAGTTGGGACCCTGAATTTTACTACAAAACTGTCAACAATAAATATAAATTAAAAACATAATGCGTAAAGATACAATCGTCAGAGATTATTCTCAATTATTTATTAATGGTGTCGTTAACATGCGTGAAAAAACTAACATGTTATGTGGCAAAATGATGGATGTTGAAGACGAAGTTAGAATTAGTTATAACTATACTGTAGATGATTTGACAAATATCAATACAGCATCTTCATCTCATAATGTAAGTTACAATTTCATTAAAGAAAAAGCTATTAAAAATTTAATGCTTGACCCATCTCAAACAACTATTGATAAATCAAATTTAACGAAATGGATTTTTGAATTAGATACAAAATATTTATTACGTGAATATTTATACAATGAAATATTCACAAATAATCCTCATTCAAGTTTTAGAGATATACGTGCAAATGATGTACAAGGTAGTAAAATCAGTAAATCATGTTATGATTATATTGATAAAAACGTATTGTCGCGTTATCGTTTAAAAGATTTCATTTTATGGACGACATATTTTGAACTTAAATTAGGTTCAGTTCCTGGTTCAGGTTCGAATGTATTAAATCCTGAAATTAAGTTATTATATCAAACACCTGTGTATTCATTTAATGCAATCCCAGCAATTGCTAATCCTGATACTCAACAAGAAACTGTTGCAATGAAACCTTACAATGATGGTTTAGTTGAAATATCCTATAAACAAAAGAAATCTTCACAGTATTATACCTTCATTTGGTATTACGATGCTGTGTTTGAAAAGATATAAACATTTACTTAAAATTGTCATATAATATCCTGTATGGCAAAAATTTCACGCTCCGAGTATAATGAATTGTTGATCGAACAGACTGACATGAAAAAAGCCGAATGGGCTGACGCAATCAAAAACATCGCTCCTTTAATTCGTACGAAAGACCCCAATGATATGACCGAGGCTTCTGCCTTAGGTTTAAGTTATCGTGTCAAATTGTTAGAAGATATTGGATTTTTTTTAAATGAATTAGTAGGTGAACAAAAAATTATCAAACAATTAAAACGTGATAAATTTTGTCTCTATGCAACAGGTTTAAATATCGACGGCACACGTCCTACAGGTGCAATCATGAATAATCCTTTAATTGGTCTTAGTAAATTAAATGGTAGTCAACGTGATATGATTATTAGTGGAGATTTAGCTGAGTACGAACATAGCCAAGAAATTCTTACAAACACAATTGAACAATTACGTGAATATATCAAGACGATTGATTCGTTCATGTTTGCAATAAAAAATCGTTTAGAGATTTTTCAAATCTTAAAATAATGAATACAGAATACAGAATAGACGGAAATAAAGTTTGGACATTTGAAGCATACAAACATGCATATTACGACTCTTTACCCGATGGTGGATTTGTAATGTTATGGGAAAAACTCCCGATCGTAGAAGTGTGTTACGACAGTACAGCAGATACTTTAAAACATATTAAAAAAGTAAATGAATATTTAATTGATGCAAGTCAAGAATTGTTAAATCGTGCAACGTGCCATGACAATAGTAAATTTTCAAATGTTGAAAAATTATTGTTTGATGAAATGACACCTAAACTTCAAACCTCTTCATACGGTACAGAAGAATATCAAGCAATGTTGATGCAATTAAAAGTTGCATTAGATCATCATTATGCAAAGAATACGCATCATCCCGAACATTTTACAAACGGTATTGACGGTATGAATTTATTCGATGTGGTGGAAATGTTATTGGATTGGAAAGCAAGTAGTGAAAGACATGATGATGGTGATATTTACAAATCAATTGAAATAAATAAAAAACGTTTCAAAATGAGTGAACAATTAGTGAATATTTATATCAATACAGCAAAATATTTATGGTCAAAATAAAAAAACAAATACTTATTGATTTTCAATTTACTCAACTACAAATTGATGAGTATAATAAATTAGTTGAAACTACAGGACCTAGATATGGTAAAATAGGAAAATGTGAAAGTGAAACAGGTATGATGAGTCACAATGAAATTTCTCATCAAGTGATGGAAATTCATCAATGCAATACAGGATTACCTAATTCATATTATATTTATATTTTACAATGGGATAATAAAGTAGGGATTGATTTAGATTATGGACGGTTTGAATTTGAACCTCGCATAGTAGATGGTAAAATTGTATCGTTTGATGCAATTCGTAAAAAGGCATATTAATTTTTAATGCAATTAAAATATTTAAAGGACCAAGAACGTGTTAAAATAATTCCTGAAACAAAAACAGAACTTCGAGGTATTAAACAATACCTCAATCGTCATGTCGATGGGTACATGCACACACCACGTTTTAAAATGAAATTGTGGGACGGACGTGAAACTGAATATCGTAGTGAAGATGACACGATACCTCTAGGTTTATGGAAAGAAGTTTTTAAATGTTGTGAAGATTTTGGGTACCCATTTAATTTTTTAAATAAAGATGAATTTCCTATTAACAGAGATGTTAAAAAGAAAGAATTTACAGAATTTATTGAAAATTTCTTTAAAGGTTTTACATTAAAAGGTAAGAACTTTGAAACTCGTGAATACCAATTGCGTTGTGCAATTAATATTCTTAAAAATCGTTATTGTAATATGCGAGTTGCAACATCAGGTGGTAAAACACTGATCTATGCAATGTACATGTTTTATTTATTATCCAAATATCCCAAATTTAAATTTCTTTTAATTGTACCTTCAACTACTTTAGTTACACAATTTTATGACGATATAATGTTATTCAATTGGGATAAAAAATTACATATCAATGCTCAGGAAGTATTTGCTGAAGGTAATAAACCTCGTACTACATTTCCTGATGAAGAACCTAATTTTGTAGTAGGAACGTATCAGTCATTGGTCATGCAAAAGAAAGAATACTTTAAAAAGTTTCATTCAGTTACAGTTGACGAAGGGCATAAAGCAAAAGCTAATTCCTATAGTAAAATATTAAAACATACAGTTAATAACGCAAAATATCGTTGGGGGATGTCAGGTACCTTTCCTGAAGATATTAGTTACGAAATGATGAAGATTATGTCAGTAACTGGACCTGTAGTTGATCGTGTTACTGCACGGGAATTAATTGATGCAGGTTATATTACAGATGTTCACATCAAAGGAGTATTAATGTATCATAATGATTACGAATTTGCAGATCGATTAGAAATTGTTGCAAGTAGAGATCGTAAAACATGTTATGACTTAGAATGTGAAAAATTACAACAATCAGAAGAACGATTGAATGTAATTAATAAAATTGTGAGTCAATGTAAATCAAATACATTAGTATTGTTTCATAACGAAGATTATGGAAATAAGATTTTTGAATATTTGCAAGAACGTAATCCTGATAAAGTATTTCACTTTATTAATGGAGGTGTAAGTAACAGAAAACGTACACCTATTAAAGCTGATATGGAAAATACAGATAAAGTTCGTGTATTAGTAGCCAGTTTTGGTACCTTATCCACAGGTGTTAGTATTGATGCGATCACGAATGTGGTATTTTGTCAGAGTTTCAAAAAAGAACAAGTCGTAATACAATCAATAGGACGTGCTTTAAGACTCTTAGAAGGTAAGACTAAGGCGTATATCTTTGATTTAGTGGATATATTCAATCAAGATAATTATAATAAACAAAAATACCGTCCTTTTCAAAATGTTTTATTTAATCATTGGAACAAGAGAATGAAAATATATACAGAAGAGGACTATAAGTTCGACTATTTAGAAGTACAATTAAAAGAAAGTCATCAAATATAATATGGAAGCAAAGAAAACATTTACAGTATCATATTTAATACCTATTGGTGAAAAATATTTACTCGATGAAAACGATCCTGATTCGTTTCATCAATTAACTCAGATTGAAAATACACAACATGATATAATTTATTATGAATCGTGGAAGTCTTATTTGAAAAAACTTGGCAATAGAGTACCCACAAAACAAGAATACAATAATTGGATATGTGGTCTACCGAACTAATACAAATATACGATCGTCATTTAGAAAAAGGATATGAATCAATTTTTAAATTGAGTCCTTACTACGAAAATCAGCAAGGTTTACGTCGTGCAAATTTGCCTTTTGAATATACTATTGCTGAACAAGAAGCAATGAAAAACAATACACATCCATTATATCGTTATGGTGGTACAATGAATCAGCATCATCATTTACACAATAATAATTATGTAGCTACTAAATTTTCTGTCTTAGATCGGAAATTATATGCTGCATTTATATTAGATTTTGTATGTAGATATGTAGATAGAACAATTGTTGTTGCAGGTGACGAAAAATTTTATAAAGTTTTTTTAGAAACTTATCGATTAGTTCCCATGTATATGAAACCTGGAATTAAGATATGCAATAAAGATTCAATGATTTTTGATAATGGGAATGCAGTATATTTTCGTCCTTATTCAGATAAAATAATTAGTGGAATAACACCCAACGTTTTAATTATGTTGAATTTTGATACCAATCGTTATCATTCACATTTGGAAAAAGTAATTTATCCTACAATGTTTGCACTTTCGAATCGTAAAGTTATTCTACATTCTGAAACAGATATTAATCCTAAGTTGTACGACATTAAGAAATTTACAAATTTGATTATTTAAACATATAATTGTAACATGCACCAGATAGATATGAATCACTTCGAATCAAATTGGACAGTAGAATATGAATGTATTAAACTTGTTACCAATTTAATGTTACTCAGTATGAATCGTAGTAATATGGAAAAAATATCAGAAGCTGATTTATCTTCTGAAACAATGCAATATATTAAATCTGAATACTTAGGTCATTGTTTGATTTTAGGTGAAAAAATCAAACACGAACTACATAAAAATTACCGTCTTAATTAATGAAGAACACATCTGATTACAAAATTACAAACATCGTAGCCGAATTTAAACAAAAATCAATCAAAGATAAAGATACATTCTTTAACCTTTTATTGCGTCTTAAACAAAGTTTAGAATTTAATTCCACAATTGATTGGTCAACTCTATACCAAGAAATGAGTGCTACATATAAAAATTATCGTCCTTTTTATGCTTCAGGTCGTTACACCGAAGAAAATATCGACCCTACAACATTTCCACCGAATGCCAGATTTGTATTTGGTAGTAATGATAAAGGTGAACATATTGGAGGTGCAGCAAAGTTTGCAGTAGATAATTTTGGTGCCATTTGGGGACAAAGTGAAGGTTTACAAGGTCAATCCTATGCAATACCTACATTATATTTTAATGACGATGATATTTTAGATAAATTAGATATTATTGACATTGAAGAATCTATCAAAAAATTAATTAATTGTGCATTAGACAATCTTGATTTAGAATTTCATGTCACAAAAATTGGATGTGGAATTGCTGGATTTGAAATTAAAGAAATCACATCATTATTTAAAGGAATGTTAATTCCTGAAAATGTAATTCTACCCAAAGAATTTGTTAATCCACAAATGTATGAAGAATATTTGTATAATGCTGAACGTAAAAAATTCTTCCATGTTATCAATCCCAATCACGTAATCGTTGCATCAGTTGATGAAGAAGATATTTGCATTCGTGACATTAAAATGGAAGATGTTGTGAGTCATTTAGGCGATGAATGTGTAACGTGCGAAAAAGATGATTTTTTATTAGCATCTGAACAAATTATTAAGAAACTTTATGGAGACAAAAAATAGACCTTTATTGATCATCCCACCTCAATTTTCTTCATTTGAAGAAATGTTCAATAGTCAACAGTACAAAGATTTTTTAGAATCGGAAGAAGTTGCTGATATTTATATTCAGCAATATACTGATCGTATGCAAGGTATTCCACAAACTAAAGATGAATATACTATTTTAGTAGGGAAGTGTAACGAACCTTCGATTTTAGAAAAATTTATTGTAACTCACGGCGGACAAAAAATTGGATAGTAATTTCATTTATCATTTACTATACATATAATTGTAAGTGCTTCAAATAGAAACTATATTAGAATTTGACCCACCTCACTTAATTAAAAAACATGAAGTGCAAGGTGAATGGAAGAAAACAGCCATTTGCAATGTAGGTGACGATATTGACCAATACTATTCTTGGTTTTTAAAGAAACGTTTTAATCTCAGTTTAATTAAACCGATGCGTGGCAGTCATATTACTATCATTAATGATAAGTTGTACGACGAGCAAAAATATCTGCAAGCCAAACAAATATTTAATGGTAAAAAAATAGTATTTGATTACGACCCTGCTGAAATACGTGGTGGTATTAATCCTAAAGGTGAAGGTTTTTGGTGGCTGAAAGTATATAATACTGACATCGAAGCAATTCGTGAATTTGCAGGTTTGAATCGCAAACCTTTTTTTAACTTACATTTAACTTTGGGTGCTGTTCAACAAGAATGGAAAAAAGGAATTAAAAATGGTCCGCCACCTTTAGAAGATATTCAAATACATCAATTACATTCGGAATATATTGTCCGTCAAATGATAAAATTCGGTTTATGAAAACAAAAGATAACTTTTTAGAAAATACTCCTGAAGCACTACACAATGTATTATTGAAGATTGAAAAACTTCCAAAAAGATATTGGATTTCACAAATCAATGATGGTGATGGTGTGTGCATGCGTGTAAAAATAGGTCGTGGAATGTTCGATGAATTACGTGTACATTCACCCCATGCTGCTAAATCATATTTAGTATCAGCTTATAAACAGATACAAACTGCAGGTAAGGGTGGAATATTAGAAATAATATTAATTGAAGACAATTGGACAGGTGAAAATATCGGTGTAATAGAATTATTTTAAAAACAAAACAAATAAAATGGACACAACAGTAAAAAGTATCGACCTTCGCAAGGGTGTTATTCAGCAAATCGCTGCAAATAAAAATATTGCTGGATTACGTGCACAAGTAGTACTTGTATTGGACCGTAGTGGTTCAATGGAGTCATTGTATAATTCAGGATTCGTTCAACGTTTATTAGAACGTTTAGTTCCTGTAGCAATGCAATTCGACGACAATGGTGAAATGGAAATGTACCTATTTCAAAACAATTGTGTAAAACACGATAAAAACATTAACGAAAAAAATGTTGACGGATTAATTAATCGTGAGATCACTGAACGTAAATACAGTTACGGTGGAACTGCATACGCACCACCAATTCAACAAATCGTAAAAGATTATGTTCGTCATGAAACAATCGAAAAGAAAGGTGGATTTTTTGGATTCGGTAAAACAACAACCAACACCAACATTACAAGTACTGACCCTGTGTATGTGATTTTTATCACTGACGGAGAAAACAGTGATCGTACAGCTGCAGAAAACGCAATTAAAGAAGCATCTAAATTTGGTATCTTCTTCCAATTCGTGGGAATTGGAAATGCAAAATTTGCATTCCTTGACCAATTAGATACAATGGAAGGACGTACTGTGGATAACGCAAATTTCTTTCAAGCAAATGATCTTGACAAATTAAGTGACGAAGATTTGTACGGACGTTTACTTGCTGAATTTCCTGAATGGGTGCAAAAAGCACGTCAACTTTCAATCATTAAATAAGTAATGTCAAAATTCATTCTTAATTCATTTGAAAAAAGTCTATTAATTGACTGGTTCAATGAAAAAAATAACGAAAAGTATTATGCTTCAACATCCACTGGTGATGTTGAAGCAATAGTCGATGAGTATGATGATGATGTTACAGTCTGTTTTGATGCTTTAGGTAAATATAAAACACAATTAGGTTATAGACTATCTACGACTATTTCTATTAAAGAAGAATATTTAACTGTAAAAGAATTTGAACATATTATTAATCGCCGTGTATCAGATAAAGGAAAACGGTTGTTACCACCAATAGTAAATCAGTCTATTGTTTTACACGATGCAGATAATTATAATCGTCTTGAAACAATTGCTGATGAATCAATCGTTGTGATTAAATACTTCAACAAACGTGAAGATTATTCAGAATTATTGTCAATGACAGTAGGTAAATATTATATTGCACGAAAACGAATTGGGAGTTCAGGTTTACAATACGAATTATTATCTCTTAATTCTTTTGAAAGAAAAGGTACAGGAATCATTGCAGTTAATGCTGATAAAAATCGTTTTCTTGAATTAAAAATAAAAGGATATGTAGGTAGAAATAATTTTAGTTCTGGAAACGATACTTTATTTCCTATTGTGCATGATATGTGTGACAATGTTATTTTGGATGTCTTTGAAGGTAAACTGATAAAATATGAAGCACAACCGTTGATATTATGCAGGTATCGTTTAGCAGAAGTATTAAATCAATTATCAGAAGTAAGATTAAAAGGAACCTTTTTCGTTGAGCATTTAATCAGAAAATTTAATGTAAGGACTGGATGTGCTACTGGTAGTAGTTATGAAGATCATTTACAAACGGAAAGAAATTTTGAATATTTACAACATCAGACACATCGGCAAACAAATCCACCAGCATATCCTATGATTATGATTAATCAGCGTGATGGTGAATATAACGTGAACTTAATTGTAGATGAATTTGAACGTGTACAAAAATTAGAATCAGCAATATTAAAAAATCATCCTAAACAAAATAACCATAAAACAGACTTACAATGTGGAATGGATTTAAACTTTTTATTAATTTAATCACTAAAAAAACAAAAACAATGTCAAAACTAATCGACATCCTGAAATCAAGTAAGGAAAACGGCGAAGCTAAACAATTAGATCGTCAAGCTAAACAAGCTAACATTAACACTCAACAAGAAATTTTGGACATCCAAAATCAAATTGAGCAATCTGATGCTAAAATCGAACAAGTAATTTTAGCAAATCCATTTTCTGCTTCTAAATTATACGAAGCCAGAATGAATAAGGAACTATTGGAACGTAAATTAAAAGCCGTCCAAAGTATCTTAGCAGAATTGTTTTAAGACGTTGCCAGGAAAGTAAACATACTTGCTTTCCTGGCATATAATTAACATGCAAAGAAACGAAAAGACGTTATGGGAAATATTACAAAATTATTTTTGTAAACAACCCAATAATTTATTTAAAGGTCAGGTAGGTATTTATCATTACATTTGGGCTACAGATACTATCCACGAAGATAGTCACGGAATGAAATATGACATTTACGCAAAAGTAAAAATCGCAGAAATTTATAAAGATTTAGTAGAAGTTGAAAGTGTTGATATAAAAATAAATGATTCTGCAAGTCAGGAAGTTATTAATATCATTAAAAACAATTTTCCTAAATATGTTAATCCTAAATACGTAAAATGGCAGTTAGAAAAACAAAGTTAAAAGAACCTGTTTCTTTCGAAAAAGAATATAAGAGAATCGGTAAAATCAATCTTAAAAAAGGTGTTACACCTGCTTTAGGTTTGTGTAAATTATTTGAAGAAGCTGGTGAACTTGCACAAGCCGTGAATGTACAGATTGGCATTAAAAATGGCGATCCGAAACTCATTGTTGCAAATGTGAAAGAAGAATGTGCTGACGCGATGCAAAACATTATGTCAATTGCGAATTTATTTAAGATTAAACCACAAGAACTTTTAGGTGAACTATTCCTTAAAAACGAAACGTGGGATAAAATAAAAAGAAAAGCTGACCCAAAAAAGGCGAAAGTGAAACATGATTAATATGAAACTGAAACTAATAATTGCTGTAGATAAAAACGGAGTAATGGGTGACAAAAATAAGTTGCCTTGGAAACTAAGTGACGATTTAAAGCAATTCAAACAAGAAACATCAAATTCACCTCTTATTATGGGGTCTAATACATTTAATTCACTTCCTGGTATATTACCTAATCGTGAACATATTGTATTGAGTCGTAACATGGAAGGTAATAAACACATGAGTGTTTTTACATCGATTAAAAATGCAATGGATTATTTAGCTGAAACTGAATATCAACATGCATTTGTAATTGGGGGCGCTAATGTTGTAAAGCAATTTGCGCATTTTAATATGTTTGATGAACTTATCATTACACATGTTAACTGTAAAATTAAGGGTGACACAATTTTAGATTTAGACGATGATTTAAAATTAGAAAATTGGGACATTTATCGTTCCACTGAATACAAAAAATCTGACAAGAATCAGTATGATTTTGTAGTTAATCGTTATGTTAAAAAGAAAAAACGTTTTTATTAATGAAAATTTCAGAATTAGAAAAAATATTAGCATTTGTACGTGAAAAACATGGAGATGTTGAAGTCTTGATTGAAGAATCAGGAATGGGTGGGTATGCAATGCATACAATTAATGTAAATGATCGCATTAATGAAATGGAATTAAGTTCATTAGACGAAAATGATGATGAAGATATAAAAAAGCAGTTATTCCCAAGTTGGGATGGTACAGAAGAAACCATTGATGATGTCCCATCTTTAAAGTATTTTGAAATTGGTATGGGTACTTTCTTATTTGCTACATAAAATGGAAAATTTACCTGAAGGAATGAAAGCTGATCGTGATAATATAGTTTATTACGATACTGAAAAAGAACAATTTTACATTATACAATGGGAAGATACTGGTAATGGTGATCGACCTACACGATATTATATTAATAAAAAATAAACAAAAATAACATGAGCTCACAAAAAGTACAAGCATCCCGTAATGGTTTAGGCCTGGGAACAATTCTTTTCTTAATTTTCTTAGTATTGAAATTAACTAATACTATTACATGGTCATGGTTATGGGTTACTGCACCTTTATGGATGCCAGTTGCGATAATCGTAGGTGTGATGATTGTTATTTTCATACTTGCCTTAATTTTCAATAAAAATTAATGCGATTGAAAAAAAGCATATAATTGTTATATGAAACAAAGTTTAGAACTTAGGATTGAAATCAGTGGTACGATTGAAGCTGATCTTGAAAATCGTAAATTAGATTTACTGACGGGAATTGCAAAAGCACTTAAAGAAGTTCAAAGTAATTCTCGTCAATATGACGGAAGTGGTAGAGTTACTATCAAAAGTTCCTTTGCGTCTAATCTTGATTTGTTTAAAGAATTACCTAATAGTTTACAAAACGAAAACGAAAATTAAATATGGGAAGCTGGTCAGTATACTGTGGCATCAGTCAAATTGCTATCACCTCAGGACATAAATGTGTCCTATTACCGTTAAATCCACAAAAGTATCAGCATTATACTTATCAAACTCATTTACCTGCTACGCTTCCAATTTTTGGTACGTATGACGATTACGGTGGATTAGAAGATATTGAAAAAGATGCGAATACAAAATTAATCGAAGAACATTTCAAATGTTCCATTGAAGATTTTTGCCAATTTTTTACAAGAGGTTGCATCCGTGATGATGAAGATGATTTCCCGAAACAATTAAAGGAAGTTAAAGAAATGGAAAATTGGCAGTTCATGTTCATTGATCGCCAAGTATATGATTTCATGACAAGTCACGTAGATAAAAATACTAAAGGTGATCATGATTTTGGTAGAAAAGAAATTCTAACTTTATTAGGATTTGAATTTGTTCGTGAAGATGTTACGAAGAAAGGTAATAAATGTTACGACCCAACACGTTATAAATACATTTGGAAATATGGAGAGAAAGAATTTCAAAGTGATGGGTCATATTTACATTGTGGTAAAGAATTAATTTATAACTTTAAACATTTATTGAATTTAATCCCTGATTTTCCAGAAGATAAAAAATGGATAGGTGAAAAAGCAGGTCATCAAATTTGGGAATATTTAAAACCTAAAACGCAACAAGAAAAATTATCCTATATCCTAACAGGAGAACATTATTCAAGTATGGGTAGTTTTCTAGATGATTTTACTGACGAACAAATAGAACAACTTTTAAAAGTTTCAGATGATGAAACTGTAAGTCCTGACCAAGTTGCAGCAATAAAAAGAACTATTGAAAAAACTAAAAAGAAAAATAGTAGTTTGCAGAAAAAGTATTTAGCTGATATTAAAACATTCGGTCAATATTTATCTGATTTAGTTTCGATGTTACAGAATTTTCATCCGATGTCAGGACATTTTGCACCTTATGTTAATTATCTAACTCCTCAATGTGGTGAGCATCGTATGCATCAAACAATTTTAGAAAAGTTTGCGGAAATCAATAAAACATATATTGAAGAATACGAAGAGGACGATGAAGAATAATTTTCAAAGTAAAAAAATTATTCATATAATTGTAAAACAAAAATAAACTTTTTAATATATAACCATATAACTAATATGAAAAATGTAACAGTTAATACAAGTTCGCGGTCGGCATCCTCAAGACGCCGTAGTAAATTTCTATTGCCTGGACTTATAAGTTAAATACATTGACATTGTTTTTTTAACTCCAGGTAATTTAATTTATCTGGAGTTTTTTATTGTTGTAAAATTGGAAGGTAGCGTACAAGGTGTACATCCCGCCTTGAAAGCGGGCGCGGTCTAACGACAGGGTTCGATTCCTATATCTTCCGCATTTGGTCCTTTAGTTTAATGGACAGAGCATGGGGATTCTACCCCCAGAGTGAGGGTTCGATTCCTTCAAGGACTACCAAATAAATAAGGAAGATCGACTCATCAGGCGATGGGAGTAGTTTGCTAAACTATCTGTGCATGAATTTGCACACGGGTCGGGACCGTGGTTTTCCTCTGCCTCTGTAGCTCAATTGGATTAGAGCACTCGCCTACGAAGCGAGAGGTTGCGCGTTCGAATCGCGTCAGAGGTACAGGAATATAATATGAGTTCGAGTCTCAGCAACGGAGATAGCTACCGTTAGAAGCATTTATGGTGATGCAGTTCCACTATGCCTTCATAGTTCAATGGATTAGAATGTCGCGCTTCGGACGCGATGATGTGGGTTCGAATCCTACTGAGGGTACTTTAAATTATTATGAAATTGCAGTAGGGAAATAAGTAACATTAATAATAATTGTTATTGAAGCACTATTCCAAGCAGTTACTGCTCCCACATACAATGTAGATGTACCTGTAGAATATCTTGCCGATAACGCACCTTCAACTGCTGAAACATTTGCATTCCCTGCTACAGCAATTGTTGCTAAATGTTCTGTTCCTCCATTTGTGGAACCTAATTTAATTCCACCTGTAACTACGTTAGCAGTATTATTTCTAATTACTACTGAATCGAAATTATGATTTGGCGAAAAAGTAAATGATGTTGCAGCTGTAATACCTTTACATATTAATACTTCTTTTTGTCCTGTTAAAATTCTCATAATACCTCTTAATAAGGTTACACTTCCAGAATATAAATTATTAATATTAGTATTAACCATTGCTAAAATAGTATTTCCTAAGGTTGTACATGTAAAATTAATAGAATTAGGAAAATTACAAGAAATAATAGTATATGATTGCTGAGGTTGTGTTACAGTTGTATCAGTAAAAACAAATTGATTAATAGTCGTATTAGTTAAACGGAAAGAATTATTATCCTTTGCATCACTTCTATTAATTGTTAAATATTGTAATTCAGATGAAGTTACAGCTACCTGTGGTGAATAAAATGTATATTGTTGTCCTGAAGTTACAGTACTGATATTACCAGTATCAGCAAAAATTGAACCTGTACCGGCAATACGAAATGCAATTACGCCTGCTGCGGCAATATTTCCACAGTTTCCTGATACAGAAATAATATTAACAGTATTATATGCATGTGCAATATTTGTACGCGTTGTTAAATTTCCTACAGTATTAACGTTTGTTATACTAATTGTTCCACCTGTTTCAGTTTGGAATAATTCTTCATCGTAATTTCCACTTCTACCTCTAGTTACAGTAACTGCACCCACACTACAATTAATTGCATTACCTGTTATTACAACTTCACCTGCTAAACTTCCTGTATTGCTAGGGTCATTAATAGAACAATTTATATTTCCAATTGATGCTGATGTAATATTTAAACGTACTGAACCTGACATTTGAGTTCCAGTAACAGTTCCTGTATATTGATTATCAATAGTACCTATTGTAACATGTTTCAATGTACAAGTATAACTAATTTGATCAATTAAATAACCGTCACCATCATATATGTAATTTGTATAACCTACACTGTAACCATTTCCTATTGAATTAGTACCAATAATGTTTCCTAAAACTGATTCTTGGCTATTTTTACCTATAATTTGAATGTTATGATTAAAATTAGATGTAAGTATCAAATTACCTGTATTTGCAGCTGTAGTTTCAGCAACATAAATAGTAACAGTTCCCCCCCATTTAATTGTTGCATTGTATTTGCACGATTATATGCAGCTTGGAAAGTCGAAAAAATGTTTTGACTTGGACCACCGTTTTTAGCAGCTACAAAGGGGTCTTGAATATAGACAGAATTAGTTGTTATCATAATGATTTATATATTAATTTACATTTCCTAAATCACGTGATTTAAGAGGTTGTACGACTGATGTATCTATTTTTTCGTTCTTAATCGATTTGGGTTCTGCTAAAGGTTGTTCATACAAATTAGGAAATTTTGCAGGTTCAATTGGTGCTTGACGATCTTCTTTATTGACATTATCCTTTTCAGGGTCAATTTTATTTTCGTTCTTTACAATATTATCGTAAAGATTTTTTAAAGATGATGAATCACCTTTTTTGTTAAAGTCGGAGTATAAGTTATCGATTGACATAATGTTTAAAGTTTAATATTTTTAAAGGGGCAATTGCAAGTTGTGATGTAGGTACATTACTAATAATACTTTTACGTAAAGCAGCATTCAAGATAATAACCATTTTTTTATCTTTCAACCATTCTAAGTCTTTTTTATTTTTAATAACACGACATAAAAAATTGTTGTAATAGATTTTTATAAAATCATTTGTCCAATGACATTTTAAATTTAATATTTTATTAGGGTCAACAAACCAACCGTGACCTACAGCACCTAAATTATAATGATTATCACCATTACTGCCTAAGTGAATATTTGTTTCAATTCTGTTTTTGTATTTACCTTTTTCGTCAGTATACGCTTCTAATACATCAATTTCAGGTGGCCATGAATTAGAACTTGAAATCCATACGGCGGGCCATAAACCAACACCTAAGGGCAATTTAATATTCCATTCAAAAATACCATGACCATAATCATAATATGAAGTACATAATCCAACACCGTGGGGAATTGTGATGGGTTCTTGATTTTCTAATAAAGTTTTACCATCTTTATCCATGTATGTTGTTACAGTTTTTGGATTATCTGTAATTGATAAATTTAAACCATCACGTAAATATACTCCTTTCGGATCGTACCATTGTTGTAAATCGTTTGGATGATAATCTCCCCATGCTTGGGACTTACGATAAAATTCATCTAATTCAATTTCTGTCATGGTTGTAAAATCTTCAAAATTAGTTTCTACAAAAGAATCTGGAATTGAAAAAATGCCTTGTTTTTGACGAAAAACATGGTATAAAATCCAAATTTTGATGTTAATTAATTTATTAATTACTTTATCCTTCATAAATTATATATTAAACTTTCGATAGTAGTGCTTATATAATAAGTATGGCTAAAAAATCAACAATTAAAAAACCAGCACCTTCTAAACAAGAACTGGCGAAATCAGCAGTTAAATCTGCAGCAGCAAAAAGAGCTGCAATCACTAAAAAACTTAAAAAAGAAAGTGAAGTCATTTTAAATGATGAAAAAATCAAAGATTTATTGGATTCAATTGCTCAAATGACAGTGGATTTAGATTTGGTTACACATCAACGCAATTTATTAGAACTTGATATATCAGCTTATATGTTAACTAATAACGATTTACGTAAAGAAGTTGAAAACTTACGTCGTGAAAAATTACATTGGGAAAGTACATGTAGTGATTTTCAACTTGAACTAGAAACACAAAAAGCTATGTTTCAAAATATTAGTAAAATGGCTGATGATGCGACTAAACAAAATGAAAATTTAACTTCGATGTATTCGGATTCAATTACTATCAATTCTAGTTTACGTGAATCATTACAAAATCAACAAAACGAAATTGAAAATAATAAGATCAACTTTAGCCGATTGCAAAATGCATTTGACCGTGAAAAAAGTATATTAACTGCTATACAAGATAAACAAAATAATGTTTGGTATAAGAGACTTTATAAGTGGTTCGATAGTGGAAAATCTTTAGGTCCTAGACCTTAAGCATCTATTTGAGCTAATACTAAAATATTATTTTGAAACCATTCGGAGCACTTATTTTTTATAAGTGCTTTGTTTGTGTTATATAGATCGCGAAAATATTGAACTAAACGTTCAGCTGAAGTTTCGATAATGTCAGGACGATATTCTGAAATAACACCAATCATTTGTAAATCTGTTTCGTTATCAGTAGGATAATCTAAAAAGGTATAAATACTTGTTTTATAATCATGATCAGAATTAGTAACATCAATTTCGTTATTTTCTGCAATACTCATTATCGGTTTTTTAATTAAAGTACCTTTTTGTTTTTTAGCAGATTTACGATGATGTTTCATATTACTCTTACTTTGAATTTGTAACCCAAATTCTTTTTTAGGTACAATACCTAATTTAGTTGAACCATATTTTACAGGTGTTGCTAAATCGCCACTTCCCATACTTCCAATTTGACCAGGTACACCACTCATCCCAGGATTAACTACTGCTCCCATCCCACCACCAGCACCCGCATTTGAAGCATCTTCTTTAATTGCTAAGGATTCTGCAAATTGCAGCATATCAGGTTCATTTGCTAAGCGATTAATTAAACCACCAATTTGCAGCTTTAGACTGGGTTCATGAACCTTACATCGTACAATGAATTGATCTTTAATACAATCTTGAAAGATGTTTATTGGTAATTTAAGGGTACGATACGTGTAATAATTCTTAGAAGGTGCTTCGTTATATTTCAAACGAACCTTGACTGAATCACCTTCTACTGATAAAACATCAAAATACCACTTATTATTAATAAATAATTGATCATTTGTTTGGATTACATAACTGCTTGTCATATTATTATATATTATTCTAAATGCATATAATTGTTATGTAACACATACAAAATGGCAGCAAAAGGGTTAATAATAGGTGACGTTATCATAGCTTTGGTGAATGATAAAAAGAATTACGGCAGATATTTAAATGAAGTTGCAAAATTTGGTTTATTAACAATTGACGAAGAAGTCGAATATTTTCAAAAATTTCGCGCCGGTGAAACTAAGTATTACAATAAAATTGCAGAACGCAATTTACGATTTGTAATATCTGTTGCCAAAAAATTTCAGAATGTTGTAGCGTTTACAACTGCATTAACATTAGAAGACTTAATCAGTGAAGGTAATTTAGGACTATGTGAAGCAATTCATAGATACGATGAAACTCGTGGGTTTAAATTCATTTCTTTTGCAGTACATTATATTCGTTCATATATCAATACTGCTATTTATCGACATTTACGAACCATTAGAATGCCGCAAAATCGTCAAGTTGTATTATATAAGTTGACAAAATTAGAAAACGAATTACAACAAGAATATCACATTGATGAAATTCCTACTGAATTATTACAACAATACGCAGTTGAAAAAAATATAGAATCAGCTTCCATGATTTCGGATATTAAAAAATTTACTAATTCAGGCACTAGTTTAGATGCATCAAATAGTAATGAAATATGTTTGAAAGACATGATTGAGGATGTTTCAATTGAAGGACCTTTTAGCACTTTATTAAATAAAGAAAAAGCTGATTATCTGAAAAGTATTTTAGATAAAATACCTGAACGCGTTGCTGAATATATTACATTGCACTACGGTTTAAATAATCAACCTGCATTAGAAATAAAAGAAATTGCGAAAATTCATAACGTAGGCAACGAAGTTGTTCGTTTTCAAATTAGGAGATGGACTGCAAAAATGTATCGTCCAAATGTAGAAGATTATAAACAATACAACTAAACAACAATACAACTAAAATGAAAACATACATTTTCGGTAATAAAGAAATTTTCAATAAAATATACGAACAATTCTTTGCAATGCGTATCTTTCATCGTACTGATGAACATGGTCAAATTTTAATGAAATTTGCAACCAAAGGAATTGAAAAGGAATTAATGAAAATGAATTTCATCAAGGAACAATTAACAGAATTTAAAGAAATTAAAAAAGATGAAAAATAGAATTGTAATTATATTACGTGGAGTACCAGGAAACGGCAAAACGACTTTTGCAAAATTTTTAGAATTTATTTGTGACATCAGTGATATGACTTTCACTTTGTGTTGTGCAGATGAATGGTTTGAAGATGAAAAAGGTAACTATAACTTCAAAATGGAAGAACTGGGTAAAGCACACGCCTGGTGTAAAAATCAATTTAAAACATCATTGGATGGTTTAGTTGATGTTATTGTAGTTGCGAATACTAATGTTCGTACTGACGATGTAAAAATGTATCGTAATTTAGCGATTGAAGCTGATTATCGTGTTTTTGTATTGACAGTTGAAAATTGGCACGAAGGTATCGATGTACATAACGTACCGAACGATGTAAAAGAAAAAATGAAAAAAACTTTGTTATCAACAATTCGTCTGTAATGCTTACAACTAAACAAATAATTGCGCATTTACAAGCTGATTTTTCTGCAAAAGAATTAGAAGCTATTGAGCTTATCATTGAAAAAATTGATGATTTCTTACTGAACAATTGTAATTATAGATATTGTACAATACGTACGGATATTTTGCATCCTATTTTAAATGAATTTGAAGTTTATTTAAATAGATACCATAAAATAAAAGAATATGTGTGCGGACAATATCAAGCATTAGGTTGGACAATTAAATTAGAAGAAAATTATATTTCATTTGAAATCAAACAGTAAATCAGAAAAAGAAGCAAAATTACATATTTTAAAAGGTTCGCAATTAGAACATGATAAAATATGGAAAGATTTTAGTTACATCTATGGACCTGATAGTCCTCGAACAGTAGCTATACAAAACGAAAGAAATAAACTAACTGATGAAATCAATCAATTATTAAAAGAATTACAATGACAACAGTAGAATTATTACAACAAAGTTTAATAGGTAAAAAATTACGCCACACAAATCAATGGCATCGTGAAGTTGTATTGACAGTTGAAAGTATTAAATCCAATTCATATACTAGACAAATTACTCCAGATACTCGTGAAAACGATTGGTATGGTGAAACATCAACATCATATTGGTACGATGTTACTTTTAATGATGGTTCAGTTGTAAAGTTTGATATAAACGCTAAATGGGATATTGTAGAATAAAAATAAAAACACAAATATGAAACAAATTTTAATTTATTGGTTTTGGTACTGGAAGTATCGTTACCATATTTGGAAAGATCGTAACAATTACGCTAAAAAATATCCTAATCATACAAACGTTGCATTTTATGATGCAATGCGTTGGGCATTGGATATACATCATAACGTACGTCAAAGATATGACAAAATTTATCCCTATTTCTTTCACTTGAATGAAGTAAGTAAAGTTGCTATTATGTTTCGACATTTAGTAAATGGTAATCCTTTGACTTTTTTAATTGCATTGTTTCACGATGTAATTGAAGATGCAAGGTTGACTTATAACGATGTGAAAGATGCATGGGGAAAAGAAGTTGCAGATGGTGTATATGCATGTACTGAATTAAGGGGTAGAAACAGAAGTGAACGTCATGGTCCTGAATATTTTAAGGAATTAAAATTAAATATGTTAGGACGTTTTGTAAAGATATGTGATGTGATTGCTAATATGGAACGTGGATTAAAAACAGGTTCTTCAATGTTAGATAAATATGTGAAGGAATATCCTCACTTTAAAGAAGAACTTTATTGTGAAGAATATAAAACAATGTTCACGTATATTGAAGAAGTAATCATCAAAAAATATCACGAAAAGAAAGCTGCAAAATAATATGGAAGAAAAATTTATCCCTAAATCATTAGACGAAGCAGTCGAGTATTTAGTAAAACAAAACGACGAAAAAACATTAGCTGAAATCAAAAGCATGAATGAAAGACAATTCATGTCAGCAGTTCATCACGGTATGGGAACTGCAATTCGCAATGAATGGAATCTATGGTGGCATGGAATTAAAGGCATCGAAGGTGTTCCTAAAGAAAAACCTGAACTGATTGCTGAATTTGAAAAGTTAGGTATTCTGCATGGTGACGATATTTCAGGAATAATTTTAACTTCGACTTATCGACAAATTAAAGGTTTAGATCGTGATTTACAAAATCAAATTAAAGAATATCACGATCATTGGAAAGAAAACGGTTTTGCGGATGGTATTTTCAGAACAAATTAAACAGAACTTTATAACTTATAGTCACGAAATTATTCAAGGGTATGACTTTGGTAATTTTCGTGGCTATTTTCTATCATTGAAACGTTTGGATTCTTATGAACTTATCAAAGAATTATACAAACTTAAAGATGAAGATGAAACATACATTATCGCATTATTAGATTTAATTTGTCAATTAAAAGAAATTACAGATTTAGATGTTTTATTGATACCTGTTGAAAGTTACTATCGGCAAAATCAAATCACTCGTAAAATGGCACTCAGCTGTTTTAAATACTGGGAAGATAAAGTTGCTTTATTTTTTCTGTATCAATTACTTCCTGATTCAGCAGAATATGTTGAATCTTATCGAGTTGCAGTATTATACAATTTACAACAAAAACTTGATATAACTCATTGGTAATCAACTAGTTATAAATAAATTTCTTTTTGCAAATATAATTAGTTATATTTGTTCTACACAAACTTTACTTTATGACAAGAATTACTCAAGGCGCTTCTGTACGTCTGAATTTAGAAAATTTGTTCGAAATTCGTGAAAAATTTATTGGTGATCGATACAATAAAATTTTACAGAAAGTTGATGAAAAGCAACTCAAAAAAGAATTAACATTTCTTACTTACGAAAGTCCAGCTTACATTGATAATGTAAGACATGAATTATGTCGTGTTAGAGGTTTACAACTTTGCGACGACCAAGGTCGTAAATTCGACATCTGTGATTTATTAATTCCTGAAGCATCCTTAATTATAATTCAACAACAATATCAACATAAATAAAACCAAATAACATGACAGCAACTACAAAAAATTGTCCCAGCACAATTCAAATGCATCAAGATGTAACCAATTTGATTTTTGAAGCGAAAAAATTCGAAAATAAAAATCCTGATCTTGCTAAACAGAAATATGAAGAAGCGTTTTCACTTGCAAAAGAAGCAGCACAACTTTTAAAACAAGAAGTAAATGCTGAACCAATTCGTTCAGAACTTTACTACAGTGCTAGTTGTTTAGCTTTAAAATTACGTAACAACAGAGAAGCATTTGAATTGGCAGTTGAAGGTAAAAGGTTTTGTCAAAGTTCACCTTTGTTAGAAGAACTTGAAGAATTACGAATTAAAGCACAATTTTAATGAAAAAGTTTTTGCAAATATTAAGTTCAATAATGTTGATCTTAAATCCAACTTGTGGTTTAATGATTGTTGCAAGTATTATACATAGTTGTAAAACAGGAACATATTGGTGGATTATCGCGATAGCATTTTCGTTTGTTATTGTGTATTTTGTTTTAAAATTCAATGCTTATATGTATCGTGATGAAAACAAAAAACGATACACTGAATATTTGAAATGGAAAGCAAAATTCAGTTTAACACACGATTTAATACAAGAATATTGTACTGATTATGGCGGTGCTGATTATCAATTATGGCGGAATAAATTAACTGGTAAATACATAGAAATATAATGAATATACATTTTACAGATAAAGACTTCTTTGAAGATTTAAAAGCTGCAACTCTCGCTAAAGTAAGAGTAGGTTCTCATTTATATGGGACTAATAACGAAAATTCTGATGAAGATTTTCTGTATATTTATGCTACATCTAAAGCAGAATTAGGCAGTGTATTTTCAACGAATCATCAATTACAATACAAAGAAAACAATATTGATCATAATTTTGTTTCGTTACATCAATTCATTAAGAATTGTATTAACGGTGATAGTCCCATTAATTTTGAAGTAATTCAATCAGATGAATTAGTGGGAAGCGATGTAGAATTTTTAACAGTACATCAGGATTATTTTCGCACCTATGCAATTATTCGTAGCTATAATGGTTTGGTAAAACGCGACATCAAACATTACAATAAAGCAACTACGGATTATGAAAAACGTAAACGATTAGGTCATATTGTTCGTGGCATATTGTATACACATTTGTTATTGGATAATAACTTTAATTTCAAACAAGCAAATTTATCCTTTATCCAAACACAGCAAAAATATGCTGAATTAGACCTCGACCCAAGAATTGTGAATCCTGAACTACAACGTTTAAATTCCATTGCTGAAGAACAGCGTAAATTGCTGAATGAAAAATTAGACAACGGCACGTTGGGTTATGCAAAAACAATGGATGTTAAAGGTGGTGTGATAATTACCCAGGATTTACAGCATCTAATGAACTCTTTATTCTTTCAGGTAAAACAGGACAAGTTAAAGAATTTCGATCTGTCTTATTTCATAAAAGCCTTCGAAAACTGGGTCCAATATTAAATTTTAAAGCATATAATTGTATCATGTTAAGAATTAAAGACTGTAAACCTGAAGTAGGCACTTTTGGAAGTGCTGAAGAATTTCCAGTATTGGAATGTATTATCGATCAAGTTAAATTATTAGAAGTGAAACATCGAATTGCTGTATGTCGGACTTTAAATAAAGTAAATGATCTTGTCGCATTATGTAACAAAATACCTAATGTGCAATTTCGGATGAATGTGAAACGTAAATTTGAAAAAGAATTACGTGAATCTATTCGTAAGGATTTCAGTTCGATTAATAATAAAATGGCAACTCACATGGAAAACTTTGTGCATGCAAAGTTCAATAGCCGTGACGAATTAAAACAACATATTCAAGATTTGAAAAACGATAAATTACGGCAACAGAAACAATCCGCAATTAAAGATGTAAAGTTACCTAAATTTTACATTTTTGGTAGTAAATCTTCACAAGATTACGATGTGATTTGTTTTCCTGAGGCTTTACTTAGTATTGCATATAACGCACAACTTTGTAAAAATACGAATATGTATTGGAAGATTTGTTTGAACGTGAATCGATGCCTAAAAAGAAAATCAATGTGAATTTAGGTTTTGTGATTGATAATAGTATCGGTCATGTTCATAAAGGAACATTTGATGAAGTACATAATAGTGTAATGTGTACATATAAAAATCATAAACAGTTTCACCCATTAACATTACAACACTATTATATTCGTGGTGGTGGTGAAAATCAATATACTCATTTAAAAATCAAACGTTGTTTAAGATTTATATTATCTTTCTTTTCTCGTGTTCCTGAATTACGCCCATTTGTTAAACCAGCACTTAAAGGTAACATAAATATGAGATTAGATGCTTTGTGTAAAATTGATTTAACAAAACATATAAATTTTGAAGGTAAGAAAGAAAAGGTGGAAGATATTTATAAAGTGTTAGCCTTTCAATTAGCACAGACACATTTATTAATTCAACGTACTGAAATCTTTTCTAAAGAAGAAGCAATTAATCATTGCCCAGAATTTACACATGCTTTAAAACGTGAACCTTTAACTTTTTATGATTTGGAAGCATTACAGGAATCATTAACAATGTTGATTGTTAATACAAAAAATTTAATTCCTAAAATGGAGTCATTAGATGAACCCATTTTCAATACATAAGGTTATTACGTTAAAATTAAAAGGACAGCTTATTTGCTGTCCTTTTCAGTTATATATCGAATTTACCTTCTAAATCTCTTGCTAAAATAATGTTTTCAATTAATTGGGGTAAAATTATTTCCGTCACACCCAATACATACACATAAAAATCATATTCTTCAATAGCGTTGAAAGGTAATGCAGCTGGTTGGACGGGTGCAGCAGGTTCAATTGGTGGATTTCCAATTGGAGGTTCGTTTGAATTATATTCAGTTAATAAAATATTATATGTAATCATATTTTGATTATAGATTGCTAATAAATTATTGTAATTATCAATCAATTTTTTAGCAGCTACAAACTGTGTAGTTTCTTGAGTTGTTAATAATCTACCTGTTGGTAAAATTACTAATGAATCAGAAGCTGTTAATGCGCGTTGATAACTAACAATACGCGCATTATTAACTTTGTTGTTGTTTACATCGTAGTGTTCAATTGTACACATAATTACAATTTTACGTTGGCTTTGTAACCAATAAAAATCATAAGTTAATTTACGTTGTAAATCTGTAATAGGGCAATTTGATATTGTGATCATAATTTTAGTTGTAGTAGTTTTTTATATTTTTATATATTCCTGTGCGTGTATTTATTTTATTTGTATCATAACAAATAGTTTCTTGTAAATAACCAATTAAACGATATCCTGCAGATTCACCATATAAATTAGTAATTAAAAATTCATTTACAGAACCCGGACCTATTTGAAACATCCCTGAAACAATACCATTAACAGCATTGCTGATTACAGTATTACTTCTGTGTATTTCAAGTACGTTAGGAATATTTAATGATATACTACCAGGACCTTGTGCAAAAGTACCTAGACTGCCAGTAAGTGTACTATTGTACCCATGATATAATGTACCACTTCCATTTACTTGATATATTCCATAATTATTTCCACCACCACCCAACCATTCAGTACCTGTTGTATTGAATTGTACCACACCAATTAAACTATAATCTTTTAAAAAATTTGTTAAAGGTGTTTCTAAATATTTACTGTTAGTGTCACTATATATTGCCGGTTTGTTATTTCGAGTAATTAATACACCAGCGTTAACTATTTGTGGTTGATTTGCATTAACAATTTGTGTAGCATCTAAACCACTTTCAGATTGATCGTACCATGTTACAACATAAGCACTATTATTTCCTACAAATGTCATAAGACTTGTAGTATCTAAATCTCCTTTCCAATCAAAACCAATATCTATTTCCGCATCATCGTTACTTCGTCTTACACGTAAGCAATAACCACGATATTTACTTCTTAATTTTCTTACTGAGTAAGCCATTTTTGCGTTACGTTCTTGATCTAATATAAAAGGATTTGAAACCTTAACAGCATTATAAAATGGATATGTTAAACCAACACCACCATTATATAAAGACAAAACATCAGCAGAGGATAAAATACGATTCCAAAAACCTACTTCATCCATGTTACCAGTTAAATTAGAACCAATAAATAAATCGTTTACACTAGCATTGATTGTTGTAGGCATTGTAGGTAAATGTAAACCTAAAGGTTGTTCAGTAACACATTGAACAGCATCAATATAAATTTTTAATTTATTAATATCTAAAGCTTCCGTACCATCATACGTCACAACAATGTGACTCCATTTACCTGGCGTCATGGTACGTGTAACATTACGAGTATAATGATAATCAGCCCCACTTGATTCATAAATATATACACCAACACCATATTGATATGAACCATCGTATCGAATTTGGAAACAGTTCAATTTATAAATCCAATATGGAAAAAATAAATCAGGAGATTTTGCCCAAAATGCAATTGATAATTTATTTATACCTGAAAGTTCTGGCATTGCACCTACGTTGATATTACTACTTGGAGTATATTGTGCAGCTTGGTCTATCTTGCCACTCACATAAGATATAGAAGTATCTGTTCCATTATTGCTTCCTACAACATCATTTGAATTATTTTGCATAGGATAATATGAAAATAAACTGTTTGTAAATGCTGCAGAATTTTGCATTAATACTCTTTGTTCAGCGTCATTTCGGAATCCTTCTATATTTAAACCAATACCATTATTGTATAAATCAATTGTATCATTGATACTTAATTGTCGTTCCCAGATACTAAATTCGTCAATTGTCCCAATCATTGTTGATATAGCTTCAAAAGCTCCACTAATTCCTAAACAACCAATAGAGCTATATGACGTAGGAGTATCATTTAAAGTATTTAACCATTTGCCATGATTAACTCCTAATAAAACTATTAACTTGCATAATTTCCCATTAACAGTTAATTGATATTGACTACCATTACTTGACCAAGTAACATAGTACCATGTATTTAACAATATAGGAGTATCGTTGTCGTACATTTGACAAAAATTTGCAAATGAATTATCACGATATGTGATAGCAAGACGTGCAGTATTGGGACCTGACCCTATATTGTTTCTAACTTCGTACGAAAAAATACTTGAATCACCAAAACCATAATTAAAAATTCGGTTTGCAGCATTGTAACCTGTTAAATAAATCCATGCACCTATCGTACCTGTAGAAGAATTACTTAAACTTCCTGGAATATACATACGTGAAGTTGTACCGTTGAATTGTGCACCATTATTTATTTTACCAACAACATGAGAAATATCTATACTAGTCATGTCAGATGTATTGACATAATCATCACCATTTGTATCTAATTTATAATGGTGTGCTATATTAGGCGCTATATTATTTCCGTTTTTTAAAATCATTTTATACTAGTGCTATTCTTATCCATTCATCATTTTCGACACAGATAAATAAATAATCAGCATCATAATGTTTTTGTGATTGAAAAGTATTTGTAATTGCAGGTCCTGTGTACACTTTACTTGTCCAATTACCTGTGTCTTCTAAATTTGCACGAGTTGTAGTATCACTAATCCAATCATTGATTAATAATTTTGATGCACTTTGTACACCGCTACTGTTTGATTCTACAATTCTATTACCTGTACCTGATTGATCAGTAACTTGTAAGTCACCTACTACTTCTAATGTATGACCTGTATTAAAGTTAGAATCACCAATACGGCTTTTACCATTTGCTACAATACCTGATTGTTCAATAAATACTCCATATTTATTTGTTCCTGCTAATGCTCCACGAATATATAATCCTGCAGATACACCATACATAAAATAATCTGTAGTCCCACCACCATAACCAATACCTAATGAAAGTCCACTACCATCATTTACATGTATAGTAGATTGTCCCGCTAAATTATAAGAATTGCTTGTTGCAGCAAAAGCAGCACCGATTGTAGTACGCGTTACTGTTACTTTAATATCATTTTTAAAATCAGCTGTAAATCCATTAATATCTAATTTTTCAGCACCACTAATAAATATTTTTGCATTATTCTGAGTTGCTTGAAAATAAGTTTGATAACTACCAACTAAACAATTCGATCCATTCATCGAAATGAAAGCCTCTTCGTTCGGAGCACTGTATATCAAACCGCTGCCAGGAAATCTTAAACCACCAACTTCAAATAAATAATTATTACTTGTATGAAGTGTTGAAATTTGACCAATTCTTAAACCAGTAGCATCTAATCTTGTGCCGTAATTTGTTCCTGTATTGCCTGTTTGATTATAGATAACAGATGCTCCTAAATGTAATGGTAAATTGAAACCTAAACCAGCTTGTATATAAATTGTATCGACTAATGGGATGGAGGTTGCCACAAAAATACCTGCAGCTGTACTACCGTATTTTGCAATGACCCCTAAATTACTATTATCTTGTCCAAATATTACACCCGCAATTCCACTTATATCAGTATTTTGAATACCAATAATATTATTACCTGTTGATGTACCTATAGCAAGTTTTCCTAGTAAAAAATTACTTGTAAAAGTAATTGCTTGTGGATTGATTTTAAAGATACCGTCATAAATAACTTGATTAGTACCACTTAATAAATTACTACCATTACCAATACCTACTTGATATTGATTTAATGCTGCAGAAGAAGGAATTGCTTGTGTACTTAAAGTTCCTGTATTATCTGCAACAACCATACGTGTACCTGTTCCTGCTAACGTATTAACGTTGACACCAGAACTTGCAACTAAAAATATGTTAGCTGCTGAATCTAAATATAAATTACCTGTGGATTTAATACCACCGAATGAAGGAAAAACTAATTGATCGGTTCTACCTCCACTTAAATTTTCAAAATAGCTACTTAATACTTGAAATACTTTCGTATTTGTAGTATGTAATGTATTTAATAAATCAATTCTGAAACCTGTTTTATCAGTACGGGTACCATATTCAGTACCAATTATTGTAGGTAAATTATAAATTGCACCATTTGAATTTGTTGAAACAACAATATCCATTGCTGAATTATCATTAGTTGCATTATATAATTGTAAACTTAAATTTAAAGGAATAGAAGAACCTGTGTAATTACTTGCACCATTATTATAAGAAACTAAACCTTTTTCACCACTAAAGGCTTGAAAATAAGTTTTAATCACACCATTACTTGAAATATTTGTTAAGCGTAAATTAGTTTGTAACGAAGCTAAAGTAGTTGAAAGACGAAATGTTTCAGCATAAGCAGGTCGGAAAATAATGTTAGATGTACCATTATTACTTGATGAAATGTACAAGTCATTTTCACCTTCGATACGTGAAGGACCATTCAGATTTTCACCAAAATCAAGTGACAAACCATTTTTAAGAACTAAACGACCAGATTTAATTCTCATGACTTCTGTACCTGCTAAACTAAATTGAAAATTACCAGAAATATCACTTGTTCGATCAATTGTAAGAATGCTTAAATTATTTCGTAATGTAAAACTACCAAATGCACTTCCATCAATTCCAATACCTACAGTACTAACATAACCTAATTTTAAATAACCAATCTCGATATAATTATCTGTACCTGGAGTTCCTAAACCATTTCCTGTATGTGTAAAACCATCGTTACTTGCAACACCAGTACCTGTACCAAAAACAACTTGTGTGTTTGGGATAACTAAAGTTGCAGCAGTAATATCAGTTAAATATGCAATTGTTTGGCGAGTTAATGAAGTTGTTTGTGTAAAATATAAACGATCAGTTAAAAATTCTAAGTTACCTGCTAAAATATTACCTGCTGTTGTTAATGCACCTGATGTTAATCGAATAGCTGATGATGAAGTACTACCTGCAGCAAGATGTAAATTTGCAGTAGGTGAAATATCAGCACCAATATAAAGTTTTCCTAAAATACGATGATCAGCTGCAGAATATTTAATGATATTATTTTGAATATCAATAAAGTGATTCGTTAAATTATTTAATTTTAAAGTACCCGCATCGCCTTGAATATAACTTTGTGACCCAGTAGTACCAATTTTGGTTAAATTTATTGATAAATAACCTAAAACATCATTATAGAATAGATTTAATGATCTTTTTACATTTGTTGCACCCTGATATAAGATAGGACCAGCAATATCGGATCGAAGTTGTTTAATATTCACCATTACATAACTATATATTAAAAAATCGTAATTTTAGCCCAGAATTTTCAAGATTCAAAAGAAATGCTTATATTTACATCCTATTTCAAACATCCGAAAAAAGGCATATAATTGTCTTAAATCGTTTAACTTAAAAACAATTTAACATGAAAAACAAAAAATTCAACAAGATCACAAAAACGATCATTGCTGATTTACTGTCGTGGTCGTCAAAAGCAAATGGCATTCCTAAACAGGAAATCATTGATGAGATTTTTAAAGGTCTCACACGCGGTTCTTTAAAGAAAAAAGGTGAAGAAGTTACAGAACACACTTACATCGATAAAGGCAATGAATCTCGCTTTACTGTCGACTTTGCCGCAAAAACAATTAATAACGATGATAAAATTCTTTATGAATTTATCATTCCAGGTGAACCTGTAAAAACACCGAAAGCTGATAAAGCACCTAAAGCTGATAAAGCACCTAAAGCTGATAAAGCTGCTAAAACATCCAAAACTGAACCCGTAATTGCAACCAAAACAAAATCCACAAAAAGTATGGAACAACAACGCCAGGACGTAAAAGACTTCCTTGATACCAATTTCGCAATTGAATTTTCCGAAGAAGGAAAAATTAAAAAATTCCAATTGCTGAACAAAGAAGATAAACAAATGGGAGTTGATATGATTCTGGGTGGAATTATCCTTTGCGTGATCAATAACGTAAAAGATATTGACGATCCGAACAAAGCAGTTCGTTTGTGGCTGAAAGGTTTACAATCACCTGAACCGGTAACTGCAACTGCGACTGCGACACCAGCAGCTGATGTAACTGAAAAATCACCTTCACCACGTAAAGTCGCCGAAGGTGTTGCAGCAAAGAAAAAAGCTAAACGCAGTAAAAAATAATTTTATGGCTTACGAACAAGATTTGATCAAAAAGATTGAAGCAGGTATCGGAGCTGTAAAAGGAAAACGGAAATCACCACAGGAGGCAAAACTTGCCTCCTTTTTTTCTGCCTTAAAGCCGATGAATTTACCAATGCATGATGATCTTATCAAGCAATATAAACTTGCTTGTGAGATATATAATTCTAAATAATTAGACATGGCAAATACTACTCACATGATATTACCTTTAATGGTTGGAATATCTAACAACAGTCAAATGACAAATGAATTGGCTGTCATTCTAGCCAATAAATTGGATGCAGCAGAAATGAAAAAATTAGAGTTGTGGTTGTTGCATGCCAAACAAATAAAAAATTCTGAAACACAACAATTAAAAAACAAATCTCGTTTTTAAATTACGTTTAAAATTCATATAATTGTAACATATTAAAATCGCATGACAATTCGATTTTAAGTGGGTATAACGTAAATACCTGGAACCAGAACCTGATATTGTGCAATAATCAAAAAGGTACAAGAACGTAAGTAGTTTTTAGCACGCTCATACGTTTTTACATTCTCAAGGCCTTTTACTTTTTAAATTCTGTGCGAGTATTCATTCCTAAAGGCAAAAACAATCTTTTTATTTCCAACGAAATTATTACTGAAAACACTTACATTGCTTTCTTTGGTTTTTCTATTATGGGTTGGGAAATAATTTTCTATGAAGGGATGCCTCCCGAAGGATTGAATCGTGAAGATATTATTGTAGGTTTTATCACGCAAGTCAAAAAAGGATTAAGCAATCTAGGTATTGAACCACCCACAGAAATTGATTATCCTGAAGAAATTCAATCGTATTTAGGTCGTAAAGTTTGGCAAGATACTTTGCATCATATTTACACAGATAATTCGACGTGGCCCGTATTTGTAAAACCTGTTAAAGGAAAACAATTTGACGGAAAATTAATTACTTCTTTAAAAGATTTAGTGGGCTTAGGTTCACAAGAAGATCGTAAAATTTGGTGTAGTGAACCTGTGAAATTTCTTTCTGAATATCGTTGTTTTGTACGTTATGGAAAATTAGTAGATGCACGAAGATACAAAGGCGATTTTCGTTTAGTTCCTAATTTTAATGTTGTTGAACAGTGTATTAAAGATTATACGTCCCAACCTGTATCTTTTACTTTAGATTTTGGCGTGACAGAACAGGGTCATACTACTTTAATTGAAGTTAATGATGGTTATGCAATGGGAGCGTATGGAATGTCACCTACTGATTATGCCAAAATGATTTCAGCACGTTGGAGTCAATTAACTGATACACCTGACTATTGTATATTTTAAGATGAAAGATTATCAAAAAGTACACGAAGATTATTTACATTATACTTCTCAAGTTGAAAAGTTAGAAAAACAATTATCGAATCCTGGTTTTTTATCTAAAGCTAAACCAGATATGATTGCTGCTTCTAAACAAAAATTACATGATTTTACTTTAAAATTAAATTCATTACCTACAGCATTCAAAGCATGTATTATGCAACATACTACTTTATGTGATGATATGTGGATTGAATTTATGATTCAACATGAACGTGAAATTGATTATTTAATTGAACGTGATATTACAATTGAACAATGTAATTTTGATGATGATTATTTTAAGCGTGTTTATGCACCAATTAATACTAACGATATATTTTTGTTAGTGCACTATTTAAACTATTTACATTCTTAATGTAAAATGCATACAATTGTTGTATGTTACAGATACAACAATATTTGCGTACTCACAGTTTAGAAAAAACTGTCGAAACTTTCAAATTAATTCACAAAGTTAAAGGTGATCTGAATATGTTTAAATACAATCAGATCGAATCCAACTATGCATTAGAAGAAGTGCAAGAATCTCGTGGGTTGATTTTAGATGCAGCTAACGATTGGGCAGTTGTATGTTATACATTTCATAAATTTTTTAATACACAAGAAGGCTTTGCTCATCCAATCGATTGGAATAACTGTAAAGTGTATAAAAAAGAAGATGGGTCAATTTTGCAAATGTATCATTACAATAACGAATGGCACGTTGCGACTTCAGGAACCATTGATGCAGATACTTATTCTAATGATGGTTTAATTTCCTTCAAGGATTTATTTTGGAAAACTGTTTCTATTCATTACAAAATGACTAAAGAAGAATTTACAAACGAATTCAACACAAATTATTGTTATGCGTTTGAATTGTGTACTCCTTTCAATTTAGTCATTACGCAACACAAATCTTATCGTTTAATTTTCTTAGGTTTGCGTAACAAATTAACTTTACAAGAAGAAGTAATTGAACAAGAAGAATTTAATTGGTTACAAATACCTGAAACATTTGATCTTAAAAATGTAGATGATGTAATTAATTCTTTACAAGGTAAAGATTGGCAAGACGAAGGTTATGTTGTATGCGATATAAATTTTAATCGTCAGAAAATTAAAAATCCTGCGTATGTTGCTGTACATCATTTGAAAGGTAACTTAGGTGCACATCACGTTATGCAAGTTATTAAAGATAATGACTTGGATGAATTTTTTATTTATTGTCCAGAACGTAAAGATGAAGTTACTCAATTAAAAATAGGTTACGATAAATTATTATGGGCGATTGAAAGTCAATATAAAACTTTTTTAAAAAATGGTGAATACGAATCTGATAAAGATTTTGCATTAGATGTGCAAGCAAAAATCGCACGCCATTTTCAAGGAGTCATGTATAGTGTACGTAAAGGTAAAACTACTTTTAAAGAATGGCTATATAAATACGACAATAAAGAATTGTATTTATTACTTACACCCGAAAGTAAATCAGAAATATAGTAAATTTAACTTGTTCACTATCAATAAGATAGCTAAAAATCCTGAATTTTTACAGTTCAGGATTTTTTATTTACACAAAAATTGTTTAATTATGTAGTGTTCAATCAATAAAAAGTAATAACATGTCAACTGAATTTAATAAACAAACAATAGTTGAACGGATCAGAAAGATTATGGAATCTGCTGGTCGTACTGAAGCTGAAATGTTAACAGCTCAGAATTTGTGTCAAAAATTGATGATGCGATATAATATCGACAAAAGCGATGTATTTGTTTCGGATGGTGATATTGGAATATCGGAAGTTGAAAATACATTTGAAGGTCACGAAACAAGATATTGGACTTGGGATTTACTTTGTCGTATTGGTTCACCTTATAATGTAGAAATTGTCCGAACTGAAAAACGTCGACCTGTTATGGAAAACGAAAGACTTGTGGGTTACGAAAAATACGAAATTTACAGGTTGGTGGGTAGTAAAGAAGATCGCGAAATTGTGCAAAGTATTTTTACAAATATTTTACCTGTTATTCGTGCATCCAGAAAATTACGTTGGAAAGAATATCAAAAACGTATTCCTAAAAAAGAACAAACAAAACCTGCAACATTTGCAAAATCATATTTTACTGGTTACGGTGTAGGCTTATATGACAAATTAAAAGCTGAACGTGATGAATTTCTACGCGACATGGAGGACGAAACAAGTACTTCCAATTCTGAAACAAACGAAGAAAATTTAGGACTTGATGGTAAATTAAGTTTGGACGAAGCAATTCAAAATATTAACAACAGTGTTCTTAAAGGTGGTTTAGTTGTATCAGAGAAAAAGCTGCTTAATACTGCCCAACAAAAATGGGAAATGATCGTTGCTCGTAAAAAACAATTAGTCGACGATTTTATGAAAACACAATTTGCGAAAGCAACTGAAGAAAACGATCGTAAAAGTAAAAAACAAAGTTTAGATGCATACGAATCAGGTTATGTTGATGGTAAACACAGGTATCATGGTCATCAATTAGATTCTGCAGAAAACAGCGAAACTGAAGATAGTAACAACTTAAAAACAGAATAATATGCATTTTTTAGATTTAATTATTTACATCGTATTGGCAATTATCATTTGGTATGTTATTTTACCACGTGATTACACAGAAGAAATAGGTGCTTTATTAGGTATTAGATTTATGATTTGGTACACAATCGCATACGTTATAATATTTGTATTTTGTGGTATTAATTGGATAGATTTTCCGTGGTCAATATCTTTTCAGAACTTTTTTAAATGGTAGATATTGTTTCATATAAAAATATAATTTTTGTAAAGGATGCAAAACCACCTGAACAACTTACAGATGTTTATAAAATATTTTATAAACGAAATGCTTTAGTCGATGGTCACATTGGCACTGTACGGTGGAACCATTTACCTACTTATAACAACAACAATAAAATTCGAGGATATACGTTTTTTGGTCGACCTGGGATAGGTTTAACAGCAATCGTATTAGGTGAAATAATTGAATTTATTAATGCATTAAATAAAAAATAACCAGTCCTTAGGGACGACAACATATAATCCAAATATAAATTAAAAATAAAAACATGGCAAAAAAAGCAAAATCAACCGCAAAGTTATACGCTCGTGGTTGTCGTATTCTTTATTCAGCAATTACCGATGATGGTAAATTCATTACAGACGCCGAAGAAATTCTTCGTAAAGCTCGCGCAAGCAAAGCTGTCTTAAATGAAATGATCAAAATGGGAATGTTGAAAAAAGACGGCAATGCAGTGTACAAAATCGGGAACTTTACACCTAAAGATGTTGAAACTAAAATCTTCAACAGTTTGGTGAGTTCTAACACTGTGAAAGCAATCGCTAAAAAAGTAAAACCTGTCAAGGTTGTTGCTAAACCTGCGAAGAAAAAAGCAATGAAAAAAGTTGCTAAGAAAACTCGCAAAGCAGCACATGGACCGACGGCAACAGTACGTGCACCGAAAAAAACAGCACGCACAAAAGGTAACACTCAGGAATCGTATTCAGATGCAATTGAATCGATCCGTAAATTGACAAAAAGTCCTAAGCAATTAGCACTTAACGAACTTTCGAAGAAATTCAAAGTAAGTAGTCATTTGCCTGTAGCTTTAATGAATTTACATTTGTTAACGAATCCTAAAGGTAATCGTAAATTAATTCAATGGAACGGTGGAACTGAAAGTTCTAATCATCTTGCGATTAAAGTTATCAATTACATCAGTGATCGTTACTACAAAAAGAAAGCGAACAAATCGAAACCGAAAAACAATACAACTGTAAAACCTAAAACACCTGCAACAAAATCCAATGTATTGGAAGAACTTGCACTTGAATGGCAAGGTCGTGGTCGCCACGATATCGCGTTACAGTTGTTACGTAAAAAATAAAACATAAAAGCCTGGGTTAATTCCCAGGCTTTTTAAATTTGAAACTCATGGACAAAAATTATAAAATACATTATTGGTATCAAGAATTGAAATCACATATTGAATGTGTAAATGCATCTCAATACAAAACAATATTAATTACCGGTCCTCATTTTTATCAAGTTGTTACACGCGTAAATAATTTGACAACTAAATTATGGATGGAACATGTTAATGTGATTTTAAAAGCCAATAAACAGGTTAAAATCGAACAAATTCGACGAGTGGAATGGTTAACAATGCAAAAAAGATACCGTCGGGAATTTCAGCAAAAGATCGAGGATAAGATACTTGAATTTCAACAAAAGGCTGACACCAAAAATGAAAAATAATATTCCATATTATTTTTATAATGAGTGTCAAAAATGCGATACTTGCGACGAAGCGATGTTGCAGTACAGTGGACCTCATATTAAATTAATATGTAATGAATGTGGTGCATATATTAAGTTTGCATCACCTAAACAAATTCCTTCATTAAAAGAATTAAAAAGTAAAATATCTGAATTACTTAATGATGATTTACTTAAAGTTGAAATTATGAAATTTTTCATTGACTTTAAAAAACATCCTGAAGGTTCCAAACAAGAATTTAAAGAATATTGGAGGCTATATATACATTCACGTAGTAAATCTATCTAATTGACTATCAATAAGTTACATTAAATCTGAACATTTTAACATGTTCAGATTTTTCTATGTCAAATAAATTGATTAATTATGTAGTAACAAATAATTACTATGAAAACACCAAAACAGCTTGAAGTTCAAAAATTAATAGATGTTTTTATTGAAGAAGAAAAAACAAAAATTGATTCACTGTGTCAACTTTTAGTTGAAATTAAAACAAATGGCTATGCCGAATTAGTCAATGCTGGTAATACTCATGGTGATAATATGGATATGCGTAGTTATGCAATAATCATAAGTAATCGTATCAGTAATATTTTTGAATGTTTACGCCAACAAGATTTTAAAAAATATCAATATTATCATTACGATATTTATGATAAATACTTTAAAAATAACACTACCTGGAAAGATATTTTACCACGTTAAAAATAAAAATTATGCCAACCAAAATAAATTTAAATATCCCTTTCGATGAAATCGAAGCACCAAAAAAAGGTGAACGTTGGCGTCGTCGTGGTCTAAAAATAGATCACGCTTCACCTTGGACAATTGCAAAACGTGTCATTAAAAAATATACTAACAAAAGTTTTGGTGATGCATTTTCTGAATTTTGCGAAAAAGTACCTAAATTCATGCAATATACGTTTTTGGAATATTTCCAAAATTACGAAGCACATGGTTGGAGAGGTTATCGTGGTAATGATTACATCATTGACAAAAACAATATCATTCGTTCGTTGAAAGATTACAACAAATATAAAGGACCGTACAAATTTGTTTCCATCGATGCTGAATACGAAACAATCTATGTGAATCGTATTACAGGCGCTGTATGGAAAGAAAGAACTGACGATGAAAAGAAAAATAAGTTTCGTCTTGAACCATGGAGTTGGATGAATAAAAATCCTAAAAATGCACGTGAAAATTGGGACAAAACTGTTTACATTGTTAAAGGTTATGAAATGATCTTTAAAAGCAAAAAGGACCCTTTATTTGTTCGACTTAAAGCTGAAAAGGAAAAAATCCGTAAAGCAATGAAACGTGCTACTAAAAAACAAAACATTAAAGATTGGGATGCTACACTGAAATTTTATTCTGATAAAATGGAAGACAAGTTGGAAAAATCTGAAATGAAAGCAATTGAACTTGCGAAAAAAGAACAAGCAGAAAATCTGGTGAAAATCATCAGTCACGGGTTTGACCCATTAACATCATTTAGAACACCTGCCAAAGGTTTTTCAGGAGGAGGTAAATAATGTATACAAACGAAACAGTAAAAAGCAAAGATGTTAGTTTTTATTATGTGAATGATAAAGGCGACATGATTTATTCCAACAGTGGATGCAGTATTATTGGTTTTTCTTCCAAACAAGAAACACCTGATTGGAATCATCTTAAAAATTTAAATGACTCATGGACACAAAAATAACAGTATTAGAAAATGTAAGTGATCTTGACGCACCACTTACTGCGTATTTACGAAAATTACAAAATGTTAACGTTACAGTTGTTTATTCAATACAAAGTAAAAGTCAAGAAAAACAAATTGAAATACATCAAGCACTTTCCAATTGCGAAATGTTGTGTGTATGTTCAACATTTGCAAATCAAGATCAACTTGCACAATTTGTAAAATTAATACCATTTTATCCCAATATTAAAGAAGTTAGGATAATGTATTTATATAGTAAACCCAACGCAGGTGACAATCGTTCATTTTTATTCAAATTAAATTTGGATATTGAAAAAGAAGTATATAAAGGAATATTAGAATTATTAGAAAAAATAAAAATAGTTGAAGTTTTTCAGATCGGTTTAATTACTCAAAAACAAGAATATTTCGATAAAATTGAATATTACTTTGACGAAGTTGAATTGTATTACATTCCTAAAAAAGATTTAATCTGGCATGTTCGTCCACCTTACATAGTATTAGATGGTGAAGAAAATTATTTACAACAAGTTCCTACAAAAGTTGTTACTGTTACCAAACATACAGAAACTGATTTAACAACATTACCAGGTTTGTATATAAAACCAATTGATTTACCAATTTTGAAACCTGCGATGGAAGAATTTCGTGCAATGGTTGATAATCAAATAGAATCGTGTAAACAGCAAAATTTTGGTGATTCAGAAAGTTTAATAGCTGAAAAAGAAGAATGGTTAAACCTTTTAGACAAATATAAATTATGATTAAAGGAAAAGCAAAAGTAAATGGTTGGAAATTTTATTTCAAACTACATTCACGGAAGGATAACGATCCGACTAAAGTCGAATTTCATATCACACCTGTATTAACTCACTTTGCTGTGAAACATCCTTCAGGTTGTGCAAAAGGTGGAGGTTTAGCATTAGAATGGGGTTACTGGGCAATTTCAATAGGAATGTTTTATTTCGATCATGTAACATATAGGTTGGGTCGTTATTCAATTAAAGAAGCAATCGCATATTTACGCAAAACTGTAAAAACTTTTAAAGATTTACAGTCAAACATTATGACTTCAGAAGAAACAATTGAAGTAGGTCGCGAATTAGACAATATTGCAGGTTCAGTAGAAATTATGAGATTTAACCAAATAAAACAAAACTAATGAAAGAACAAATCGCACAATATCGCAAAGCTTTGAAGTATCAAAAGTTAGCACTTTTAATTTCAAGCGCATTCATGATCGGAATGTTAATTTTATTAAGTTTTCCGTATCGTGTAACTTATGAAATTAATTCTGCCTTTTTTCTGGTAATTGTAGGTTGTTATTTATATGAAGGAGGTTTAAGACTAAAATTATCTCTTGCAGTATTTTTTACAAGGAGTTAACATGGCATGGATATTACTCAATGAAAAATTTTCTGATACTTTTATTGCCTTTTCTGCAATGAGTATCTTTATTGGTGCTATATTTTATTGTGCGTGGTTAGAACAAAAATATCGTGCAATCAAAGGTTTTATCAAACGGCACGGCAAATACTCTTAAATTCAGTTTTAAATAGTAATTAAAAGGCTTATAATTGTAATATATTATAAGCCTTTTTAGCATGTGTTTCAAAGTAAAAGAAAATTTCAAAACTCGGCAACAAGCCCGTGAATATCAACCCAAAGTAGCTACGAAAAACATTCGTGTGTGGAAATTTCTTGAGCATGTATACGATAATGGTGCTTTGAAACTTTTCTCTCCATATTATTTTATGGAATATAAACAACGAAAAACATTCACATCCAAATTAGTTAAAAGTATCGATCGTTGGTCTTCTTTTAGTCCATGGGAAATCAAAATTAATCGAGGTTTACATGCTTATACATATAATCGCGAATCGACTTTTGGTTATTTTGTATATGAAATGTATGTACCCAAAGGTGCACTTTATTATACTGATGGTAAAGAAATCGTTGCGACAGCATTAGTTTTTAAACAATTACGTAAAAGATAAATACAACTAGTATGGGACGTAGAATTGTAGTGGGTGACCTTCATGGTGCACATCTTGCTTTTTTACAATGTTTAGAACGTTGTAAATTCGATTATGAAAATGATCAATTAATTTTAATTGGTGATATAGTTGACGGATGGGCGTATGTGTATGAATTAGTTGAAGAAATCATCAAAATTAAAAATCTAATTGCTATTAAAGGTAATCACGATGATTGGTTTATTGATTTTTTGAAAGACGGTTACTCTATGCATCCTAATATGTGGACCCAAGGTGGTGAAGGTACGTTAAAATCGTATATCCGTTATTCTGGCCATTCAATGGAAATTGTAAGGGGTTATAATGAACAACGACGTAGAGTTGAAGTAATACGGTGTAATACCAATTTTACGAACGAATTTGTGCCTCAATCTCATAAAGATTTTTTCCATAGTATGAAATTACATTGGACAGATCATAAAAATAATTTCTTTGTACATGGCGGTTTTGATCGGGAACAATATATTGATTATTTAACTGTGTTTGATCCGCGTGATTTTTATTGGAATCGTAAATTATGGGAACAAGCAAAATCTCATCACGGTTATGAAGGTAGTCGTTTTAGAATAGCAGAAGATTTTAAAAGAATCTTTATTGGTCATACTTGTACATTAGCTTGGGACACAGATCAACCGATGTGTGCTGATGATCGTATTTGGAATGTCGATACAGGTGCAGGTTGGAAAGGAAAATTAACTTTCATGGATGTTGATACTTATGAGTATTGGCAAAGTGATAATGTTTTAGAATTGTACAAGGAAGATGGAAGAGAAAATTAAAAGGACGTGGCATTACATACAAAAACCACAACAGCATGACATAAAATGTACAAAATGTGGAGGTACTAATTTAGATTGGAGTGAATTTGCAAAACATGTTTGGTGTTATGATTGCAAAATAGATTTCGATAATTATGTGTCAGTATTGGATGGACCCTTTCCGATAACTGTAGGTGCTCTGTTAGGAATTTCAACAGATCGATTTTTAATGGACGAAAAAATGATTGAACATTACGATTTTCAGAAAAAAGAATACGTAAAAATGACAATCGAAGAATACGGAAGAATTGGTGATTAAAAGAATATGCTAAAAATAAGTTTTGATTTTGATTGTACGTTGGGTGAAACAATTATCCAAAAAGTTGCTAAAATGATGTTAGCACATCCTGAGGATTGCGAAATTTATATAGTAACTGCTCGAATTAAAGGTGAAGGTAATTGGGATTTATGGAGTGTAGCTAAACGATTAAATATTCCTAATGAACGGATATTTTTTACGGAAGGCGCTTATAAATGGAACACAATCAATCGATTAGAAATTGATATTCATTTTGACGATGTACCTGAAGAATGTGAATTGATTGCAACACGAACAGCATGTTTACCTATATTGTTATGGGATGAATATTGTAAAGGTTCAGTTAAAGAAGAAAATTTTGGCAAAGAAATTTATTAAAAATAAAAAAACAAAAATATGAAAATAGTTATCTCGAATCCTTTTGGTGGAATTGGTTATTTATTAGCTGCACTTGCGACAGCAATTGTAGGAATGGAAATACACCATAATGTATTTTACGCAATTGTCAATTTTTTCATGTGGCCTTTTGCATGGATTTATTGGTTAATTACACATCACGTGACAATGTCAATTATTAAATCAGCATTTTCATTTTTCTTTCAATAATGTTATGACACATAAACAAGAATTTAAACAATTCAAAACAATTTGTGGGTGGACTGAAGAAGAAATTTTACAAGGGAAATGTGAGTCATCAATTAAATTATTATATAAAGATGTTTTAGGTAAAACTACCCAAGCTGATCAAATTCAAATTGTAATTGAATCTTTATTGTTATATAACAATGTTGATTTTATTCCACAGTCAGAACTGAAAGCAGCAGTGAATAAAATCATCAAATTAGTGAAAAAATAACCATTTTCACGTATCCTTTATTATGCATATAATTGTATCATGGAGGTTAATAAATACAATTTAGAACACGAAATTCAGACAAAAGTCAGAAATGACAATGGCTGTAGTGTTCATTTCGAATATGACGAAGAAAATTTCGTCAAAACTGTTTCCGCTTATACCATTAACCCACGCAACAATGAAACATTCCTATTAAAAACAGGAACTGGTGATACTGTTGAAGAAGCGTTAAATGCTGTTTTAAAACACATTAAAGCTTTAACTGATAAAACACCTTTTGCAGTCGAATGGGTAAAGATAGGTGAAAGTAACACTAAACGTCATGTGTCCTATTTCTATTTACATGATATGTTGGAAGTAATGCAAACATTTTTTAAAGACAAAAATACTGTAGATTATATAATTTACAAGTGTGAAACACGACCGATTTCTTAATAATAAACCAAAAACACAAACAACAACATGAAAAAGTTCAAAATGATTATCATCATCGCAATTGTAGCAATTGGCTGTGGTGTGTATTTCGTCCGTTGCGACGAAAATTACAAACAAGGTAAAAAATACGGCACCATTAACAAATTGGCTCGCGAAGGTCAATGGCGTAAAACATTGGAAGGTCATTTGCAATCGACACAAACAGGTATGAACAGCGGTGCTGGTTTAGATTTCAGTGTCGATTATTCAAATGAAAACGAACAACTTATTGCTAAACTTGATTCTGCAGCAGCACACGGTTGGATTGTTGAACTTGATTATCATGAAGTATTAGGTACCAATTGGATGAATCATCGTGGAAGTACTAATGTTTTTGTAACTGATTGTAAAGTTGTACAACGTCTTACGAATAATAATTCACCCGGTCAAAGTTATGTACAAGTTAAAGGAGTTCCTGATACATCAGGTACGTATAAAACAGTTGAAAGAGTTATTGAACACGGTATAGGTTATAAAGATACAATTTATGTGATAATTTTAGGACCGGATAGGAAACCTATTGATTTGTCAAAATTAGTTCAACCACAAACAGAAGCCGTTAAATAACGGCTTTTTTCATTTGTAATTGAAAAAGCTTATAATTGTACAACATGAAAAAATTATACACACTCACAGCAATTTTATTTGCATTTATGTGTTCGGCACAAACGACCACATCCTATCAACTCACCTCAAAAAATCAGGTAGGTTTAACCAGCCCTAAAAAAGATACGCTGTATTTAATTAACGACGAATTAGGTCTTACGATTAAAGGTTCCTGGTACATGAAAGACACTACAGGGCATGATTTATACCCTGAAAAACCACACTTTGTTTTTCTGCCTAAGGATAAATTCATCCGCAAATTAAATAATCAGATTTTGACAGAAAAAACAAAATCAAAAAACACCAACCGATAATGAAAAATACATTATACATTATTTCAATGATTATTATGACATTTGGTATCATTTGGTCAGTTATCAATCAGTATCATGCAGGTTATTTCGATTGGTATAAATCTTTTTCTACTTACGAAAGAATGTGTGTTGTAGGTCCTGCATATATTCCTATTTTTACAGGTTTAATCATCTATTGTTTTGCAACTTTTAAAAAATAAAGATGAATCCTACTGGACATAAAGCATCCAAAAGTTGGGTACGACAAAAAACAAAACTTAAAAGAGTATCATATCCTATGAAAAATAAATTTACAAAATCGCAAAGATATTTACTTGCATTATTACTATTTGTCGTAGGTGTTTCTATGTCACTTAGTGGTTGTGGAATGCTTAGTTATATTCCTACAATTTGTGCAGCGGTACTTATAGCTACGAGATAATTTTCTAATATATACAATATGAAAAAATACTATTGCATATTACGTTCATGTTCTGAAAAAACTGGTGACAGTTACTTTGGACTTTCAAGATTATCTGCTGCAAAACATTTTGCTGCAAAGAAATTAATCGCATTAAAAGATTGGTTGAAGATTTATTCAATTACAAGATAATTTGTGGTGCCTTTTACGTCATGCTATGAGCTTACGTGGTAAGAAAATAGGTAAATGAAAAACCGGAGACTTCCTGGAAACACATCACGGTCAAGATAGAACCGTCACTTCCATTTAGAATACGACTATCGCACGTTCGGAGACATTCAGCCACAAACTAAAAACCTCTACTTTAAACAGTAGAGGTTTTTTTATTTAATATCACCTGGGTAAGGCATCCAAGCTTTGATAGTAACTTGTGTATAACCATTTCCTGCTTTTCGGAAAAATCCACTAAATGGTGGTTGTTCTTCACCGGATAAATCTTGTGCAAAATGTGCTTTATGAACTTCATTATCTTCGGTTAAACCAATAAAATATTTAGGTACTTTTGCAGCTTCTAAATCTTTATTCCACAGCTGTCCTTCATTGATTAGTTTTTCATATTCACTTTTGTAATGATCGCGTGACAATTTAATGTAACGTATTTCTGATTCTAATTCTGCAATTGTTTTCATTTATGCTGTAAAATCCATTTTATCAATATCACTTAAACCAAATTTATCTTTTAATTCTTTGATAATTATTTTACCGAATTTTTTATCCAATAAAATAAACATGTTCCAAATGTTAGGAGAAAAGTAACCTGATAATTCAATAAAAATTTCACTGTTAGTATAACCAAAAGGTGCTAATTCTTTTGTTAGTAATGCAAAGTATGCGTTAAAATCTGTTTTTGCAGGTTTACGCATGTGTGCATGAAATTTAATATCAGTATTATTTTTTAAAATTTTATAGATATGTTCTTTTAAAACGCTATCACGATAGGAATCAATATTGTTTTTTGATTCTTCACCATTTAAATCAGAATCATCAATATCTAAACTACCACCTGCATTTTTAATGATATGTTCAGCTTGAAATTCTTCAGTTACCGGCGCATCTTTTTTACCCTTGAAAATAGTATCGTATTTCAATGAATGTTTACCGATCAGTTTACTCTTCATGTTCTTACGTTTCTTAGGTTGAGGTTCATCATCTTCCTCGTCAGGTGCAATTGAAAAACCATCACTTAATTCGGGTGGAAGTTTTTCTTCTTCATCATCTAAAATAACATCACCGTTATCATCATCCTCATCTTCAGTTTCATCATCCAATTTGTCTAATAAGTGACTTGAAAATTGACCAGTTCCCCAATCTGTATTTTCATCTTCTTCGTCGTGATTATATTTTTTGCGTCCCATAAGTATACTATATATTTTTTATTGTTGTGTGTTTTCGATGTAATAATCAGAGTGTAAACGTAAATACGATTTATTAAATAATAAACCAATACGTTCATAATCTGTTGCGTTGTCACGTAATTTAACTGGCTTCCAATGATATTTACCTTCAGCTTTCATTAAATTAGTAAGAATAATTCCCCATACTGAATCGGCAGTATCAGCGATAGCTTTAGATTCAGGCATATCGTTTAATTCGATATTGTTTGCACCGTATTTATCTTTGGCTAATTGTGTTGCTGTTAAACAAACTAAATTGTATTGTTGTGCGATTGCACGTAAACCTACTGCTAAGTGTTCACCTTTTAAGTATAACATATTACGGTCAACTCCTTTTTCACATCCCATAATTTGAATGTAATCCACGATTAACATATCAATATCAATACCTGCTTCTTCTTTTACTTGTTTTAAATATTTACGAATATCAGATAATGTCATACTACCTGAAGGAAATTCCCGTACAAATAATTTACCCGGTTTTGATTCGAATACGCCATCACCATTACGACGATTCATTTCAGCAATACGTTCTTTAATAAATTCTTTATCTTTTGCTTTTTCAGTGTATTCTGCAATAGGAACTTCTAAACGCATACTGCCGATACGTTTCATACATTTTTTATCGCTTAACTCTAAAGAAATATATGCAACATTATATCCAGCGTTGACTGCATTCACTCCTAAATTCTGTAGAGTCAATGATTTACCTGAACCAGGACTTCCCATGTACACATTAAGTGTTTTACGGTCCCATCCACCTTCTAAAATTTGATCGATTGTTTTATAACCTGTAGTAATTTTATTAATGGCTAATTCTTGGTCATGACTATCAGGGTCATCAAAATCTAATCCAATGCTACCTTTATCTAATTGAATATTAATAGCATCTTCAATTTTTGATCGAACACTGCTGACTGCTTCTTGTACTTTTGTATAATCTGTTTTGTCTAAACCCTTAACGTCTTCGATTGAATTAACTAAACCTGCAATGATTGAATTGGATAACACCCAACCTTTAAAACGAGGTAACACAAATTCTTCACGATATTCATTGAAATCAATTTTTAAGAGTGCTTTAATAAAATCAGTACTGATTTTATCTGTTTTGTCGTATAGTTTTACTAAATTAGTAATTTCTAATTTGCCAGGTACTATTTTGTCCGCACTTGCCAAGTATTCATTACGAACACAATCGTATATGTATTTAATGTCTTCATTTTCAAAAAAGAACCCTTGTACGTTTTTAAAGTGTTCAGGATGTTTTAAGACCCAATTGAAGAAGATTTTTTCGATGTTTGCTGTCATTGTTGCTGTTAATTCTTTTTATTGCTGTTGATTGAAGGTCGACATGACCATCATTTTCATATTATATCCTAAAAGCATATAATTGTTTTATAAATCACAAAAACAAACAACAACATGGAAACAATTAACAATTTAATTACACAGTTTGGTGAAATATTCACCAATCCGCTTCACGCCACCTTCGTCATGATTTCGATTATGCTGTTGGAGGTTATTCTTTCAATTGACAATGCAGCAGTATTGGCTTTAATGGTAAAAGATTTACCTAAAGAACAACAAAACAAAGCACTTCATTATGGAATTATAGGTGCTTATGTATTTCGCGGTTTAGCATTATTATTCGCCGGTACTTTAATTCAATTCTGGTGGATTAAACCAATTGGAGGTTTATATCTAATATACCTTACGTATCAGTATTTTAAAGGCTTAGGAACTGAAAAAGACGAATCAGATGATGTAAATAAACAAAATCATTGGTTTTATAAATTTCTCACAAAAATTAAAATAAGTACATTTATCTCTACAATTATTATGGTCGAAGTTATGGATATTGCCTTTAGTATCGATAATATCTTTGCGGTCGTTGCCTTTTCAAAAAACATGGTACTCATTATCTTTGGTGTTATGGTTGGTATTTTAGCCATGCGATATGTTGCAAATCGATTCGTAAAACTTATGGAACATTATCCATTCCTTGAAACTTGTGCCTTTATTGTAATCGGAATTTTAGGTTTGAAATTATGCCTGGCTGCTGTAGTACATTTCATACCAAATCTTGCCTGGATAGAATCTGAAGCATTTGATTTGATCATTTCAGGAATAACGTTATTAACATTCTTTGGTCCTATTGCATATCACAAATGGTTGAAGAAACCTGCGACTGCATAACTCAGTTGTTTGTGTGAACGAAAGGGGCGGTGCTGTTTACAGTCCGCCCTTTTCTATTTATTAAGTAAACTTAAAAAACGAAAATATGAAATTTAAAATCGAAAATGTCTCCGAAAATTCACAATATGTTAATTTAAATATTAACTTTTCCAATATTTCCTTAGATGAAGCTGTAACAGTACTGGATGCTATCGAAAAAAAATTAGGTGTAAATTTATCCAAATTGGACAAAGAAATAGTTGCAATCATTAAAGATGGTAGTTTATTAGCTGCTGTGAAATTTCACAAGGAGCAAACAGGTATGGGTCTTAAAGAATCTAAAGATTATTGCGATAATTTAAAAGCTAAATACGTCGTTAGTACTTAAAAAAGTAATTGTGAAAACAAATAAACAATTTTCTTTACTAATTACTGATTTAAATTTACAACATGAAAGTAAAAACAATATCCTTCGATCTATGGGCAACTTTATTGAAAGGCAACCCAGAATACAAAAAAGCACGTGTTGAATTTCTACAACAACACACATCTAAAAGTGCAGAAGAAATTCACGCAGTAATGACAAAAATTAAATTCGATGTCGATAAAAAAGTAGAAAAATACGGACTGCAATTTAACGATGCTGATTTATATCAACTGTTACTAAATAGTTTGGATATTACTGATACTAAACTTAATGTTAAGGAATATATAGGTTTTTGTCATTCCTCGTTTATCAGTAATGCACCCATTCTCTTTAATCAAGTAATTAATACGTTGGAAACATTGAAAGCAAAAAATTATCGCTTATTAGCAGCATCTAACACGGTGTTCGTAAGTGGTAAAACAATGCGAATTGTTCTAATGAAATTAGGAATTTTTGATTATTTCTATGACTGTATCTTTAGCGATGAAGTTGGGTATTCTAAACCTCACATTGAATTTTTTAAACATTTGCATCAGAAGAGTCATACTTTTGCAGAGGACATTTTACATACAGGTGATAATTCAATCACTGATATGAATGGAGCACGTAATTATGGAATGCAACATTTCTTTGCACCTGAAGGTTATGATTCACCTGAAACCACATTAAAATTACTTGCAGCATTGGATAGTACATTTAAATTGTAAAGCCATGAAAATATTTCATTATTGTAATAAACAGCTTAAATACGTACCTTACAGTTTTAAGTTTTATTTAAAATTATCAATAGTATCTTGCTGTATTATATTAATTTCAAGTACAGCATTGAGTTATTGGTTTAATTCTTATTATCAAGAACGAAAAATGATTCGTGTTAATGAGGAACTTAAAGTAATCATTTTAAAAGAATACAATAAATTTGATCGTACTGCAATGATTCACTTTTTAAAAGAACTGAACATTAAGTTTCCACATATTGTGTACGCTCAAGCCATTTTAGAAAGTACGGATTTCACAAGCAATATTTTTCGTGAAAACAATAATTGTTTTGGAATGAAAGTTGCTACGTTACGACAAACTACAAATAAAGGTGAACAATACAATCATGCAGTATTTGATACATGGAAAGACTGTATTATTGATTACGCTTTATATCAAGCAAGGTATTTATCCAGTATTAAAACTGAAGCACAATACTATGAATTTTTGCAACAATCTTATGCTGAAGATATAAATTACGTAAATAAACTCAAAACAATAATAAACAACAAACATCTAAAAGAAATTTTAGAAAATTAATTTTAAACACAAACAACATGACAACACTACAATTAACTAGGTTCAGCGCAAACAAATTTACTTGCGAAGAAAACATAAAATTTAATCCTGAAACGTATTCACGTTTTAAATTCGGTTGTAAAGATTCTGCCCGCGAATTTGGGATGGAATTGGCTGAAAAATTTATCCAATCAGAAGATTACGCAGTTATGTGCGCTAAATTAACAGCGATGCAAAACAGATTAATTGTAATGTCTTCACCGTATGTACATGTACCTACAGCAACTTTTGCAATGAAAGATTATTTCATACGTTCGTTGAATAATCAATTAGTTGAAGATGGTTTGATGCCTGTAATGGAAACCAAAATTTATCGCAAATCTTCTTACAAAGAAGAATACGGTGAAATGTCAAAAGAAGAACGTTTCAATGTAATGAGTAATGATACTTTTTATGTGGATGCGAATCTCTTAAAAGGAAATCTTCGCATGTTTCTGGATGATATTGTGATCACAGGTGCTCATGAACATAGAATTGTCACAATGTTAGAAAAATATAATTTACATGATCACGAAGACAATATGTTTCTGTATTATGCAGAATTAACAAATCATGAAACGAATCCCAAAATTGAAAATTATCTCAATTATTACTATGTGAAAGATTTAGTTTCGTTGGATAAAATCATTAAGAACGAACCTTTCATTATGAATACTCGTGTTGTGAAATATATTTTGGATGCTGATCATGAGCAATGTAAAATATTTTTCAATTATCAAAAGTATGTATTTCTACATACTTTGTATCATAATGCAATTGGAAATGGTTATCATAAAATTGACGATTATTTACTTAATCTTAATTATTTGAAAACATTATTAAATAACACTTATTAAACATATAATTGTAACATGAAAATACTTAATTTAGCAAACGAAGGTACTGGGACTTACGGTAAAGATGATGAGTCAAAAATTCATACAGACATCCGCTTCAAATTCAAAAATTTTCCTGATGGTCAAGTTGATATAGTAATCAATCCCGAAGATGTAATTCACAACATACCAGTTCAAATCACATCTCATTTTAATTCAGCTGAAGATTTATTAAAAATTATGTGTGCCCGTGTAGCTTTAAATAAGCTTCAAGTTAAAGAAATACATCTTTTTATTCCTTATGTTTTAGGAGCAAGAAGTGATCGTAGATTTGAAAAAGGTGGTACAAGTTATCTTGTTGATATAGTAGCACCTATTATTAATTTACAAAAATTTGAATCAGTAACTTGTTTCGATGCTCATTCAGATGTTGCGCAAGCATGTATTGATCGTTTAGATGTAATTACAAACGTAGATTTAGTAAAATGGGCGATACACGATTTACAAACTACTACATTTCGCATCGCAGCTCCTGATCAAGGAGCAACTAAGAAAGTATTCGAACTTACACATCAATTACAAATTGAATCAAATATTCTCTTCTGTGTGAAGCATCGTGACCAAATTACTGGAAAGATACTTCACACAGAAGTCCCTTTGGGAACTATTGTTCCTGACATGGACTACATTATTGTTGACGATATTTGCGATGGTGGAAGAACTTTCATCGAAATTGCAAAAGAAATTAAACGACAATATACTGAAGCAAAAACAAATTGTCGTATCTTTTTAGTAGTAAGTCATGGAATTTTTTCCAATGATTTCAACGAATTAAATCGTCACTTAGACGGTATCTATACTACTAATTCAATTACAAGTTATGGTTGGTCAGTTAAAATGTTAAATCAAGCACCCAAAAATTTACATGTAATGGATGTAATACACACAAAAATTAATCAAAACAAATAAATATGCTTAAATATCCTGAACCATTAATTCGACGGAACCGTGTAAAAGGTTTAGTCGTTTGCCCTACAATGTTGTCAGATGGTTACAAAATGGACCATCGCAGACAATATATTCCAGGCACAAAATATGTTACTGCAAATATGACGCCACGTAAAAGTCGCATTAAAGGTTGCAATCACGTAATTGTGTTTGGTGTACAATACTACATTATTTCTACGTTAATTGAACGTTGGACTAATGATTTCTTCGCAGTACCTATTGAAGAAATTACTGCTGATTATGTTGCTGAAATGACTGAGTACACTTTATCCAAAGAAGCTGCACTTGCGATTGGCACAGATCATTGGAAAGCACTTCACCAATTAGGTTATTTACCTTTGGAAATTCGTTCCTTAGAAGAAGGGACTCGTTGTCCAATTAAAGTACCAGTATACATGGTAAAAAATACTCATCCAGATTTTTATTGGTTGACAAATTTTATCGAAACTGATATGTCAGCTGAAACATGGGGAACTATGACATCAGCAACATTGGCAAATCAATATCGCGAAATTTTTGAACGTTGGGCACTTAAAACTGGTGGTGATTTAAACTTTGTTCCTTTTCAAGGTCATAACTTTTCATATCGTGGAATGTTAGGCCGCGAAGCAGCAGCAATCGTTGATATGGGTCATTCAACTTCGTTCGTGGGCTCTGATAGTGTTCACGGTCGTAAATATTTAAAACATTATTACGATGCAACACAAACAGGATTTGACGATATTATTACATGTTCAGTATTTGCAACGGAACACGCAGTAATGTGTACGTCAACAGGATTCTACATTAAAAAATACAATTTAACGTGGGAAAAATACGGTGAAGCAGAATTTGAAGTATTCAAACGCTTAATCACTGAACTTTATCCAAATGGAATTGTAAGTATCGTTTCAGATACTTGGGATTTGTGGAAAGTATTAGTTGAATATATGGTTCGACTAAAACCTGAAATCATGGCACGTAACGGTAAAGTTGTGATTCGTCCTGACAGTGGTGACCCAGTAGATATTATGTGCGGAAAATTAAGTGCTAAACTTAATGTTGTTAAAGTCGATGAAGACGAATACAAAACATTAGACGAAGCATTAGAAGATGCAGATGTTCATTTCGATGACAGCGATGGTTGCGAAGTAGAAATTTACGAATTTCAAGGTAAATATTACGAAGTAGAATTTACACCAGGCGATTGTATCGAAGCAACTTGGGACCACAGAATTTTTGAAACTGATTTTACTTACAAAGAATATTTCTTCCCAGCTGAAACTCCAGCTGACAAAGGAGTAGTTGAATTGCTTTGGGACACTTTCGGTGGTACTACTAACGTAGGAGCTGACGGTAAAACTTATAAATTCCTCGATTCGCACATTGGTGCAATTTACGGTGATTCTATTAATTTAGAACGCGCCGAAGCAATCTGTCAACGTCTTGCTGACAAAGGATTTGGTTCTACAAATTGGATTGCTGGTATTGGTTCTTACACTTACCAATATGTTACACGTGATACTTTTGGCTTCGCTCAAAAAGCTACGTTTGCAGAAATTGAAATCGATGATTTCATGCACGGAATTGAAGTTTTCAAAGACCCAATTACCGATGATGGCACGAAAAAATCTGCTCGTGGAAGATTAAGAGTTGATCAAGATGAGCAAGGTGTGATTTATTTAAAAGATCAATGCACTGCCGAAGAAGAAGCAGGTGGATTACTGAATACAGTATTCTATAATGGAAATTTAACTAACAGAACGAATTTACAAAAAGTTCGTAACTTAATTAAACATCCTGAACTTTTATTAGCAGCTTAGTAAAAAACACTCAAATTAAAACCAGATAAGTTAACTTATCTGGTTTTTTATTTATATAATTGTAGTAATGGTATACATTCAATCAAACTTAGCAAAAACACTTCCACATCATTTCGATTGTAGTTGTGCATTATTTGGCGCTACTGATAACGCCTTAGATTTTAAATTAGTCACATACGAAGAACTGACCTTAGGTAAATACGACGCATTGTTACAAAACTATCTCTTCGTAGGTTCTACTGAATTTATGATGGAAATTTTTCGTCGGTTAGGTTTAGAAAATGTTGGTGTTCCTGAAAACACAAATCGTTTTTACGAAACAATTACACTTGAACAAGCGTGGGATAGAGCTGCAGCTGATGAAAAAATCTTTATCAAACCTTTACAAATTAAATTATTTACAGGTTTTGTATTAGACAAAATGCAATATGGTTGTTTAAATGGTTTAAGTCGTGAAACGTTAGTAATGGCGTACAAACCTTTTGAACATAAAATTGTTTCAGAATGGCGTCTTTATATTCACAATCACCAAATTGTAGATAGTCGTAATTATAGTGGCGATTTTAAAATTTCACCTAGTTATGTACAAGCAACAAAAATTGTCGACAAACAACGTCAATCGTGGCCGAAAGCTTATACGATGGATGTAGGCATTTTAGAAAATGGTGAAGATGTTATTATAGAATACAATGACATGTGGGCAATAGGTAACTATGGAATACCAAATGACATTTATGTAAGAATGTTACAAGATCGTTATTTTCAAATAGTAAGATAAAATGGCTGAAATTAAATTAGAAATTAAATCGTGTCAAGAATGTCCATTTTTCGATTCTGAAACTCAGTATACTGCTGATAGTTGGGAACGACCTGAAAAATGGATTTGTAAAAAAGAAAAGAAAACAATTGCCAATTATGTTGATTGGAATGATAAAGTTCCAATTCCTGAATGGTGTCCAATTAAAGTAAAACCTGAAACTCAAAAATAATTTATGACTCTCTTAATAACTAATCAAGGAATATTTTACGAAGAATGGGGTGATAACATTAAAGAAAAAATTGTCACTCCCTTACCTAAAGGCATTCATCATTATTATGCAAATTCAGTTTTATTTGCAGATGATTTAACTTTAGGTGGATTTTTAAACACAATGTACAAATATAAGGAAATTATTGAAGATGATTTTACTTCGTATATGCACGGTTTAAATTTACAACCATTTTATGATCAATTACAAAAAGATAGTGACGATCAAGTACATTACAGTTCAATTATTTTAAAGCATTCGTGTTCTATTAATGTTCATCAAGTAAATGGTAAAAAACGTAATTATGTTAATGCATGGAATTATACAGTAGGCGTAAATAATTCTACAACATTTCCAACATTGTCGTTATCATTAGATAATTTACATAATTTAAAACATTTACCTTTTGGTTTAGATTCTATTTATAATTTATGGAGTATTAATCCTTTTGATCAGGATGTTTTATTAGCAGCAGAATTAATTCATTATTTTACCCTACATGATATAATTGCAGCTGTCATGACAGACATGACATATTGTGGTTATCCTGGCGACGATTTAAGTGATTGTGATTGGGACCAAATTAAACCTATTGAACAATTAATCGAAGAAGACTTACAAATCACTTTACAAAGTAAGAAAAACGAATTAAATCTTGCATTAAGTGAAGAAAAATATGAAAAATGTGGATTTTTATCCAAAGAAATTGAACGGCTCGAAACCTCAATAAAATCAAGGCAAGAATCTTAAAAATTAGGTTTTCATTGTTCGTATTTAAAGCATATAATTGTAATAATAATCATAAACAACATAAACATGAGCACAGATAAAAACAACACAGAACACGTAGAAGACGTTGCGTATACCGAAGTTAAAGACGGTAACGAAACACATGTACAATCAAGTCAGGCGGATTTATCCACCCCTAAAAATCCTATTAAAAACGCACAAGTTGTAGTTTCAACAGGAATGAAATTGGATAAAGCAACAGGTCGTCCTGATTATTCCAAATTGGATGCGCAGGAATTAGCCCGTTATAAACAAATCGGTTCTGCATTAAATCCTACCGATGCAAATTCAATTCTGAATTATGGTCAACAATTACAAAACAAATTGGCAGGTTTTTCGGATTCGTTTTTAAATAACGTTCGTGCATTTGATGCTGGTGAAATTGGCGGATCAATTACAGATTTGTTGACTAACGTTAACATGATCGATATTGACCCTTCACAAAAACCAATGATTCAACGTATGTTGATGACAATTCCGGGTGTGAAAAATATCATCATGAATACCAAAAAAATGTTTCAAAAATACGATTCAGTATCAAAAAACATTGACGGTATTACTGCAAAGCTTGATCACGGCCGTTTAACATTAGTAAAGGATAACGAACAATTAGAAAAATTGTTTAAGGACAATGTTCAATACATTAAAGATTTGGAAGAACTGATCATTGGTGGTCATCTTACAATGGATGAACTGAACAAAGAACTTGCGGAAATGGAACGTAACTCTGATCAATTTGAAGATTATGTGATCAGCGACAAAAAAGATTTCATTAACCGTTTAAGTAAACGTTTAACGGATATGCAATTAACTCGTATGATTGTTATCCAATCTTTACCACAAATTCGTTTGGTACAAACCAATAACCTTACGATGATGGATAAAATCCAGGCATCAGTTTCTACAACTATTCCTTTATGGAGAAATACTTTATCTGTTGCTGTCGCTTTACAACGTCAAGGTAAAATGGCGGAAGTAGTTGAAAAGGTAACTGAAACAACAAATACCATGTTGATTAAAAACGCTGAAATGTTAAAAGCAAATAGCGTTTCAATCGCGAAACAAAATGAAAAAGGTGTTGTTGAAATTGAAACACTGAAAAAAGTTCAAGCCGATCTTATTTCTACTTTAAACGATATTCGCAAAATTAAAGAGGAAGGCGAAATCAAACGTAGAACTGTTGGTAAGGAACTGGAAGTACTCGAAGCTTCTTTGGAAAAAGAAGTTCTGGGAATTGCTCAAAAGAATACTGATCTATAATTACCTGCTCACACACGATAAAGTCCAGGTATCACAGCCTGGACTTTACTTATTTAAATTTCACACAACTCGAACATGAAAATAATAAATTGGTTCATTAATATTTTTACCTTCAGTAAAAAAGGTAAACTTAAAAAAATAAAACAATTGTCAGAACGTTCTGATGTTGACCCGGAAACAGGTGAAACATTAGTACAGGCAATGCAAACTCAATTCCAACGCGATCCGCATGAATTAATCATGCAAAAATCTCAAGATCATTTGAATGATCTTAAAATATATGTGAACTATTTTTCAGAAGAAGAATTGTTAGAAAAAGCTTTTGTGCAATCACAAGTAATTCATGATGTTTTTGCTGAAAACAAAGAATTGAATTACAAATCATTGGAGCAATTCCATTACTATTATACAGTACATTTAATCGACGTATTAAAACAATTGAAGAAAAAATACGACGAAAAGAATTTAATTTTTCGTAGCAAAATCAAAGCTTTAAAAGAAGTTGTTGCGAAAAGTGAAGAAAAAGTGAAGAAAATTACTGTTGATCAAAAAAAGGTTAGCAATCATAAATATCAATACGCATCTTTTATGACGTTATTATTAACGTCAATTTATAATTGTATTGTGAAAAATTTTGAGGATTTTCGTTTCAAAAATAAAACACAACTACAAAAATTAACTTACACATTTAATAATGGTTTGGATTATGCGTGGGAAATACCGCAAGAATTATTTAAACAATTAACGGAATTGTTGACTGACGACGATGTTGACGAAAAAGGAGTAAAACGTGGTGCACCTTATCGCTACAATGGATATATTATTGAACGTCCTTTATTAGGTCGTTTAAATCGTGATCATTATCATGTATCTTTTATTGGTACATTTAAAATGGATGGTCAATCAGATTTTTTCGAAGTATTTCAAATTTCTGATTCTGATAAATATTTTTTAATTCATGCAGAATACGGTTTAATTCGTTCAGTTGACATAAAAATATTAAGTCAGTACATGGCTGATAAAACAACTCGTGTGGGTCAAATCAACGAAGATATTAATGAACATGAACAGCAAATCCGGGAACTTAATTTTAAGATGAAAGAAAACCCAGTCTTTAATACTGAAATTAAAGAAACGCTGACTAAATACATCGAAACAATATCCAAACAAGAATTAATGACAGATTTTACGCAGGTTGATCTTCATCGTCAAAATTTGGAAGCAATTATGAAATTGGAACGAATGGTTATTTAAAAACAAAATATCATGGTTAATTATTTTGAAAAAGAACAAGGACATTTTGGTGGATTAGAAATGGCACGAATTGATTGTGGTTGCAATCATTGCCGACCTTTAATAATCGAATACAACAAACAAAAACGTAAAGAAACACAAAAATTACGTGAAGAACGTTTTAAATTTGTGAAAGAAATTGTGAAAAATAATATTGTTATTGACGATAATACTCCTCAAAATACAAGTTTTTATTGGCACAAATTCCAGCCTAATGCTGAAGATTGGATATTAAATTCCAATGTTGTAGAATTACCGCCATTATTAAAAAGAATGAATCGTTTAATTCCTTTTAATTTGAACCGTATGAAACCTGAAACTCAAGCCACTGCACGTAGAATATTTGCCGAAGTATTTAAAGATTGCGAATGGTTAAATACTAAATAATATGAAGTTCGTTAAAACACCTCTTAATTTCAGTCTATTACCTAAATGCTCACGTATTAAATCAAATAATGCGACAGGTTGGGAAATATGGTGGTTAGGTTTTAAAATTGTTTCAGTTGAATATTATGCTGAAGATCATTTTGAATACTAATTTTCATAAATCATTTTTTAAGCATATAATTGTTCTATAAACATAAACAAACAACATTATGAGTAGCGGTATTAATCTTTCAAAAGGACAAAAAATTGCACTGGGTCGTACCAATGTGCGTGTTGAATTAGGTTGGACACCTAATCAAGGAACAGGTCATAAATTCGATTTGGATGCTTCAGTATTCTTATTGGATGACAACAAAATGATTCCAACTGAAAATCATTTCATTTTTTATAACAACCGTGAATGCCCGCAAGGTGCTGTAAAACACAGTGGTGACTGTCGTGACGGTAATTCATCAACCACAGGTGCAGATGAAACAATTTTAGTCGACACAACCAAAATTGACCCACGTGTTAAAGAATTAATCTTCGTAGTTTCAATTGACGAAGCAGAAACACGCCGCCAAAATTTCGGTTTAATCCGTAACAGCTTTATTCGTATCATGGATAATGTTACAGGTGAAGAAATTGCAAAATACGAATTAGACGAAAGTTTCTCTGCTGAAACTTCAATGGAGTTCGGCCGTCTCTATAAAAAAGACGATGCATGGAAATTCGATGCAACACCTATCGGTCATCAGGCTGATTTAGGTTCTTTTGTATCAAAATACTTCCAAGGTCCGGTAAACAAAAATTAAACAAAACCCAAACCCCTCTCAATTTCTGCCATGTTAAAGAGAGGGGTTTTTTATTATGATCAACTTAAAAAAACATAATCAAGCAATGATTACAATTAATGGTCAAACTTTTTACGGTGATAATGTTACTATCAGAAATGGTAAAGTAATTGTCGACGGTAAAGATCACACACCTTCTGATTCTAAATCAATTTCAATTTCCATTCAAGGTGACTTAAAAGATTTAAGTGTTGATTGTTGTAATAAAGTGGATATTAAAGGAAATGTAGGAACAGCAAAAACAGTATCAGGTGATATTGATATTAGTGGTGATATTGCTGGCGGTGCTTCAACAGTTTCAGGTGATATTAAATGTGGCAATATTGGTGGAAGTGTTTCCACTGTGTCAGGTGATATTAAAAATAAAAAGTGAAATTATGAAAGATAATACTTCAACTTCAAAAAAGAAAGTAACTTCAAAAAAGAAAGTAACTTCAAAAAAGAAAGTAACTTCAAAAAAGAAAGTAACTTCAAAAAAGAAAGTAACTTCAAAAAAGAAAGTAACTTCAAAAAAGAAAACGATACAACCAACAAATTGGGGTAATAGCAGCTCAGGTTCTTCAGTGAGACAAAGTCATCCTGATGCGCCAACATATCATGATTATAGTTTTCTTTCAACAGCAGCAGGTGATTAAAAATAAACACGATACTCCAACGTCCAAGGAGACCGAAATGAAGGATAGCGAAAGCAACGAACAAAGTCAGTGCAAGACAGGGATGAGGGACTTAAAATCCCTTTCCGATGCAAGGAAATCTTACGAGGAGAAAAATATGGGCAACCACTCGGGCGTAGGTGAAGCTGATGATCGTGTTTTATTATGTGCCAAATGTAAAGTACATCCTGCAGAAAATGCTAGAGGAGTAACAAAACCTTTATGTACTCATTGCTGGGTTGAAGTAATGTGCGATTTTTAAAAAATTAAAACATGGAAATTTTTGAAATTTTATTAGGTCTTGTCGATATGTTCGAACCTGATAGCAAAAAAGGTGGATGTATTTTTCTTATAGTAATCATTATTGTAATTGCAGCAGTGATTTATTTTTTACCTGCAGGTTCACTAACATAGCATTAAACTTTATGTTGTATTATTTATAAAAGAATAATACAACACTATGAATAATCAAATCAAAGCAATAAACTCTGTAGCTGAGTTTCATGAAGTTTTCCAAATTGGAAACGAAACAACACCCACAATTTCTGAACAAAAAACTTACGAACTTCGTCATCGTTTAATGGCTGAAGAAAACGATGAGTATCTTGAAGCTTGTAAAAAAGGTGATCTTGTAGAAATTGCTGACGCTTTAGGCGATCAACTTTATATTCTTGCCGGTACCATTTTAAAACATGGTTTACAAGATAAAATCCAAGAAGTATTTGACGAAATTCATCGTAGTAACATGTCAAAGTTAGACGAAAAAGGTCAACCTATTTTTCGTGAAGATGGTAAAATTTTAAAATCGTCTATTTATTTCAAACCTAATATCAAAGATATTTTGGATGATACAGAATATGTTTTAACTGCTGATTCAATTCTAATTGCAAAAACAAATTGCAAAATGAGTGATGGTTCAGGCGATGCTTTAATTGTAGGTAAAGAATATCCAATAGTACAACTTACTGCAAGCGATGTAGTAATTGATTCAGAAGTCACTAAAGGTCATTTCTTTGAACATAAAAATGATGACGAACATTATTGGAAAAAATATTTCGATTTAAAACAAAACTAAATGCTTAGCAAATTAATACTTGACAAATTTCTTTTTAGGATTCTACCTAAAAAGAAATTTGTCTTTGGTAAAGGTTGTGTGACTCGATACACTCTTCTTGAAATACGTTGGTTATGTAGTGTGTATTTTCATCATGTGGAAACATTTGAACAAGATCGTTTTCATACTCACGCATTTAACGCATTAGCACTGATTATAAGAGGTGGATATGAAGAATGTGTAAAGTTAGGTGTGGGTCCTAATAAACCTATTTATTTTAAGTCGTACAAGGCTGGAGATTTACGTTGGATTCCTCGTGAATTAAATCATAAATTATTAGAAGCCAAACCTGATTCTGTATCAATGTTATTTACGGGACCTTATTCAACAATTTGGACAGAAGAATTAGACAATGGCGATGTGAAAGTTATTACAAAAGGTCAAAAAATATTATATCAAGGTGAAAATAAAAATTAATTTAATAGGTCTTAAATATAATCAAAACGATATTTGTCCTTCGTGTAAACAACGAACAATGTGGGAAGGATATTGTAGTAGTTGTGGTTACGGTGAATCGACTTCTGAAATGGATTGGTCAAATTAATCTTCTTTATTTGCGTATTTTACGCCCATAATTGTACCAATGATACTAAAACTGTTGGTCAATAAAATACCAAACATATTACTCCAAGTCGCTTCAATTATTTTTAATTCATAACCGTGTGACATTGCGTATACATATAAACCTGTTGTGATAACACCTGTACCTAAAATTACGATTAATGCGACACGAACAATAGTTTCAATTAATTTGTTTTGAGTTTTCTTTTGTAATATTTCTAATTCATGTTCAATTTTAACGTTATCAATTTTGGCTTGTTGATGTTCTTCTTGATGCCAACGATTAATACGTCCTACACTTGTACCAATTTCACGTGCAATTTCGAACTGATTGGTCATTAGTTTCCCATTGATTTTACCTGTCGCTAAAAATTCTTCATATATTTTGATTTTGTCAGCTGTGAACTCAGCACCGCTGTCATCGTTTTTTCCCATATATTATATATTATTAATGTTTTCAAATATCATTTGTTAAGCATATAATTGTATTATACAAACAAAAACTGAATATCATGGGAATTAATCTTTCAAAAAAACAAGAAGGTGACGGAATTAACCTCACCAAAAATCAAGTTATCAACTTGAAAAAACCATCACCTGATTCACCAATTTTCGATCTGAGTAAAATCACGATTGGAATGGGTTGGGATGTTACAGGTGGCCGTAAATTCGATTTGGATGCAAGTTGCATGCTATTGAACAAGGACGGAAAACTTGAATCAGACGATCTGGTATCTTACATGGACAAAAAACATCGTTCAGGTAAAGTATGGTCAACTGGTGATAATACAACTGGTGAAGGCGACGGCGATGATGAACAAATCGTTGCGCAATTGGAATCATTGGATGCGAAATACCAAAAATTGGTTTTCTTCGTAAATATTTACGAAGGCAAAAATCGTGGACAACGTTTCAGTGACATTGCAAACGCTTATTGCCGCGCAATGGATGCAAATGGTAAAGAAATTTTCCGTTTCGTTATCAGCAACAATCCTGATCTGAACAATAAATATTCATTTATCTTTGCCGAAGTATATCGTGGAGCAAATGGATGGGAATTGAAAGCACTGGGTGAAGCACACGAAACAGATGCAATTTCAGGTATTACTGAAAAATATAAAGCAAAAAGCGGATTCTTTTCCCGTTAATCAGAAGTTTTATTAATTTACTTCAATCCCCACAGAAATGTGGGGATTTTTTATTTTGTAGGATTAATATATAAAATAAACAAATTAATTATATTATGCACACTAAAGTAAGATTCTTAAATCAATTTTGGCAACGTAATACTGCAGGTTCAGGTCCCTATTTAGTAAAATATACAAGAAAACCTGTTGTTACTGGTGATTCAAATCCTGGTCCAATGCCAGCAGGAACATCTACACAATATGTATTTACACGCGCTGCATCAACTCCAGTTTTTAAAGCTGCTTCAGGTGCTTCTATGACAAAACACGAAGTGAAATTTGATAGTGATGCTGGAGTTAACGATTTCGTTATTTCATCTACGTATTCAGTATTATTTATTGCACCAAGCAATATGAACTAATTACTCTTTAAAATACCTTTCACGCCTCTGTTTCATGCGCACTTTGAAAGGTCTTCTTATACAAAAAGCTGATCATTACGATCAGCTTTTTTAGTAAAGGAATCAAAGCTAAGTTACGGCTTGAAAGAGCGACTTTCAGCTTCTTATGTGGACACATCCAGCTGCCTTACCCACAATTCGGCATTCCTTATGAATTAATTTGTTTTGTTTCCGGTTGAGATTTATCATTTTCTGTAACTAACCATTTATACATTCTTTCTGCACCCGCAAGTGTCATATCAACACTACTTGTATGTATTGATGCAGCTACTTTTAAACATTCTAAACGTATATATTGTGTACTAGTTAATGATATTTCGTCTTCTATTGGAGCTCTTAACATAATTTTTTATTTTAAATTTTATTAGAACAACAATAAGCTTTTACACTTATTGTTGTAGATATTATTCGTCTTCGTCAGAATTAAATAAAGAACTGCCATCTAAATTTCCAGAATATAATTCTGCATCTTCAGTGTCACCTTTTGCTTCTTCTAATGCTGCGTTTACTTCTTCAATTTCTGTAATTGATTTATATCGGAAGTAATCTTTAATGATTGGACGTAAAGCGTCTAATACTTCTTTAGTAAAAACTTTTTCAGAAAATAATTGTACTGTTGGTACATGTTTACCTAAATGGCGTACATACCAACGATTTCCACCTGCTTTGAATGTTTCACCATCCATTTTACCTTTTGCGATACCTACTGCGTCGAAAGTATCTTCAGTTAACCAGAAATCTAATCCTTTGTAAGGATTACATCCTGATACAAAACTAATTTCAAATTTAACTTTCTTTGGTTTTGCTAAACGATTTTTAACGAACTTAGCTGTTACGATAATACCACTTTGATTTGTATCTAAATCGTCCATGTGTTCTTCGTCGCGTAATTTAGCTTTCGATAAAAATGCAATTGAAGATGCAGAATATAATAATCCTTTACCACCTTTCATTTCAGGTTGTGCGTACATTTCCATTGGAGCATAAGTATGATTAGTACATACTAAAGGAATTTCTAACAATCCTAAATCACTATTAATAATACGGAAGAAAGATGCTAACGCTTTTGCTTTTGTAAAATCGGCTTTTTCTTTACCATCTGATGCATCGTTTACTTCTTTACGGGAAGCTAATTGACCCACACTGTCAAGTACGATCATGAATTTACCAATATCTTTACCTGCAAATTTTTCTGTTTTTAACGCATCTAATAATTGTGTAATGTAGATTTTTAAATCCTCTACAATATTATTACGCAATAACATAAATTTATCTTCATCTGTATCAATTCCATAACCTGGTAGCTGATCAACTTCAATTGAAAATTCAGTGTCGATGTAGATAATACTGTAGCCTTGTGATTGTGCGACACGACAGATATTATAACACAGGAAAGATTTACCTACTCCTGATTCACCTGCTAACACTGAAATACGATTATTTGCAATACCACCATAAATGTCACCTGAAAAGGCTGCATTCAATACATAAATTCCTGTTCCGATGTTGTTACGGATTACTTCAGCATTCGGATCAGCTTTAAGAATTGCTGATTTTTTAATAATGCCATCTGTTAAACCTACGATGTCTCGAAATGAGAATAATTTCGGTTTTGCTGTTTCTTTTTTTGCCATTTGTTGCTTGTCATTCTTTTTATTTTTTATTGTTGTTTATATATCGTTACGTACATAATGTGTTCCATTCACTGTAATTTCATGAATAGAATCAATTTTAAAGTCACGTATAATAATAGCTTCTTCTAATCCATGTTGTTTGGATTCTGTAACTTTGGGTAAATGATCTTCAATCATTTCTTTTTCGATTGCGTCGCCATCTAAAAAATATTCAACAGTAGGCTCGTGTTTTAAGAAACGCGCTTCTAAATAGTATTGATTTTTGTGAAGAATTAACGGAGTGTTGGGAATCCGGTTACCCCATGCTCGGGGTTTTGCTTTGAAATCGGGAGTTTTCCCTTCTTTGATAAGTGCTTTGTTGATACTGTTTTCGTAATCAAAGTTGACGAAAACATTGCTTCGTTGTTTCTTTTGAATCCGTCCGAAGTAAGGATTGCTTTTGTTAAGTTTAACTTCAGTAATCGCTACAAAGGTAGCTGGAGTCGCTGATGTTAACTGCATTAGTGCGCGAACTAATTCCATTTTGTTCACACTGATTTGAATTGCTGTTTTTGTTGCCATTTAAGTCCATAAAATTCTTTTTATTATTGTTATTACTTATATTGATTTTTTGTTTTTAAGTTTAATAATTTAAGCATATAATTGTAAAGCTAACTGCATGGATATTAACAAACAACTACAGGAACAAAACATTGATTTAGAAGTTAATAATGATGTCTTTACATTTACTTTTGCAGATAAAACTTCAAAAAAGATTGAAAAGACTGAAATTGAGAAATATTTGTTTGTGTGTCTATTAAATTACATAAAACTTTCTTAATTATTATGGACTGTATAGGAATGAGATTTGATGAAAATTTATTAGGTCGTTTAATGGTTGCAAAAATTAAAGGAACTGACGGTTTTTCAACTGACCTAACATTAGCAGCAAATGTGCAATCAACAGTATTGCCTGATATGCAATTTGCATCATTTGCAGAATGGAAAAAATATGTTCATGATCAAACAGCTTTGACTGAACGTTTAAAAATTGAAGAAAAAGAAATGCGTGAACAAATGGTTGAAAATATTGACTATTATCACAATTGGCTTAACGATAAATTTTCAAAAATTATATAATGTCACAAATAGTAATTAAATGTAATTTAGATCGATATAGTTATCTCGATTTTCCAACTACTCTTGTATTTGTTCCTCGTGTAGGTGAATACATCGAAGTTGTGAAACGTAGTCAAGATAAATTTCAATATCCTTATCCTAACCGTTTACAAGTAAAAACTGTTACACATCGTGAAAATTGTGTAGAAGTAGATGTGTGGTACGATAAAACATCACATGATCATTTAATTACAATGGAATTTTCGTTATGATAGAAATACAACTTACAATATTTTGTTTGATATGTTGTGTACCAATTTTATTCAACATTGAATTTAAATAATTTTTACTTTTCAAAGAAAAAGTATATAATTGTAGTAATTAATGGATATTATACAATTCATAAAAGATATTAAATGCGATGGTTATAAAATTATAACTGGAAATGAATATAATTTTATGGAGGCTGTAAATTATGCTACTAAAGAATTAGCAATTGAAAAAATAGATGAAGCAAAAGACGATAATTTGTATGCTTGTTTAATTAAAGTCGAAGGCGATAGTGTTGAAAAAATTGCTGAATTTATGGAAGGAGAATCTTTTGAATTTCCTGAAGAACGTTATAACGAAACTGAACCAAAAATAATAAAAACACCCAAACCTCGTGTTATTGAACCTAAACGCGATATTAAAGATTTTTTAACTGAGTAAGTAAGAAATTGCTTAACTCAGTTCATGAAAGCAGTACAAGTAGTAAAAATTAGTAAATTAATTCCAATTTACAAAGAAGGCGTCGAAGCCAATTCCATTAATTTAGTAAACTTTGAGTTTCTTAATGGTGACGAATGTGGTTACAATGTAATCGCACAAAAAGGTTTATACGAATTAGGTGATAAAGCAATTTACATCATGCCTGATTTCTGTTTAAGTGAAATTTCATTGTTTGAATCTTTCACTGCACCCAATGGTGAACCTAATAAAACGAAATTAGGTAAAATGAATCGTATTCGTGCCATCAAATTTAATTTTCAACAAGAAAATTCATCTGAACCTATTTTTAGTTTTGGTGTCTTATTACCTATCACTGAAGTTAAATCTTATTTAGGTGATGCGTACGATGAAGAAACATTAACTGATACTTTAGGTATTACAAAATACGAAGAACCTGAAACTGCTGGTAGCGGTCAAACAAAAGGTGGACTACCTTCATTTTTATATTCTACTGACGAAACAAATCAAGAAACATTAAAATCACATATTAAAAAATTATGTGATGGCACAACTGAAATGGGATTTACGATTAAACGTGACGGATCATCTTTCACAACCTATTTCAGAAAAGATGAAAATGGTAATTGGTATCATGGTATTTGTTCACGTAATCAAGAAAAGAAAACTGAACAATATTACGTTTCCAAATATGTGGATTCTCATAAAAATGAATACACTAAGTACATGGACCCTGAAACAAAAGAAATGGGTTGGAAATGTCATGTCAATAATCATTTTGTAAATGAACGTGATATTTTAAATACAGATTGGAAACAAGTAACTACGGAAGTAAAAGATTCTTGGGTAGAACTTGCCAATAAATCTGGATTAATTGAACAAGGTATGGCATATTGCCAAGCCAATGATATTCAATTAGCATTCCGTGGTGAAATTTACGGACAAGGTTTAAAAGGTTCAGGTAATAAATCAAATCCGGACGCTGCCAAAAAACAAGGTTTGTATCTCTTTGGTGTAGATGATTTAAGTTCAGGATTTTCTGTAAGAATAAACGATAGCAGTGAACATAATTTAAGTAAATTAGCTACACAATTTGGTATTGAATATTCAATTTCTGATTGGTATTTACCAACATCTTACGAAGACTTTTGTAATTTTTGTGAAAGTATTATTCAGGATGAAGCAAGTAAAGGCCGAATCATTGAAGGTGTAGTAGTAAGAACTCGTTATACAAACGAATTATCAACCAAGTACATGAATAAAGTGTACGACGCAAAAAAGTAATCAACTAAAAAAATATATACAATGTTTACATTAATTTTAGGCGCAGCGATTGGATTTTTCATCGCAAAAGCCATTTAAAAAGAAAAAGAAAGAATAAATTATGATCGTGTTTCCTAAACGCGAACAAATTGCTGAACAAGTATATTTGTCGCTGTACAACAAAGAAGGACAAATTCTAATTCGTAGTTCTGCAGGTACAACTGAAGATATTTTAACAGTCGAATATGATGGACTTATTTATATGAGTTTTTCACAATTGCCTAATAATGTATTTTTAGATTATGCATCTGTAGTTAACAAATTCAAAGATTGAAACAGTAAATGAAATGACTGAAATGACAATACTAAGTCAACGCATTTCAGGAAAGGTACTTGACTTATAATCAGGTATAGAGAAAGCAACCCGGGAAACGGAATCGGCAAGTAATTTACAGCCCAAAGAAACTGCAGTTTCTTTGGGTGTTTCTGTGTGATTTAGTCACTGATTAACAAATTTTTACAAAATAAATGTAAATAATTTTTTAAGATTCAAATTAAATACATATATTTGTAGTATCAAAACAAACGTTCTTTTAATTGGAAGATGAAAACTGGAAACCACCCTTAACTGGGACTCGGATAGGTAAATAATCTTCCATTTTTTAACAGCCCGGTGTAGCTCAGTTGGTTAGAGCACTTGTCTGATACGGATGTAATTTCCTTCAAGAACTAAACTGTTGTACAATAGTTTTATTCCCACGGAAATGGCATTAGTAGTTTTCAAACGAAAGGATTGATAATTCGTCGACGTTTTATTGGTCTAAATAAATTTGAAAGGTATTAATGTTAATCCAATACAAGAGGCGTTCCTGTTAATGTTGGCGAAATCGAAGATGGTAGCTGGCAAGCGCGGGTCGGGGGTTCGGGTCCCTCCACCGGGACATTGGTTTATTGGTCAGCGTAGGTGAGGCTTCACCTCAAAAAGGGTTACTTTTCAGTAACCCTTTTTTTATGCAAATAAATTTCATAGTTACAATAAAAATGATTAATTATGTAGTATGAAACAACGTAAAACTCCACCTTTTCTTATCGACGAAATGTGCGATATTATTCAATTCGAATTTACAGAATTTGACCCATATTTTACTTCAATGTTAGAACCCTCTGCAGGTGAAGGTGATATGTTTGACGAACTATATTTAAATCGTTTATGTTTTGACGTGAGACGCGAAAATATTTTGTGTGTCGAATTAAACGAACAAAAAGCAAAAATTTGCGCAGATAAAAATTATCCCACCTTACGTGCTGACTTTTTGAAACATGATTTTGGTACTCGTAAATTTGACATTATTATTGCAGCTCCTCCTTTCATTAATAATGTAGATGTTGAACACATCCAAAAAATGTATCGTTTACTTAAACCTAGTGGTATCATTGTTACATTGACAACTCCTTATTGGACAACAAACAATGAACCACATCAAGTTGTCTTTCGGGAATTTTTAAAAGATAAACGTTACTCATTAAAAATGGTACCCGACAATACTTTCATTGAGAAAGGTAAAACAGTCCCTACTGCAATATTAACTTTACATAAAAAATATACAAATGAAAATGCTTGAAACACAAGAAGAAGAATTTAAACCAGGTGATAATGTTTATTATTGTTTAGGCGATCAAGGTGATTTTGGAGGTAAAAGTGGAATTATCGACAGAATTGAAGATACAGTAGTATTTATTGTTGATCAACCTATTCCTACAGCATTGGAATATTTGCAACATAAACGTCCTGAACCTGAAGTAATTATTTTACCTTTAAAAGAAAATTACGCTTTAGCACATTTATTTACTGTTGAACATTTGGATGCTTTAGGTTATAAAGTAACAGATTTCAATGGAGTTTGTGGAAAAGCTAAAGAGAAAAAAGCTGGTGGTAAAAAAACTATTGCTTGGAATTTTGAAGGTATTAGTTGCGATTATTTTGGCAAACCTTTAGAACAACCCAACGTTGCTTTCGGAGTCCGTGATGACTGGGACACGCGTATTACGTTTGCAGGTTACATTCGTAATTTAACAGATTTACAAACAGTACTAACACTTACTCGATAATGAAACCATTTTGGAAAACCAATAATAATTTTCAAGTCCGTTGGAACGAACCTTTAGGGAAACCTGAATGTCCTTACGCATATCGTTTTGTGATAATCTTTTTTGGTTATTCAATTCGTTTACATTATTGGTTACGAAGTGATGATAAAAGGTACATGCATGATCATCCGTGGAGTTTTCGTACCTTTGTGTTAAAAGGTGAATATACAGACGTATCAAGATATAATGTTACTGATTTAAACGATTTACCTGATTTGCAAGGAAGTTGTGGAATGGTTGAAGATAATAATGATCATTTTATTGTTCGTGAAACTATCAATATTACTGCATATCGTAAAGCTAATCATATTCACTATGTAGAGATTCCCAAACCCGGTGTTATCACGCTTGTATTTTGCGGTAGACCTAAACGTAAATGGGGTTTTTGGATTCCTGGACGTGAAAATTTATTACGTCCCTTAAAGTACTTTGCAAAATACGGACATCCTCCTTGTTCAGAACAATAAATAAAATAATATGGAAGCAAAATTCCCAATGACACTTATGTATGACATGACAACTAAAAAAGTGGGTTGTGCATTAATTCAAGCAGCATGCGGTGCAACAATTGATAATTTAAATTTACAAATGATGGATTGTAACAATTGGTTTTTAGCACCCACTAAAGACATGAAAATGTATTCTGTAAAATCGCAAGAAGAACTTAATAAAGTAATTGAAATTACGAAAAATGGAAAATAGTTCAAAACATATTGAATGGCGTAAAAAGAATAGTTATTGGCTTCAAACTTCGGTTGATATTGCAAATAAAATTTTGCAAGCGTTAGATGAACAAAATTTAACCAAAGACGATTTGAATCGTAAAACAAAAATTTCAAAAATAAAAATCAACAAAATGTTGAATGGAAAATACGACTTTTCACTGAAGCAATTAATTAAAATTGAAGTTGCTTTAAATATCAATTTAATTTGCAAATAAAAAGCCGCTAACACGTAGCGGCTTTTATTTTATTTGTCCTATTGTCCAGATAGGAGTGGGCTTGTTACTGGAATAACTTTTAACCGTGCATTGCGTCTTTTTCCATTTAGGCTCAAAGATTTTTCACTTTATAAGTATCTGCGATCACCCTAGCAGAATAGGTGCCTGAGTATTTGCTCCGCCACTGTTTACAAATATTTTAACGATTCCATTTAATTTCTTTTTTATCATGAAAACATCGTGCTGATAATACATCACATGCATGGCAAAATCCTGCCAATTCATTCATAATTCGTGTCGTTTTACTATATTCATGACCTTCACCATGAATGTAGGTGAGAGCGTTAAGTTCCTCTTCAGTAAAATTTATATTATATTTTTCTGGTAAGGTGGAAGTATAGTAATGTTTTTTATCGATATAAAAAACTTCATATTCACTTTTCCAAATTTTTTCAATATCGTGAAAGAATAACACAATAAATACTGAATCTAAACTAAATTTGAAATTTTTATCTAAAATATTATGTAAGTTAATTGCTATTTCATAACACTGAACGATATGATCGTAATAGCCACCTTCCCAACTTTGGTGATTGTGACCCGAACCTGGTGCTTTGATAATTAAATCCCAATACTTTTCTTCAAATTTCTTTAAAGCTAAATAACGTGAATCGTTTGTTGAGATGACGTGTTCAATTAAACTAATTTTCATTTACTTTTGATTGTTCGTTCGTTACTTTACCTTGAGCAGCAGCTGCTATCACTGAACCATAAGTTTTATCAAAATTATCAATTGCGCGTTGTGCTTCATCAATATAGCTACTTTCGTTATAAATTTCACGTTCAAGACGTGTATTCATTAAATTACGCTGATTTAGCAATGCTAATATTATTTCGTTCATAATACAATTATATGCATTATTTTAAATATTTATCCATATACCATTCGTATGCTGGTAATGTAACAAATAAACTACCCGCTAAAGATATTAGATTTCCTAATAACGTAGTTGCACCTAATGAAAAATAGATGATGCTACAATACCCTGTAATTAAACATAAAAGTATTCCTAAGTATTTTAATATTTGTTGTATCATTATTGTTGATTAAATAAATGTGCACCACGTTTCAATTTCAAACGATTATAATTTTGTACAATGTTGTACAATTTATCGATTGTAGTTAAATCTTTTTTAATTGATTTCAATGGTTTAGAATATAAATCTTCACGAATTTGTTCAGGTCCTTTACTACCTAAAATATCACTTTTCCAAAAATGATATTTATATAAGAATCCCATTAATTTAGGTTCAGCTTTTTCCCAAGTACATACTGCATAAAAATCAGTTTCTTTGTGATTTTTGCTAATTTTTAAATTATCATCTTTCGTAGATTTCACGTCAATATTAATTTGAGTTTCATTGATTGTGAATAAAATATCGATACCTAAATAATCTTTCTTAGTGTCCCATTCCATTGTTACAGCATAACCTGCATCTTTTAATAAAAGATACGTTCTAATTTGTGCATATAAACCTGTTGCAATGTTTTTAATTTTTGTAACTTCACCACGTTGACCAATATCTGCAAATTGTTTATGAAAATTTGTTGCATATTCAAGGCATAGAGTTTTTAATTCTTTCGTATTATAACTATCCAATAGTTTTACGAATACACTAGATTTCAGTGATTTCAATGTTAAAGCACAACGATGTGGCAATTGATCTATCCAAAAATATACGCTTTTACCGTTTTTACCTTTTAATCCAAATTCGAACCAATCGTTCAGATTAACTAATTGCAAAAAGATAATTTCACCAATTTCTTCATCCAAATAATATAGTGGACATTGAATTAAATTTAAAAGATCATTGTCTTCTAAATCTGAATATTCTTTAGGTAATATTGAACGTAACGTATTGAAATACGAGAAGTTGAAACTAATTGTTTTAGATGTACAAAACAAAGGTACGATTAAAGAAATTAATCGATCACCTAATTTAACGCCAAAGACGTTTTCAACTAAACCGTTGCTATTTTTATTTTCGAACTCAACACCAAATGCAGTTGTTTTTTCTGATTTGTATGCTTTTAAGATGTTTTTGAAATTAGTTTCTGCTGTTATTTTAGCAGCAATTTCACTTCCTTTTAATTTAGGCATGGCTGATGTCATTTATCTTGATTTTACTTTTTTTTATGTTTTTAATCACTGAGACTCCGTCACAAATACCTAATTCAATTGAAGTATTTGTACGTTCAATTACTTTACACCAAGTATTGTTGATATAAATATAATTTCCTTTTTTAGTTTTCAGTTGTTCTTTCGTGAACACAAGATCACTTGTTGATAGTGTCTGTGCCAATTTATCACAATGTTGTTCTAAATCTTTTGTGACACCTTGCATACATTGTAATGCTTCACCTAATCGTTGTTCTTCAATTAAGCATTTAATATAGTCAACTTGCGTGATAAGTACTGTGTCGATGTTGTTGTTCATTATTAAGAGTTATATAAGTAAGTTAAAAATTTGTTTATGTTAAAATAACTTTTTTGCAAAAAGTCGCAATCTTTTATTTGTTCTTGTATCTGTAAAAATTAATGCGGGTGCTTTATCCCCCGGATTTGACGCAGTAGGCTCGTTAAACTTAATTCGCATTTCATCGCCATTGGGTACAAATGCGAATGGAATAGGCGTATCATCATCAAACTGCAAATAGACTGTCCATACATTGTCACCTTCGTTAGGAATTTTATTATATGTTGGAGGATAAATTTCAATTTTTTCATTAGGATTTATTTCGTTTCTTTTATTCTTTTCGTCCCCGCCTGAATCGAAAATGCCACCTAAATCTTCAATAATGTTTTTCATGTTAATCATTTATTTTTATTCTACATATTGGATCGCATCCTTGACCCATTTGGGTATATATTTACCACTCCATTTTAGTACATCACCAAAACATGAATCTAATATATACGTGTTTGCATTATCTGTCATACTACGAACACTTCTACCATAACTTTGTACTAAATCTCTTACAGTAGTCAATGGGTAATATTCTTTCATTGTTTCCATTCGTTGTTTGATTTTTTTAGAACCTAAATTAGGATATGGAATTTTTAATATTGTTTGATGACGTGAATAATCATCTTTTAAATCGACACCTTCGTGCATAGAAGGCGAACATAAAACTGTAGGTTCTTTTGAATTATAATGTTGTTGTAATAATTCTGAACGATTAGTTGAATCATGACTTAAAATACGATTTTCATTTATATCTCTGGTTACCCAAGATTGAATTTCGTAATTTGCTGTATGTATTATTCCTTTATCGTTTTTATGTTTCTTTAAAATTTTCTTTAACGTTGGTAATTGTGCTCCCCACGTAATTTCTTTTGTTTTAAACGTTTGTTTACCTGTTTTATGGAAATAATAAATAGGACGATTTTCTACTGGGAAAGGAGAATCTAAACTGATATATGCAGTATCGTTCGGTTCAAGTGCATTCATTTGACAAAATAATTGTTTGTCTAATATAGTACCTGACATGAAAATAACATAATCATAACGTGACCAAACTTTTTCTTGTAGATATGGATATGCCCAAACGGGCTGTGCAGTTAATTCCCAATACTGATCGTTAATTTTTTTATCTTTACCATAACGTTTTACAAGTTCTGCTTCTAAAATCCAATTATCGGGAAATTTTTCGTACTCTTCAGCTAACATATCCCATTTTAAAAAATGATTTCCTAAAGACTGTACAGCTTTTAAACTTTCCATTGAACCTTCTTCAGCTTCACGAGTTAATCGAGTAATTGTTGATTTTACTATATCTAAAAAAGGTCCTTTAATAATTTCAACAAATTGATGCATGGTTAGATTTTCTAAATCGTTACCAAAACAATTCATCGCTCTATTAATTTCCTCATCATTTAATCCGTTACGTTTTAAAAGATTTTTAGAAACTTTTGTTGTAATAAAGTCGCAAAACACAGATTCAAAATCATGTGCTTCATCAATAATTAATACACGGCTACTACGTTTCCATGCCATAGGCATGTAACACATGTAAGTTAAAAATAAATGGAAATTTGTTAATGCTACATCACCTTTTTCAAAACGAAATTTTGCGATTGCATAAGGACACATATCGCATTTTACTTTTTGAATACGAGCAAATTCAGCACCTGTACCACAATCACATTTATATCGTTCACATTCATAACTACCTTTACCCCACAATGAGTTCATAAAATCAAATTCATTGGTGTATTGTTCTTGTAGAATTTTTGAATTCGTTAGTAAATCAAATTGAGCAGAAATATCGTAATGACGTTTAAACCAATCCATGAACATAACTGCATAGACACTTTTACCAATACCTACTGGTGCATCAATTAAAATAAACTTCATATTATTTAATATAGAAGTTTTAGTAAACTCTGTAAGAGTTACTTGATCGGGCCGAGGTTGTTTTTCAACTCGTATATTCTTGAGGTCGTAAATATCTATATCTTGCATTATAGATATTATATGTTAAATGAGGTTTTTTGTTTTACTGAAACGTAAATTAACTTATCACACTGCTGTATTCGTAAGTAGGTGTCATTGTTCTGGCATCAGGCGCATCTTGTAATATAAAAATACAATCACCTTCATATCCTGCTGTTTTATATGGAATTAATACTGTATCAGGAAAAGTATTGCCTAAATCATACAATTTAGTTACTTCTTGATTTAAATCTTTCCAAATCACCATCGGATTTTTATAGCGTGTTCTATCTCCAGCTGCCCATTCATTATGTTGAGCTGCAAATTCTTTCCAATTAGAAATTATACAAGTTAATGTTTTTACATTTTCTTTAATCGCTTTAATACCAATAATATTGATTTTAGGAATATACCAGTCAGGTTGACCTAAATAAGGGCTGTCTTCAGTAACAGAAACTAATATTTTATCACGTTTTAATTCAACAACTCGAACCGAAATTAAATCTTCGGTAATTGGATGATGTATAAATATCAAATCACCTGCTGAAAATTTAAGATTTTCAACGATTTGTACTATTTGGTCTTTCGAAAGAATGTGTTTCATGCTAACAATGTTATATTTCTATATATTAAATAGTTTAAAGTGACCCTTTAAGTTTTTGGGACAGATATGATATAATTAAAAATAATATAAAATAAAATATTATGAATGTGGTCTAAAACTATTATCAGATTGTTTTATATAAGACTTATGATGATTAAACGTGCAGTTTTATTAGGGTATTCCCTTCGGGATTATAAATCTGATTTAAAAGAAGGTGATTTAGTTACTATTGATAATGGTTATGATGATCAATTATTCATTTTAGATAAAATTGACCCAAGATATGGTAAACGGAAAGATGAACCCGATACTGCATTCAAATATTTAATTAAAGGTCAATATAATATTGATCAGCACATTAATTATGAACGTACTGAAATTTCAAAAGCACATTTAGCATTTTTTGATTATCAAAAGTATTATAAAGAAGGTAAACGAATTTTATTGGGAGGAATTTCAGCCGAAGATTTAACTTACATAAAAGCCAAACATGCGAATGATTTAGAATTACCTTTTAGTGAATTTCATAAAATTTCTTTAACTGATCTTATTGGTTTAGATTTTTATGGTTCTACTGTTAATAAAGAATTGTATTACGAAAATAGTCCCGGTACAGGTGTAACAGTGATTCAATATTTTAAAATAGAAAAACCTGAATAGTAATTTTCACGATTCATAGTAAATGTTTATAATTGTAACATGAAAGTTGCTAAAACATATCTTCAAGAATTATCTACTGATAAAATTTTACAAATAGTAGAAGAAATGAAGAAACCTTCTCATTCAATAAAATCACCATTACGTAAAGTAATCAATGAAATTTTTGGGGAGAATACAGGAATATTTGTTTTACGTATTCAGGAATTACTTTGGCCCATATTAGAAATATTGGCTGAACGTACTGAAGATTTACCAAAAGGTAAGAAAACTTTAAAAGATGAAAAAATTCGTCAATTGGCACCTAAAATGTATAAAGCAATTGATAAGTTGATTAACTGTGATCATCAGGAACATTTAATTGTAAGATTGAATGACCCAGAAACAGAAGCAGTTGAATCAATGAAAAAGATTTTAGTATCGATTGAAAAATATTAACGTTCTTTAAAAATACGCAACTGATAAGGGAACACACGGTCGACCTATATGTGGATAACGTAAGGGTCAACTACTGGGTTTAACAAAATTAGTTGAATGCGAATAGGTAAATAACCACGTAGTCGGCAGATACGCCGTGACACAAAACAGAAGTTAGATTGGTGTCTTCGTCTATTCCAATAAAGGTTCAACTGAGCGACGTGAAACAGCTATATAACACCAGTAATTGATGCGTATTTTTATTTTAAAAATAATAAATGAAAGAATCAATTAAATTCATATTTATCGAATCAGTAGGTGATAATTCACTACGTGGTAGTATTTATGTAAAATACGGAATTGAAATATTCAGCAATAATAACATTGCTGAACACCAATGGATAATCCGTATAGGACAAGGAGTTAATCGTTTTGAAATGATTACTGAACAGTGTAAAGAATTAGGCATTACAGATTATTTGATTACATATCTTGAGCAATCAAGTAGCAATTCAAATTTTTTTATGAATAAATCTTAAACAAAGCAAAAATTTTTACATATATAGACTTACAAACCAAAATTAATATGTTTACATCTAAAAAATCAAAGTTATTTGACGTACCGTCAAAAACAAAAAGTACATCTGGTACTTCAACATCAGCATTCGTCAACGGCGGAATGAAAAAAGCCGTAGAAACAACATCACTTAACGGTGCAGTGAAATATTCTTCAACAGGAAATGATTTCGTAGATCAATTTGGAAAATTAGGTACTTATAAAGCACCACGTGCTTATAATGATATCGCAAAAGACCAAACATTGTTATACAGTCAAAATAAAATGTTGACAGTTGCATTTACTCTTTACATTCGTATGATTACTCGTGTTACAGATATTTTCGGTAAGAAAACTACTGTTTCACAAAAAGGTGCAGAATTAAAGCACGAAGGTATCATGCGTATGATTTGGTTACATACACAGGACCCAAAAACATTCAAGAAAAATATTACGCTGTTTACAGCAGTAGGTTCTTGGAAAGATATTATTACAATGTTACAATATGACCTTGTATATAATGGTTGGAAAGGTCGTGTCCTTGATTGGAAATTCTTAGGTGAATTTATCCTTGCGGGATTAAGTGATGCTACACAATCTGAATTGTTGAAGAAATATCTTCCACAAATTAAAGCAAATTCACAATGTAAAACTGTTGAAGCGCAAGCAGATAACATGATTGCAAAATGGATTTGTCAATTATTATTCGGTAATAAGTCTGAAGGTGAAAACTATAAGACTTATAAAGCTTATCGTAAATTAAAATCAGGTGGTACTGCTCACGAATGGCAACAATTGATCTCTCAAGGTAAACACAACTTGATTGAATTTGAAAAAATTCACGGACGTGCATTGAATTTATTAGTTCGTTCAAAATATTTGAAAAACCAAGGTTTGACAGAGAAATTTGAAAAATGGATTACTAAACCAACGACTGAAGCAAAATTCACTGGATTCGTTCATGAATTATTCTCTAAATTGCCACATTCGTTAACAGGTTTAAACAAAGGTGAACAAGCTACAATTAATAAACAATTTGAAACTTTAGTTGCAAAAGGTCGTGAAGGTGAAAAGGATTTAAATTCAACATTGATTGTTGTACGTGATACATCAGCTTCAATGGGTTCAAACTGTGCTGGAACACCAATGTCTTGCTACGATGTAGCGAAATCGTTGGCACTATATTTCTCATCGTTCTTAACAGGAAAATTTGAAAATGCATGGATTGAATTTAACAGTGATGCTAAAATGCATACTTGGAAAGGTGCTACTGCACTTGACAAATGGTACAACGATCATTCAAGTTACGTTGGAAGTACTAATTTCCAATCAGTAATTAACTTGTTCGGTACTATTAAAAAACAAGGAGTTGCTGAATCGGAATTTCCAACAGGAATCCTTTGTATCAGCGACAGTGAATTTAATCCTGCTCAATTAGGTCGTACTAACGTAGATGCTGCAAAAGCTAATTTACGTAAAGCTGGATTCTCACAGGAATACGTCGATAATTTTGTAATCGTTCTTTGGAATGTGGCTCACACTTCAGGAAAAGGTGGACAAAAATTCGAAACATACGGCGACGTACCAGGCGTTTACTATTTCTCAGGTTATTCTGCTGCAACAGTAGCATTTTTAACTTCAGAAATTAAAACTGCTTCCGAATTATTTGAAGCAGCTATGAATCAGGAAGTTCTTTCAATGATCGAACTTTAAGGGTTTATAAAAACGATATATATTTAACTATCTGAGGAATTGGATAGTTAAATTCAGAAACAAGTTCTTTGACATCTTTATACAATAAAGCTGTTTAAATTTAATGAAACAAATGTAAAATATTCAAGGATATTTACAAGAGCAACTAGGACGTAAGTAGTGTCGAGCGAAAACGTGATAAACCTATAGCTATCATTAAAAATATTAGTGGAATAAAACATAACAGAAATGCATGTAAGACTAAATCTGTTGTACTATAATGTTTTATTCAAAGATGAATAACAGCAATGTTCGTAAATAATGGTCCTAAGGTAGTTCAGGAACGAAAGTTCACAACGATATACTTAGTCTAATACTTCATTTACCTTTGCATTAGGTATATAAGGAAAAACTACAGTGCCCAGTGTCGTACAGCAATAAACTTCTTCGATTCGTGCCTTTGAAGCACAAATCTTTTATTCTCCGATTTACGGCGACCGTACAAAAAGAATATTCATCTGCAAAAGGTTTTTCACAGCAATCTAAACGCATATCATTCAGAGATCGAAACAGGGGTTCGATTCCCTTCGCCAGCTCATTCCTACTTGTCCCTGAAGTAATTCAAACTTGTAGGTGCAAACAAAACAAATACTGTCCAATCGCAGGTAGCTATAGGCTAACGTTAAGTTATACCAATAGGAAAAGTCATGATTATTGAAATATAATTTCAAGGCTTGCTTAACCAAGATTCAGTCTTGCAGTATTATAAGCTGGTGTCGTCTAGTGGTTAGGACTCGTAGCAAAAAAAAGAAACCTGAAAAGATTTACAACAGCAATTCAAACGTTAATTAAAACAGGCGTATGTGTCTATGGTCTTATAAGCCATAGTTTGGTTCGAATCCCACCTCCGGCACAAAAAATTACAACATGCCGGTGTATGCGAATTGGTCCAGCAGCCCGTAACAAAACAAACGTAAATCTGATAAATACTCTCACAGCAAATTAACTAAATTTTTATTGAAAAAAACCTCGCCCGGCGGAAGGCACGTTAAAGGGTTCGACTCCCTATGAGTATTGATAAAGTTACATACAGCAAATTAAAAAAATTCAATTTTGGTTTGAAAAACAAGCGTAACTTGATAAAATAACAGCAAATTACTACGGTAAACAATTTCTCCTAAAAAGAAATCACATGGTTCAAACCCATAAATGTTATTTGATAAGAATACAATCAGCAACTAACGCAATACACTCTTAATGTAAAAAAGCAAACGTATTCTGATAAAATAGTACACAGCAATTATAAACTTCGTGACTAGTTAGGCTATATATGCACTATGCTAAAGTTAATATTTTAATATTGAAAGTTATGCGTCTTAGAACATTAGGTTGGAACTAATTATTCCTTAACTGGTTGGCAATCAGCCCGTACTCTAAGCCATTCAATAAGTAAATAGTATTAATTTCAGACGCGAACTCTTAAGAAGGCGTAAAGAATAATTAACTTTATGAGGGCCTTAAATACTATTTGAAAAATTTGTCTAACAGCAAAACAAAAATTTATCTGCCAAAATCAAGATGGGTTTGGTTCGACTCCAAACGGTACGCGGGATGGCCGCAAAAATAGACAAATGATAAATGTACTTACAGCAAACTACAAAAAAAAACGTCCGACTCAAAATCAGAAAATAGTTTAAAACAACAGTACATTGATAAAGTTACCAGCAGCAACATTAAAACGATATAAATAAACTCAATCTAAAACGTATAATGGTAACTTGGAACTTAAATGTTCACATGCTTAAAAGTCATCGTAACAGCAAACTTTACAAAAACTTCAATTATGTAAAACGACGAGTTGGGTTCGAATCCCGACGCCAATGTGAAATCGGTAGCACGGTGCTGGAATAGATTTAAGATGACTTGGATATTCTTTATCACTTAAAATGCGATCTGTAAAAGGATCGCATTTTTCATTTAATTACTTATGAAATTCGGAAAATCAATGTACGTATTTCCTATTTTAGTTATAGTTGCAATAGTTGCAATTTTAATTGGTGTAGGATTCGTAATCGCAACTATTTAAATGTTTCAATGGAATAAATATCCTGAGTCATTATCGTGTTTCACGAAAAAGAAGTATAAAGATGTTATTGCTGCTTCTGATGCAGGAAAGAGTCAAATCTATAACTCGAATTTTACAATTCAATTATACATATATGAATGTGACTATTGTCACCAATATCATCTAACACAGCAAAAAACTGATATTAAAGTTTAAGACTTTATTTTAGTAATGGATAAAACTTGTTGAATTTTGCAGCACGATCATCAAGTCCATGAGTACCCCCATTTACTTTTTTTGTAACAGCAGTAATAGTTGCCATATCAGCACCTTTATCAGCAACACAATTTAAAAGAGTTTTATTCCAAAACCAAGCAGCAGATAATAAAGGATATTTTGTTGCAACTAAATCAGGAGTTGTTAAAATATCTTCTGTAACTAATTTATCAAAAGCTGCGTAATTGTCATGTCCTGTTAATTGAATAAAACCACGTCCACGAAATTTATAACCATCTTTGGATGCTTCATCTCCATTACCCATACGATTTGCATAAACATGACTTGCGATTGCTTCAGGTTTTTTAGCATAAGATTCATTTAATGTTCCTGGAAAATATTTAGGAAATATAGATTTTAATCCTGCTGCAGAATACATTAAACCTTCGTATACAGTTTTAAAATTACCTGATTCGTGAGCACATTGTGCTAAAAAATGAGCTAAACGTAAAGGAGTATTGATTTGAAATTTTGCCATTACGTCTGGTATTTGTGCAATTACTGCATCGGGTATTGACCCTTTTAATTTTTCTAAATTCATAATAATTATTTATTTTTTATCCTACACCACCATCAACGATTGTCCAGTTGTTAGGTGCAGATGTTAAGATTGCGCGTGCTGCTATTGCTTCGGCACGATATTTATTTGTTACACCAAAGTTAAAAGATAAATTTGGTTGAACAGGATATTTTGACCAAGCTAAATATAATTCAGTTAAAAAAGGTCCATTATAACTAAAATTAGATACAGTTGTAAAATTAGTAGGATTGAAATTTGTAATAGGTTGTTTAAATGCAGTAGCACTGCTAAACATAAATTGACAATTTGTTACTGAACGTGTATTTAACCAAGCCAATGATTGATTAAAAAGACCTGATGTTAAAAACAAATTATTCATTGCAGTCACAGAACTTGTATCAGTAAGTAAAATAGGTTGATTAAATTTTACACACTGTTGAAACATTTGAGAAATATTAAGTAATAAAGGTGAAGTAATTAATGTTACAGGTACATCAAGTGCTGTACGATAAAACATTAAATTTGTTGTTGTGACAAGAGGACAATTTAAAAAGATTGGTACAGGTGAATTAAATAAATCACATTCTGCAAACATCAATGCAAGATTAGTAACTTGTGAAGTATCAGGCATATCTTTAAAATTACCTACAACATTATTACAACCATAAAAAGCATTTTGAAAACTTTGCCAAACACCAGAACCCCAATTCTCAATTGATACTAATTTTCTACGATCATTTGCAATGTTAAAATAAATTGCACCAAAAACACCTTTAATTGAAATAGTATAAGTACCTGCTTGAGGATAAGTATGTGTAGGACTAGTTGTTGTAGTTTGATAAGTAGTTGTTCCATCACCCCACTCAATAATACAGTTATACGTACAAGCTGGATTTAAAGGTAATAAAAATTGTGTGCTTGTAGTTGTACCAGGATTATCAGTTTTTACTTTAATTATAAAAGAATCAATTTTACGATTAAAAGGAATTGACTGTTTAGGTGCCACAGCTGTATTATAAATTGTATCGACAGGTGTTGTTGTAAGTGATGTACTATCGTAATAAGCTGTATTTTTATTTACAACTTCATTCCCATTATTAAAAACATTATTAGTTGTTACGTCATAATGAATATTTTTTGAAGGTTCATCTGTACCTTGAGGTTTTTTGAAAAAATCAATTTTCTTACCATCCCATAAAGTAGTATAAAATTGTTTCAGAAATTTTAATTTAGTTGTCATATATTATATATGAAACTACTACTTATTTTTGGCTATAATTGTTTGGCTAAATGTTCAGGTAATCGGGAAGCAGCACCAGAACGGATATAAGCTATTCTTTCAGCTTCACTATATTCATTAAAAGGTTTATTAGGTGCTACATAAGGTTCAGGCTTAGATTCAGTTTCTTTTACAGTTGAAATTTTATTTTTTAATTCAAATTTTGTAAAGAAAAGGTCTAAACCTGTATTTATATTATCATACACTGATAACATATCGTTTAATTTATATTTAAAAGATTTTGTTTCATTACAAAACATAATCGTATTCATAGGTAAACTGTTAAGACTGTAAACTGGTAAACTACCTATAAAACCTAATGAATGTATAATGTCACCATAAAAAGTGTAATGTTTGGAGATAAACATGTCACTAGGTTGGAACATATTTTCTTTATTTACAATACTAGTACCTAAATCCATACGGAAATGAGTAATTTGTTTTAAGCGATTCATTAAACTCGAATGAGTTACTATGTAAGTAGATTTAATAGTCATTATTGTATAGGATTATCCTCTTCAGGTTGTTCTTGAACTTCACCACTAGGTTCAGTATCTTCTGCACCTGGTACTTCAGGTTCTTCTTCGGTTAAATCAGTTTTTTCTTTAGATTCAGGACCTTGTAATTCATTTTTGATCTTTTTATTGCCTTCTTCATCTAAATTTTCTAATTTAAATTCGTTTACTAATTCAATAAGTAAATCCGAAACTAATTGTTCAGGTGTAGCAGTTTTATCTAAAGAACCTAATATTTCACTATCATTTGCACGGTAACCAGTAAGTTGTAAATTAATTTCAGAAATATCATCTTGAGCAACATTTTTAGCGTCAATAATAATATTTAATCGATATTCTATATCAGGTTCACCAAAAAATAATACGCCTGTGTATAAATCTACGACAGAATTACTATCAGCAAATTCAAAATAATCAAATTCAAAATCAAGAAGTTCAGTTTCAAACCATTGTTCAAATTGAACTTTACGGTCCATGAACCACTTATCTATTTTATAAGTAGGTGATTCTTTCCATTCATTAAACATCAAAACATTGAATATTATAGGTCGTTTCATGTATTTATATATTATTCCTTTGCATTATATTTCCATTTCTCATAACGATCAGTTAATTCAATTAGAAACTTATTACGTACAATATCTTCACGTTCAAATTTAAAACTAGCAACTTTATCCATACCTTCACAAAAGTCAATAAAAGTCAGAAATTTTGCATCCTTGTGTTTAATGTCATATTGACTGACATCTCCCATCATTACAGCATACGATTCTTTACCTAAACGAGTTGCCCATAGCATTAATTGACTCATCTGTACGTTTTGTGCTTCATCTAAAATCATACAAGCATCATCGAATGTATCACCACGCATAAATGCTAATAAATTGACTTCAATAATACCTGCGTCAAATAATACATCTGACATAAATTTACCTAAGATTTTTTCAAAAGTAGAAATATAACTTTTCATGTAAGGTAAAGTTTTTTCGTACTGATCTCCTGGTAAAAATCCTAAATTTTCACCAGCTTCTACAATCGGTTTCGTGATTACAATTCTTGATATTTTTTTATCTGCAAGTAAACCCAGTGCTGTATAACATGCAGTGAAAGTTTTAGAAGTTCCTGCTGGACCTTGTACAATTGTAAGAATATTATTACGGATTGTTTTATATAACTCAAATTGTTTGGGAGTTAATTCGACACTTAACTTACTAAAAGCAGTCTTATCGAAATTTGTTTTTTGAGATCGTGTTTTAGAGTTTTGAATTTTGTTCCATTCTTCGGTAGCGTCTTGTTTAAGTGCTAGTTTGTCTTTGCTTCTCGAGTTACTTGGTTTTTTACTCATAGGATAGATTTTTTGTATAATTTATATATGATTATCAATGAAGCTTCCTTTGATATGTGAACAGTAATTTAATATATAATCTAAATAATGCGAGAACGCTGGTACTATGGAAACAGTTTTAGATAAAAAGGAAAAACTGATTTATTCGATACTATTTTTATCTAAAATCGATTTTGAAATTAGCATTCAAGATTATTGTAATGCTGACAAAAGATCAGACTTTAGAGAAGAAATACGGATCATAATAAAAAAAGGCGAAATTTCTATTGTAGAAGATCGCATCATACATAAGGATGACTCAGTTATTTGGAAATTAAAACTTAAACGATAATGATTTGGAGAAAAAATGATAACAATCAATGGTATATTGCAAATAACGATATACAATTTACAGATTTTAAAGAAAATTTAAAGTCAACCGATAAATTAAATATCGTACGTACAACTGATCAAAAACCAGTTATCTACATACCTACACACAATATTCATGATGTGTATGAATGGTATCGTATGTTTAAAGATTCTCATTTAATTACTAACAATACTGATAAATACGGTTTTGCTATTCATGGTTTTTTTAATAAACAAAGAAGCGAAAGCATTCAAGGTTATTTCCCTAATTTATTAGAAGTAAAAGCTTCATCCACATCAACGTTAAAATATTTTGATGATGGTACAGATTATTTCCGTACAAGTGTCGATTACATTGACGATTTAAATGCTACATTTTCAACTTTGATAATTGACAATGTTGAAGTATTAAATAACGAAAATATATTATTAAAACATTTATATACAGAAAAACTTACTTTCTTCCCCATAATAGTATTCAGCAATAAATTATACATTAATGTCGATACAGGATTTGAAGATCGTTTAACAAAATTAAAAAAGAATAATTCGTGTCGTGTAAAATATAATACTAATTTATTTGCTACTGACACAATAAAAAATTTAGAATTAGTTACAGAAGATATTGGATTTGGTAGTAATGATTACGTAATAGTAACATTAACAACAACATATTCAGGAATTATCTCTATTGCTGATTTTGAATTAGGAGAATGGACAATTGATACTGACAATCGTGAACAACACGGTGTGTATCAATTTTTAAATAATGAATTAATTTATTTATCTGAAATGACAGATAAGTATAAAACATACAATCAAATTGTTTACACTTATCAAGGTGAAACAAATGCAAACAAACAATTTTATTTACGTCGTATCGAAGATACTTCCGATGTTTCAAAATACTCACTTTATCCTTATAATGGTTTTGGTGTTCCTTTGATTTATTCAGAAGGTGAAGCATATTTAATTAAATGTCGTTTAGAATACACTTTAGATGCAACATCACCAACGCATCCTGGAGGTAGTCCGCCTTATGATAAAGATACTGATACATACAAGTTATTATTTTTAGATCATACACAAGCACGTAAAATATTAGGTGTCGATTCTAAAGGAATCGGTCAATATTTGTTAAGTAATAATATCACTGTTGGTAATTTTGATGTAAATTACGATCAAGTAGATAATTTGATCTTAAGTATGAATTACAATTCAACTGTTACAGGTGAAACAACAGGTAAAACTATTACGAACACAGGTTTAGGTGTATTATCAACAGCACAATTTGTGTCATCTCCTTCATCTCTTTATATTGATCCGTATTTTGCAACAGGAACATTTGATACTTCAGTATTTAATACTTCTTTTGGTACACCTGACGATACAGATATTGTCGATAGCGTTGCAGGTAGAACTATTACTATTACAGGAGATGTTACAGTTTCTACTGCAAATTATTTAAGCGTACCAAGTTCGGCACGATTCAATGGTACAAGTAGCGTAGCAATTAAAAGTGTAGAATTATTATTTACAGGTAGTGATGGTGAATCCGATTATCTTGATACATCGGGTAATGGTGTGGATATTTTTACTGACGGTATTTCTTCAAAAATAGAATCAAATCGATTAAAAATATTTAACAGCGAAGGCGACGGTGCTATCCATTGGGATTATTCTACATTATTTGACACGTCTAAAGATTTTATCTTAGAAATGGATATTGAAATTATAAATTATACTACACGTATTTATTTATTTTCGAAATCAGATTCACCTGCACCAAGCCCAGTAGGAAATGATATTATTATCTTATTAAAAGATTTAGATACTTTAGAAATTTATGCAGTGGATGATTTAACATTAATTTCAACTATTTCATTTACTGCAAGTACAGGTGGTCCTTTAAATACAAATCAAATATATTCTTTTAAATTCACATATAATGTTGCAGATGCTGAATTACAAACATATATTGATGGTGTATCAATTGATACAACTAGTGTTACATTGACAGATAATTATCAACAAAAAATCTTTGTAGCAGCAAGTGAAGGAACAGGTGTAATAGCTTTAGAATATTCAGATAGTGATTTTTATTTAGACAATATAACTTTTTCGCAACTTGATACAGCAACAGATTTCCCATATATTACAATTACTAATTCACCTGCAATTAGTTTTACAACTGATTTCGAATTAAAATTTTCTTTCCGTATAGAAAGTGGAATTGGTACAGGTAGTTTCGTATATTTTATCAATAAAGATACAGGTGCAAATAAATTTAGAATTTATTTGGAAGATGATTATTTAATGCATTTAGAAATTGGTGCGAATACAGTAGCTGTTGATATCGTAGCAGGATTAGGTATGTCACCAATTGCTTTAGATACTTGGTACGATGTAACATTTACACATTTAGGTGTCAATAACACTTTAAAAATCGATACAAATACTGTCACAACAAATACTTGGACTATTCCGAACACTGCAGCAGATATTATTTTAGGTAATGATACAACATTTGATAATGTTGTGTGGTTTATGGATGATTTAACTGTAGGTGCACAAATATTTACATTTACAACATCTTATCAAAAAATAACATATAACAGTGATATTAATTTTAATTTAGATTTTACAATGCAATTTAATTTACGTGTTGCGACGTTTACAAATTCAATTGTGTTATTCAATAAATCTAATAACAGTTTAGGTATTTATGACTTTAAAGTAAAGTTATTAAATATGTCAACGATGCAAATATTTATTAATCAGAATGTAACTGCAACTGTTACTGTATCTCATGCATTTAGTACAAATACTTGGTATAAAATTGAAATTATTCGCAAATTAGGAGTATTAAAAGTTGAAATTAATGATGTTGATAAGGGTATTAACAATACTACGACAATTAATAACAATTCAGTATATGATATGTACATCAATGCTGATAGCACTTCAGCATTAATTAGTTCACAGTCTAAATTTTATTTAGATGATTTTACAATTACAAAACATACATTTGCGTTTGATCCGCATACAGTAACATTTAAAAATGAAGACAGCGAAGGTAACGATAATACGTTATTAGAATACGAAAATGATGTTTTATATGGTACACCAACATTACCTACATATAAATTCCAACATCGTACATTAATGAACTCTAATGAAGTGTATTCTCGTACATTTTTAGGTAGTAGTCAAGTAACTTTAACTCAATTAGCTTCAACAACAAGAATTAAAGGTACGTATGTAACTAATCCTAAATTCCGTGTGGACGACCCAGTGATTGTTGCTGATTCAGTTTCAACTTTTAACGTAGGTGATTTTGTGAATATCAAAATTGAATTTAAAAAAGATGGTGTGTTTTATACAGCACTTGAGGAACAATTTGTTATTACAGCAAAAACACAATTAGACGCAACAGCAGTTGAATTTGCAGTTTTCCCACAATTAGATACTAATTTTATGGCAGAATATGCAAGTTATGTATCAGGTACAGATTTAATACGTTTAACAATTGAATGTGTAAACGTTTACGGTTCAGTGATTACAGATTATATCATAGATGAAGCAATTGGTGTAAAAAAATTAGTAGCTGCTTTAAATAAGACAGTATTAGGAAAATTATATAGTATGAATTATGGACAAGATAATTCAAGTGAAGATTATTATTTAACGATTGATAATGTTAAACAAAATCATCGTTGGAAGTGGTCAAATCATGCTGTAGAAATTACAACTACTGAAATTGAAAATGCAGTGACAACTAATTTAGATTATGCTTATGATCATATCATAGATTCAAATTTACGTAAATATTTTTATGACTATGATATTGTTGATTATTTAACAAATTATTTAGATGTATCAACACCTTATTTAGGACAAAATACTCAAGTATCAATAACATATTCCAATGTATTAAATTCTGCTAATCGTTTAGGTGTGGAAGGTGGTAACAGAACAGGTAATAGTGGTAACATTATTTATTTTGGTTCAAATCATAAAGCAGCAATATTAGATAATATTAAACCTTCAACTTTAGTTAAATTTGACAATACAACTACAGCATATACAAAAAATATCACAGTAAAAGCAGTTGAATGGAATGACGATTTACAAGTAGGTATTATCACGACATTAAGTGATATAACAATCCCTAGTAATGGTAATGCAATTCAAATGTTAGTAATTAACGATATTACTGCAGTTGCAACATATTTAAAAACTGTGTTCAATAAAAATATTAATGTTAAGGGTGACCCTGCTTTAAACGATTTTAGTTATTTAACTCATCCTGATTATAAACCAGATACTGCATCATACGCATACGCTATGTTAAATTATGGTCGTACGAATTCTACAGGTGCTTTAACCAAAAATACAGACATTTTAGAAAATGTTACAGGTATAGTATATAAAGAATTTAATGAACCTAAAATTTCATTTTTGAAACGGGATAAGTATTTTGATTTTGGAAATTCAATTATTCAATGTGCAGTTAAAACAAATGCAAATATCAATGTAAGTGTAGGTGCAACTCCAATTAATGGTGTAGCGTTAACTATTGGTGATTTAGTAATTGTAGGTTCACAATCGATTAATACACAAAATGGTATTTATATTTATCGTGGTGTAGGAGTACCTTTAGTACGTTATTCACCTTTCAATAAAGTAATTTTCTGGGAAGATACAAACACAAGCAATATTTATCAAGCAATATATACTGACCCATTAATTTTAGGTTCAAGTGCTATTACTTTTACAGCTGCATTAATACCAACGTTAAAACGTGATAATCGTTTAACAATGCGACCAATTGAAATTGCTAAATTGGGTGTAGATAATAAAACACAACCATGGCAAAAAATTTATTACAAATATGATTCATTAGAATTAGAAGAAAATAAAGTTGATATTACTATTGGTATTAACAGCAGACGACGTATACGTTTTATTGATGGATTAACTGAAAATAACATTACTAATAATATAGGTGGTCAAGGACAATATGCATGGATATTAAATGACGATGTTATTGTAGAAGATGCTGTTGTAGGTTGTACACAAACAAACGGTCCTGGTACAGGTCAATTGATTTGGTATACAGGTATTTGGGAAAATGGTTTGTGGGTTGATGGTATTTGGATTCAAGGTACATGGAAAAATGGTACATGGTTAAACGGTGAATTTAATACACATCCGATTCAAGATTTTTATACTTATGTGACAGTTGATTATAATACAGAAAATATTATCTTGTCAACATGGGAATCAGGTACTTGGGTTGATGGTAACTTTAATAATGGTACAGTAACAACAATAAATTGGTTAAATGGAACATTCAACAAAGGTATCATCAATGATGGTACATGGCAAAATGGTATTTTTAAAAATGGTATCATTAAATACATTCATTGGTTAAATGGAACATTTAACGGTGGTGATTTTGAAAAAGGTTTATGGTTTAACGGTGTATTAAATCAATTAGATGCAGAGATACCAGCACGCTTTGGTATTAAAGCAGATTCAACTACTGGAATTTTCCGTGATCGTGCAATTTGGTATCAAGGTCTTTTTACAGGTGGTGAATTTCATTCAGGCGATAATACAACTAATAATGCAACAATTTGGTACACAGGTACATTTGAAGCAGGTTCATTTTATGGTGGAGCATTTATTTCAGGTAGTTTTAATAATTCTATTTGGTATAATGGTGTGTTCTTTGGTGGTTACTATATTACTAATTTTGTTGACTTGACAGGTAGCAATAAACAATTAATAATTGATCCGACACAATACACTTCAAAATTATATGATGGTACAACACAATCTGATCTTGATTTTCAAGATAATGAAGCTCACAATTTAGATAAGTATATTAAAGATTTTGTATTGATTGGTACACCTACAGTTGGAACGACATTTAGTTGGAATGCATTTATTAATGTATGGCACGATACAGTTGCAACACCTTATCCATTAAAACAATATGCAAATAATACTGCAACTAATACGAAATTAACATTAAGCATTGATTCTAATCCTGCTGATACAGTTTATATTACAGAAAATATTGCTTCCAATATACCCAAAGGAAATCCTTTTATCTGTGCAATGTTTACAAATTCTACATGGAAAAATGGCTTATTTATGAATGGTTACATGGAAGATACAGTGTGGGAGATGGGTAACTTCTTAAACGGATATGCTAATAATATTACTTTTGGGGTTAACTCATATACAGTTTAAACATTTTTTTAATGTTACTATATAAGTAATATGACAGAAGATAAAAAACAACAATCAGCAGACGTAACCGAAAATGAAGTAGTTCAAGCAGCGTTACAAGCAGCAAAACCAGTACGGTCAGATAATTTGCCGTTGGTCAATGATAAAGGTCAAAAACTAAGTCGCCGTTTTTTAGGTGATATTTTTGGTCGTGGTCAAGACAAAAAAGAATTTGAAACTTACCTAAAAGGTGGAAGTACTTTCAAATGGAAGAAAAGTACTGTTACAGTTCGTCAAGAATATTTTTACGTATAATGAAATTATCAAAGGCTATAAAAAAGATTCAAAAATCTTTAGCTACAGACCCAGATTATCGTAATGCATGGAAAGCTAACATTGCAATGTCGTTTAAAGATGTTTATAAACGTCAACGTAAACAAAATAAGAAAAAATATTTAAATTCAGGTGATATTCATGAAATAGCTAATAAAGCTGCAATTGAATTTTTAGCAATATTGTGTATTAAATCGCCCAAAACAAAATAGTATGTTGCGTAAAGGCTTCACGAACCAGAGTGAAAGTCAATTGTTAACCTGGAGATAACAACTCAACATGACTAAAAAACTTACATAAGGAATTGTGTAAGTTTTTCATATATAATTAGTATTTATATCCCTTGACACCATAAGGTCAGAGTTGTTATTAAGACAACGACGTCAAGGAAATAATATAAGTAAAATACATCAATGAATAACAACACGTCAACATGCTATGTGCATGATTGGTACTTACAGTACCCAAATGGACCTTATTGGATAATCCCAGATTTTCAATATCCTTACAATCCACCTTTAATCACACCACAACCCATTAAAATTTGGAGTAATTTCGGTTTATCACCAACAATCACGTCTATTGAATATCCTGAAGTAAACATCATGGTAAATAATAACAGAGTACGTAAAGTACCTGTACAAGGTGGAGTCGATTCAATTTATTTGAACGATGGTGAATTTGCAATTGAAATGTCCAATAAAAGTGCCGTAACTTTAGGTGCAAAAATTAAATTAAATGGTACATACATCAGTACAAGTCATTTAATTTTATATCCTGGTCAACGTTTAGTTTTAGATCGTTATCTTGATACAAAAGATAAATTTAAATTTACTGTCTACACTGTTGATAATAATAATCCTACTGTTGAAAAGGCTATACAAAATAATGGTGAGTTAGAAATAGAATTTTATCAAGAATATATAGAACCAGCACCTGTACAGACTACGTATACATTATTTAATGCAAATTCAAGTACCCTGAACGCACAAAACAATTTTTATTGTAATACATTAACTGATAGTTTTGGAGCTACTTCAAATTCTCTTAATAGAAGTGTAGTAGGTCAGTTTGATACTGAAAAATTATCAAAATCTACTAAAGATACCGGTTTAGTAGAAAAAGGTTCACATTCACAACAAGATTTAACTTATGTAAATAAAACCTTTAATAGTTGGACACTTACTGTAATAAAATTTAAATTAATGCCTTTATCTGAAAAACCTATTGAAGCTAAAGATTTAGTAAATTATTGTAGTAACTGTGGACATAAAACAAATCGTAATCACAAATTCTGTAGTAACTGCGGAACAAAAATATAATATAATGAATTTTAAAAATTTAGACAAAGCAGCTGAAATTAAAACAGCTTTAGAATTTCTGAACAGATTTCGTGCAAAACTTATTGAAGAATTAAGTGAGCAAAATAAAAGAATTGCTGATAACGCAGTAATGAAACAAGTAAATAGTGATTTACGTTTGGGAATTGTTGATTTAGAAAATAAAATTATTGATAAATTAAAAGAAGAAATAAAAGGACTTTAAAGTCCTTTTATTTTTTATATCTTTTGATAGCATTTGGAGTAATTTGAATAAAATTACGTTTACCAATAAATTCCTTTAAACTTAATGTATTAGAATACGACATTGCTGATTTTAAATAATCAATAAAATTATTGGTCCATGATTCTAATGTATAAAGTACTGGCGTCTTAAAACTAATACCTTCACTTGTTTTTAATATAGATTTTCCTACACTTCGTTGTACTTCTTTGGTTGACATACCTCGATATTTACGATATAATTTAAAACCATATTTGAACAAAGTATATTTGCAATTAGTTACATTAAATCCTTTAAAATATACATCGCCACATGCATCTAATGTTTTGGCAAAGATACCACCTAACATTACAAAATCTGCTCCTAGATTCAGTGCTTTAATAATATCATCATAGTTACGAAAACCCCCATCTGCAACAATTTTTGGTGCTGAATTAAAAGTAGCAGAAATTTGATAACATTCGTCAATTAAACTTCCCATTGGATAATACACTCCTAAATTAGCGCCTGTTAAACATGCAGAACCTGAACCAATACTTAAACGAATATAATCATTCTCATTCAGTATTTCACAATAATTTTTATATGTTTCAGGATTGGCAATATTACCTACCATTAAAGGTACAGTAGGAAACATTGATTTAAATAATTTTACTAAATCAAATAAATGTTTCATGTGACCATTTGCAATATCAATTAAAAGACCTTGATTTTTACGAAGAGTTTTTAAAGATTCTGTTGAATGCAAGATATATTCAAATTGCTGTAATGAAACACCAATACATGTATAAAAAGGTTGATCGAGATTTAATACTTCTGTACGAATACTACATGTCAATATTTTATGATGTGTGAAAATTAACATTGAATGTTTATCAATTACTGAATCCATAGGAGCAGCAATTAAGGGTAAATTATCAATATTTATTTCAGATCGTGATTTTATATTTGAAAGTTCTGCTGGGACGATAGTAATGTCCTCTAAATCGAATTTATGTTCCATACGTTGATTTATATGGGTCGTTATAGGTGTTGTTTAAAATACATATAATTGTAATATGGAACAATTAAGTATAGAACAATTAAAAGAAAAATACGATAACATTGAAGATAAAATACCTTCAAATTTTGCTACTTACGAAGAAGCTGGTGTACAATTAGCACAAGATTTATGTTATCATTGGGATGTGAAAGATGCAGAATTGATTCGTGTAATAGCATTAGTTTCTTTACGTGCACCACGTCTTAAAATTACACAACATGTTTATATGCCCTATGAATATATGGGTTTATATCCTGAAACAATTAGTGCATATAAAATTATATCTGATAAAATTAAGTAAAATTATCAAATTCACTTTGAGGTATTAAAGTTAATGTGAAGCGACCTTTATTTGTTTTCTGTACTTGTTGTTCGCATAAAGACATGAACTCATCATGTTGATTTTTAGCAGCAAATACACAACAACCTTCACTCCAATTATAGACAGCAGATGTTACACCTTTTTCATTTGCATGATGTATATTAATACCAATAGCAGCTGTTGCAGGAGTTTTTTCACCTGGTTTTAAATATCCAGAACTTGCCGGTGTATTACGTACATGGCTTGTTACTGCTTGTACTAATGCTTTATGTTCAGGTGCAATATTACCATTCTTATCAACTTTACCACCTTGTTTACCTGTACGATTTTGGTGATAACCAATTTTCCATTTATCGATGAATTGTCCATATACCATCATTGCGACACCTTGATTATTTGGACCTAAAGGTAATGTTAATTGACGAGGTGCATAACCTGGAGTTGTAGTAACTTTATAGTCATCATATAATTCCCATTGATTTTGATCGTTTTTAAAGAACGCCCAACATTTATCATCGAAATTATTAGTGATGCGTCCACTATCCTTAAGTGAATTACGAATAGCAACTATATTAATACGATACGGGTCTTCGTACACAGTATAGTTTTGTGAACGTAAATAACGAACCATTTTTTCAACTTTTTCATTGGCAGCAGTAGGCTGAGTATCAGTACGAGGTTGAGTTTCTTCTGTAGGATTATTTGTTTGGGGAGCAACATAATCATTCATTTCAGTTAAACCTTTATCGTCTTTTACAGGTTTGTAATTAATATCTTCAAATTGTAATTCTAATTGTTTTTGTTTATTAGTAATTTTAATGTTATCCCCAATTTGACCTTCAACATTAAATTCTTTATTACGAATACGATTATTATCAATTGCATAAATATGTTGCGATAAAAATGTTTGTCGCTTAAGAAAAAATTGATTCATTACACTAATCATTTGAGGTGTAGGAACAACTAATGCACCATTATTCCCAATAAAAGCATTAGGAATCGCATTCATAAATGTGTCCATCCATTCCATCCAATTAGTACCTAACATTAACTCTTGAGCTGCTTTATCGTCACCTAAATAAAGTGTTGATTGATTATCTTTTAAATTTGCAGCAATTGAATCAGATGTGATATTAATCCCATTGAATTTATGAATAATGTTTAAACCTTTTTGATTGTCGACAAATATTTGAGTATTATGATTATAACATAATGAAATAAATTTTGTATAATCATCACCTGAATACGATTCAACTTTCTTTTGTAAATTGATGTTTAAATGTTGCGCATTTACATATACAGGATAGTATAAATTACCAGAAGGAAAAGTAATGTTGACAATTTTACCTTTATCAGGAATTTGAAATGTTAAACCATTATTATCATGTTGGGGTTGACACCAAGGTAAATGTTCAGTAGGTATACTATTAATTTCGCCGTGTAGATAGGGAATACGGACACGGATACGCTGTTTTTTATCTGGGTCGTTATTATCTTCAACTATCCCAATAAATTCATTGTCGCGTAAAATATCTTCAAAATTACGTTCCATTAATTACCTGTTAGAATTTTAATTACTTCATTTCCTACTGTTAAACCTACATCAGATTTTAATTGATCTAAAAGATTTTTATAGTAGTCTTGATTTTTATATACGTTATCTGGAATAATAGTTTTGATACCAACTTTACGTTCAACATCATTTACAAATTTACGAACCAATTCGTTTCGTTTTTGTTTTAATCGTTGTGTAGCTAAATGCAATTGCCATTTAGCAGAATTTTCTACAGTTTTCAATACTTTAGTACCTAAATCTTTCAATGCAGCTGTTGGGTCTTTAATTGCATTTGATAAATCCTTACCTACAATGTTATCTAATAGACTTGCTTTTTCCCCTGCTTTTAAAGGTGGGAATTGTGTTTTACGTAATGGAGTTCCATCTGGTGCTAACTCATCATTATAATCCATTAAATTTAATAATTGTTGTGCTTCAGTTGCTAAATCGTTTTCTGTTTTAGAATCAGGATTTTTTTCGGTTTCAATGTTATATGTACTTAATGCAGAAGGTTTTTTATCACCTGCTGAAGGGAATCCTTCAATATTACCATCACTTACTGAATCAGCATTTAATTGTTGGAAAGGTTCACCATTCAGTCCTAATAATATATCACTATTACTTGCTTGACCATTTGGATTAGTACTACCATTACTATTCACAATAACAATTCCTAAATCTACTTTATTGTCATTCATAGAAATTGAATTAGAAATTAAAGGAGCGTAAATATGACGACCCACTGATTTGTAAAATATTCCCATTGGAACAATACTTTCACTAGGTAAATTTTGTCCGATACCTGCTTGTGAAATTGTATCATCAAAAGGTAATGAATTTACAAAATCAAATTCGCAATCAAATAATTTATATACGATACAAGTTACGTTATGTTTTAATGCGTTTACAATTGCTTGATCTGTAGCATCAGTACTTTTTAATTGGCGTATGCTAGTTAAATTACGAATTTCAGAAATTTTAATTCTTAAATTAAATTTCAATAAATTTTCAGGAATAATGACACGACCATTTTCATAACTATATACTAAATTGTTATACAGATATGCTAAATACGTTGTGGATAATGAAATGTCTTCATACAATTCAATATCTAAACGATCTTCACGCCAACGATTGAATTTTTTGGCAAGATTTGATAATCCTGATATGTTATTAATATAATGTTGTTTAATAAATTGATTTCGTTGTTCAGGACTTGCTACTGATTCTTGACTATTGAAAACAGATTTAACACGATTTACAAATTCATTATACACTGGAATACGTGCTTGCATTTCTGCACGAGTTGCTGAATGTTTTTCTAAGAAAGGTAATACTTGTGTGAATAGTGCAGAATTTTCATCCATTTCAAGTGTAAAACCTAAATATGTTGGGTCTTCAAATACACTCTCATCGTATTTATGCAAACCGTAACGGAATACGTCTAAATTACCACTAGTAATTGTCCGTAAGGGAGCTGTATCTAAAACGTTTGAAATGTCCATGTATTATATATCATTGATAGTCAATTCTCGCTTCACTAATGATACATATTGTCCAAGTGAACCACCTGACCATTCAAATGATAATCCGACGACCATCCACTCCCCGCATAATTTAGTATTAGTTGCTTTATTAACTGCACCTACATTCGTATTAACAAACATTAATTTGACTTTTTCAAATCTGCGAATATTAAAATTAGGTACAGGTAAAAATATCTGTAAAGGTATTTTTTGCAAATCAGTTACGTTTTCTTTATTTTGCATTTTCGCCCATAAAAAATCAGGGAACGCATTTGCTGTGTCAATTTTATCTAACCAATGACGTGATTGATTTTTTGAATAAAAATCTGTATTACCAGGTTCACCTTTTAAAAATACAGCATTGTTATTTGTACCCTTTGTAGTAATTGTATCTAAACCGTAAATATTTAAACTGCCTGCTTTATTACTCCAATTACCATCTACATCATAATAAAAAATATTACGTAAATAACCTTTTTTTAAAGAAATATCAGTTGATTGATTCAAAACCTTTTCAGCTGTAAAATAACAATTATTTCCACGTAATGAAGGTTCATTCGTTAAAAAAGGAATTGTTACTAAATCACTATTTTGTTGACCTAATCGCTGATTTTCGTATACAGTAGTATTAATCCATTTTATTTCAGAAATATCTTGTGTTAATGAATGTTCAACATCGATATAATTTAAATTGTAAAATAAATCGAGAAAAGACCAAATAAAACCACTTTCACCTACCCACGCTTTATGTGTAACATCTTGTAAAAATTGGTACCCTTGCATTGCAGGATTTAACCATTTCATATTATCGTTACTGCCATCTACATTACTCATAAAACCTAAACCACTATCTTGTGCGACTTGATTCATGACATTATATGAGGTATCAGAATAGGATTTATATTCAGAAATTAATAAATTGTCAACATTACAAATACCCCAAAAATTAATTCGTTTTGCATTACTACCACGAATTAATTCGACTTCATATTTTTGAACTTTAAATTCCATGAAAATATTTGCAAGGCTTCCATGATTAGAAGGTAAAATGATTGTTAGACGTGCGTTATCTGCAGGGAATCCAATATCATGTAAAACTGCTTGAGTATCTACATAAGAAATGTAACACAAAGGCATAAATTTATTATTATCAATAACTAATTTGCGAATATTACGATGATCTAATTGAAAACCATAATAATATACTGTAGGTGCATTCGATGCAACTTTTTGCATTAAATTATCTTGTTCAGGACGTAAACCTTTAACAGATATTGCAACATTGTTTAATTTTAGTTTATCCTTGTTAGGTTTTGTTTTTTGCTGAATCATTAGAAATTAGGTTTTAAAATAATTGCACCTTCACTGAAATCAATATTACCATTTGTAGTTTGTACAATGTTAGGTGGTATTGTAAGTTTTTTATTTTTTTCAGTTTGTGTTCTATTTGCTGTATCATTTAAACGGTTTGTATCTTGTTTAGTATCTTTACCTGCATTCGCTGAAGTTACTGAATCAATTAAAGCTTGTAAAACATTTTCATTGGAACGAACGTTTGCAATATCTTTATCTTCAATCCAAAATAATAAATCACCTTCCTGAATTGTCAATGGATTATAAATACTATTTAACGAACACAGAATATCGATATTATCAGTATGTTTATAAATATCAAAACATACTAAATCAATTCGCATGGTATGACGATCAGTACATGGAAATGAATAGACTCCATAATTTACACCATTCACAATAACTTGTGAATATAGATCATAAACTTGACCATTTTTTGTTAGATTTTGTAGTGAATGAATTTCCATGATTATCCTGATATACCTGAACCTGATTTTGAAGTTAATAGTGAATCTTCAATGTCATCGTCAGTTCTTTTTTTATTAAGCGAAAAATCGCTTGTGTTTTCAATTTGCATTTCTTCGTCTTCATCGTCTTCTACATCAACTGATTGACCACCTAAAAATGTAACTTGTTGATTATATTCTTCTTGTGTTAGTTGACGTGGAGGTGTAGTATTTACAGGTGTAGTATTTACAGGAGGTGATGAAGGTGGAACAGTTACATTTTCGTTATCGTCAAAAGGTGACGGTGATAATGATTGTGAAGCATAATGTTCTTCGTTGTTAGGTATATAAATTTTTTGTACAGCTTCAGGTGTATCATAAATACGACCACGACCATTATTGAATAATGAAGTAATTTCGTTTGCACCTAAAGGGCGACCATTTTCTAAAGTAATTTTTACAGTCAATTCAGTTGGCATATCATTATATCCCATCTCTCCACCAAACGCCATATCTACTTTAGTTACAACTAAGTTACCAATAGTAAACCAAGGTGCTTTAGGATTACCAATTGTCAAATGCCAAGGTGCTGTATGCATACCTGATAAGGCACCAATTGCTCCACGCATTTGCCATTTGTATCTAGAAAAACGATCACGTAAAATACCACTTACAACCTTTTCTATACCGTTACTAACACCTTGTGCTACGCCTGTTAAGGTAGTCTCACCATTTTCAGATGCAACAGGTTTAAATGCACCTAATAGTTCAGATAAACCTTCACCTACTTTTTTCATGCCTTCAATTAATCCTTCAAGTACTTTACTTAATAAACCTTCAACGTTTCCACGTTCCATTTCTTTAATAATATTACTTAAACCATCACTCGCATTATGTGTTAAGATAAAACGTGAATTAGATGTCCCCATGTGAACAGCATTTGCAATAATGTCTAACATTGCTGCTCGTGCGTCAATACCTGGTGCTTCTAACATTACATAAGTAGTTTCGAATTGATAACGGAAGTTACATTCTAAACCACTACTATTGTTTTCAATATCTTCACCATTTGCACGACGAATTTTCGACTGATAAATAACATTTGGGTCACCAAATAAATTATCACCTGTTGTGATTAAACCAAGTTTGTGTCCTACACTTTGTAATAAATATTGTTCTAAGTTAGAAACTGAAGCAGCTTCTAAACCTTTGATTGCGTCTGACACCCAACTTCCTGCACCACCTACGTTATTAAATTTGATACCAATAACATCCTGTATTAATTCATAAAGACCTTTATTAAAATCTTCCCACACCTCATTAAAATCAAATGTGAAAGGTTTTTCAAAGTCATAATATGTAATCATAGTATTTAATGCCTTTGTTTGTGTATTCATAATATCATGAGGTACTGCTTCTTGAAAACGACGCAATGCAGCAATTCTATTTGCTGGATAGACATTGAAATTTTTAAGAAAGGCAAAATGAAATGCATTAAGTTTTAATGCGGGTTTGTTATCTTGTGTCCATTGAATGATATTACTCAATTTAATGTCACTTTCATGTTCTGGGTTGAATGATACAGGACGAAAATCGTTAGTGGATGAATTACCTAAATAATTGATATATTCACCTGGTACAAAAACTCCATTAATAACATCGCCAGGATTTTGTAATGAATTAACTAAAGTAAAATTAACTTGACGTTGTTCAGATGTTGTGGAACGCGGATCAGATGGGTCATACTTTGTAATGTCAAATTGTACACTTTTTTGAGAAGTTGACAGTCCAGTTCTTGAATCAGGACGATTTTGTGGATTGGGTCCGGAAAGAAAAAAGAGCAAACTTCTGTCCATAATATACTACTAAATGTTTAGAGTATATATTAT